TGATGCTGTGGTGAAGAATCTTATTGACACCTCCTCCTAAAGCATATAGAATGTAAAAATGAATTGCCCTTATGACTATGATGACCCAGAGTTTAGACTCGAGTGGTTTGAAGACAGACTAGAAAAAGTAGAACTAGAAAGAGATTCATTAGAAGCTAAAGTCTGGGAACTAGAGAGGATGCTTAATGAACAAGAAGATGTCAATAAAGAGTTAAGGGATAAAATTAAAAAGCTTGAATTGTCCTTAGAATCTCTATAGACTGTAAAAATGATTCACAATTTTATTAAAGAAGATCATAAACAAATCAAAGAAGATGTCCAAGAGATGAAGAGTTTTGTTGAACAGTTTGATGCTTTGAAACTAGAAAGAGATGATCTCATGAAAGCTCTAAAGCACCTAGTCATTGTAGCACAGAAGGATGAGATCAATAAGGATCATTTGGATCAAGCATTGAGAAAGGCTAGAAATGTCATTGCAGATATTGATCCAACTGTTGAGAAGTGTGATTGCTGCTATTGATTGTTTTTGCTGAAAACATGAATTTTTACTCATCAGTAAAAACAATAGATTCTAGTAAAAATTCTTTTCTTGACACCTTCTCCTAAAGCATATAGACTGTAATAATGAACAATTATAAAATATCAATTGATAGGAATAACAATCTCATCAGTCTCATTTATTGGGATGGAGATAGTGCTTTGCCAGTTCCTAAAGATCCTAATGATCCAATGAAAGGCTTTGAAGGTAATGTTTTAAAGACAGCAATTAAGATTGAAGGCTCAGTTAAAGAGAGTATTGATTCTCTTTTTGAGATGATTAAGAATCATATTTTAGAATAAGATTATGAATGATGATATTGATTTGGAGTTGTCTGTGTCTGTATTGACAAAGACTCTAAAGGATGTTCAGCTAGAAAGAGATGCTCTGTGGGTCAAAACTCAAGAGGATGAGAGGATTATAAATGAACTGAGAGATGTAAATAATGAGTTGAGACAATGGAAAGAAGAAGCTCTAAAGATTATGAATCAGTGGAATGAAGTCTCTGATTATATTAACTTGAATGCTGAAGTAGAGGATCTTGGTAGGTTTGTACCTCAAATCTGTTTGAAGTATCTTAAGGAGAGAGATGAGATGAAGAAGCTCGACAGAATACCAAACATTCTAAAGCCAATGCTTGGTAAAAAGTTTCCAGATATTGTTCAGAGTGAAATTACACCTGTTAAAAAGGAGAAATAAATGAGAACAATCTATGTATCAGCTGAAGTAAAGATCTGGGTAGAGACTGAGATGGAGGTTGATGATAGTCTCAGTGATGGAGAGATTACTGATGAAGCTAATAAGCTCATTAAAGACATTGCAAGAGATAGAGCTTTTCAAAGTGATGGGTTTGATATTAACATTGATGAGATGTGGGATATGGAAACCAATGAGAACATTGAAGAGGATTATACAAAAGAAGAAGCTTGAGGTGTCCTAAAGATCCATATATTATAAAGACACAATGACCACTAAAGTACAAGCTAAAAAGAATCTTAAGAAGGCTGCTAAGAACTATAAAGAGAAAGTTCGACAGCCTGTTACTATTGAGTTTGATGAGAGACACATTCCAACTCTGTTGAAGTCTTTAGAAGTTTTTCAGAGATTAAAACTTGGTCAGATTGATTATGCCCTTGATGAAGCATTTGGATATTCATTAGCCTATGAAGATAAACAAGAGATTCATAATTGTGCTAGGAAGTATCTGTTCAAGGGTACAGATTTAGAGAACAATCCTAATGTATCCTATGGCATCTATAACCAGGAGAAGGTAGGAGATGCTACAATGGCCTATGAGATTTATAAGGTTCTAGGAAGGTACAAAGCTTTTAAGGACAATGATGGATGGGCTGATTACACTAGAAGGTTTGATAAGCCTTTTAGTCACACTGGTGTTCCATTGCCTGTAGTTCAAGGAGCAATTGAGTATAAGCTCTTTAAAGTTCCTAAGAAACTTTGGAAGAAGATTGCTAATGCTATTGAGAATAAGGACACAGCTGATTGGAGTGATATTTGGAAGAGCATTGATAAAGCTATGCCTAATTTGCCAAGAGGAGAGAAGTCAGAGATTATTTGCAGTAACTTCATTAGTGATGGATATAGTATAAAGGTTACAGCACCTATTAAACCTAAAGAACTTGAGGAGATTTAATATGAATGACTCTATAGGACTAAAGAAAGATGAATGGTTGATGCCTAGGGTTTCAACTTATAATGTATATGATTTTCAAGCTATACAAAGAGCACCAGTAACTAAGAGATGGTATCAATTTTGGATACCAAAAGAGATGTTCATTTACACAACTATTGAGAAGAAGAAAAGGCTTGAAGTGCCCTAAAGAAGCCTATATACTGAATGTATGAAAAATAAGAAAGAACAAATCAAAAAGCTAAAATTTACTCTTGGTTGTATTGATAAACAGCTCAAGGGTGTTAAAAAAGAATATACTCTTATAAAGAGAGAGTTGAATAAGCTTGATAGGGCAGAAAGTAAGCTTTGTAACAAATACAACAATATTTGTGAAAAAATTGCAAAATTAAACTAGATACATTCAAATCATCACAAGCTGAATTTAATACAAAACAATCTGATTTTAATATATCAGTTCTTCAGCTTGTTAGAGAGATTCATAAGACTCTGATTATAGGCTTTTCAGTATTTGTATTTTTTATGCTTGTAACTTGGGGCTATTTGACATATACTTTCTTTAAACATTAATATGAGCACAAAGACAATTGAAAATCTATTAGTAGCAATACATGCAATTGCAATCTTTGTAATAATTGCTTTAGTTGTTCCATTTATCTTTGGTATATGTTTTTGGCTTGTAAAGTTTTTTACACCATATTATCATTGGGTATATAGTTTGTTTGGAGCACAGAATTATTTTAATTAATATGAAAAGAGAAGAGATTAAAAATTTCCTAAAAGAGGTTCTAACTGGACTAGAAGAACATGATGAGCTTTCTGTTATTAGAAATAAAGTAGTATTTGCTGCAATGGAATTTGGGAGTATGTTAGCTAAAGATGTTCATCCAGAATCACAAGTTGTACAAGAAGTAATCCTCCCAGCTGTTAAGAAGTTTGAAGAGAGAGTTAATGAGGCATTTAATTTATGATTTTAGCACTCACAATCTCTTTCTCATCTATTTGGATTCCTATTATCCTATCCATTGCTCTTGCTATCTTTGGTGGTAAAAACCTAAATGATGCAAGTGATGGTTCTCTTTTTGGAGACTTTGGTTTAGCATTACTTGGAATCTTTTGCTTCATCTGTGCTTTTTTTGTCTGGACACTTTACTTTACTGTGCTATACTTCTTGAAATGAAAAAATCATACTATGATATTCAGTTCTATATGGAACCTCCTGTTGATAAGTGGAGTAGAGTGATGGGATTCTGTGATATGCAGAAGTCCTTTGCAGAAGGGGCTTGGGCTATGCTAAAATCATTCTCTAATCAAAGATATAAACACAGACTCTTAAAGGGTGGAGTTGTTATAGAGGAGATAGGGTATCAAAAGGTAACAGTAAACTAATATGAAAGAACTAGAGATTGATACATCTAATTGGGATAAAGTTATTTGTACTGATAATGCTCTATCTCTTTTTGAACCTAATCACATTGTAACATTCTTTAACAAAGAACATAAAGAAGTTGGTAAGTTTGACTTTAATGAAGACAAATTAAAGTTTGAAGGAGATGTAGAAGAGTCAGCAAAGCTTTTTATTGATTATCTTTTGAATGTCTTTAATGAAAGGATTGAAGAGATTAAAGAAGAGGCTTGGAGAAATGGATATGATGAAGCTTATGATGATAAGGTTTAAGATATAAAGATCAATAATATGAATGACAAAGACTTTACAGATATGATCCAATACACTAAGGAGATATCCAATAGTGGCAGGATTAGACATAGAGCTAAACTTGAATTCTTTACAGAGTATTACCAAGATATAGATAGCCAATGGTCAGAGTCTAGCATAGGAATGTATGAAGACCTTATTAAAGATAGAATGGCTAAAGAACTCCACAGACACATTTATGGAGAAAGGAAAGAATCTTTGGGCAGAGCTATTGATAAGCTTCTAAGCTGTGTTGAGCCTTATTTTTTACCATCTGAGAAGTTATTGGAAGCTAGAGATGAAGTTCTAAAAGCAGCTGGATACAAACCAGGAAATAGATTAGCATCATAGTATGAAGAAGAAAGAAATTTTCTATACAGCTACAGGTCTACCATCTACAATGATTGGTCAACTGAGTAGAAGTAAAGCATATCATTGGGAGACATATTATAAGGGTATGTTCTATTATCTGAGCTGTGAAGAGAATTGTACAAGCAAAGAACTCAATGACTTTCTAAAGCCTATCCTAGAAAGACTTGAAAAGAAATATGAAGCAAAAGGATGGAACATTAGTAAAAACCTTCCAGCCTGGTAAAAATATGATTAGCAGAAACCTACACAGTCCATTAAAGATTGAAATTCTACTCAAAGCTCACTATATGCCAAGGTATATGATCAACAGATGGAATAAGGCAGAATATGATGCTGCTAGTCAATTACTAAAAGATCATATCCTAGTGAGATTTGCTGAACATGATTCTGATGCTGATCAACTTACACTTACTGAAAAAGGAAAAGCTTTTGTTGAAATGATTCTCAATACACCTTATCCTATTCAGAGTTGGACTGATCCTAGAAATTAATATGAAGAAAGAAGAAAAGATTATTGAACTGCTTGAAATGATTGTTAAGCAGAATGAAGAGATCATAAAGAATCAAAACATTTGGAGAACTCTTCCAACTGTTCCAGTACCTCCAAACATTGATCCTCATTTTGGAAAAGACATTGCTTATGTTCCATATAAAGGACCAGACTGTGAAGTTGTTCCAATTAGAGATGAAGATAATGTCTGTGGTGGTGTTAGAGTTATTAGAGAAGCAACTCCAGTATACCATGTAGCTTATGATGGTACAAAGACTACTTTACCTATAACATTATGAAAGAAGCAGCTGAAAAGATTAAAGGTCTTATTGACATCCAAAAGCAGAATGGCAACTACAACTGCAATGAGTATATGTATGGTATGCTTATTGGATTGGAATGTGCTTATTTTAGTCTGTTAGGAGAAGAAGGAAAGTTTACAGAGAGACCAAAAGAGTGGTTAGATGATAACATTCCTAAAGACTTTAAACCAGAAGTTGCTGAAGATTCTCTTGACTAGTCCTTCTAGAGCATATAGGATATGTATATAACTGAACCAGATATATTTCTGTTTATCTTTTTTATTGTAATTACATCCTATGTGAGCTATAAATTGATTAGAAACCTTTTTACAAAATGAAGCCAGTAATCACAGTCGACTTTGACGACACTCTGTTTGAGGATCCAGCATATCAATATGGTTCTGGAGCTCTTTGGATATCATCTGGCTTCGATCCAGAACCTGTAAAGAGAGTCCATGACTTTGTTAGAGAAAAGCATGAAGAGGGTTTTGAGATTCATGTTGTAACATTTAGAATGCCTGAACATATTCCAGAGTGTCATGATCTGATTAAGCTCTACAACCTCCCTATCAAGTCTGTTATTAGTACAGAAGGCAGATCAAAGACTCAGACTCTTTTGAACCTTAAGAGTACCCTTCATATTGATGATAGTGTTGAGGTGTGCATCTGTGCTGAACAAGCTGGTGTCAATGCTCTTTTAGTTGATTGGGGTCAACAGGACCTAAACTCATCAGCTTCTTTACTGAATAAGATTTAGTGCTTGACTCAAAAAGATAATCATATAGAATTATCATATGACAGTAAAAGAACTCATTCATGCTCTCGAGCTTCAAGATCCTGATGCAGATGTTTATTGTGCTAGTAAGTCCAATAATGTCTTTAATGTGTTTGGTATTGATCTAGTCACCTACAAAGATACTCATCCTCATTCTGTCTTCTTAGACATTGGAAAGATTCCTGGTGAGAAGGTTGAGTAGTATGACTAACAAATCTAAAACATTCTGGTTTGAGGTAAAAGTAATAGCTTTTATAATAGCTATACCACTTGTACCTATTTTGTTTTTTACAGGATGTGCTTATTTCGATCGACCTCAGGTACATTACTATAAGATTCAAAGACTAAACATTAATGGAGAGGTTCAGCAGACCTACTATTCAAAAGGTTATCCCTGGGGTACAGATGGTTATGTATCTTTTAAAGAATATCCTTCTAGCAAATGGATTAAGATGCAATGTCCTTATGTAGCTGAAGATATTGGAACAAATAAGCCATCACTCTAATGTCTGACGAACACAAATATATAATCATTAAAGATGAAAAGTCCTGCTTTGGTCCAGCATGGTGTGTAAATGGAGAGTGGCTAAAAGAAGGAGAGTATCTTGAACAGAACGAAGAACTGATAGATTATTTACTTGGTCAACTAAAGGAAGCTATTAAGAAGAACCAAACATCTGTAGATGATCTTCTCTATTGTCTTCAATATGATGATTACGAGTCTGATAAAGGCTCTTGTGAAACCTGTGGTCACTTTGGAGGCAAAACAACCTGGAAAATATGAAAGTTAAAGAACTATTAGAGCAACTACAAAAGTATGATCCTGAGCAAATTGTTCTCGTGGATGGATATGAAACTGGATATGACGAAGTAAAGAAAATTGAAATTGTTACTGGCCTTAGCTTTTATCCAAAACAAGACAAACATTGGTACGATGGAGAGTACCAGGAAGTAAGATCTCTTGGTATAGAGTCTGATAACATTAGTGCAGTATACCTTCCTAGATCATCATGAAAGCAGTAAGAGTAGATCATGCTCCTGATTGTGGTTTAGAAAACGAATCTGTTTATATTATGGATGCTGGAATGGTTCAGATGGACCTAAAGGATCCTTGTTGTATTATTGTAAGAGCAATAGATGAAAGCAATCATGTAGTAGGGAAGCCTATTAGAGTTGATTTTGGACTTGAGGTAAGACGTGTCGAGGAGGTAGATTATGTACCCTGATTGGTCTGAAAACGCTGTAAGGAACCTAATGCTAATAATCATATGGGCTATCTATGTAACAGTTATACCTTATTTCATTATATCACTTGCTAAAGAAATAAAAAGAGCTATTATATTTTTGTATTATGCAATCTCCAAACTTTGTAAAACTTCAAAATCAATACGTTAATTTAGCTTTTGCTCAAAGGATTATGTTTATTGATAGTCCTGAAGGTGAAGATGTAAAGGCAATTTATATTACGTTTAGTAATGGTTCGTTTGATCGTTTTGATTATGAAGACGATTCTAGTTATCATCATGACCATGATATGATTATATCAATGATAACTAAGACATATTTGCCTAAATAATATTGAATGAGTTCTCCCTCTAAAAAGAAGAAACTTAAGAGGGAGAAAATTAAAAGACTGTTCCTAACTATTGATAGAGAACACAATAAAAAGGTTGAAAAGGAAAAACCTATAGTTAAATAACTTATATGCCTAAATCAAACGAATATTCTAAAGAGCAGCTTATTGCTCTAATTGAGAGACTTAAGAATCTCCTTAATGATGTTAGAAGCCTCAATCAAAACAATAAACCTGATATTGCTATCGGTCTTATTCAAGGTGCTGTTGCTTTTCTAGATCAGGCCGGTTTCTAAGTTATACTAATAAGGTCTTTGAAAGCATCGCCTGTTTCCGGCGATAGTGAGGATATTAGCTCCTGGTCTTCAATAGCTTTCTTAACTTCAGCACAAAACTTGTGATAGGTTTTAGGGTAGGGAATCTCTGGAACTTGATCTAAAGCAGGTAGTCGACAGGAGCCATTATGCCATATTTCTACTTGGAAGACACCTTTCTGCCAAGGTAGTGCATTATTGATATCAATTCCGTCTACAGATCCGGATATCTTACAACTGTAACGCTTGAATCCGTAACTTGTATCGTACGTTCTTCTGGGAATTATTTCTACGTTTAAGCTCATGATATGGCGTCTAAGAAGTCACCAAATGATCCCTTAGCTTCCTTTGACATATTGTATTTTATTATAGCTGCTTTGGCCTGTTCGTCAAATCCAGCCTCCCGACCAAACCACCAGACGTCAAAATTCTTCGCACCAACATAATCCCTACTCGGTTGATAGATTAATTGAACGTTTGTATTATCAAAAATTCTTGCTTTGTATACTTGACACTCTTCCAACCACCCGTAATGTTCACCAGGGTAAGGACCACTAAGAATCTCTATATCAAACTTAACATATTTGTTATGTATAGCCTCTACAACAAGATCCTCGAAGTTCATCGGTTATATTTATTTTATAGTTGAACTATAAATCAAATTCCTCTAGTATATATTCATGTTCGATAACCTATCATTTGTTAGTAATCTCAAGCCTGGGGACTGGTTTGATTATTACTATGACGGAAGAATTATGACCGTACAAGTAACGGAAATGCAAACTATATTCCCTAGTAGTTTAATGTGTAAGATAGATGTTCGTTACCAGGATGGTTCAACAGACAGGGATCAAGTAGCGGAAATCTGTAAAATGTTCCCGAAAAACTATAGTATTATTAAGGAATTATCAGAGAAAACACAGGAGAATTTCCAGGATTTTGTGGGAATTCTGTGAAAAAGTAGTGATTTTTAGGGGAAATCTGTAAAAAACAAAGGATTTTTCAATAAATAATATACGTGCTTTTGCTGTCGTAAGTCGTTGATATTCAACGTCGAAATAAGTGTTGAATAATGGGGAATTCAGGGTTTATTTGAAGGAATAGTAGGATCTCCCTGCAAATACCTATTATTATTGATTTCAAAAGGGTTGAATCTATAATAGATGAAGAGTATGAGTACTAAACAGACTATTACTAGAAAGGGATCGTTCGATGTAATGCATCGGGTAATGAATGAGCGGATGAAATGCTTTCATGTTCATGGGCATACATATCTTTATGAACTAACCTTTGGCTTTGATACAATTGAAGAGATCGGATATGCTGTAGACTTCAAGGAGATTAAGAGAGTAGGATGTCAATGGATTGATGATAAGCTCGATCATGGAGCTATTCTCAATTGTCATGATAGGACACTCATCAAGGCTGTTAATGATTTAGGTACCAAGCTCTGGATTATGACATTGAATGGTCCAGGTAATTACTGCAATCCATCGGTAGAGAATATTGCTAAAGAAGTATTCCTGGCTATGGATATTCTCTTTAACAAGTATCCTAATCTTTGGATTGAGAATGTTCGTCTATATGAGACGCCTAATTGTTATACCGATTGTAATAGAGATTCTATTTCTCAAGATGAACGTTCTAACTTCTATATTGGAAACAAATACCTAATTGAGCTTTATAGAGACGAAAAGGGTGTTGTTGAATATGATGATCGAAAACTATGAAAAAGATAATCGTTCCTGAACAGATAGAGGAGGCAAGTTACTTCTCCGACTTTACTGGTCAACCATTTGGTTATAGTCCATGTCCTCCGGTTACTCTAAAGCTGGAATTCAATTATGGTTCCGTATATGATGGCTCCGAAGTTACCCTCCATCTATCAGATAAAGATGTGGAGCCAATCCTGGAACTGATCAAATCAAAGCTCAATCCAGATGTTAAGAAGACGTTAGGTCAGGAACTGATTGATAATGACGAAGAGTACTTTAAGGCTATTGAATCTAGAGACGCCTTGGAGTGTGATATTAAGGTTAACAGTAGAATGCTACTGGAGAAGCTGATCGGTTAGGATATAGTACCTAATAAGTCTTCGAATGAGGATTTAGTATCTGGGGATACTGACTTAAGCATCTCCCAATTCTCAATCGCTTTCTTTATCTTTCTATTATCAATAACTCCCTTTGGATTATTAACACGATTGGTTGAACGGTTAATGAAGTTATATTGATCATTAAAGACGACGTAATCTGAATCACCTGGATCCATCATACCTATAAAGTAATTAGGGAATACATAAATCTTATCCCCTCGTACATTCAAAAGCCATCCATGTTCAATAGGTTGGGTGAAGATCTTATCAGTATCCTTGATCCCGGCGGTAAAGTACCGCATAGCCATATTGATAGCATGATGGGAGGCATCCCCGATGACTCGGTATTCATCTAGGGTTTCCAGAACTAATTGACTAAATGACATGTGTATTATTTAATAAGTATAATATATGTTCCAGGATCTAGTAGAGAGTATACTCAATGAAGGCTTTGCAGGATTGGATATTGCTGTAAAGATTCGTCCCAGTACTAGTTCTAAGATATGGACGGTACTAGCCGATGTTTATATAAATGGTGAGAAGATGGGTATCTATGGGACAAATGATGGATTTGATAAGGATATAGGCTATTCATTGAGTAGTAAGATCCCTGGGATATCAAAAGATACATTATCTCCAGATCGTAAGGAACTAGAAAAGTATATTAGAGATCTAGTAAAAAAGGAATATAATAGATTTGAATTAGAAAAGCATATGTCCGATGATACAAAAGAAACGTTCGGTAGCTTTATTGATGTTGTATAAATAGAGTATATGAATTTTGATAAAATTGTAAAAGCTATATTAACCGAAAAGAAGCAAATGCATTGTTGGAAGGGATATAAGAAGAAAGGAACAAAGAAGCTACCATCCGGGAGGGTAGTTAATAATTGCGTAAAGGAATAGGTTATGTCATTAACATTTACAGATGTAGAGTATAAGATAGTAGGAAAGAGAAGGGAACCAGGGTATGAGATGAAAGATAATGAAGGTAATACCTGGCAATTTGTTTTAGAAAAAGGTAAAAAGAGATCATATCTAGCGTTCTTAAAGGTACCAACAAAATATAAGCCATTACTGGGGCTGGCAACATCGGTTAATATATTCAAAGATATAGAAGAAGAAGGATTAAAGGCGATAGAGAGATATAATATAATGAAGAATCTATCACCGGAAACAAAAGACTCATTTGAAGGTCTCTTGGGTATCATTTAAAGCTTGAATGTTCCTCCGATAGATTTTAAAATGAATCTATGAACAATAAGAACATTGTAAGAATTGGAGAGCTAAAGAAAGGCCAACAGTTCAAACATAACAATGATGGAGGTGTCTATAGATGTGCCAGTCCTTATTGGCCAGAAGCTCGTAACCCAGCCTATAAAGCTGCCAGGATCGTAGTAGATGTTCCTCCGGTACTTCCAGAAGGTGTCTGGCCAATTGTAGTAGGACAATGTGTCACTTTTAATCATAGAACAAAGGTAGAGCTTATATAGAGAGTATTAAAGATTATTAAAGATTGATTAGGGAATGGAAGAATAATTGCGAATACTTAGAAAACACTTAGTGTGTCCTTACAATTTTTCAAGAATTTTTTTAATTTTTTTCTCATATAAACAGTCCTTATAGCCTCCTAATAAGGGGAATTTCTCTTAGATTCCTTTAATAGCTCTTGCCTATTCTTATAGAGCCTATATAATACTCTATCTATGTCCTCATAGTGTAGCGGTTAGCACCGGTCCCTTTCACGGACCTAGCAGGGGTTCAAATCCCCTTGAGGATGCCATTTTATTCTCTTGACTATATCTATGTCTATTATAAATTGTATAAGCAATACGGGTAGATACCGAAGCGGTCAAACGGGGAGGACTGTAAATCCTTTGGCATTCGCCTTCGAAGGTTCGAGTCCTTCTCTGCCCAAATTGTTCCCGAGTAGCTCAACGGTAGAGCAGCGAGCTGTTAACTCGCATGTTGTTGGTTCGAATCCAGCCTCGGGAGCCATTCTTACCCTTTAGTGTAACGGTAGCACAAGAGATTTTGGCTCTCTTTGTCATGGTTCGAATCCATGAGGGGTAGCCACACGTTTTTTTTCACAGTTTTTTTCTACCCTGTTTTTTTCACGGTTTTTTTAGAACAGTTTTTTTCTAGTACTTTCCGTGCTTACTTCTAGGAATGTTCAACTGAACTATCCGAGATTTCCTGAACTATATTTCCATTATCCGGTACTTACTGATTGTTGCAAGCAGGAAATTCTACTAACATCTAACAGAGAAGTTAGTTACCCTATTCTAGGAAGATTTAACAACGATGTTAGTATATAGGGGCAGGGTGTGCTAACAAACGTGGCAGGATGTTACTCCCTCTTCGAGCTGTTTTCTTCTCCTAGGTCCCTGCTCAACGACCTCTTCTTTATTATCCTTTCATTCTATAGGCTCCTATTGGAACCATCAAGCCGGAAATAAAAAAAGATTCCCTTGTCTTTCCTTCCCTCTGCTGCCATAATGAATGCATGAAAAATAAAAACACCCTGAACCCTGAAGCCATCATCGCTATCGCCGGACGCTACGAAGAGCTTACCTCTGGCGTCTATAAGGCCCTCCAAGAACTGAAAGGTTTTATGGATAAGCCAGAGTATACAGAAGCCATCGATGTCCTTTATACTGAGGATCCAGCGTTGGAAGAGGCTGCTTTGGCCGTTGAGAATGCTTGTATGAATGGCGAATTCAGCTGCTTCATCCAAGATCTGACTGAAAGGGCTTATCTTTGGGAGAAGGAATAGCTTGCCTGTTCTTTCCTTCCAATCCATAATCCAATCTATGAAAAATACAGAAGAACCAATCACCGGATCTATCTACCAAGGCGTAGCCGTACGTCATGGCCAGAACCCATACGAAGGCCATAAGGAGGTCCTGGAGCTGACCCTCAAGGGGTTTTCCTGCAATCAAATCATCGTCATTGATATAGAGACGGCACAGGAGCTGAAGAAACAGCTTGAGTTCCTTCTCTGATCCCTACATACTGAATCTATGAAAAATAAGAACATCGCCCTAAACTCATCGACAGCTAAATACATCCTTTTCATTGATGATTATGAGATGTATCAGATTAATCCTTACAAGCAAGTAATCATCCGAGAGGCTTTTAAAGATCAGGCCGTTAAAGGATGGAAGCTTATGGATGTTATTATTGGTGAAGACCTTCAAGATCTCGGTGTAGATATTGGCAATTATACTACCCATACCTGGTTTGCTACCGAGCGTCCATCCGATCAGACCTTTAAGGCTCTTGTAGGATTGGTTTAAGCTTGAGGTTTCCTTCCAATCCATCCATAATGCTCGTATGACAATTACAACCCACGAACACACCGAGACTATTCTCGACACCTATTTTATCGATGAGGTCCCACGCTACGGATCCATCGTTGTCAATGAGTATTCCAACGCCAAGGGAAAGATCATTGATTTTGAGATCCGGGATACAGACGGGAATCCTATTCAGGATCCTATCCTGGAAGAACAGGTTCAGGAATTCCTGGATGAAAAAGCTTGAGGTTCCGAAGGATCGGAGCCACAATGAAGAAGTACAATCAGTACAGCAGTAACAACCAAAACCCAAAAACAAACCCAACAATGAAAAACAACAACATCATCAACGACGACGTCATCGCCTATCAGCTCGGTTACTTCGACCAGTTCGGAGTTCTTCCGACGAACTACATCGAGTGCACGGTAACCGGTAACGCGTTCACCTGCTTCGGATCCAACCTCAAGAAGAAGATCGAGAAGTACGGCTCCTTGGAGAACCTCCTGCGTACCTTTACCGGGAAGGGCGCTGTTAAGAAGACTGCTCAGAAGACGGTAGAGACCGTTGTCGAGGCTCTGAAGGAGGAGATCCAGACGGCTAAGAAGAAGGCCGCTCCTAAGGCTAAGGCTCCTATGCCGGTTGAGGGGAAGGCTAAGTAAGAATCATAGGGAGATCCCAGCGAGCCCTGGGGTCTCCCACTTTTTAAACCCAAATACAATCCAATACAATGAAGCACAATAAAATCAAGTCCATCAATGTTCGAGGTAAGCGTAAGCCAGGTCGTCCTTTTAATACGACCACCTATCCCTGGCGTTCGTCAGCAATCGGAACGATCTTCCGTCTGAACAATAGCCACCCACCAGCCGGCCGGATGATTGCTAAGTTGAAGGCCGAGGGCTTTGAATGGCGCTCGATCCTCGATGAAGAAGGTACCATTATGTTACGCATTGCCTAAGACTATGACAATGGACTTTACCAAAGATCAAATCAACGACTGGCTCGCCTATGAGAAGGTCCGAGCTGGCGGTCGATACAATATGCTCGATCCCCAGGCCCGAATCGTCGCCGGTCTAACCAAAGATGAATACCTCTTTGTAATTGAACACTATGAGGAGCTTGCACAATCAGCCAATTCTAACTACAATCAATAATATGAAAAAGATCATTCTATCCCTACTCCTTATTACAGCTCTCGTTAGTACATCCCAAGCCTATTATAACGGCAATGGGGGATGCTATCGCGGTGGTGGAGGATGGGGCGGGGGTTGCGGTAATGGAGGATACTACCGCGGGGGATGTGGCTATGGGGGAGGAGGTGGCTGGTGTGGAACTGGCATCCCTAATGGCCTAGGTTGGACGCTCTTCGGTTTAGGCGTCGCCGGAGCTCTGGCCGCCCCAGCATATGCTGCCCCCGTCCCGGTACCAGCCTATGGATGTGGAGGATACGTACCGACGTATGCTAACCCTGCTTATTATTCCCCAGCGTATTTTACCGCCCCACAGCCCACCATCGTGGTGCCTAGGTACTGAGACTTTTGGGAAGGGTTGCTGCAGGCCTGGATAGAGACGTTTCTTATTTTTCAACTCTTCCAGGCTTGCAGTTCCTTTTCAATTCCCTTATACTGAATGTATGAAAATAAGAAAAGGAATGCACATAGAGGACCAGGGTAAGATCTGGATCATTCGTTCAATCGTCGGAGGACTGGCGATGATGTCAGAGAAGAATAAACCAAGAGGTCTACGCCGTTATATCAACATCAAATTCCTAACCGCTGAATAAACATATGAAGATTGAGATTGAAATCGCTGACTCTGAAATTCAAGACGTTATTGATGCTTTAAAGGATCAAGGCATTGATATTACCAAAGCCGAAGTAGAAGCCCATTATGAGGAGTACTTCTATGGAGCTGTCGAGGATTCCCAACAGGAACGTATGGAAGGAATTACAGATTCTATCATTGACCTTCAGGACTGAACCCTATATACTGATCGTATGAAAAATAAGATCAAGTACGACATGGAAGCCGTCTTAAAGGCTCGAGACTTCTTCGAAGCTATGAATGAAGCCAAGAAAGCGATGAAAGAGTATGATAAGTGCGATGGACCTGATTCTGACTTCTGGAGGGTGCCTGAGGCCGTTCAGAGGCGATACTACCTGAGCATGGAGACATTCGGCAAATTCTTGGCTTGAGGTTTCCTTCCAACCCGATCATAATCATTATATGAAAGATAAGAACGAAGAATTCATCGCATTCATCTCCGACTACCTCAAAGATCTTGAGAATGAATATAGTAGCGGGGCTAATGATAAGGCCTATATTATGTTCAATCTAGTAGATCAGATCCAGGAGGTATTCCATAGCAAGTATAACGAGATTGTTCTAGGGTTGCCAGCAGAAGAAGCTTGTAGTTCCGACCTCTAGCCCTTATACTGATCGTATGAAAAATAAGAACACAGTAGATAGAACCGTCAAGGAGCTCGTAGATCTGATTCTGGAGCTTGAGACACTCAGAGGTAATAAGGAATACAGATACGCCTTCACCCTCGGATCCATTCAAACATACCTGGAGATGGATCGCAGCGGATACTTCAACTACGGACGTACCCTTCAGGAGGCTATCAATGATGGGTATAGCAGCTCTAAAGCCGAGATCGAACAACTAAAGAACAAACAAGTAACCGCCTAACCCTTATGACCTACAAACAACTCCTCAACGAGCTTAAGAAGCTTCCTAAAGAGCGTCTTGAAGACACAGTCACCGTCTATGATCCTGATCGTGATGACTTCTGCTCAATCAATCACGCCGAAGTATCTACCGATGACGCCAATGACGTTCTCGACCCCGATCATTTCTACCTCGTATTAACCTCCTACGGAATCTAAGACTATGGAACTACTGAACAAGATCAAAGTAACCGACATCTATTGGGTCGTCGATAATGAAGAGGACCTTTGTGACCTTCCAGTCGATCTGGAGTTTGAGTTCCCTGATAGCTGCAACCTCGAAGAGGATCTGGCCGACGCCATCGCCGACGCCTATGGGTTTGCTATCCAGTCCCTTACCTACGAGATTGTAACCGAATAAGATAATGGAGAACGCTTTAGACTCCATCTCTGAAGAAGAGATGAATAGCATGCGACAAATGGCGGCCAGGCTCATGGGAGTCGATGAGGAGTACCTGGCCGCCATGGAGAAGCTTTATAGGGTATGCATTACCCAGAACACAATGATGAATTAAAAGGATTATGTTCTCCAAGACCCAACAGCTCAAATGGACATATTGGTATCCTATCTCAGTTGAGATCGAAGTACAACTGAGGCGTCTAAGAAGGTTTGTAGATAGGCTCTACCTTCGTATCTGGCCATTGATCCTAGCCCTCTGGGTAGCTCTGGTTCTGGTTTGGGGTACGCTACAGTTCAAGCATGACTACGATCTGATCCACAACTACGCCAATATCGACGCCCTCAATGAAGGCATCTATAGTACCTGGAGGACGGATGGTAATCCCGGCCAAGAACCACCTACAACAAAATGACAACAGACCTACAAAACAAGATCGAAGAGATGGAGAAGCTCATAGCCGTCCTCAAGGATCAAATCTATCAGAAGGATATGCAGATCCAAGAGCTAGTAGTAGCCTACTCCGACGTCGTCATGGAGATAGATAGTATGAAGAGAGCGGTAGAGGCTCTATAAGATACTTGCAGGTGCCTCTATAAGCTTCTACTATTAGTAGTATGAAGACGAAAGCATTTACCATCTCTCTAAAGGAGATTAAGACCCGGCGGCATTGGGCCCCGGGTCAGAAGGCCTTTAAGAATAAGAAGAACTATAACCGCCAATCATTTAAATCGTTTGATCGATAAAGTAGTTGCCGGTTCCAACCAAAGCATTCATAATACTCGTATGAAGAATAAGATCAAGACATTCATTAAGAACCCTCTAGAAGCTTTCTTTAATATCTTCGGGTACTCCGTAGAGAGGAAGCCTTCTCTTCTTCTAAACCACATACAATCAACTACCCAGGATGGATGGCTGAGGCGTATGTCAAACAACAACAACATTAATAACTACAAGTATGAGCTCTACTATAACCTCTAATCGTCTCAAGGAAGCTATCTGGGATACCTATAAGCTATTCTGTATAACTTATGTTACCTGTAACATTGTCCTCTACGCCATCATTGGTGTCTATTATCTCGGAAAGGATTCAGTAAAGCATTCCCAGCTTACTAAACCTACTCCAGCCTTCCGAGCCAACCCTACCTACTTTACTAATTAAATGACCTATAGGGATCTAAAGAATAAGCTCTCAGAGGTACCAGAGGAGGAGCTAGACAAGGAGGTCATTGTCAATATCTACTCTAATGATGATAGGTATAAGGTTCATAACCTAGTAAAGAATACAAAGGTAGATAGGTGGGAGGTAGATCTAGATGGTTATTACCTTGCCGTTATCGATAACGCCTATAATATCTAATCTGTATGGCAACAACAAAGAACAAAATCTGTAAAGGTGGATCATTGGTTCGTTATAATACGGCCAAGTATCTTCGTACTCAACTATCGGCCGGAGTACCAAAGGGATCTAAGGTAGGAGCCTATCGTGCCCAACGATCGGACGCAGGTAAGAAGAGGAAGTAATATGGAACGGAACGAACTAGTACGAGGCATCTACTATATCATCTATCGAGTTCTAGACATCTGGCTCGGTATCTGGGCAATCAATTATCTATTCCATACCAATATTCATTATACCTTTTGGAATTGTATAGCGGCCTGGGTCCTGGTAACCATTGTAGACTCTGATCCTTTTGCTACCTATGATAAGAGACATGGACGATATTAATATGGAGGACTATGATGGCTTAGGCCTTTAAAACATTTTGACCGTTCGCAGGCTCGATCGAAAGAGCTACCGTACGTGCGCGTGACTAGGTTGCTCTAAAAGGCCTTTATCAACCGGTGCATCAGGATGGATTAACCACCCCGGTCAAACAAATTAATACCCTCTAGTTGTAGGTATAATCCTAGAGGGAGGTAGAGTCGAATTGCTCGTTGGTGATGCTTATAGACTCTATCTAGTTCAGGGGAGCCAAAGACCTATGGTAAGCTTTGATCCTGATGTATTGATTAAGCACGAGCTGGTCGGTAGAAGAGGCTCCATGCCTGACTATCGATGAGGAAGGAACAAAATCCGGAATAAAATCCTTTCAAATACCTTAAATAGTTCTATATGAACTTTCTAAGAGAATTAACGCTAAAGAACTTCCTAATTTACTTCTGTATAGCTTATACATTCTTTGATATAACAGGAGCAATTGTAGCAGGACTTAATCATACCCATGGTGGTATAGTATTTGATAAAGAGAATAGCCAGCCGGTTAACTTAGTAGTAACTGTAAAGCAAGATAAAGAAAAGTAATATAAACATTTAATAGATACTAGCACTATATAAAAGACTAGTATAAATTCTATTAAATGAGTATTATAGATTCAAGGTACAACGAAAGAAGATATACACCTTCAGATATTAATGAACATCTGGAGACCCTTTACACATACGCTAGGGAGTGTGAAACAATAGCTGAGTTTGGTGTACGTAATGTAGTTAGCTCTTATGCCCTAGCTAAGGCTAATCCTAAGAAGCTTATATGCGTAGATATTAATACGAATTACAATATCGATATCTTTAAGGAAGAATGTAAGAGAGAGAATGTTAATATGCGCTTTGATCAAGCTAGTACCTTGGAGTATGATCTAGAGGAAGTAGATATGCTCTTTATAGATACTCTGCATACATACGATCAGGTATTAGGAGAACTTGAGAGACATCATAGTAAGGTTAAGAAGTATATACTGTTCCATGATACTATTACTTTCGGAACGGTTAATGAGGATGGATCAACTGTAGAGGGAAGGATTGGTTTGGTACCAGCTATTAAGCTCTTCCTTTCTAATCATAAGGAATGGAAAGAGGTTTGTACCTACACTAACAACAACGGATTAACTATTATAAAGAGGGAATCCTAATACTATTAAACCTGTTCATAGACTAAATAATAGACTATGAAGTTTAATGAAATTGTATCAGGCTATCTAAAGGAAGATCTATCCGGGCTTACATTAGAAGACTATCTAGGTAAGCTAGAGACTATCGTTAGAATACTAAGGGAGAAGCAGAGCCTAACCAAGGAGCTCGGCATGTCTAAGATAGGTGAGTATATAGTAGAGATAGGGAATGAAATAAAGACTCTTAAATAATCTATCAAGGAGATAGATAGATGTCATTTAAACAATTTTTTACAGAGTCAAACGACTCATACAAAGTTCTTAGAAGATTTACAAAGAAAGAACTTAAAGATCTTACAAGAGATCTTGATACGGAGAAGGGAGATATTGAACAGGCATGGATCGTTTATATGAACGATGACTATGATGAAGGACAGGTTATTGTAGCATATATTCCTGACTGGAAGACATATTCAATTTACACATTAGACCCTAACACTATTGACCTTATTAGTCATGAGGATATAAACTCACCTCTTGCTAAAGCTATTAAGAAATGGGAGTTTAAAAATAATCTATCAGACGATACTAAAGATTCATTTGGAGGTCTATTAGATGTCATTTAAGTTATTCTACGAATCTAAAGAGCCTTATAAGCTTCAAAGAGATAATATAACTGTAGAAGCAGTGCCTGAGGGGTATGAGGGGGTCTTTCGTAGGAAGTATCCTTGGAGAAAAGATGACCCTCTCTATCTTCTTACTATAAAGAAGGAATCAGGAACTGATAGATATATTGCTAGATATATTGCTATAAGATCTATTACGTATGTAAAAGGTTATGATGTTTATACTTTAGAAGGTATGGATAGATGTGGTGCCTTTACCGAGCGGGATATACCAGCCTATAGAGAAGAAGGTAGGAGAGTAGTTAAGGCTATAGATGACTTTGAACAAAGGAGGCATCTACCAGATAAGACAAGAGATACTTTCGGAGGGCTACTAGATGTCATTTAAGTTATTCTACGAATCAAAGAAGGAGAAGATAGAATTAGCTCCTCAGAAAATACTCGATGGTTTATCTTCTCAATATGATGAGGATTTAAAATTAACTAGAGGATGGGTAATTAGAAACTATACCGATGTATCTGATGTTCTAGTCATACGTTGTAAGGACTTATTTGAAGATCTTAACAATGAAAACTTAATGGTGTATAGCTTACCTAATTATGGCTTTGAAGGGTATATCTATCCGGACTTTCCTATATACAAACAGCTTATATCTTGGGAATTAAAAAACAATCTATCAAAGGATACTGAACAATCATTTGGAGGTTTAATCGATGTCATTTAAAGATTACTTCAAAGAGGCTCTAGTAGCTAATGTACCTCGATCAAGAAACCCCGATAGAAAGCAAGGCTTTGAACGATCGGTCTGGTCAACGGATGAGGTTGATTCAATGCCCTTTCATAACTTTGAGATATATGACATTAAAGAAGGACTACCGAAGGAGGCTGAACCTAATGGTATATTACATAAGACTAGGGAGCTTGCTACATGGACAGATACAAAGACATATTATATGACTTGTATTGATGATACTAGAAGACTTGAAGATGAAACAGGACCTACCCATATTGCTGCAGCTGCCTCTTGGGTACCGAATGTTTTATATCCATATATAAGTTACTTCGTTCATTATGATAATAATACAGAGGATCCAGTATGGAGGCAGAAAGGTTATCATTACGCATTTGCCGAGAAGCTAGATAAGCTAGTAAACTGGTGGATAAAACATAAAGAAAAGAACTTCTTAGCTCTAGGACAAACCGATACTAAGACTCAAGGATCATTTAAGGACTTCCTAGACGCCCTCTAATAGCCTATATGAAACAACCTTCTATTAAGATTATTAATGTTATAGAAGACAAAGATCTTCCAGATTGGGCTATCGGAGACCTTCATTATAATATAACTGTAAATGGTAAGAAGTGTTTCTTTCGTTATGTCAAAGATGATCAATGTATGCTTTATCTCGATGGTTTAAATACTTCAGGAATTGATCCGGATAATGCTGTATATGAACGAGATCAATGTAAAAAGCTATTCGGTATTGATATTGATACACTTGATAGCCTTATTATTAAAGCTATGAAAGATTGGGAATTAAAACAATCCTTATCAAAGGATACAAGAGAAACTTTCGGAGGATTATTAGATGTACTTTAATCAAATAGTATTAGAAGCTTTAGAGAAGTATCACGTCGTTCGGGACGCTACAGAAGAAGATCTTCAGAGGATATACGGTTATGGCTATCGCTGGGTAAGGGAAGAGTATATAAAAGGTGCCTGGGTGGTAGACGATGATGGTAATAGACCTGGGTATTGGCCGCGTCTTGTTGTACGGTTTAAAGATAACGAGAAGGAAGGATATACTAGCTACAACATTCATGATAGCGGAGATGTAACCTTTATGGGGTTCTCCGGGTTAGTTCCTGATGCTATTAATGATTGGGAGTTTAGAAAGCTATTAAGTAATGATACAAAGAAAACATTCGGAGGATTATTAGATGTACTTTAATCAATTAGTATTAGAAGAACTGGACTGGATGAATACAACATTTAAGGTTGTAGGTACCGGCTTTATGGATAGTCTTACTGGTGAGCTTCATCTTGAACAACCTCCACATAAAGACTATAAAGAGGTCTTTTGTTTAAAGGATAGTAAAGGAGGTACTTGGTGGGTTAAGAAGATAGAGGATAAAGATAGAGAGCTTCAGAAGACAACAGCTTATTATACTGTTATTCAAACACCTACTTGGTTTAAACGTATGGTCGGTAGACAACACAAGTCAGCCCCGAGAGCTCAATTCCTTAATAAGATGTTACGTGAAACAGTTCCAGCTCTTATAGATCAATGGAATTTTAAGCAAGGATTAAGTAAAGATACAAGAGATTCATTTGGAGGATTATTAGATGTACTTTGATCGATTAATAAAAGAAGCTCTTATCAATTACGGTGATAATAGAGGAATTGAAGTAAAGATACTTGAGGGACCAATGACCCATCTCTTTCGTAATGAGCTGGATATAAAAGATTGGGAAGAGAATGTCTATAAGCTACAAATGAAGTATAAGGACAAGGAGTGCATATGCTATTACTGCTGGCCACCAGGTCATTATAGAGGGCATTGGCTACCTCCCTATCCTAAGATTATCCCCAATCATACCGACGTCTATGATGATCCGTTTAGAGAACAAATAGACAAGGCTATAGAAGATTATAATCTTTTAAATAGTGTAGACAAAGAAACTAAAGATTCATTTGGAGGTTTATTAGATGTCCTTTAACAAGTTCTTTCTAGAGTCTGGTAACTTCTATAAAGTCCTAAGAAGGGCTACCGATGAAGAGATCAATGAGTATCTAAAGCGAGGCTATACACTTCCCGAAGATATAGAAGGTGCCTGGTTAATGCATATTAAAGAGGATACGGAAGATCGAAATAGTTTTGTCATTTATACTCCAGAACGTGGTGAATACCCTTATGTTCTTTATATGCCAGAGATTTACCTTTGGGATGGAAAAGATACTGAAAACGGTCCGGTAGCTAAAGCTATTAAGAATTGGGAGACACTTCAAGCTATGTCTCCAGAAACAAGAGATTCATTCGGAGGGTTCTTAGATGTCTTATAAAGTAAAATTCTTAAGAGGTCCTTACGACCTTAAGGACGAAGGCTATATAGGCTATGACGTGGAGGTAGATGGCCAGAAGTTAACAATAGGCGAGGAGCCAGATGGTTTTAGATATTTGGAGACTAACCAATACCTCACTGTTTGGGGACTTGAACTCTATAAGAAGCAAGGAGTAAAGAACGCTATTGCCAAAGCTATAGAAGATCATAATATAAAGCGGCATCTGTCCAAGGAGACAGGCGAGACGTTCGGAGATCTATTAGATATTCTTTAATTTCCCTAGAATTAATAATCGGAATTCAATTTAGAGTATAAAATATTTTCAAAAACTTTGGGGCCGAGACGGATGCACTAAGCGGGGAAATTAGGAGAAACCTCGCCGCGCTAGAGCAGATATTGATAAATAATAAACCGTGAGATTTAATGATCTTATATTAGAGGAATTAAGAAGAGCTAATGATCTTAAAGTAGAGATTGTTAAGGGTCCTTTTGAAACCTTAATGGGAGGTCAGATGTGGAATCCTTGTTGGGATATTATTATAGACGGAAAACCTGCTATATGGACTAGAGATGCTAAATCAGGTAATGGTTGGTTTGTTCATATGAAAGATTTTGATGAATGGTATAGAAGCTTACATGTACCTGATAGTTACTATACAGTTAGAAAGGTTGTAACCGATAAAGTACAAAAAGCTTTAAAAAAATATGAATTAAAGAACTCTCTATCTAAGGATACAGAAAATTCATTTAGCGATTTAATCGATATAGTATCAGAAGAGACTCAAGAGGATTACGAATATCTTAGAACTTGGCGAAGTAACTTAAAGAAAGGCGATAAGGTAGAAGTTAGACCTTTTACTGTCCGTGGATTTAAAGCTACATATTTAGAAGTAGTTGATAGTTTTAGAGATATTGCTTTACTTGTTAAAGAAGGTCACAATATAGATGGCTCTCAAGGCTATACTAGATACAATCTAAGTAAATTATTTCCTATTGATTGGGAATTAAGAAAGTCATTAACAAAAGATACTAAAGATTCATTTAGTGATTTACTAAGTGTTACAGAGAGTAAGGATTTTGATTTAGAAACATGGAGAAACAACCTTAAAGAGGGAGATAGAGTTTGTTTAAGAAGTGATAGAGATAATTTATGGAAAGGTGAACTTGCTACATACATTAAACCAGCTGTGGAAATGAGTCCTTGGGCAAGACATCGCGTACGACAAGCTCTTGTTGAGCCTGATTTTGCTAAAGATAAAAGTGAAAAATATGTAGTCGAGTATAATGATCTTTATCCAATAGAATCTGATTTACTAAAAGGTATAATTGATCCGGAGACCGAAGAAAATTTCGGTGGATTAATTGATGCTATAACGTAAAATCGTTATTTGCTAGTGAGTGCTATTTTACAGTATCTGGAAGGTATAGCGGTTTTTATGGGGTTTCCATTAATAATATTTTTATTTCTTTGCTTGCCTGATCCGGATACTGTATATAGATTCATGTGTAGATTAAAACATCGTATTAATGCTACTAAGCCGGTCTCAAGTCCGGAGCCTTTACTAAGGAAACGCAGAGGGGTACGTTACAAAAACATAGAGCGTACTTAGACCCGTCTGAGTTGGCTAGCGCTACGACGTTAAACAAGAGCAAAATGACGGTAGGTTGAGGGCTTGGTCGCCTCTTGATCTACCGTCTCTTTTTTTATATTAAACCTTAAATATATTATATGTCGAAATTCGAAACCGCTTTAAACGAAGCATACGATACTATTAGTAGACAAGAATACGAAAAACTTATGTCAAGAACTCCTACTGATTATCACGCAGCCTCAGATGCATCTGATCATTTTGCCCATGGCGCTTTAGCTGGAAGAAGATATCTCAGAGATGGTGTTATGCCTGAAAATCCTCATAAAGGCGGTAATAAAAAAGCTGCTGATCTCTGGAGTGCAGGTTTTGACAGCGTAGTAAATAAAGATTAATATGAGTAAAGATATACAAAAAATAACAGAAGCATATGAATTGGTTCAAGAAGGACCTTTTTCAAAAGCTATGGCAACTGCAGCCATGGCTGCTTCATTAGGTTTAGCACATCCTGCTAAAGCTAGACCTGCTGGAAACCCTGAAGAGCCTAACCCTAGAGGTCCAGGTGAAACAGAAGAAGTTGCCAAACCTCACACACCAAAAGAAGATAATACACGTTATGACGCTGAAAGAGCGTATCGTAAATATATAAATGGTGCTCAACTTACTACACACGAAATTATAGCTATTTCAAAAGATAGAGATACAGCTAAAGATTACGCACAATCATTATTGTTATTAAGTAAACCAATTCCTGAAGTTATTAAAAAAGCTATACCTAAGGATATCGAACAACTTCATTCATATATGAAGGCAGCACAGCAAGGCGGATGAGCTTCGATAAAGTTATAAAATTAGCTTTAGAGATGTTAAGTGAAGCTAAAGCAAAACACTCTAAAGCAGAAGCGGGTTATGTAGCTCACACTGTTAAGGGACAGCGATGTGATCAATGTACAATGTGGAGATCACCAAATAAATGTTCTGCTGTTAGCGGGGACATTAAGCCTAGTGCCTGGTGCAAATGGTGGAAGAAGTCCCATAGGAAAGATTAAATATAATATATGATCAATAAAGATGAAGTATTATTAGCGGAAGCTTATCAGCGCATCCTCGAAGGTACAGCTACTGATAAAGTTGTTAACAAAAAGCTTGCAAGACGTTACTACAAAGTAGTTCGTTCCTTACTTAAAGCTGAGCACGGTTCTAAGGACTATCTAAAGCTTAAGGACGAAAAAGAAGATATTGTTAAGATTGTTAACGACCACGGTAAGACCATCGCTGATCTTGACGCTCTTCTTACAAAGAAAGAAAAAGAAGAAGTTGCTGGTACAGCCGGCGAAGATGATAAAGTAACCGCTAAGGTCTGTACGACTTGTGGCGGAGATCACGAGACAGGAAATTGTCCAGAGGACGGAAGCGTAGCTTAATATGGACAAGGAATTTCGCTTAATTGCTGAGGCTTATATTTCCTCAAGACAAAAAGATCATAATGAACCTACAGATATTGAGCATGATACAACACCTGTTGAAGTAACGGATGATGAAGGCAAGGATGCTGGTGTAATTGTTATGGATTTAGGTGAAGAACCTGAAGAAGAAGGTTGTGAATGTGAAGAGTCTCCGGAAGAGCATGAAAGCGAGGAATTAGAAATGGCCAAGACAAACCTTTTTGATCTCTTTACAAACGCTAAAGAGCTTCATGATATTCTCTCTTCTGGTGAGAGTATTGAGCCCTGGATGTTACAAAAGATTGCTGTAGCTTCTAGTGCTATTTGTGACGTTGCTAAGAGAGCTCGTTACCACGCTGCTGCAAAAGGTATATAAAAAGCTGGATTATAATTTCTAATATTATAATATTCAGGTATGACAAATACGGAACTACCAGTAAACGCCTATATTGATCCTACCTCTACCAATAATGATATTGGTCTACCCGGAGGTCAGCATACTGAAAAGAGCGCTACTGTAGTAGATATTATTGACAGTACTGAACAGACAGAGGCTTCTGTGTAGTAGTTATGAAATTCAGCTTCGATATTAATAACCCTGTAACAAGGGAGTTTATAAAAGAAAACGTACATTTTACAGCGGAAAAAGTTACATCAAATGATGTAGAGATAGATGGTAAGTTTTACAATTACGGGCAGATTATTATTGCTCTAGAAAAAGAAGAGTACGGTCTTGGTGATCCTGTATACTAGTATGATAGCGTTATTGTTTTTGTTTATTTTTACCTATATTTGGTTTAATAAGACTAAGTCTGAAACAGGGTTTACCGGTGTAGCAGCTCTATTTACTGCTTGCGTGCTTAATTGTTTAGGTTTTATTAATCTAGATGCTCTAATGCTCCTTTTTATATACATTACACTACTAACATACATCCATCCATAATATGAAAAAATACCTAGATAATACATTCTTTAAGTTCGACGGAGTTATTGACGAAAGGTTTTATACCTACTCAACCGTAGATAAGAATAAAGGTGAAGTACTCGTTGAGCTTAGCATTGATGATGAATCTGCTGAAGTTATTCATAACGATACCAGAGGTAACACTTTTAGTTACGAAGTCTTTAATCAGAAAGAGCTACAGAGTACAATTGAATATATTCTTGATAAGAAAGTTGTATCTGATGATCAATGGCAGCAAAATAAATCCAATGATGTTACATTAGACAATTGGGATGACGAATGGGAAATTACCTAATAGCTGCTACTTTCTCAATTTTTTCTTCTTCTTTATCTTCGTAATTTTCTAAATACTCTCTGTATTTAGCAGAAGATTCGTCAATAAATGCTCTCCAAGCTATTACCCCTTGTAATATAAAATTTAAACCTATTACAATCCAATGCACAGGGGTTATATCTCCAAACCCTGAATCGTGACATGTATAGTGTGAAAGATCTGCTATAAGAGAAGTAATACAAGATATAACAATATATATTATTAACTTTACATATACTTTTGTATACCAAGGTTCTTCTCTATTAAATCTCTTAAAGTCTTTCATAATAATATTTATTTTTTCATTTGCTATTTTAACTTAAAAAGGTATAATTCTAAATATGGTACAAGTATACGTAAACAACAGAGAGCCGAATGGCCTAGAACGCGCACTTAAGAAGCTTAAGACAAAGATTGACCGAGAAGGTATTCTTGATGAAGTAAGGTTACACCGTAATTTTCTCACACCTAACCAAAAAAAGAAAGCTAAAGAAAAAATCAAAGTTCGTAAGAGTAAGCAAATCAAAGCTCAAAACGAGTATAACAAGAACAAATAATTCTATACTGGGTTAGTGTAATTGGAGAGCACCGCACGACTTATAATCGTGGCGCCCTAGATGAGGGCCGAGCGTGGGTTCGATTCCCACACCCAGTACCATTTTTGATATGAAAAATAATCAGCTCTATATTGCGTTTCAAAATTTTTGGAATCACGAAAAGACTATTACTATTGTAGTTATTTTGAGTTTTATTATTTTTCTTCTTGAATGCCTTTGGCTTTGTAATTAATATGTCTTTTATGCGCTCCAGTAGTCCAACGGCAGAGACAAGGGACTTAAAATCCCTCAAGTGTCGGTTCGAATCCGACCTGGAGTACCATTTTAACAACGCGCTTGTAGCTCAATGGTCAGAGCAGTCGGCTCATAACTGATTGGTTGGGGGTTCAAATCCCTCCGGGCGCACCACTTTAAAATTATGGAAGAAACAAACACAACAAAAGAAGCAAGAGTATTTCAACTAGTACAGGATCTTGACGATATGAAAAATCGTAAGAAGCAGTCTGCAAAAGCTTTTAACGAAGAAATCAAACGTATTCAGGCAGAGATTAAAGATATTATTGACCCTCCAAAGGAGGAACTTCCTTAAATATGCATCGGTAGCTCAGTGGATAGAGCAGGGGTTTTCTAAACCCTTGGTCGCAGGTTCGATCCCTGCCCGATGTACCATTTTAAAGCTCATGTGGCGTAATTGGCAGCCGCGCTAGACTTAGGATCTAGTCCGTAAGGGTGGGGGTTCAAGTCCCTCCATGAGCACTTTTAGCACGATTAGCTTAGCGGTAGAGCAGGTCCTTTACACGGACAAGGTCGGGGGTTCGATCCCCTCATCGTGCACCATTTTGGAATCGTAGCTCAATGGTAGAGCAGTAGACTTTTAATCTATTGGTTATGGGTTCGAGTCCCATCGATTCCACTTACCAATTTAATGCTTCTGAAACAACTGGGAATTGTTGGTTAAACAGCTCTCTAATTTTAATAGCAATAACTCTATGCTCTTTTTGAGTTGTTTCGTCGCTACGTATTTGTAGATAATGTATCCATGAACGAATTGTACCGCTCATATATAAAGTAGTTGATGTATTGAGTGGTAATACCATTCTAGCGCATTCTTTTGCAATACCTGAATTAATTAGTTCATCATACAATTCTTTAGACTTTGTTTGTAAAAAATGTAATTTTGTTAATGCACCTATACTAAGATCGACTTTTTCATCTCCTACTTGACGGTTAGTCTTACCTTGTAGTCTCCATTCAATATCTTCGAGTTCTGTCGCTGTAGAGTATCTTTGAGAAAACTCTTGAAAAGAAAAACTACGATGACGAAGAATTTGAGCAGCAATAGCTCTAGAAGTTTTAATCTCCACGGTCATAGATACCATTTCAAATGGTGACCAATGCTTATGCTTTATAAGATAAGCAAGAAGCTTAGGAGCTGTTTCTGTATTAAACTGATTAGTAGGGTTACTGACACGAGCGCAGTAAGAAATTAAATCCTCTGCGCTCGTGATTCCCTCAATAACCGGTTTTGTAACCGATACGAGTTTAACTGACACTTTTACTTTGCAGCTTTACGTGCGTTTTTCTCTTCCTGAATTCTCTTGCGTTCGTCACGACCGTACTTGATTATTTCCTGAAGAGCTTTCCGGGCTCTTGCGCCGGCGGCATTGTTACCCTCGTAAAATTTACCTGCTTCAGCAGCAAAAGTATTTACAAGTTCAATTATTGTGTTTGATGTATTTGGCATAATCGGTTTATTTATTTTTGTAAAAGTACCTTATCAAGTATAAATATTTTAGCTATGACACCGCACACTAGACTTAAACAGGGCGTTACGATACAGTTTAATAGTGACATACAAAAACTCGTTGAAGAAAACGAAAAATACAGACAGGCTTATACATCTTTACGTTCCTGTCAACATATTGCAGGTGTTCAAGCTCCTGACTTACTTGCCGGTAAAATAAAAACACTAATTGAAGAGAGTGATATGCTACATCGACTTCTCAACACAAACGATAAAGCAGAATTACTTAAAACTGTAGAAGTTTTTAGGAAGCAAAAAGAATTTCCGGAAGATTAAAAAAATTGCTGGAGTTCAAAATTATATCCCGTATAATGTAGGGGTATGACAACAACACTAGAAAAATACGTAGCTCATCGTAGCAGCATTCAAGAGACATTGAACGGTTATTCGTTGGTGCCTCTCGCCGTCAAAGACATCGAAAAGAGTGGAAACTCTTTTTCCGCTAATGGAAACAGGCTCGGAGAGACTTCTCTAAGTAACCTTCTTGGTGTCCTTGGAATTAAGGACGATTTGGTTAATGAAATTAAAGATGATGCCTCTCAGTGGGCTCCTTTGCATGACGCTCTCTCAAATATTAAAGAGAATAAAGTTGTAACTGCAGTAGTAAATCATAAAGATCAATATATTACTCGCATCCTAAATCATGAGTCTACCGAAGAGAAACCGGTAGATCTTACTAACGGTCTTCGCTTTACTGAGGAGTATCTTCGAGGTACAAACGTAGATCTAGAACTTCGTAGTATGAACTTTGACCCTGTTAATATTTCAATTAATATTGACTTTAAGAACCCTAACGCTGATATCGACGTCTTCGGTGACGGTCAAGATCTCTGGAAAGGCGGATTTGGCTTGAGTATGTCACTCAATAAACTTCAATCCTATCCTTACTTTCTGCGACTTGTTTGCTCGAACGGCATGCAAGCTGTTCATCGTATGGCTCAGCGTTTTGTTTCAAGCACTGAACTCACACAGAAGACTTTCGATCGTCAGATTGGACGTTACCTAGGCGGTGAAGGGTACAAGGAAGAGATTCAACAGGGTTGTAACCGTCTTCGTAGCAATAACGCCTCTTTGAGGGAGTTTTATGCTGCTAAGGCTGTTGTTGCAAACTACGATAAGGAACTCGCTGCAGAAGTCTTTAACGACGAAGTTATCAAGACTCGTTATGCTTCAATCGGGGTGGATGTTAAGAAGCAAAACAATCGCTGGTTGGCATCTGCTAACTCAAACATTAACAGTTACGATCTGTTCAATCAGCTCACCCATACGGCTACTCATAAGCTTACGGATGAGGAGATTGCTACACGTATGGAGATCAACCGTCTTGCATCCGATCTGTTCTTCTCTGGACCGGATCTTGCTTCAATGGCGCCTAACCCGTTTCTTACTCCCGTAGGAGCCTAAGAACATATAACCTAAAAAAGGGCCCTTACGGGCCCTTTTTTTTTTTCTTAAAAAAATATTGTAACTGTGTTATCTAGACCTGGAGGTTTTTGAGGGGTTATTCTGTAATCTTCTGTATTGACTACTCCCTTAAGTGTAAGTATTTTATTTCCTAAGCAAGTGTTACCGTAATCATCTTTTTGTAGTGAAAGACAGCCTGTTAATAAACAGGTTGATAATATGATTATTGTACGTAAAATCATAGGTGTAATTTTACACACTTATGAATGTTAAGCCAGCTCTCTGTTACGACGATGTTTACCTCGTACCTCAATACTCTCAACTTGAGAGTAGATCTCTAGCTGATACATCTGTAAGATTAGGAAACTACAATTTCAAACTTCCTATTGTACCGTCAAATATGGAAACGGTAATAAGTGAGGACTGGGCAGGATGGATGAGTTTAAACAATTACTTTTATGTAATGCATCGTTTTAACAAGATTACCTACCCGTTTGTTTTAAAATTTAATGATTTAGGTCATCATATTATTAGTATCAGTACTGGTGTTAATCAGGATAGTTACGATGAGTTAAATAGAATTTACGATGATAGATTAAGGGTCGATTATATTACTATTGATGTAGCTCACGGTCATCACGAAAAAGTTCGTAGGATGATTGATTATATCAAACTATTTTTTCCGAATACTTTTATTATAGCAGGTAATATTACTACTCCTGAAGCAGTAACTGATTTAACTAATTGGGGAGCTAATGCCTTGAAAGTAGGGATCGGGCCTGGTAGAGCATGTACCACAAGACTGCAAACCGGTTTTCATATACCGATGTTCACGGCTGTACAAAATTGTGCCAAGGAAGCATGTATTCCTATTATTGCAGATGGAGGTATTAGATATTACGGTGATATTGCTAAAGCTATTTCCGCTGGTGCTACAATAACCATGGCAGGTTCATTATTTGCATCATGTGCTGATTCTCCTGCTCCTACTGTAAATGGACGTAAAGTGTATTTTGGTTCTGCAAGTTTTTCAGCAAAGAAAGAAAATAAACATATTGAAGGTACGCTGTTAGAGCTTGAGCAGGGAGTTACCCTTGAGCAACGTTTAGCAGAAATTAAACAGTCACTACAGTCTTCTATAAGTTACGCTGGCGGTAATGATTTATCGTCCTTAAAGTATATCAACTACGTTACATTAAAATGAAAAAAATTACCATCTCAGGAGACGGCGATCCTTTAATCTTTGATAAGTCTCATGATTTTTTTACAAAAAGTCACACAACCCATATATTGCCTGTTGGATCTTTCTTTATGGAAAGATTTAAATGCTGTCCTTGTGTGTACAACTCTTCATTTCAATATAGTTTTAATGCAGTAGAAATAATTAAAGAAAAAGGTAAGCTAATTTCTGATTGGATTTTTGTACCTAATGAACTTAGTAAAGGAGCTTCAGGTTATGTAGATGACGGAGGTTTAACGTGGGAAGAAGATGGGGATGCACAATACAGAGGTACATATCTATACAAAGAAAATATTGTTATTGAAATTGAAATGGCTGAACAAAGAAGTGTTAATAACACTAAAGAACAGTATTATGTTCTACGTTTTTATCATCCTCCAGGTGTTCGTCCGCCTTTAGAAGACTTTGAAGAATTTATCTATAAACCAAATTATAAAGCTGTAATTCATACAATTATAAAAACAGCTAGTGGTTTTAATTTTGAACCTTTTGAAGTTGTTTTACCTGAAACATATGATATTACAACTCATTATGAGCCAGAATTAGAAAAAGTGCATGATGAGATCGTTGAAGAGTTAAACAAGAACAAAAGCGGTTTGTATTTGTTTCATGGCGACCCTGGTACAGGTAAGACAACTTATATCAAATACCTTTCATCAGTTGTTAAGCGTAATATGATTTACGTACCGACAAACTTTATTGATGCAATTGTTGATCCGTCCTTTCTACCTGCACTTCTTGATAAAAAATCTAGTATTCTAATTATTGAAGATGCTGAGAAAGCACTTCTTCAAAGAGAGGGTGGTGATCAATCGTCCCTAGTTTCTACTATTCTAAACCTTACAGACGGTATGATGGGGGATATTTTTAATATCTCAATTATTGCAACTTACAATAACCCGAGACATGAACTCGATCAAGCTCTCTTACGTAAGGGAAGACTTAAGAAAGAATATCAATTTGATAAACTTTCTGTAAAAACAGCACAAAAGCTTGTTAAGAAGATGAAGCTTAAAGTTAAAGTTACAGAGCCTATGTCTTTGGCTGAAATTTACAATGCCGAAGTAGAAAACGTACATGGTGACGTTAAGAGTGAAAAAAGAATTATTGGTTTTTCAGTTGAATAATAGAAAGCAGCTTCTATTATAAAAATCGTTATGACAAACAACACCATCACAACAAAGAATGTTAGCGAGATTGCTAACTTTGACGTCGATTCCGCAATGCCTCGTACCATGAGGGAGAGCATCGTGGAGAACTACATCAACCCTTCCAAGTACGAGTTCCTTGGTTTCGTTGATCGTACCAATACTGCCCTCCTCCGTGCACGCTACTACAACGTACGTGACAACAAGGGTCGTTGGGCACGCGTTAAGGGTAATCGCTAATTGTTCTTAACTTAAGAAACGGCCGGAGAAATCCGGCCGTTTTTCTTTTATTCACCAAGTATAGAAGCAACTACACTGTCAAAAGATTCCTTGACAGTTTTCTTCTTTTTACCCGCTAAACTTAAAGCAATGGCTACTGCTTGTTTTTTAGGCTTACCTGCTTTTAGCTCGGTTTTAATATTTTTAGCAATTGATTTTTTACTTTTTGCTTTATTTCCTTTAATGATGGGCATATATTTTATTTATGATTAAAAAGAAAAAGAAAGTTAAACCTACGAAGGTTAAGACTGTTAAGCCTAAGCCTGTTAAAACAAAACCAGTTAAGGTTAAAAAAGAGAGAGTGCTCAAGCGTCCTCGTAAGCCAGTTGTTATTTGTATTCTTACTGGTCAGGAATTTAAAATTAGTAAAGCAATGCTTGAGAAGCAGGCTATTAAGCTTAAGTTTCCTTCTTCGTCTGAGTATGTACAATACTACGTTTGTAAGGATGCAAGAAAGATGCTTAAAGACGGATTCACAGATATTGAAATTCGTAACAAATACAAATACAGGGATAATACCGAGCTACCTCTTAAGTATTTGAAATGTTATGCTCCTAAGATTAAAAATAGAGAGCGAGCTAAGAGGAGAGCTCAAAGAAAAGCTTTGAACGATTTTATTAATGATCCTAATCCCTCGAAATATATCCTAAAACCTAAAGGTGATCCTAAGTTTTTGGATATGACAAACCCGGATGATGTAAAGTCAATTACTCATTTTGCATGCGCAAGACCTCATATCTACCTTGATAACGGTCGTCATTGCGGTGGTTGTAATATATACAAGCATTGTTGCTGCCCTATTAAGAGATTAAAATAATGTTTGAAGAACTACAAAGCTTGCGTGTATTTGATGCAATTACATTTTTACATCACAATCATAGATATCTAATTAAAGGAAGACCTGCGCCTTCTTTATCTGTAACAGGATTACTAGAAAAGTATAAGCCTAAGTTCGATAAAGTAAAATGGTCAAATATTAAAGCGCAACAGCTCGGCGTTACACCTGAAGAGATTTTAGAAACGTGGAGAATTAATAATTTGTACTCCACATGGAAAGGTACAATTCTTCATAACTATATTGAAAATTATTACAATAATAAGGTTATACCTTATAATAGAGACGCTGTAATAAAAGAAATTGGTGAAGAGGTTCATGAAAATCTTAACAAAGAAGTATTAGAGCTGGTTAAACAGTTTCATAAATTTTACGACGACTACAACTATCTACTGCCAATTAAAAACGAATTAGTTGTCGGTGATATTAACGATACAGGTATTTGCGGTATGATGGATTTATTAGTGTATAATCCAAAGGTAAATGGTTTTGAAATATACGACTATAAAACAAATAAAGATATTCGTTTTACAAATAAATTTGACGAAATTTATCATGACCCTATTTCGGATCTACAAGTTTGTGAATTTAATACCTATAGTTTGCAGCTTGCAGCGTATAAAAATTTCATAGAAAAGTATTCTAAAATAGAAATTAAAAATACCTATGTAATTTGGTTTAACGTAATTAATACTGAATATAAGCTCATTAAGTTAAACCCGATGCAGGAACGTATCGAGAATATTTTAACACATATTAAGAGTACAGGCGTTCTAAAATAGAATATAGTATTACGGATAATATAAAAACTATTAACGTGTATGCAAATACACCTGTAAGTAAGCATAGTATACTGCTTAACCACAGACCTAGACATATAGGACAAGTTATTAGCTTTAGGGAGAACAGCGTCAATTTGTTTTTCATACTATGCTTATAGGTAACGTATAAAAACTGTGGAAAACTTAAATTAGATGTTAAATTATAGTTGTTTATGGTAGTTTTAAACCATCCTAATAACTCACAATAACTTATAAAAGCATCTGTCTTGTTCCAAATAAACAAAATACTCACTACAATACAAACAAGATTAATAAATAATAACATAAATATTATATAATTTATGGACTTTAAGAAGCTTTATACACTATTAATTGAAGCAGATGAAACAGTTGCTCCTCCTGCTCCAGCTCCTACAGATGTACCTCCTCCTACCGACGGTCAGGTACCTTCAGAGGGAGACGATTCAACAACAAATGAACCTGTTCCTGATAACTATGGTGTAGAACCTGCTCCTGTTGCTACCGGTACAGGTGAGCACGCTGGTAATCTTTCCTCCCAGATTGAGAAGCTCGAACAATTTGCTGATGCTTTAAACAACCCTAAAGGTGATTCATTACAGAAATTTGTAAATGATATTGATGTTGCTGGTAGCCTTTTTGCTGGTATCTCTAGAGACACATCCACAGATATTATCAAGATTGCAGAACAAGTTCGTAGTCTTATAGAGGTTTTAAATGGTTATCTTATTAATTCCTCAAAGCGCTCTCGTGATCTAGCTTCTGGAGCTGGTAATCAGCCTGCTCCCCGTAGATAAGTTATAAAAATATAGTATACTATTGAGGTGGAGTTACTACCTCAAAGTTATGTTGTACAAAACATCTATACCTACTGCAAGCGACCTACTTACAAAAAACACCAGGGGTGCTACAATGCAGAATGTTGTATATGTAATGAAGGCTCTTCGGCTGGCAGTAAGCGGCGTTTGTTTTATTTTACTAATGATAGGTATTTTTACTGCTTTAACTGTAGTAGATCTTGGCAAGAGTCTTCTTGGATTCAAGAGGTAAGTAAAAAAAGCTATAGTGAGATTCTAAGAGAATCTAAAACATATGACACAATTACCGACCCGGTAAGTTCAAAAAATAGTAATACATATACTAAATCTGTTCCTTCAATACCGGAGGATAGTATAAATTTGTTTGAAGACTATCAATGTAATTTCTTTAAAGATACGAGTCAGTGGCCGTTAATTGAAAGTGCGTTAACGTACTGTCAAGAGAGAAGATTAACAACTGCAGTAAATAGACCTAAGGCTCTTTATATGTCATTTGATGACAAGGTACATAAGAATAGACTTATTATACCTTTTTACTCTAAAAATAATAAAATAGAAAGCTATCAGAGTAGAGTATTGTGCGGTGATGCATTTCCAAAATACCTAACTAAGTATGGTGAAAAATGTTTGTACGGCGAAAATAATATTGATTCAGATATACCGTATATCTTTATTTTTGAGGGACCTATTGATGCTATGTTTGTTAGAAATGCAGTAGCAATGGGTGGTACATCAACGACAGAAAAGCAGGAACAATTTCTCAATACTTGCTTTGGTCATGAGCTTATATACGTCTACGATAACGATAAAGATAATAAAGAAGTAGATAAGAAGATATTATCAGTTGTTGACTCTGGTAAGAAGATCTTTATTTGGCCGAAAGAGTTTAGTAAATTTAAAGATATAAATGAAGTATGTACGAGTTTACAACTTAACGAATTTCCGTACAAATATATCGTTGATAACGCTTACTCAGGTATCGAGGCTAAGTTAAAGCTTAAACGTTAAAGAGCTCTAATACAAAAATTTACTGCTTTAAGAAATTTATCTCTGTAATTTCTAATAGGAGCGATTTGCTGCTCGGTTTCTTTTTCTTCAATTGTTTGAAGTCTCTGATACTCTTTCTTTAAAGCTTCATGAAACTCCTGACTAAATTGTATTTGTTTCGGGTAGCGAACCCTTGTTACCAACTTAAGTGTTGTAGGGAAAAAGCTTTCTACTAATGTATTAAATTTTTTGCTCATATTAGAAGTTTAAACCTTTACCGAAAATGCCAAAATCAAATCCTGGTGTTTCAGGTTTAGCTTGAACACCAGAACATATTTCTTTAAACTTAGTAATAATTACATTACCATCAGTATCTTTTAAGCTTTCAATAAAGTTAAGTGTGTATAAATTTTTAGAATAATCGATAATTTCCTGTACAGGTGCTGTTGGAGTCTCAGGAGCAGGCGGTGTGAATTTTTTTACACCGTATCTTTTTTGCTTAGAGCGATTACCGCCTCCGGCACCTCGCGCGGCGCGATTATAACCGTTACCTTCTAACAAAATTTCGCTTATAATTTTATCAAATAAATTACTCATATATATGTTTACGCAGTTGGTGTTGGTGTTGGTGATGCTGGAAATTGTTGTTTACCAGCAGGTGATTTTTCAATATCAGAGGTTTTGACTCCAAAATCAGAGTTAAATTTACCTGTTAACGCTAACTGAAATGCATATTTTTTTGCATTAGTGTTATCTACTAATTCCTTTTCTAGATATTTACCGATTATATCTTGCTTAGGATCATCTTCTGCAAACGATTTAGTTAATAAATCTACTAATAGGTTATTATAAAATTTTATAGTAGAAATTGCTATATAAATTAAAGCTTGATAGTTTATACCTGCTTCTGTTAAACCTGAAAGTATTTTATCATCTACTTTTTTTCCGCCTGTACTGTATTCAGTGTAGTGTGTAAAAATATCCTGTATAAAGCTTCTGTAAATATCCGGTGTTACATAGCCTGTTTTATTACCTGAAATTTTTAACTGTGTTTCGACGCTAAGTCTTTTTTCGAAAATTGATTCTAAGGCCGGTACAATAAACATTGGACCTATTGTTTGATAAGCTGCTGCTGCTATTAAGCTCTTATTTTTAAAATCTAGAATATTCTTGGCCATTCCTTCTATAACAGTATCCTGATATACGTACGTATCAATATTTTTATTTTTAAGTTTATTTAAAATAGTAGGATTTGCATCTAGCGCAGCATTAACGTTATTCCAAAGTTTATCTAAGGTACCATCTGGGCTTTTACTTGCTAAAAAACCTGCTTTACTACCTAGACTGGTATAGATAATGTCTATTATAGGTAGATAATCCTCATAAGGAATAAAATCCTTTACAGCCTGATAATCGCTTTGTTTACTTAAAAGTGTTTGTACAAATTTCCTAACATCTTCTTGTTTTTGAGGAATTGAACTATTAGCTGTGTTAATTTTCTTAAAAAAAGTTATCTCAGCATCACTTGCAGTACTGGTAGGAGGCGAAGCTATCTCTTCTTCTTCTAAAAAGAGCTTTTCATGTACTATTGACCTAAAATCCAACATATCATATATTTAATATGATTATGTATAAATTAACGATGGATCTTCCTCTGTATACGTTTTTCCTGTATCTTTAATATAGAGCTGTATTTGATCGCATCTTAGATCCGGCGGACCTTCAATTTCAATAACAGCCGGGCAATCACTTAACGGAAAGAAAATACCTGACCCAGTAAGATATGTACCAATAACCGCTGAGAATATATTATCAATTTCCTCTCGATAAACAGGGTCAATATCTCTATGTTTTCTCTTCTCTAATTTAATTTCTTCTCTTAAAGGTATGTAAAAGATAATATCAAAAAGCTTAATTGTTTCAGATACTAGAAACTTACAATCCATAATAAAGTTATCATCAACTTTACCTTTTGCATTAAGCCAAAGTGAATAAACAAGATTGTCTAATACACAACGATCAAAGATAAGAAACTCATCTCCTGATCCGCAAGCCGTTTGTACTTCATCAATAAGTGCATCAAGTATCGCTCTCTGGCTCTCTTTAGTGCCTTTTTGATTAATTTTTATTTTCTTATCATTTAAGAAATCTCTATACGTCTTCGCTGGCTTCTTATACATTGGCCAGCGCTTTAGAAATTCCTCAATAAGAGTTGTCTTACCGTTACAATGTGTACCTATTATAGCAATTTTCATACACCTGTTGCTTGATCCCAAGCACTAATATGTAAACGTGATAAACCTCTAAAACCATACTTCTTAGCCATCTCTAAAACAAAACGTGTCCTTTCATGGTAATGTTCTTGACTATCTAGTCCGGGCATCATACAGATTCTGTTAGTAGGTATTTCAAAAGGTACTACAAAATCTCTAATAATTTCTACTAAATCTTCCTCGTCAGAGATTACAAACTTAAATGAATAATTGCGATGAAGCTTAATACGGCGAAGTGCCTGTTCATTAATACGCTTATCTTTATCCATGCCTGAATTATGAAGCTTAACCGAGCAATTAATCTGATCTAGCCAAGTAAGAAGACTATCTTCAATAACAATTGAACCGTTAGTTTCAATCTCACTATAAACTTTTTCTGTTTTATATTTGTCAGCAAACCACTTCAAGAAACCGACAATTGCTTTTTGATGCTTAGGTATTGTAGGTTCACCTCCTGTCCAGATAAGATGAATTGTACCATCTAGAATCCAATCTAGGATACCTTGATCAACCCAAGATTGTACTAGCTGCTCGTATGTAGTATGAGCACCTCTGAGCCAGACAGGTGCTGAATCACATGTCCATGTTGCCTTACCTTCACTGTGTAAATCACCAGTTATATTACCACCTACTACATAACCTTCAACTTCTTCAAGATTACGCTTAAGATCTACAATAGCTTTACCTGAAAAACCACAGGATAGATTACAACCTTTCAAACGAATAAAATACGCCGGTACACCTGTGGAGATACCTTCACATTGTACGGAGTAGAAGTGCTCTGAAATTTCTAATGTATTATTTTCCATATTATTTTGATATCAGTTTATACCCAATTGCAGATATTACAATACCAATCCACCCTAAAGGTGTACAAATAATATTATAAATGAGTGCATATACAAGTACACTAAGTAAAGCTACGAGTTTAGTAAACCCGAACTCACCTTCTGTAAATACATCCCCTGTTACAGGTGCGTAAGGTTTAAGTAGTAGAGGTTTAGACTCCTGGTCGGTCTGAGGCATAAAATGTATTTGATGTTGAAGTTACTGAAGGTGTTATTTTAAGTGTTAAATCTTCTTTAGAATAGATAGCAGAATTCTGTTCGTGTTCGAACACTTCAACACTCTCTACCCAGCAACGATTCTGTGTTAGGTTTTTTACAAACTCATTAGCTGTTTTAAAGCACCATTCGGCTGTTTTTTCAACACCGACTGATTCCATAATACGGAGTTGAACACCTCCAATATCATCTAGCTTCTTAAACTCCTCTAGGAGAGGGTCATCCTGAGCAACACAAAGGGTGTGGTCAAACTGATTGTTAAGAATCTTCTTAAGCTCCTTAAGACCTCCAAAGTCAACTGCCCAGTTCTTCTCATCAAGAGAATCACAACCAAACCAAAACTTAGCCATTAAGCGATATCCGTGAATATATTGGCAATGACTGTGGGTAGCACGCCATTGACGAAAAGCACAAGAGCCTAGCTCGATTAATTTAGTAGATGTGTATTGAGACATATTATGCTTTACTTAAATCCAGTACTCTAATTTTTCCCTTAAAGTTTTTAATAATATCACCGGTCCACTTTTCTTCGTAATTCTCTTCTTCTAAGAAGTAAATATTTTTAAGATCAGTATCAGTTTTTGTATGCTTCTTAATCTTCTTAGCGAGCTCTAGCATACTAGTAATTGAATTTTCATCCCAATCTGCACAGATATTAACAGATGATGAAAATAAGAGAGATTCAGTAATAAGATTTAGTTCATCTTTTGTAAAAGAAAACGTTTCTGCGGTGTTCATTACGGGTTATTATATAACCTCGTATTTCTTTATCAACTATAGTTATTTCTTAAAATATTCTCTAAACGCTTGTTTCGGTAGAGCTATATTAATAACTTTTTTCTTATCCTCTTCACTAAGCTCAGCAGGTATCCAGCTACCGGATTTGATATAATCTTCTGATTTTCTAATATCTCCTGCAGAGAATTTTTCATCTTCACCGTATGTTATTACCGGTAACTCAACTACGGTAACTTTAGGGTATTTTTCAGCGTTTTTAGCTATACTTGAGAACTTACCCATCTCTTCTTTTGTTGTACCGGTAATGATCTGTTTGACAGTTGACTGATTTAAGTCAATCCATTCGTATGTATCTCTAATTGGTGTGATACTACTAATACTTACCTCGGTAGGTACATCAATATACTTGGTGTATACCTCCCAAATAGATTTAGATTGCTCAGGTGTTATTGTTAACCCTTCCCGTATTTTCGGTCCAATGAAAATTATTAATTTGTTTGATTTGTTTGCAAGAATTTGTGCGTTTCTAAAATGTGCTTTATGAGGTGGTTTAAACCCCCCGGCATAAATTGATACAACCTGTTGACTTTCTTCAACAGATTCAGCAAGCTTTTGAGCTACAGCAAGAAGTGCTTTTTCTTTACCTGCTCCCTTAGCGGTACCTACCTCCCCTGACTTAACACTCACCATACTCTTAAAGATTCCTGCAATTCTTGCTTTGGATCTTGGATTTGTTAAGCGTCTGGCAATACTATTCAGTAACTCTTCAAAAGGTAGATTGATATTGAACTTACTAAGAAGTAATTTTACTTTTTCCCAATCAGATGAACTCCAAACTACTTCCCTGGATAACTCTTTGTATCCATCTAGAGTAACTTTTCTAAGAGAAAGATTGACCGAGCTTAAATTAAACTCAAATTCTTGATTACTAGCTAATTTTGGTAAATTTGTAATACCTAATTTTTTAAAAATCTCAGAAGGCTTTTCTTCGAGTGTTACTACTTTTGTAAGACCGATAAGAAGTCCTTGAATTTCAGCAGGTAAATCTAAAAAATTGTTTTTAAATGTGTGCTCTTCAACTGATAAAGCTACATTATTATCAACCTGTATAAATTCTCCGGGACGGCCTGTAATAGGGAATAATACGGATATTAATTCCCCAGCATTATAGTATTTTCTACCCTGATAGCGAGGATTTTTGAAAGGTACAATAACGGCATCTGGTAAAGATTGAACAACATCAATAATTTGCTGTTTTACCACTTTTTTATCCTTACCTTTAAACAAAACAATAAGGTCTAGATCACCGTAATCATCTTTTGCACCTACTTTTACACTACCTGATAAGGAAGCATTAACAAAAGAAGGAATTCTTGTCAAAACCCTTCTAACATAGTCATTGAACGTATCAGATACGTCTTGTCTTTTGATTCTATTACCTCCTGCTACTCCAGACATATTATGTTGTTTTATATTTTGCTAGGTTTGATTCATTAGGTAAGAATTTACCCTTAAGACCTAAGCGTTGTTGATGTTCTTTCCAATATTCCTGTAAATCTTCAGGTATATCAGCTCTTGTACTATCTAAAATTCGTAAGTAAGTGTCGTATACAGCATGAAGATCTTCAGGTGAGAGTTCATACTTTAGATAATTCATTAATTTGAAGTAATCTCCAGCAATATCAGGAGTTAACTCAATATTGTATAGTTTATTTAAAAGTTCGATGGCTTCTTGAGGAGTAGAGGCTGCAATTTCTTGAGTTTCTCTATCTTTTACACCGTAATTGTGTGAAAATGTATAACCTTTATGTGAAAAGAGGGAAACAAGAAGCTGGGTACGATGTAAACCTTTAACATTACCAGAATATGTAGCAGAATGATAAGCAAAGGATAACCAATCTAGATTTCCTACATTAATATCAATTTGAACAAATGTTTCTAGTTTGTTACCTTGATCATCAAATTGTGGAAATTGACAAAAAAGAGATCCTGCAGAGGAACCCTTAATATCAGTAACTATATCACATTCGCTTTCGTTTATTTTTTCAGCAATTGCTACAATAACTGCTCTCTTTAGAAGAAGTTCATCAGTTGCGGTTCTAGATTTCTTTTTAAAAGAATCAAAAAGATGTTTTACTTCAGATCTATTCAGACCCCAATCATCAATATTTTTAAATGAATCTTCTGATAAAGCAAGATCAATATCTCCAGATTCAGGCTTCTTGCCAACAGAACCTAAAGTACGAATACTTTTAAAATGAATATCAGCCTCAGGAAAAATACCGATAAGTTGTTTATAAAATTCTTTTAAAGTAGAATCAATATATTCTTTCTTAATAGGATGAGTAGTACCGAATACATTACCTCCCTCGGTAATATACGAACCGTTTTTATAAAAACTTAAAAAAGATTCAGAAAGCATATGTTATCTATTACTTAAGCGTAAGAAGATAACGTAAACGATTGATAACAGCTAAACCTTCGTCTTTTATATTCAAAAGATCGGTATCCATTTCTGGATCCATATCATCAACAAATGTTGTTTGAAGATACTCGTAAACATCTTGAAGGATATCCTGAAGAGATATCTCTTCATAGTTAACTAAAGTTAAATCAATAGTATCGTTAAACTTTAGCTTTCCGTGCTTACCTTGATAAACTTCTACAAGATCATCAATAACACCATTTAAGCCGTTATAAGCTTTATCAAGAGCTTTGTGCTCAGAAAAAGAATCCGTTTGCCAATGACAAATACGTAATTGGTTCTGAAGCTTAAGCAGATTGATTACAGCCTCGTGCATTAAGGAACGTTAGGCTGATGGGTAGTAGCAGAAGATGTTAAAGCTTTATAAACATCTTGAGGATTTAAATTTTGAGATTTAGCAAAAGCTAAAAGGTTAGGATCGTTAGCTTGTAAATTAGGCTTAGCACCAGTAACAGCAGCTGCAGCTTTAAGAGGGTTAGGCTGTGCTCCAGTAGAAGGACTAGGAGTTAAAGTTTGATTAGGAGGATTAGAAGTAGCAACAGGACCAGTAGCAGTAGGAGCACTTGCGGTTGCAGCAGAGTTTCCGGCCTGAGGAGCAGGTGTTCCTAGAGCCATATCTTCAAAAACAGATTTTAGAGCAGATGCGAATTTAGACATATAATATATTTATTGAAAGTTCCATAAAAACAATTGTTCAGGGGGCTTAAAGGGTCTTTAATTCACTTATTGGGGGTCTTCAGTTAAATCAACTGTACCATTTAAAAAAACTTTATATTTTTTCTTCAGGAAGGAAAACAGTTCATTCGATCTAGCAAACTTGTCTAAGTTCTGTGCTACGTTACGATTCTTTTCAATTGCACCTAGCGCAGCTGTTGACGTATCCGGTGAATCAAACTTCTTTACCTTACACCAAGGCACGGGTAATATCTTAAGGACCTTATCAAGTCCCTTGTCAACAAAATTCTTCAATACACCATTAGTAATAGGGTAAAAAACCAGTACTTTAGGGTACTTTGAATTACAGCTCTTGTACCCTTCTAGAAACTTTTCTAAACAAAAATGATAAAAAAAGCGGGACACATCTGTTGAACCCCTTCCGGTAGTATTAAGAGGTATGTTATAACGCTTACAAGCCGTTAATACTTCTTTAGTAGCTTGTTCTAATAGAGGATAGAAATCTATAGTACAAATCCTCTTATCAGGGTATTCTTTTATTTTCATACCCATATTATAATGTAAATTTATTTCTGCAACAAGCTTTCAATTTGCTCGTGGGTTAAACCATCCTCTAGAGCTGCATCTACTGCTCTATGTAACTGTTCAAAAACATTTTCAAACTCATCTGTATGCTTTAACAGCTTTTTATGATCTTCCTTATTATAGTTTAATTTTGTTTCTTTTTCGAGGATTGTTGCACGGTTAATAAGATCTAACTTAGATCCCAAATAACGCTTTATTTTAATAAAGTTTTTGGTTATAGGGGAGAAAGCAGCACGCTCCTCTTCCGTTATAGGTTCTTTAATTTTATTTCCGCTCTCGTCAATAATACCTAACTTGTATGCTCGGTATTCCTTAAGATCTTTAAACATTTCGTGCATATAAAACCCGTTAACTAGTGATTCTTTTAACATATTATTATACATTATTCCGTGAATATGTACTTTACCAAAAGGGTTTGTTAAGCAGCCATTACCGTAGTTGGTTGAACCGCAATATGAACAAAGCTTGGTGTCATCAGGATGAAAGTGTATACCGTGAGGACCGTAGTTACAACCTCTACCGTAACTCGTACTCTGACAATACATACATCTATTAACCTGCTTCATGTCTTTTATTTAATCTTAGCACTTTTAGGAGGTCTACCTATTCTTACATTTATTATACCGTTATAGTAGTCTTCCCTTAAAAGAACCTGTTTATCGAGTTGCTCTTTAATTTCATAATATGCTAATTCCCACTTCGAATTACATTCTTTTATAATTTCAAAACAAAACTTATCTTTTCCGTACTTTGCTATATCTTCATTTAGTTCATTTGAGGAGCTTGTGTATAACTTCCAATCAGATTCCTTATGTTCTATTCTATTACGTGTTTTACCCTTAAGAGGTTTACGTTTAATACGACTTGTACACTGCTTCTTACCTATATACTTTTTATTTAAAACAGTATTGGTAATTTCATATATAAACCCAAAAGTACCCTCAGATATACTAACACCTTCTCTTACAATCCAATGTCCGTATTCCATTACTTTCTTTTATGTTTACGGCGCCTGGAATGTTTCTTTTTACTTTTTTTACCTGTTGAAAATACAGTTTTTACGACTCCATTACGAGTGATTACACCTTTACTTAAAGGTTTAACTATACGTGCATCTCCTCTTGCGTAGGTATCAGCTGAAAATTGTGTTGCTCCCTCCGCTCCTACACCCGGACCAAACGCACTACCAATACCACCAGATATATTAGCACTTTCTTTTAAAATAGAATTAACAATGTTGTCAAACAAAGACATATATAATATTTAGTGGTAAAAAGGTTAAAAGCACATATTATTAATGAGATGGAACAGGAAAGTACTATCTCTCTTTTACAGACATACGAGGAAGCGATTAAAAAATCGATCGCTCTTGATGAATTTAATATGAAGCAAGTTCAGTTAGACCTACCTGCTACGAGACATTACTGGGTTGGTAGGCTTATGTTCCATAAACAGGAAGTTATAAAGCTAAACAAGTTACGCCAACAAGCTCTCGCTAAAATTAGCGAAAAAATGAAAGCTGAATCACCCGTCGGTATAACTGCTAAGACTGCGGAAATTGCAGCTAGCAATCACGAAATTATTACAAAAATAGATCATCAGATAGCAGAAAATGAATTACTTGTCGAGTATCTAGGTAAAGTTGAAACAAATTTTAGAAGTGTTAGTTACGATATAAAAAACTTAATAGAAATTATTAAGCTTGAAACAACATAATGAAGGTTTTATTTGATTATGATTTTGGTAGAAAGAAGGGTGTAATTACAACTGATTATCTACCTAACATAAGAGAATATTTTTCTGTTGAAGATAAAAACCAAGCTTTTAAGAGACGTTTTGCAGTAGGTTATCGTCCCTCAACAAGACAATACGTAATTACACCTCAAGGTAGATTTGAGATTAGATTAGCACCAACAATAATTGAATATCTACAAAGTTTAGAAATTAAATTTGATATCACAATAAGTGACGCTTTTAAGAAAGCGTACGAACCGCCTTTTTTATTTGAGGATAAAATTGCAAAACTTAATCTACCATTAAGAGATTATCAGGAAGAAACTATTAAAGCAGCTATAAAAAATAGAGGTGGTGTTATAATTCTACCTACGTCAGCAGGTAAAACTCTTGTTATGGCTACTCTTGTTAGTACAATACAGGAGCAAGTTAATAAATGTAAAACATTAATTTTAGTACCTGATCTACAGTTAGCTACTCAGACATCTAGTGATTTTATTGAGTACGGAATACCAGAAAGTAGTGTAACAAAATGGACAGGTAGTAATGAACCAGATCCAAACGCTTCAATTATTATTTCAAATGCTCAGATATTACAATCTGAAAAACAAGATTTATCAGCTCTTAAAGATATAGACCTTCTTATTGTTGATGAGGTACATAAGATTAAACATGGTAATAAAGTAAATAAAGTTATCGACAAGATACCTGCTAAGTTTCGCTACGGTTTAACAGGTACATTACCCGACAATAAAATGGACCAATGGAATATTTTTGGTAAGATAGGTAAGATTATATACACAAAGAAGTCGATAGATTTAAGAGAACAAAAATATATAACCGACGTTACTGTTGCTGTACTTAAGTTACACTATAGAAATCTACCTGCATTCACAACACCGTCTATGTCTAACCCTACCGCAGGGTATGAGGAAGAAATACAATTTTTACAAACTAATAAATTTCGTAATGAGGTAATAACTAAACTCGTTAATGGTGTATCAAACAATATTCTCATTATGGTTGATCGTATCGCACATGGTGAAGAACTACACAACGTACTTTATAATAATACTAATAAAATGGTTTATTTTGTACATGGAGGTGTAGAGGTAGATGAAAGAGAAAAAATACGCGAACTTATGGAGACAAGCGACAATATCGTATGTATTGCTATATCTAAAATTTTTAGTACCGGTATTAATATTAAAAACTTACACTATGTTGTGTTTGCAGCTATTGGAAAAGCTAGGATAAAAATTATTCAATCCATAGGTAGAAGTCTTCGTCTACACGCTAATAAAAAACGTGCTACAATTTTTGATATAGGAGATAATCTACGTTACGGTAATTCTCATTTACAGGAAAGAATAGAACTATACACAAATGAAAGTATAGATTTTACTGTAAAAGAGCTACTGGAGAGTTGATTAAACATATCAATCGTATATTATTGATTAAATTTTATGATTAAAAAACAAAAAGATGCGTTCGTCGGATTCGAAGAGCCAGATCTAGATGAAATACTAGACGATAAAGCTATTACAAAAGGTAAGAAGAGAGTCAGACGTACTAAAGAAGAGCTTAAGCCAAATTACGTTGACCCGATTGAGATGGAAAATCTTATAAAGGAGTACTACAAAACTAACGATCTTAAGAATGAACTAGCCGACATGATTCAAAAGATCGGTACACGTCTAGGGTACGCACAGAACTTTATTAACTATTCATATAAGGAAGAAATGATTGGGGACGCGATCATTAAGATGATGACTGCTTTAACTAGAAAGAGATTTAAGTGTGATAGCGGGTATAATCCTTTTTCTTACTTTACAAAAGTAGCTTATAGAGCATTTCAAAATAGAATTAAAAAAGAAAAGAAAGAACATGAAACTATTCATAGATATCAAAATGAAGTTTATGAACTACTAGCAGAGAGTGGTCAGATACCCTATCAGAAAAATGCTCACAGAGAAGATGACGGTAGTGATCACTATGACGATTCACTAGCAACAAATGATGAATAATATCACAGGTCCAAAAATAGCCTGTATAAGTGATATACACTTAGGTGTACATCAAAACTCGCAGACCTGGCATGATATAGCTATCAAATTTGCTTATTGGTTAAAATCGACATTACTTGAACGCAATATTAAAGATATTATTATTGCAGGAGATATCTTTCATGATAGACATTTAATTGGTGTTAACACAATACATGCTGCGAATAGATTTTTTAATATATTAGAAGATTTTAATATTGTAGCAATAACTGGTAATCATGATTGCTTCTATAAAGATAAATCTGACGTTAATTCGATTTCTATTCTTAATAATAAGAACGTAACAGTTTTTGAAGAGTTACGTAATTTTAAAATTAGAGATAAATCATTTACATTTTGCCCTTGGGGTACTGAAGCTAAGAGTATACCTAAGTGTGATGTTATAGTTGGACATTTTGATATTATTAATTTTAGAATGAACCAACATAAAGTATGTGAGCATGGTTTTGAAAATACCTTTTTACATGATAAGGCTGATTTAGTTATATCAGGTCATTTTCATTTTAGAGAGCATAGGTTCTACCCTGGTGGTAAAAGTATATTATATCTAGGTTCACCTCATGAGTTAGATTTTGGAGACAGAGATCAACAAAAAGGTGTTTCGATATTAGATGTAGATACGCTAGATGTTGAATTTATTGAAAATACATTTTCACCTAAGCATAAGAGAATTAATACTGCAAAAATATTTGACGGTTCTATAAAGAATGTTGAGGAGATAGTAAGAAACAATATAGTTAGTCTTTATGTTGATAACAAATTAACCGCTCAACATATTGATTCTATTATTACAAAAATATCGCAGTATAAACCTCTCTCTTTAAGAACTGAATTTAATCTCTTAGAAGAAAAACAAGTTGAAGGAGAAGAATTAGAAAATTTAAGTTTCGACATTGAAACAGCGTTACAAGAATTTGTTAATTTATTAACAACTGATGTAGATAAAAGAAGTATACTAGATAAATGCTTAGAACTATATAAAATATCACAACAAACAAATGAATAATCAAATAGCAATTGGTATTATTACAAAGCCATCTCTTCAAAATGAAGAAGAACCAGGTATATTTTTTTCCTCTATAGGTAAAAATGTTACCGCTACTAAAAATAGCTTTCTACGACGCTTTATTGATAACGAACAGTATCAGTATTTTGTTATATACAACACAAACAATGAACTACCTCCCTTATCTGTTAATTCATTGAGAATTGTAGCTGAACAGTACGTAAATACTATTATTTCAACTGGTATCAACTACCTCACAGGGCCTCTTAAAACAGGTACTGTTATAGATTATGGTAGTGTTAAGATAAATGTAAGCAACGGTAGCGAGCAAAAAGTTGTTTTAGAGGTTTTTACAAGACAAGCAATAGATAAAATTGGTTATTTAGATGTAAGACTTAACGATTCATTATGCTCAATGGATTATGCAATTAGATTAGGAAGTACAAACTTATACCCTTCAAGTATTGATAAGACTACACCCTGGTTATTTGATATCGTTCAAAAGGACGATAAAGTTGCTAAACAAACTCTAGAGATGTACTCTAGTGGCTGGTACAAATACAAATATAATGTACTACCCTGGGATCAGCTAATACCTAGTATTGACGATCTTAAACCACAACTAAAAGAAATTAAAAATGGAAACAAATAATAAAATAGGTATAGGTATTGTAACATACAATAGAGAGAATTACTTTAAAAAGAGTTTTAAAACTATACCTGTTGATAAGATACAACATGTTGTAGTTGTAAATGACGGTACGCCTTACAGTGATGATCTATACCCGAATAAAGATAATTTTACATTAATACAGCATAAAACCAATAAGGGTGTTGGTATTAGTAAAAATGATGCTACAAAGCTTTTATTAGAAAAAGGTTGCGATTACATTTTCTTAATAGAAGATGATATCCTTATTAAGGATGAAAGTGTTTTTCAGAGATATATAGATGCTTCAAAAGGCACAGGTATACAGCATTTTAATTATAGTCAGCACGGACTTATGAATAAAATGTTTAGATCCGAAACCCCTAACCCTAGAACTGTTATAAGCTATTCAGAGGATCTTTCAATTGCATTATATCCACATTGTGTGGGTGCGTTTTCTTTTTATACGCGTAAGTGTCTTGAAGAAGTAGGGTTAATTGATGAGTTATTTTTTAACGCGTGTGAACACGTAGAACACACTTATAGAATTATACAAAAAGGAATGCATCCGCCATTCTGGTATTTTGCAGATATTGCAAACTCAAATCAATACCTAGAGGATATTCCTTGGACTCTTCAAACAAGTACAATTAGTTCAAGAAGCGATCATCAAACTATAGTTAGAGCAGCTGATGAAATTTTTGTTAAAAAGCATGGCACCGTACCTGGTGGCATACCTGATACCCCGCTTGATTTAGTAAAAAAATCCTTAAAAGAAATTTATAAGCAAAATGGATAATTTAACTCTTATATCTTGCTCATATAACACTCCTGTTGTTACGTCTAATATGTTAAAAACATTTAGAGCGTTTCACCCAGAATGTAATATATTAATATGTGAAAATTCTATAGATAATCTTACAAAAGATATTCTCAAAAGAGCAAATATACCATTTGTTGAAAATAAAGGAGGTATACACGGACCTTCGGTTGATATTTTACTTAAAAACGTAAAAACAGATTATGCTTTACTAGTAGATACGGATGTTATTTTTCTATCAAATCATGATGAAATCTTTAGACAATTTAAAGAGATGGATTTAACACTAATGGGAGAAATAGTAGGAGACCGTGCAGGTAAAAAACTATATAATAGAGTACATCCTTGGCATTGTTTTATAAACGTTAAGCATGTAAAAGATCATAATATTAATTTCTTTGATATTGAAAGACAAAAGAGTAGAGGAGAAAAGAGATACGATATCGGTTCTTCGTTTTTCGAAGATATTAGAAAACATAAATTAAAAATTGGTAACTATAACGGTAGCGGAGTACTATATAAACACTACGAAGGTATGTCCTGGCATGTTAGTAAATACGGCGAAAAGGATGAAGATATAGACGTAAGTAGTACTGCAACACATAATAATGTCGGTATATTAATGCATGGTCAGCACGTACAGCGTATATACGCACAAGAAACAAAACACCTCGAAGGTATAACTCTATGATCGATATTATTATACTTACATATACAAAAAATAGTGAGTATTATGAAATGGTATTAAGATGTATTACGTCTTACCTTAAAGAAGAACAGTATATTAATAATATTATTCTGGTTGAGAGTAATAAAGACTTTGATAACTCTATTTGGAAAAATATTTCTAATAAAATTATTAGTGTTGTACCGCCTTACGATTTCAATTACAACAAATTTCTTAATATAGCTTTGACATACTGTACATCAGAGTTTATTTGTATTTCAAATAACGATGTTATAACAAAACCAAAATGCCTTGAGAACATGGTATTTGCGTTTAATAAAATTAACACTCTCATGTCTGCAAGCCCGGTAGATCGTTCCTGGCATAGAAATACATATAATGATTTCCCAGAAGATAATACTTTATATTTTGGTTATGAAACAACAAAATTTTTATTAGGTTTTTGTTTGTTTATGCGTAAACAGGTTTTTGATATTATTGGTAAATTTGATGAGCGTTTTGATTTTTATTTTCAAGATAACGATTATGAACGCTGTCTACAGGCAAACAAATTACCGCATGCTTTAAATACAGCATCCCAAATTGAACACGGGCTAAATAAACCCGAATCTGAAGAGACATCAGATCAGGTAAGAAAGAAACTTCTTGATGCTCAAGAAGTATTTTATAGAAAATGGAACACCGAAGGATTTACAAAAATAGTATAATTTATGGACATATTAACTGAAATAGGACTAAAATGTAGTACAGATAAAGCTGTAAACCATCACTTTACACAAATATATAATGAAAAACTTTCAAATTTTAGAAATACTTACACTTCTATTTTAGAAATAGGTGTTTTCTTAGGCCAATCGTTACGTATGTGGAAAGAATACTTTCCAAAAGCAACAATATACGGTTTCGATATAGAAGATCGAAAATACCTACAAGAGGATCGTATTGTAATTGAACAGGGCGATCAAACAGATATTAATTTTTTACAGAGTGTTTTTAACGGAGTAGAATTTGACCTTATAATAGATGATGGAGGTCATACGATGCTTCAGCAGCAAGTATCAATAGTTAATATTTTTAACAGACTTAAAAGCGGAGGAATTTACATATTAGAAGATTTACACACAAGTCTATTAGAAACTAAAACAGAAAGCACAACTTTAAGCCTTTTAAAAGATATTAAAAACATTAACTGTTCAGATTATAAAAATTTTTATGTAACCGAAGAACAAATTTTGAATTTAAAAAACCAAATAGAATTTTGTGAAGTATATTCAACAAACAACGGACAAAGTATTACATCATACATTGTAAAAAAATAAAGTAGCAATGATTAATGTATCATATACAATATTCATGTGCGGGTAATAAGCTTTAAAACACTTACAGTTCGTAATTTTCTATCGGTAGGTAGTGAACCGATAGTTATTAACTTTCAATCAGGTATTAATGTCATTACAGGCATTAACTACGATAAGGAAGATTCTAAAAACGGTGTAGGTAAATCGACAGTCGTCGATGCATTGCATTTTGCGTTATTCGGTTCAACGATTAGAGAACTAAGTAAAGATCTTATTGTTAACTCTTATAATAAAAAACATTGCGAAGTTAAACTCGAATTACAAATAAGCGTAAACGGTATAACAAACAATTATACCGTAACACGGTCCTTAGGACCTACAAAATGTTCCATCTTAAAAGATGGTGTTGATGTCACGCGTTCAACTTTACCTAAAACAAACGAGTATATACAACAGTTAGTAAACTCTACTAGCAAAATATTTCAAAATACTGTTGTAATGACGATTAATAATACTGTACCTTTTATGGCACAGTCTAAAGTTGATAAACGAAAATTTATCGAAAGCACGCTTAATCTAGAAGTGTTTTCAGAGATGCTTTTAAAAGCTAGAGAGCAATACAATGAGTTGAAGAGAGAGTATGATGTAGTTTTTGCTAAAAAAACAACAATTGATAAAACTCTTGAATTTAATCTAGTACAACTTAATCAGTTCAATGTTAATAAACAAAACAAAATAAAAGATCTTGAGGTTAAAATTGAAAACAATAACAGCAATTATACCCTACTTAAAAATAGTATAATTGATGTACCAGTAAATATTGAAGAGCTTATTTCAAATAAAGAAACAGAACTAAACGAGCTTCAAGTTGCAGCAGATACTGAGCATACAAATACATTACAGCAGTTAACTACTGCTAAGTTCGAATTAGAAACAAATATTAACAATATTAAAGAGATTGAAAAGGTAGGTTCATCGTGTAAGCTGTGTCAACGACCATACTCTGAAGAAGATACGACACATAGAACTGATGCTATTAATAAGTTAAAAGAAAAAGAAGTACAGTACACTAAAAACGTAAGCAAGTGGCAAGAGCAATACGATAATGTTAAAGAAAACATTAAGTATATTAAACAGCAATTTAGAGAACTACAAGATAAAAAAGATAAGATTAAAGATCTTAAAAATAAAAATATTATCTGTACAAATAAGCTTAATATTATTGAAGAAAGTAATAACGAGATTCTAAGAGATATCGAATCTGTTAAACAAGAAACTAACACTTCTTTAGAAGAAAACGTTAAAAATTTAACAATAGAGCAAAATAACTACATCCAACAAATAGATGCGTTAGATTTAAATTTAAACGTATTGGATAGTGTTAAATTTGTTGTTTCAGAGGAAGGAGTTAAAGCTTATATTGTAAAAAAAATATTAAAGCTATTGAATGCTAGATTAGCTCACTACTTAAATGCACTACATGCAAATTGCTTATGTCAGTTTAACGAGTTTTTTGATGAGCAAATTATCGATGAAAATAACGAAGTTAAATCTTATTTTAACTTCTCTGGTGGTGAACGTAAAAGAATTGACCTCGCCTGTTTATTTGCTTTTCTAGACATTAGACGCTTACAGGGCGATATTAATTTTAGTACTATTTTTTATGATGAACTACTCGATTCCTCTTTAGACGACAAAGGTGTTGAATTAGTAATGAAAGTATTACGTGAACGTCTTGAAAAATATAATGAAGGATGTTATATTATAACACATCGTAGTAACGCTATTAACAGTAAAGTTGATAGTATTATTCAGCTTGAAAAAAGAAACGGTTTTACATATATATTAAACAACAATGAGCAACTATAATCTCGTACGAACTAGCTTAGACACAACAATAGGTGCACCTGTTGGCCTACCTTTAGGTATGCCTTCAACATTTTGTGCTGTACCTACAAGAGGTTCTTTTGAATTACCTCCACCTGAAATACCTGGGGCAAATCTACCAAGAGCTGTAAATTATTTAGCTGATTACGGTGGCTGTAGTTTTTATCGTTGTATGGCTCCTAACTCCATGCTTAATCTCTATAATAAAGCTGTTGTGTTAGAATTAACAACGATGGTTCTGGATCCTAGATTTTATCAGGGCATTCAGGCAGTTAAAATTCAACGCCAGGCAACACCAATTCAAAAAGAGTTTGTTAAAGTTCTTAAAGAGCTTTCCAAGCAAAACGGCTTTAAGCTTATTTACGAAATCGACGATATTGTCTTTAGAGAAGATATTCCAGATTACAACCGTAATAAAGATGCATTTACGAGCGATGAGATTCGAGGATCTATTCTCGATATTATGAACATGTGTGATGAGGTTACTGTTACATGTGATTTCATGAGAGATTATTTTATTGAGAAAACAGGTAATAAAGCTACGACTGTAATACCGAACTATCTATTGAAATGGTGGTTTGATCGCTATTACAACCTCGATAAGCTTATCAAAGGATACGAAAAGAATAAAAAGAAACCCGTTATTTCAATTTTTGCTTCAGGTACACACGTAGACGTAGTTAACCGTGTTAATCAAGCAGACGATTTTGCACATGTAGTTAATGCTGTAATGAAGACCCGTAAGGATTATCAATGGCAGTTTTACGGTTGCTACCCCCTACCGTTAAAACCGTTTGTTGATTCAGGTGAAATTATTTACAAGGAGTGGGTACAGTTACCAGACTTCCCGGCTTCTATGGCAGAGTCAGGTACACAGCTAACATTCGCTGCCCTACAAGATAATAATTTTAATCGTGCTAAATCTAATATTAAATTATTAGAAGCAGGAGCAATGGGTCTACCTTGTGTTTGTCCAGATATGGTAACATATAAGGATGCTCTCTTAAAGTATAAGACAGGTGATGAGTTTATTGATCAAATTAAATATGCTCTTAAAGATCAAACTCGTTATGCTGATCTTTGTAAGAAGTCACGTGCGTTTACTGATAACTACTGGCTTGAAGATGAAAAGAATCTCGGAAAACATCACGAAGCATATTTTACGCCGTTTGGTTCTAATGAAAGAACATATCTTCTTGAGACAAATCCAAAATTATCTTGAAACAAATTAAAACCGGTCTATTATTAGCGTGTGTATAGAAACGCATCTTATAACCCTAAAGACGGTTTAGTATATCTTAGAACTTGGACAGAAGACGGTCAGCGTATAGATACTGAAGTACCGTTTATACCGTTCTTATATACAGAAAAAGAAGGCGCTCAGGATGGTGTTTCTATTTTTAAAACCCCTTTAAAAAGACATTCATTTAGAAATTCTTTTGAACGTAATAAGTTCGTTCAAGATACAGGTAACCCAAGACTCTTTGGTAATTTACCTGTAGATCAGCAGTTTCTTATCGAAACCTTCAAAGAGGATGTACATAAAGAGGAATTCAGTAAGTTTCCTCTTAAGGTTTATTTTATCGATATTGAAACGTATTCACCGAATGAATTTCCTATACCCGAACGAGCAAAAGACCCTGTTACCCTCATTACTATTCTTGATACAATTACAGGTAAAATACACACTTGGGGGTTAAAGAACGACTATACACCTAAACTAGATAACGTTACATATTATAAGTGTAGTAACGAGGAAGAACTATTTGAACGGTTTGTTAATTTTTGGAAAAAGGATCCACCAGATATTCTAACAGGATGGAATACCGAGCAGTTTGACGTGCCGTATATTATTAATAGAGCAAAAAACCTCTTAGGTGAAGAGTTTATTAAACAATTATCACCAGTAAGAGAACTTAATTACCGTTCTAATTTTGCTAAGTTCGGTAAAGATGTAGGTCGCTGGTACATTACAGGTATTAGCTGTTTAGACTACATGGAAATTTATAAGACTTACTCTAAAGGAGATAGAGAGTCGTTTTCGTTGAATTATATTGCCGAATACGAGTTAGGTGAAGGTAAGCTTGCAATTAACGCTACAAACCTTTCAACATTAGCTGAAACAGATTGGGAAAACTTCGTTGATTACAATATTCAGGACGTCGATCTTCTACGTAAAATGGAAGATAAGCTTAACTATCTTAAGATCATTCGTCTACTAGCATACAAAGGATGTACAAACTTTGAACGCGCACTCGGTAAAGTATCTATTGTTACAGGTGCAATGACTTTACAAGCCCAAAAACAAGGATACATTATACCTACATTTAAAAACGAAATTGAAAGAGAGGCTCTTGAAGGAGGTTATGTAAGAGATCCCGAACGAGGTCTCAAAGAAGCTATTGTAAGTTTTGACGTTAACTCCCTATACCCTAACACTATTATTACTTTAAACATTTCACCTGAAACTAAATTAGGTAAAATAGTAACAGGAGATGTTGAAGTAGATAAAGAAGTTCAAATTAAACTTGTCAACGGTGGTACATTTACTATCACTGTTGATAAACTCAAGCAATTCTTAAAAGCAGAAAACGTATCACTTTCAAAAGCTGGTGTACTATATTCTCAAAAGTTTAAAGGTGTTTGTCCTAATTTGATTAATAGTATTTATGATGAGCGAGTTTATGCTCGTAAGAGAATGCTTGAGCTTAAGAAAACAAAGAAGCAAGATAAAGAAACAACATCCTCTATACAATACTTCGATACCCTACAGTATACGTTAAAAATTCTTCTAAATTCTATCTATGGTACGTTTGCAAATAAGCATTCTGCTTTCATGGATATTGATAATGCATCCTCTATTACACTTACAGGTCAAGCTGTAGCTAAAGCAGGTGGACATATTATTAACGAATTTGCAAAAGAAACTTTTAAAACAGATAATTCATTAATCTTAAGTGGTGATACTGACTCGTTATACATTACAATTCAGCCAATTCTTGATAAACTTAATATCAAACTTGCTGACAATAATATTGTTACTGAGCAATCTCATACAATTATCAACGCAATTGATAAGCATTTAGGTACAAAAATTCTTGACTGGGCTAGAGAAGAATTAAATTCAGCAGATCCGAGATTTGTATTCAAGAGAGAAGCCATTGCTGACGTAGGAGCTTTCTTACAAAAGAAACGATATATCTTACATATTCTTGATGATGAAGGGGTACCTGTTAGTAAATTTAAATATGTAGGTGTTGAGCTTGCACGCTCAACAACACCTCAAAAAGTAAAAGAGGTAATTAAGAAAACCGTAAATACAGCCTTCCTGTCTAGAGATGTTAAGAAGACAAATGAAGTTTTTAGAGAAGCTTACGATACGTTTAAGACACTCAGTGTTGCAGAAGCTGCTTTTAGAAAATCTGTAAAAGAATACGAAAAGTATTCACAAGGTGCATCTCTATCAAAATTTAACAAAGCAACTCCTTGTCACGTAAAAGCATCTATTGCGTATAATTTACTTTTAAATGAGTTAGAGCTCGAAACCAAATACGAGACTATTAAATCAGGACAAAAGATAAAATACTTCTACGCTTCTAAAAATAAGTATGGGTTAGATGCAATAGCATTTACAAGTGAATATCCAGAGGAATTTAATTCAATTAAAATTGATTACGATAAGATGTTTAGTAAGATTGTAGTACCACCTATTGAAAGTGTTTATGAAGCTATCGGTTGGAGACTACCACAAATAGGTAAAGAGGTTCAAACAGACTTATTTGATTTATTATCTTGAGCTATAATTTCTTTTGTAAATAAACGTATTAATTCAGCACCTTTAATTTTTAAAAGATGTTCACTTTCTACTTTAAAAAACTGTAAACCTTTTCTAAGACATTCAGCTTTATTTGTAGCAGCTGTATCCCAAAAATAAATAGGCCCTACTTTTATCACGTAGACTAATTTTTTTACAATTATATACTGGATATCTTCTTCGTTAGACATTATTATTGATCAATATTTATGTTAATTAGCCACGAGACACCTATATCTTTCCTAGATGTATCAAAATCTTATAATGATTATGATTATGCGCTTGTACATCTATTTAAAGAGCATCCTGAATATTATAAGTTCTTTGAAGATTCAGTTAAAGAAGGCAGACATGTTCTTCTTGACAACTCAATTTTTGAGTTAGGTACAGCATATGATTCTGACGAATTCGCTTATTGGGTATCTCGTCTTAAACCAACTGAATACATTGTACCAGATGTACTTGAAAATACTGAAGAAACAATCGAAAGCTACGCAAAATTTACTGAGAAATATTCTGTACTACCAGGTAAGACAATAGGTGTTGTTCAAGGTAAGACATATGAGGAGATTGTAAAATGTTATCGTTTTATGTCGAGTATAGCAGATAAGATCGCTATTTCATTCGATTATAGTTTTTATCTTAACGAATGGCCTGATCTTGCGAGCGTTCAAAAGGAACTTGACTGGGGAGATATGATACCTGACGTTTTAAAAGATTTTAAATTTAATAAATGGTCAAATTATGCTTTAGGTCGTATATGTCTTATTGAAAGGTTGTATAGAGACGGCATTATTAATCATGATAAACCTCATCATCTACTAGGATGTAGTGTACCCTGGGAGTTTGGATTTCAAAATCTTAAATGTATTGAAACAATTGACACATCGAACCCAATTGTTGCAGCTATCTTAGGTAAGCGTTACGGTCTTCTTAGAGGATTAGATGAAAAATGGTCAGTAAAGCTTGTTGATTTTATTAGCTCTACATTAACATCTGAACAAATTACTGATGTTTTGTACAACACACACGTATTTAAAAAGCTCTGTACGTTCGTATCATGAGACCTTGGGTAACTTTTTTTAGTCAAACAGGTAGTGAGATTTACAATCTTTCAAAGAAACTTAACCGTACACCTGATCTTATTATAACCAATAGACAGGATTTAAACGGCGTTAATCAAAAACTTATTAACGAGTTTGGAGCTAGAATTTTTCAAATTAGTAAATCGCCTTCTATAGAAGAGTATAAACATCATATACCTAAAAACGCATTCGTTACGTTACACGGATGGTTGAGGATTATACCGGGTGAAATATGTGAAGAGTATGAAATATATAATCTACATCCTGCTAATCTCTTGCTTCATCCTCATCTTAAAGGCAAGGACCCTCAAAAAAGAGCTGTACAAGAACTTCAGAAATGGTCAGGTAATACAATTCATCGCTGTACTGCCGAACTTGATGGCGGTAAAATAGAAGAGTATAGTACAATTCTTATAGAAGGGGTACTTGAGTTTGAAGTTTTAGAAAAACTTCATAAGGATGCTACAAATTTATGGTTTACATTTTTGAATAAGAGGTTATTATATTCAGCATGAAGGTAGCTATTTCAGGAGCTCATAGTCAAGGTAAAACTACTCTTGTAAATGCGTTACAAGATAGCGGTTTATTAGATGATTTTTCTTTTAAAACTTCTTTAACAAGAGGTATGCAGGAGGCAGGTTATAATATAAATGAGGATGGTGATGAGGTAACTCAATTAGCTATTATGACTAAACATCTTCAGCGTCTTAATGAAGACGGTAATATTATTTACGATCGTTGTGCTTTAGATGGTTATGCATACTCAATGTCTTTGGTTAAAGACTTAAAAGTGCTGAGTGCTATTAGAGAATTGTTTTATGCAATGATTGATAGATATGATATTATTTTTTATGTTGAACCGGAATTGCCGTTAGTAGAAGACGGTCAACGAACTGTTAATAGAGATTTCTTTGAATGTGTAGTGCAATCGTTTCAAGCTATTATACAATCGTATAAAGTTCCTGTTATTAGAATTTCAGGTTCAGTTGAAAATAGAGTTATGCAAGTGCTTAATTCTATTGAACGCTGGGAAACACAAAAATACGAATATAACAACCCTTACGAATTATGAGTACAACAAACCTAACTGATATTGCGTCGAAGACACTTGGATCTTCAGCTTCGTACGCAATTTATACCGAGCAATTTGATCCATCATTGCTTAATCCAATGCCAAGAGAATTAGCGAGAGCTGATCACGGTATTACCGGCAATGAATTTGTCGGTTTTGATACATGGCATTGCCACGAAGCAACATTTCTCCTCGATAACGGCTACCCTGTAGCAGGTACGTTAAAGTATACATACCCTGCTGAGTCAAAGTTTATGGTAGAGTCAAAGTCTGCTAAACTCTATCTCAATTCTTTTGATATGTGTAAGATGGGTAGTTCTATTAAGGAAGCTATCGTTAACTACGAAGAGCAAGTTAAGAAAGATCTTGAAGCTGCTCTACAGACACCTGTACATGTTTGCTTCTTTCCGTCAGGTTCAGATGTAAATTCGTATAATGCGTTCGAAGATGAATATCTCGATCTTTATTGGGAACTCTACGGTAAAGCAGATTCTATTGAAATAACTGACTATTCCTCTCAGGTAGATCATCTTAAGTTTTATAAGTTGCATCCAGAAGACAATCAGCCCGTAACAAGTCGCTGGTTTACTAATGCTCTTCGTTCACGTTGCCGTCATACTAAACAGAAGGATACAGGTGCAGCATATATTCTTATTAAGACAAAAGACGGCATGGCAGTTGATCCGGAGTCTCTTTTTAAGCAGATTGTATCTCTCCGTGAAGTTAATGAATTTCATGAGTTTTGTGCTGAGAAACTATTTACAACTATTATGAAGCATCCTGAAGTAACTGATTGCTGTGTTACTCTTCTTTACTCCCGTAGAGGTTCACTGGATATTAATCCTGCAAGAGCTTCTAGAGCCGATCTACTACCCGAAGCTTTGTTCAACGTGAACAAATACACAAATAAAGCAATGGGGCAGTAGAATTACACAACAAACCAATATAATATATTAACGATATGAGCGAAACAACAAAACTAATCACATTCCTTGACACAATTGGCCGCACTGTTATTGCAGAGCGCGTTGATGAGAGAACAACCGATGCTGTTCTTACAGTCAAGAATCCCGCAGTAGTACAGGTAATGCCTAATCAGCAAACCGGTCAGCTGGCTCTTCAGATTCTGCCTCTCTTCTTTAGAGAGTTTCAGGCTGATAAGACAGAAGCTACATACTGGAAGTATCAGCGTAATCTTATTACGGAGTCTGAGGATATTGCCTTTGACTTTAAGCTTGATGCTCAGTATAAGCAGATCTTTGCTGCTCTTCCTGCAGCACCTCAGCCTGCTCAGGGTGAACCTCAGGTAGTAAAGCTATTCGAGGATTAATAGTATTGACTTAATCTAAAGATATACTATTATATCGCATTATGGCAAAAGACAAAAACGACCTCTCGAATTTAAAAGATATTTTTAAATCTGTTGATGATTTAAATCCAGACGCTGCAGTACTCGATGCTGCAACTCTATCAACTGCAGAAGATTGGATCGATACAGGGTCTTTTGCCTTAAATGCTATTATTTCAGGCTCCATGTATAAAGGTATACCTGGAGGACGTATTACGGGTTTTGCTGGTCCCTCGATGGCTGGCAAAACCCTTATTATGAATAAGATTATGGCTAACGCTCAGAAGAAAGGTTATATCCCTGTTATTTGGGACTCTGAGGTTGCCGTAGATAAGAAAAGTGCTGAAGGCGCTGGTATGGATACTTCCCGAGTTAAGTATTACCCTGTTGAGACAATTGAAGATTGTCGTAATCAAATGTGCGCATTCCTTGATAACGTTATCAAGGCTAATAACCCCGATTTAAAATTTATTGTAGCTATTGATTCACTAGGTAATCTAGCTAGTGCTAAAGAAATTAAAGATTCCGCAGCCGGTAAGGATGCAGCAGATGTAGGACAAAGAGCAAAAGCTATTAAATCAATGATGCGTATTCTTACGTATAAAGCTGCTAAAGCTAAAGTACCTATTCTCTTTAGTAACCATATCTATGAAGGCATGGAAATGTTTCCGACACTTGTTAAAACACAGAGCGGTGGTAAAGGCCCGATCTATCTTGCTTCTGTGCTTGTACAACTTAGCACCCGTAATGAAAAAGCGAGTGATAATCCAAATGAAGAGTCTGTAGCTATTGCTCACAACATCTCAGGTGTTACACTAGGTGCATTAACAGTAAAAAACCGCTTTGTGCCTTCTTACCTTAAAACTGAGTTGTATCTCAACTTTAAGACAGGTCTTGATAAGCATGCTGGTCTTTTTGAGATTGCAGAAGCTTTTGGAGTTATTGAGAAGCCAGGTCGTACTGTTTTGTATAAAGGTGAAAGCCTTGGTTACCGTAAAGATCTTGAAAAGGATGCTAAATTCTGGGAAAAGATTATGCCAGACATTGAAAAGGCTCTTCAAGAAAAACTTTGTTACGGTACGAGTTCTACAGTAGATCTCGAAGAGGAAGTCGATAATATCGATAGCTAATGTCTAATAGCAAACTCGACCTTGACTATTACGAAAATATCATTCTATATAATTCGTTAGTAAGTCAGGAATATCTCTCTACTATTATAGAATACGTAGATCCTACGTATTTTAGTGATAAAAATATCGCTACTATTTTTAAGGTAGTAACCTCTTTCTTTACCGAAAGAGGTGCAGTACCTAATCACACTGAAATTAAAACTCGCTTAACTTCTGATGAAGAGAAGAGAGCGTTTAACGAGGTAGCAGATAAGTTAAAGCGTATCGATAATAAGTTTAATCGAGACGAATTGCTTGCTAATACAGAGCATTTCTTAAAAGAGCGTTGTCTGTATAACACTATTGTTGATACTGCAGATAAGTTTGCACAAGGTAAAGCTGACACTGCAGAAATCTTACAACAATTTGAAAAAGCTTATAATATAAGTTTAACAGAGAATTTAGGTCATTGGTATTTTGACGATATTGATGAACATATTAAAGAGCTAACCACCATATATAACCCTATTCCTACAGGTTGGAAGTTTCTTGATGAGAAAATAGAAGGTGGGTTATTTCCTAAATCTCTCTACTGTTTAGTAGGTCAAGTTAATATTGGTAAGAGTATTTTCTTAGGTAATATAGCAGCTAATTATGTTCTTAGAAACAAGAACGTACTTCTTATATCTCTTGAAATGTCTGAGCATATGTATGCTAAGAGGGTTAGTGCTCAGATTACTCAGATACCGCACAACGAATTAAAAATGTATACTGATGAACTTAAAGATCAGGTACGTAATATTAAAGCACAGCTAGATAGTAAGCTTGTTATTAAGGAGTTTCCTCCTAAAACTGTAACCGTGCGTCAAATTGACGGTTATATGACAAAACTACAACATCATAATTTTAAACCCGATGTAGTTGTAATTGATTATATCAACTTGCTTAAACCAACTACAAAGAACCAAAACTCGTACGAAACTGTAAAAGAGATTGCAGAGCAATTACGTGCACTAGCATTCAAATATAATATACCGTTTGTTACTGCATCGCAGCTTAATCGAGGTGCTTTTAATACATCTTCTCCAGGTATGGAAGGCATTTCTGAGAGTATTGGTCTTGCTGCAACCTGTGATGTTATTTGCTCGCTTTGGCAAGAAGATGAAGATAAAGAATTAGGTGTTATTAAGCTCGGTATGACTAAAAACAGATTCGGCGCTAATTACGGTCATTGTGCGTTTAAGGTTAAATATGAAACCTTAACTCTTACTGAAACTAACCCTGATTTCTTTAGCACAGACAATCCTCAATTAGCAGTATCTGAAGCTCAAAATGCATTACAAAAGCTAGAAGAGCAATTAACATAAAAATGGATTTAGTAACAACTTTGATGTAAATAGTTGTTATTATATGTTAACAGAACAAACCCTAGAGAACTTTGTATTTCAAAATAACTCTCTTGAACAGATATGTTCTCAGGAATACATTAGAGGTGTATTGGTGTTCGGTTCTTATCTTTCTATTTTACATAATAAAAGAATAAACCCATCAACATTTTTTAATTCAATTTTAGAGAATTTAGAATTAAGAGAACTTTTTATAGAAGTTACAGGCTCAGAAAATACTAAAGAAGCTCTATTAGGACTCTTGCAACTTTACCCGGCGCTTATAAAATCGAAGAATACAAAAAAACTATTTAAAAAATCGATTAAAAAGTGACTGAACTAGAAAAAAGAATTTACAACAAACATTTAGCGGTATCTCGTTCTTTACGAAATAAACCTTTTAAGCTAAAAAATAATTTTACAGGTTTTGAGGATGATTCAAAATATATCTCTGTAAAACGTATAGCTGTTTTAGCTACAAAATATCCAGATCTGGATCTTGATACATATTTTATGGCTCCGTATAAGCTTTACCCGGATGTAGAATATTTTGATTTGGGCTATTTTGCATCTCCCAGAGCTTTAAAATCGTATACAATTTATAAACAAGAACTATTGCATAAATCCCCTGATAGTCAAATTGAAGATGTAACTGACTCATTAAGATTTATAGCGAAGTTCTGTATTGATAATAGTATTGACTTAACTGAGTATCCTACATTCTGTTTAAAAGGTATAGAGCCTGAATGGATGTATCATATAAAGAAAAAACAAATTAATTTGTATTCTTTAATGGAATTTTCCAACATTTCTGATTTAATAAATCAAATACCTTCTGATGAACAGGAATTACTTTTAGGTGATTTCGCATTAAGATACTTTGACTATAAATCGAAGTACTTGAACTCAAGTAAATTAAGACCTTTTCTTCAGGAAGCGTTTATAAAAATTAAACTTTTTATAGATAAAAACTTGAACAAAACAAAACAACTAGTATAATACACCATATGACATTCAATAATAATATATTCAACGAAATCAAAGCTTCTATCTCCAAGAAGGATAACCCCTACAAGGACATTATGAAGTTCGAAGCAGGCAAGACATACGTTGTACGTCTTGTACCAAATCTTCTTGAACCTAAGAAGACAATTCATCACTACTATCATCACTCTTGGAAGAGTCACGCCAACGGCCAGTTTACTACAGGCATTTGTCCTTCTACCTACGGTGAGTCTTGCCCTATTGACTCTTATGTACTCAAGACATACAATACCGGTACACAAGAAGAAAAGAATAAGCTTCGAGACGTTTCTCGTAAGGAGTATTGGATGGTTAACGCGTACGTAATCTCAGATCCTACTAATCCTGATAATGAAGGCAAGGTTAAGATCATCCGTTACGGTAAGGAGCTTGCGAAGATCATCAATAGTGCAATCGACGGTGATGATGCTGACGAGTTCGGTGTTAAGATCTTTAACGTCGGTGAAGGTTGTTCCTTCAAGATTAAGTGTGAATCCCGTACAGGTACAGGTAGTAATCGTATGATGACTACATATACCTCTTCTAAATTTACCTCACCTTCAAAGCTAGAAGGTGTAGAGTCTAAGAGACTCGAAGAGATTCACAAGAACATCTTTGATCTTGAGAAGCTTAATAAGCCTAAGTCATCAGCAGAACTTCAACGTATGCTTGAGCAGCACTTCTTCTGCGTACAGGATGTTGCTGATGAGGATATTGAAGACATCGCAGATGAGCCAATTGTCCCGGTTGTTGAAAAGAAGAAAGCAGACGTTGAAGATATTTTCAAGGGTGTTGAAACTGCTTCAGCTCCTGTTGAAGATGATACTGATGCGAAACTCAAAGAATTGCTTGCCGGTCTCTAATTTTAACCTATAATACACATATGCCTAGAATCAAAACTAACGCTGATATCCCCGACATCCAGAATACTAAGGACGGGTTCCCTAACAAGTACATCCCTAAGGTAGGTACACGCGACGCTACGTTGCCTGTAAAGATTATTAGAAAGGACGGTACTGTTAATGAAGGTTCAGGTAAGTTCAGTATGTATACTGATCTTACTTCAGAGAATAAAGGTACTAATATGTCCCGTTATCGTATCCTTATTGAAGAGGTACTACAGAAAGACGGTTATTACGTACACGAGGTTATTAAGGATCTTCTTCACGAGTGTAAGTCTCGTCTGAAGTCAGATAATGCGTACGTCAAGATTAAGTTTGATTACTTCCTTAAGCGTAAGGCTCCTGTCTCTGGTATTGAATCTCATATGGACTACCGCGGTAATATGGAAGGTCGTCTTATTGATGGTAAGGAGCGTCTGTACCTAACTGTTAATGTAATGTACGCGTCACTCTGTCCTTGCTCTAAGGAGATCTCTGATTACGGCGCCCATAATCAACGTTCTGTAGCTGATGTTACAGTTGAGATTGACGAGTCAAAGGGTATCATGTGGATTGAAGATCTTATTGATATTGTTGAGAAGAGTGCTTCAGCACCTATTATTAACGCCCTTAAGCGAGTTGATGAGGCTTATCAGACCGAGCTCATGTATGAGAATCCGGTGTTTGTTGAGGATATGGTACGTAAGGTAGCCGTAGAACTCGATAAGGAGCTTGATAACCGTATTAAGGACTACTCAGTAGTTGTTAATCACTACGAATCCATTCATACTGCGGTTGCAGTAGCCGTTATTAACGCTGGAAGAGAACTTAAGTAATGAGCACATTTGACGAGCAATTAGCTACAGCTACTATTGCTAAGATATTTGGCTCTGAGCTTAAGAGAGTAGACGAAAATACTACATCTCTTCCAGCTGGTGGACCTGCGAATAAAATCGACCCTCTAAGCTTTATTAGAGGGTCGCACTCTGCAAAACCAGTAGTAGGTACACCGTCGTCCCCGGAAGTAGCAGCTGCAGTAGCTCTCTCTTTGAGAGAAGCTCAGGCTATTGAAATGCCTCATTCAAACATATTTTCTTCAGGTCAAGTACCTGCTCAAGTAAATAATACACCTCAACAAATTCCAAACTACGTACCAGTACAACAAGTATTACCGCCTATACCTCCAGATCCTCAGATGAGTTTACCATTTGAAGAGTATAGTGAAAAAATTACTAGAATTGATACAGGTCTAGATAAAGTATTAAACTCAATTGATCTCTCTTTAAGAGAAATTGTCAAACTTCTAGAAGAAAAGTGGCCAACGACCTGATCCTCGACAAAGAAGTCTTTGTTACAAAATTTTTACAGCCAATTAGTAAGTTGGCTGACACGGTAGCAATATATCCTAATGAAAAAGGGTTATATGCGTTGTGTAGTTCTCAGGATGGTAGTAGTGTAGTGCTTTATGCTGAACTACGCCTACCGAGCCTCTTAAAGGGTATTTTAAGACTCAATCTACCTGATGTTAAAAAATTTGTACGACTTATTGATTGTATTGAGGATAAAATTATTAGATTAACTTTACAAGATAATCATCTTGTTTACGATACTAATAATATCAGATTTAAGTATTATCTTTTAGAGGATAGTTATATACAAAAAAATAGTCTTAACCCTGAAAAGATTAAAAATCTTAAGTTTGATTCTACATTTAAATTACCTGTTAATAGATTTAATGAAATACTAAAAGGTAGTTCTATTGCTACAGATTCTGAAAAGGTATACTTTTATAGCAAAGATAATCAAGTATACGCAGAGCTTAATGATCACGAGAGACAAAATATCAACAGTATTACATATTTTGTAACTAATGACTTCGAAGGTGAACCTATTAAAAACTCATTACCGTTCAATCTAGAAAGTATTAGAATGCTAGCAGGTATCAAAGCAGATCATTTTGTTGTTAAAGTTAACAACACGTTAAAGATTTCACTCTTTGAAATTGAAGACGAAAATACTTCTATTAAGTTTATTATTTCTGCGCTGGTAAAATAGTAAACAATACCATAAATTACAATATGTCAAACAAACTCACCACACTAGGTTACACATTAAAGAGATTTCGTGACAACGGATATTATGCTCATAAACTTTTTAATGATTATGCAGATACTGATCCTCGTGCTTGGACAATAGTCATTGACCCAGGTGTTGCATCTATATTTTGTACTTGCTACATTAATGATCCTTTTATTGGTGAGTCATACTTTGAGCTGTATGATGGAGGTCAGTTTATACCTGGACGTCTTAAGATTAAGACTAGCTCTTTCGAGATCCTAATTGAACAACTTGTTAAGTATAACATTAACAACAAGGCTGCAGGCTACCATGATAGAGTTGGTAAAATAGAAAAGGTTAGTTAAATATTTAAAATGCCTGCAGAAGATCAACCCAAGAAAAGAAAATCTTCTGCTAAGAAAAAAGAGATTACTCTACCTAATCTTAGCGGTGTAAATATACAAGATGTTATAAAGGAAGCCTTCGCGAGGTTTGGAGAAACAGAATCGTCCAAACTTTACAAGCTTCAAGATCTTGAGCACTTAGATAATATTGCTACTGAGTATCTAAAAGCATTTATTATTTTAGGTTATGATTTTAACGGTGAAAAAGTTCATATATTTCATGCAAATAATCCGCATGATAGAGATGCATTAGTTGAGCATTTAAGAACTACCTTAATTAATATTGTTAGTAATAACAACGATTAATTAAAGGTTATGACAGAAGGAGATCCAATAGACGAAAGTCAATTTTATCGCGGAGATAAAAACATACCAAAAGAAAATGCGGTGTTTGAATTTACACCGACAATGATCAGAGAGATTAAGAAGTGCTCTGAAAACATAATTCATTTTGCTGAAAATCATTTCTATATAGTAGAAGCTGATCGTGGTAAACAAAAAATTGAGCTTTACAAAGCACAGAAAAAAGCTCTTAAGAGTCTCGCAGATAATCGTTTTGTTTGTGTACTAGCTTCCAGACAGGTTGGTAAAACAACTATTACTACTATTTACGCGTTGTGGAATACTTGCTTTCAGCCTGATAAAAGAGTAATGATTGTTGCTAACAAAGAGTCAACAGCAATTAATATTTTTAAAAAAATACGTCTCGCTTACGAGTTATTACCAAACTATCTTAAACCCGGTGTTAAAGAGTACGGTAAGACAGGTGTAACATTTGATAATGGTTCGAGTATCGGTATCAGTACTACAACATCTACAGCAGCAAGAGGTGATACTGCTAACATTCTCTGTATTGACGAAGCTGCATTTATTGATCAAAACTTCATGGAAGAGTTTTGGAAGTCTGTTATACCTATTATTTCATCAGGTAAAACAACTAAGATCTTTATGGTTAGTACCCCTAACGGTACAGGTAATAAGTTTTATGAAATTTATTCTGAAGCTGAAAAAGGCACAAACGGTTGGCATGCTGAAAGAATTGACTGGTGGGATGTACCAGGTCGAGGTGAGAAATGGAAGAAGCAGATGATTTCTGCTTTAGGTTCTGAAGAAGCTTTTCAACAAGAGTTTGGTAATACATTCTTAGACGCTGCAAACTCTGCAGTAGGTGCTTCAGTAATTGAACAATACAAAGAAACAAAAAAACCTGTAATATGGGATTGCGAGTCAGGTGCGTATAAAGTATTTGAGCTACCAGATCCAACAAAGCTATACGTTGTAGGTGTTGACGTAGGTGAGGGTATAGGTCGTGCTGCTTCCGTTGCACAAATACTGGATGTTACTGATCTTACAAACATAAAACAGGTTGCGGTTTACAGTACAAATATTGTTGAGCCGTATCATTTTGCTAATAAGCTTTTTAACTTATCAGATTCTTGGGGAAGACCACCGCTCCTTATTGAACGTAATAACTGTGGTGCTCAGGTAATAGATGCACTATACAATAACTTACAATATGAAAAAATCGTAAGTTACTCTAAGCTTTCAAATACAGGCTCAGCTGGTACAACTAGGCATCTCGGTGTACTAAGTCATAATAATCTAAGATTTGCAGCAGTATCAAATATGAGATACTGGTTAAACTTTCTACAGGTTGTAAAGATAAACGATGTCGATACAATTAAAGAACTAGAAACGTTTATTAGATATCCAAACGGAACGTATAGAAAACAAAGTGATAAATTTTTTGATGACCGTGTAATGTCTCTTGTTTGGGCTCTTTTTATTCTAGAACCAGATATCTGTCAGCAGTATTTTACAGTTAATAATTTTGATGAACAAAATAAACCATCTGAATTAAGCTACGGGCAATACTATGATCCCGATCCTGATCTCTATATTTTAAGAGATATAACATCAAGGTTAAGTGCATCATTATCTGATATAAATACTAATGGCTACAAACCGTTAATTTCTGATGATGATTCATACTATTTAGATGATCATAGTTTTGAGTCATTATTAGCAGATGGTTGGAAGCCTTTTTAGTAAATGCAATATACATCAAATCCAACACAGCAATCTGTTTTAAATAGATCTAGTAAAGATAAATTTTTACTAGTACTAGATCTACCCAGTATTTTAAAAAAACAGTTTAAAGCAAAAAATCTATCTATCGAACCTCTGGAGATTAGTGTATTCGGAGCTGTTGTACCGGATATTAATGTACCTGCTGTAACAATACCATACTCAGGCCAAAATTATAATGTTTCGAGTCATGCTCGACCACAATATGCACCTCTCGCAGTTAATTTTATTGTAGATAACGCATACGCAAACTATTACACAATGTGGTTATGGTTAAATGTTTTAAATACTTTCGATGAAAGTATCTATGGAGGTAATTTATTTGATATTCCGCCGAATATTAATGCTAATGCGCTTAAAAACGGTACGTTAACTGAGTACCAGACTAATCTAACTATCTACGGCTTAAACGAATACAACCAAAAAGCGATACAATTTATATACCACAATGCTTTTATTACAACTTTAGGTAGTATAAACTATAGTTATCAAGACGCTACCTTATTAAATTCATCTGTTTCGTTTCAATACAGTGAATTTGAAATAAATATTTTAAATCCTGAGATAGCCCAACCGTAAAAAATATCCAGGTCTAGCATAAATATTATTACAACAATATAATTTTATGGCACTAACTATTAACTCACCTGGTGTACAGATAATTGAAACAGATTTATCTAATTATCAAAACATTGTAAACGGTACAACTACATTTATAGCCGGTTTTGCTCCTCAAGGACCTACTGACGAAGTCATTCAGGTTACAACAGCTGCCGATTTAGATACTATTTTCGGTACCCCAACTACACCTGCTGAGCGTTATTTCTATTATTCCTGTAAGCAAGTTTTAAATTCACCAGGTAACCTATTAACAACCCGTCTTCCTTATGGTTCTGGTAGCGGTTACGGTTTTGCTGCTTCAACATATAGTGCTTTATTCTTCCCTGTAGCTTCTGCCAACGGTTCCTTTACAATTGGTACACCTACACACGTTACATTAACTGAAAAAGAACATACTGATATTCTTAACGGTAATGTTAATTGGAGCGGATTTAACAACGGTCAAGCACCTGTTACAACAGTAACTACAACAACAGGTTATTCTGTTTCATCAGTAACAGTTCCAACATCAGCTGCGATGTCCACAATCGGAGCAATAACTGCTGTTCAATTAGCTGCAAATATTGTTCCTGAATCATTCACAGAAGTGTTCAACGTAGGCGCATTAAGCGGTACATATACCTTTACATTCAATAAATCTGTTACTTCAACAACTTTATCAACAACTCAGACATTTGCTCCAGCAACAGCAAGTTGGTCATCTACAACAAATGTAGCTAATGCAGGGTTCATCGTTCTCAATAATAGCCAGACTACAATTGACGAACAGTTCCAAGGTTATTATCTAACTGTAACAGATAATACTCAGTTTGGTCCTAATAGCGATTTCGTTGCTGTTACATCTTTTAATACACTAACAGGTGCAGATGCTTTTGCTCCTGTATTACCAAAGAGTCAAGGTGGTTCTTTAGGTTTTGAGTTATCTGCAGGTCAACTTTCACCTGGCTCGCAGAGTGTATCACAGCAAATTGAGCGTGCTTTTAGCTTTGACTTTAGTCAAGCAGGTTACAACGATTGCGTAACTATTAATCTTTTCAAGGTACGTAGCTCTATCTACGATCCTTCTCAGCTAGTTATCTCCCCTGTTGAAACCTATGTAGGGTCTTTCAACCAAAACCGTAAGATAGCTGATTCCAAGGGCGGTAACCTAAGATCCTTCTATCTACAAGATATTATCGATGGTAGCTCTGCAAATATCACATTACATGTAAATCCAGCATTTGCACGTACAAATCTATGGGGTACACAAACTGATATTACAAAAGGTAATGTTCAATTACAAGCAAATACGAACGCTGTATACCCTGTTGGTGTGTATCTACCTAGTTATCTAAATCAAGATAATAAGCACATTGGTAATGTTTATACTAAGGTAAACAACGCATTACGTTTAATTAACTCACCAGAAGATATTAAAGTAGATCTTATTGCTGATGCTGGTCTTAGTACCATTTTTGCTAATACAGCAACAGGTCAACATACTACAACATTTGATACTGCACAAGACTTTGATGACACTAAGTACATTTCAGACTTCGGGTACACAGGTGAGGATCAATATACACAAAGATGGTTAGCTCTCTGGGGACTGTTTAACGACTTCTGTGAACAGACTCGTAAGGATTGTATGTTTATTGCTGATCCTCTACGTCAGATCTTCGTAACAGGTAAGGACACTAAGGTATTATCTATCAAAGGTAATACATTTACACAGAATGTATATACCCCTCTACAAGCTGCAATTAGCAGAGCTGATAGTAATTACTCCGCCGTTTACGGTAACTGGTTAAAATCTTACGATTCCTATTCTGATACCTTCGCATGGTTACCAGCATCTGGGTTCGTAAGTGCAATCTACTCCAGAAGTGACGCTGCGACACAGCCTTGGTTTGCGCCAGCTGGTCTAAATCGCGGTATACTTACAGGGGTAACAGACATTGCTGTTAATCCGAACCAGAAGCAAAGAGATTACCTCTATCTAATCTCTGTTAACCCAATCGCTTACTTTAGTAGTGGAGGTTATGTTGTATACGGTCAGAAGACACAGCAGGCTAAGCCCTCAGCGTTTGACCGTGTAAACGTAAGACGTCTATTCTTAACACTTGAACGTGCTGTACAAAATACAATCAAGTACTTCGTATTTGAACCTAATACAGATTACACACGTACACGTGTTATAAATACAATCTCGCCAATCTTTAACTTAGCAAAGAACACACAGGGTCTTTATGATTACCTAATTGTTTGCGATACCAGAAACAATACACCTGACGTTATCGATCGTAACGAGTTAGCAGTAGATATTTACCTCAAGCCCGTCAAGGCTGCAGAATTTATCTTAGTTAACTTTATCGCAACTAGAACAGGTCAAAACTTCTCTGAGTTAATCTAATATAAATAATTTAAACATATGAGCCAAAACATCTCCGATTTCTATAGAGTAGCAACAGCTAAAGACTTTGCACGTAAATTCCAATTTCGTGTACATACCTTAGCTAACACACAATTCAACGAAAACGCTCTCGTTTATGTTGAGTCAGCTGCTCTACCAGGCCGTACAATTAACAACGTACAGGTTCCTTTCATGGGACTTCAGTTTAACGTACCCGGTACTGCTTCATACCCTAATTCTGCTGCTTGGAATGTTACATTCCGAAGTGATGCTAACTACGATATTCGTGGTGTACTTGAGCAGGTAACTCTAAATACGTTTGACGAAAGTACAAGCACAGGTAACTACAATACCCCTGGACCTGATTCCGTCATTACATTAGAGCTACTTGATAAGCAAAATAACGGTATCCGTGTTTACAACCTTGTAGGTGCATATGTACAGAATATCGGTGAAATGGCTTACAACATCGGTGACACAGGTACAATTCAAACAGTAACAGCTACCCTTGCATATCAGTATTGGCAGCTACGCCCTGTTTCCCTTGCAGGTAATACAACACCCGGTCTTCCCGGTGGTGTAGTAGTTTAATTGATAGGTATTACATAGGATATGTAATATAAATATTATTACATATCATGTCAGTAGATCCGTCAATCAATATTATTGATCCTAACTTTCTTAGTACTCAGACTAAGAAAGACGTACCGGTAACAGACGAGTTTAACGTACCACCTGTTGTGGTACCAGACCTTTTAATTACCGGTATACCGCTACCTGTTCAGAAAGTTACCCCTCCTGACATTCAGGGAACATCTTCAGCGTATTATACGTCTACTCCGCCGAGTATATTAAACCCCGCTATTAACGAAATAGGGGTACAGCACTCAAAAACACCATTACAGTATGTAGGTACACCACCGGTAGGTAATTTATCTGATAAAATAGAAACTACCAACCTACCGCTACCTAATTCGTACGAAATCGCAAGAAACAATATTGCGTTAAATTTAATACCGGTAACCCCTAACGATATATTATTTACAAGTAATATACCCACTACCCCTGTTCCGCCGGTAGTTATTCAAAATGCACAGCAGACATTAATAGACACTAAACCACCTGTAATTGGAGGAAGTGCTGTTACTCCTGATTCTTTTGTAACAAAGTCTTTACAATTAGCTCCAGCTACAACCTCAACAACATCCTTTCAGTCCAGTACCTATTTAGAGGCTAAACGACCTGTTAATAATAGTACACCTTTACATGGTAACGTTGTACCCTCTACAGCCTCGGCCACCGAAACGGTACCACCTGGTATTACATCTGCAAGTATACCGCCTAATAAATTAAATGATATTACACCGGTAACTAACGGTGAAATACCAACTGCAAGTATACCTACTTCACAAATATCTTTAACTGGTACTAATGTACCACCTACAGACGCTACTCAAAATAAAGATATTAGTTTTACTGAAAAAAAGACGTCTTCAGCCAAACCCAATAACCAATTACAACTAACCGATAACAACACACCTCAAGTTAGTGATAAAAAAATTAACACGAGTAATACAAGTGAAGCATATAAAGGTTTAGTACCAACGTTTTTTCAAAATGTATTAACTTCTCCAGCAGGTACGTTGCCTAAGGGAGCTCAATGGGTACTTGTGTGGAGTGGTAATAGTGACGATACAAGCGGTAAATCCAATTCATATTATATAAACGGTATTCCGTCGGTTATTAAACAGGTTAATAAATACGAACCCAATAGCAATAACTGGCAGATAGATAAAGCATTTGATACAGTTGCTAGTGATAACTATAATAAAGTTTGTTGTATGTTTGCCCAGAGTATACTATTACCTAACGAAAGTATGACACTTCAAGGTGAAGGTGTACAGAGAAACGGTTTAATACGTAGCTACATTGGTTTAGGTAGAAATGACCCTCAACAAGTAACAGTATCATTTCTTGAGACAAATGTCGATTTCGTTGATAATGTTATTAGACCTTGGGTAATAATGACAAGCCATTTAGGGTTAATTGCTCGTCCACCTGAACAGACGTATAGAACAAATATGGTTCTTTATAAATTAGGTATCACAACAAAAGATAACCCTCCTACTATTTTAGAAACAATAACATTTTACGGTGCTTGTCCTGTTTCTGTTGATGGTCACGAGTTTACATACGCTCCTTATACTCAAGCTATAAGAAAGAATGCTACATTTACATATTATTACTACACAATTGATTCGAGTAAGAACGCTTTTCTAGCATCTTCAAAGTAGTTCTAATAAATAGAAAATGGAAAAATATATCAGTAAAGTTCCTTTTATAGAAAAGGATATATACTGCTATGAATTACCTGTTAGACTTTATAAAGTAATTCTTAAAGCATTACTTAGTGATACATTTGATTTAGAAGTTTTAAATAATTTAAATAACGTTATTAGTAAGATTACTAATCTTACCTTAGATGAAGTTAATAACTTAAATTTTGTAGAGTATTTTATTCTTTTAATCTATATAAGAGCTATCAATGTAAGCGGTTATCTACCACTTATTATGTCTAATAAAGATAGCGATAAAAAAACAAACTTGTCTGTTAATTTATATAATACATTAGAAAGCTTATCTAAGCTATTAACAAATAAAGATACATTATTTTTTGACGGTGGTATTGCTTTGACTGTTGGTTTGCCGAACTATAAAAAAATAATTGAAGATACATCTAGTTACACATTTTTTATTAAAAAAATTACTATTAACGATAATGTGTTTACCACATCAGATGATATTTTACAAATTGTTAAAATACTAACACCATCTGCTTTAACAAATATTAGAAATTACGAAAAAGAAATTGCTAAAATATTAAAAGATATTTTCTTTTTTAAGACTAATGTTGAGCAGTTTTGTATACCTTACGATATAAAATTAGATGAACAGTATTTTTTAATACAACTTCTATTCGGAGATGATTTAAGTGTATTTTATAGTGATATGTTTTATCTAGCAAAATACGCTAATATTTCTTTAGAGTATTTAGAAAACTGTACACCAGGTGAATTTAAAATTTTTGCTAAAAATCTTGAAGCTAGTATAAAAGAGAGTTCACCCTCTGAAGAACAAACTGATACCGGAGACGAACAATTTGCAAGTTTCCCGACAATATAATATATATTAACATGGAAACAAATAATTTAATTGATACACTAAATGAAATAAACGCTTCGAGGGCGTATGAGGTATATGTTCCATCTATTAAGTCAAATTTAAAATTTAAACCTCTTATTATTGCACAATTTAGTGATTTTGTAGATACCGTAGCAAAAAATTCGTATTTTGATTTAGGTTTTCAGCAAGAACTAACAAACACTATACGTAAAAATATAATCACAGATAATTTTGATGTTAATACCTTAACAGAACTAGACAAACTTTGTATTGCATTAAAAATAAGAATTAATGATATATCATCTACCTATAACGATAAGGATATATCTTCAAAAATTGATGAAATAAAAGCACTAAATCATCCAGATCTTTTAGAGATAGAAGAAGGAGGTATTAAGGTAGTTTGTAAGGTACCGAATCTTTTAACAGAAGAAAATTATATTAGTTATTCCTGTAATACCTTGGATCAAGAAGTTACTGACGTTGAAGCTCTAAAGAGTATTTTAAATATTATTTTTGTTGCTGAGTTATCAAAGTATATAGATAGTATAGTTGTTGATGCTAATACATATACTCAGGAAAATAATAAAGAAAACTGGATACCTACAATCTCAACATTACCTGTAAGTATTTTAAATAGAGTTATTTCATATATTGATAGCATTAAGCAGATAAAGACTAAGCTTTTAACGATAGACGAAAACAGTAAAATCGATTATGACCTAAGGTTATTTACTACGTAATGTAGTTTAAATAATATATATGGCTGAAACTCCGGAAAAACCTGTACAGGATGTACTGTCTTCTCCTGATTTAAAGAGTTCTCCTACTGTTGAGACCTATAAGGAACCTATTGTAAAATCTCAAGGATTGTTAGAACAATTTGTAGGTAATATCTCAAAGATTTTTGATTTAAAAAGAAACGCTATTCCATCTCAGCCTTCCTTAGCAAAAAAAGACAATACAGGTTTAGATAATGTACAACTAGTTTTACCGACTAAAAAAGAAGTTACACCAACCCCTGCAGTACCTGTATCAGTACAATCAGATGTTTCAGATAAAGCAAAGAAAGAAGATACTGATAAGAAAGAGCATGGCGATAAAAAAGAAGACGGAGAAAAGTTTAACTTAGCAAAGCATTTCGGTGTAGATGCTATTATTGATTTTGGAAAAGAGATTACCGGTTTAGGTAAACAAGCTGGTGAAAAAGCTACTAATAAAGTTAAAGATTTTGTTGAACGTAAAAATGAAGTAGGCTTCGAAAAAGCATCTAAAGAATCAATTGATAAGTTAATTAACAGATTAAATGAATTTACAATTAAAGTAGCTACGGTAATTGATCCAAAAGCATCATCAATTCTACAACAGCCAAAGGATACCAATAGTAATCCCCCGGGAGCACCTGCTACTACAACAACACTACAACCCGGGGAGACATCTTTTATTTCAAAAGAAAGTCAGCTTGAAAAGGACGAAGATCAAGAAGCAAAAGACACGCATAGTATTTTAGAGCTTTTAAAAAATTGGTTTAATAAAACAGATAATAATAAAAAACCTACCGAAGATAAAAAAGATAATAACAACGCAGCTGCAGCTCTTGCAGGAGCAGGTATATTAGGTGGTTTAGGAGAGCTATGGGACCATTTTAAGAATAAAGGAAAAACTGCTGAAAAAGCAGCCGAAAAGGAAGCCGAGAAAGCAGCCGAAAAGGAAGCTGAAAAAGTTGCTGAAAAAGAAGGAGCAAAAGCTCTTGAAAAAGAAGGTGCAAAAACAGCTGAAAAAGTTGCTGAAAAAGAAGGAGCAAAAGCTCTTGAAAAAGAAGGTGCAAAAACAGCTGAAAAAGTTGCTGAAAAAGAAGGTGTTAAAGTAGCTGAAAAAGAAGGTATCAAAGTAGCTGAAAAAGAAGGTATCAAAGTAGCTGAAAAAGCAGGTGCAAAAGCTTTAGGTAAAAGTGTACTTAAAAAAATACCTGGTATAGGTTTAGTAGCGGGATTAGGTTTCGGTGCACAAAGAGCTCTTGAAGGGGATTGGACCGGGGCAGGTCTTGAAGTTGCTTCAGGTGCTGCAAGTACGTTACCAGGTGCAGGTACTGCTGCTAGTATAGGTATTGACGCAGCTTTAGCAGGTAGAGATATATATAAAGCAACACATCCCGAACCTGGTAAACAAGGGGAAGAGGCTAAAACAGAAACTACCGATAAGAAAACACCTGAGACAGTAAAACCTGCTGAAGCACCAAAAGGCATTAATCCAGAAAATTGGAAACAACTTAACCCTGAACAACAAAAAGAAATAACTAAAAATCTAGAAACAGCTCCTTTGGGTAAAGCTACAGCTCTTTTAACTGCACAGCAAAAAGTAAAATCAATGTCTGCTGAAAATCAGTTAAAAAATAATAATCAGACAGAAGGTACATTAAAGGAGGGTAAAATTGAACCGGTTTCTACCCCCGAGACAGCTAAAGCTGAAAGTATCAAACCCGAGACAGCTAAAGCTGAAAGTATCAAACCCGAGACAGCTAAAGCTGAACCATCTAAACCGGTTTTAACTGATGAGCAGCAATTAGCTAAAACAACAGCAGAGCTACACGACAAAACATCATCTCTTAAATCTCAGATTGAAAAAGCGTCTGAGAATGTAAATTCACCTGATTATATAAAGAATGAATTTAAATCAAAGAAACCTGAACCTATAGTTGAACCCTCTATTAAAGAAAAAACGCAAACTGCAGCAAATAGTGACGACAAATCTAGTGAAATAGCTGAGAATACTAAAAATACTTACGGTGCTGTTAAAGAACTTAGCATGAATATGCAATCATTAGCTAAAGCGATTGCTAATAGTCAAGGAATGCCATCTCCGCCTGACGACCAAACTATTAATATTAATGCTTCTCCTGACTCAGGTCCTTCTCCTGTAGATTTTGCACGTAATTTTAACAGCGCCGTAGCTCAAAAAAGAACAGAATTTCTAAACGCCTTTTACGAAGGATAAATACTATATACGATAAATGGCTACTAAACTCTTTACATACAACGCAAAAGGAACACGCGATAACCCTGGCAGTACAACTAGCGGTCATGATAAATTAGGCGCTGGTGGTCAGTTAGAGCCAGGATCCTATGGAGGCGATATTAATGTTGTAACAGGGTGGCCCTGGACACTTACACCACCTTCATCTCCTGCTCTAGACGAAGTACCTTATGTATGGATGAAAGAATATCTTTATCTTGAAAGTCAAATGAGAGCAGAAGCTACCACGTCTTTAGCACTACCTAAAGGTTTAGCTGCAGCAGCTACTGATGGTGTAAGTAGTTCACCGTACGATAAATTATATGATCACGATAATCCTACAAATTTTTCATATACATTTCCGTATTTTGATAATACTGCGTACTCTACAACAAATACTTGGCAAGAAGTAAGCGATGAAGGTTTAGTAGGAGGGCTTATTAAAGAAGGTGCTGGAGCATTAGAAGGATTAGGTTCTAGAAGAGGAGGTAAGTTAGGCAGATTGATGAACCTTGGAGGAAAAGCTATCGGTCAAGCTTCAGATAAAATGGGGCTTGTAAAAGATCTTGCTTTTAAGGCAACATCCCCGTCTGCAAAAGCTATAGACAAACCTAAGCTGTGGGTTAACGGTGAAGCAAGATCGTTATCTATTTCTTTCCCATTATACAACACTATAGTAACCGGTAAAGAACAAAATTATAGTGATATAATACAAAAGAACTGGGAGTTATGTTACCTACTAACCTATCAAAATCTCTTTAATAAGAGAACATATTTTACAAACACACCTCCAGTATTTTATGAGGTAGTTGTTCCGGGTGTACATTATAGTAAAGCCTCCTACGTAAGTAATTTAAAAATTACACATGCAGGCAATATACGTTCAATGAAATTTGATTGGCTAGGTAACGGTAGTGCAGATTACAATATACCTGATGCTTATATTGTTAATATAACCCTACAAGATATGTTAGTCAATAGTAAAAATTTATTTAACGTTGTAGGTAACCCCCAAGTCACAGCTTCTAAAAAACCTGGCTCAACATCAGGTACAGGCTCCGGATCTGGTTCAAATCCTGGTACAGTTCCGAGTAGCCCTAACGTACAGAATATTAATAGTCCCGGAGGAGTTCAAGGCGGTGGAGGCGAATTCGGAGGTGGTGGAGGAGGCTCTTCTTTTTAATATAACATATGGATCAGAATCAAATTACAGATTTACCTCTTCTTAATCAGGAGAACTATGAAAATATCTTTAACGTCTATAAAGACGAAAATAATAGATATTATTACAATCTATTACAAAGTGTAGTAATACCTAGTAATTTACCTGAATCCTTTTTTACAAAATATACTGTAGTTTACGGTGATACATTACCGTACGTTTCGTATAAAACATTAGGAGATATACATCTCTGGTGGGTAATAGCAAACATAAACAAAATTATTGACCCGACAAAGCAACTAATGCCGAATGATGTATTAAAAATACCAACACCCAGCGTATTAAGAAGTATTCTTAATCAGATATAATAAATGGCTACACCTAATTTATATAACGTATTACATCCTGCTCAAGCTGCTTTGAGTAATACACCTGATGTTCGAAAGCCGTACGACTACAATCAATCGTCAACGGATAACGGTCTACCAGCTAATTCACCAGGCGGCCCACTTGCTAATACCGAAACACCAAAACAGAATTATAGTTATAATACAAAATTATATTCCGTACAAATATCAATTAGTAATTTTATAGCGTCTCAAACTTTTAGTTTAGCGCCTAATTCAATTATAGACTTTACAATTGAAGAGTCTCTTGCTGATTGGGTTACAAAAGGTACGCTAACTTTTACTTACAAGCATGATGTTCTAGATAAAATCTTTACATTTAGAAACGACGGGTACGATACAATAAACGTACAGATATATCCAGTATCTGTTGTCGGTGACCGTTCAGTCGATCCTACAACAGGTCAACCACTCCCTGATTTAAAACAAAAAGATTGGGAATTAAACTATTTGTTTTCAATTTATAATATTGAAGATTTACCTAAACCACCGGGTGCAACAGGTGCAGCAAGTGCTTCTTTAAAGTGTAAAAAATTATATTTTAGAGATTTTCGTTATCATGAACTTTCAACAAATACGATTCAGTATTCAACTGCTACATCAAAAAGTAACCCTGACGTAAATGCAGATACTCCTGATTATGCAAGAAGTTTATCTACTGGTAAAATAATAAAAGAAGTTATTCAACAAACTTTAACAGACGAAAGCATAAACAAAATAACAACTAATCAGGACGATTGGGACGATGGAGCTTCCTCATTGTTTTTAACCGCTCCTACTGCTACTACAGCATATGATCTGTTAATGTATGCTTATAAGAGACATGTAAGTGCTATAAAATCAAAAGATGTTAATGATTTTTGTATTTTAAGTATTGAACGCGGACCTAAATTCGGTGACAAAGGTGTCTTTACATTAAGACCGATGTCAAAGTACTTTAGTCAAGCCGGTAAAGACCCTGAGAACCCTGGTGAGTTTCAAATTGAGCACTTTTTTATACAGGACTTTAACGACAATATAGAAGCTAAAGGTAAAAAACCTAAGACAGGTAAGTTTAGAGCTCCAAGAAAAGATTCAGGTAAGATTGTAGGTAAAGATAAAACACTTGTAGATTATAGTTATATTCGTTCATACGAATATGTTGAGGTATCCCCTATGATAAACGCTAACACATTTGTTAGTAGACCGGTTTATTCCTATGATTTATCAAAAAGAGAATTTAATATTGAGTTTAAAACTAATACTGTTACAGATGCAAAAACTTTTATAGGTGAGCAATATGTTAAGCAAGTACTAACAAAAGACGGTTCACCTAATAATTTTCAAATAACGATTGCGGAGAATAAAAAAGATAAAAATATTAATCCTATTTTCTCACTCTACGGTCAAAACAAAATATTAAGAGAAGCTGACGGTGTACAAAAACTACTACAGTTAGGTATATTTCAAAATGCTTGTATCGTCTTTACTGTACCTGGTCTTACGTCTCGAGTAACAGGTCGCTTTATAGGTATTGATAGAGTACAAGGCAGTCTAAATGACGCTTTCGACGATAAGTTTTGCGGTCAATGGTTTATTATAAATATAAGACATATATTTCAAGGTACACAATACTTAAATGAAATAACAGCAATCAAGTTGCATCGCTACTTTACAACGATTAAATTTCCTAAAACACTATGAACTTCTTTACATCACTAGAATACGTAAACGGGCAATATCAGGGCGTTGTATATCGTTCAGGTAATAACGCTTTATTATATCGTTCTCAGTCTTACCCCACACAGCAGGAAGCAATGTCTGACGTTAGTACATATCTATTAAAGAATAATCAGCAGATATCCCAGCCTCAAGCTGCTACACCTAATATAAGTGTATCCCAAATTCCTGCTGCTCCACCTAGAAAGTGTTGTGGTCGTTAAGATCTAATCTTTAAACAGCTGCTAAACCAGTTTATCTCTTTATCTACTACAATAGAATCTCTATACATAGCTTCTGATATATTCAGAAGTATAGAAGATTTATCGTTGATTGTAGTATGATTATAAACTGCTTCAAACATCTCTTTTAGTAGTTGAAGATAATCACCAGAAAAATCCTGTTCGTGTTCGATAGTATATTTTCTAATATCTGTTAGATCAACTTTCTTAATCAATAAGTCATCAACAATCTTTTCAGCTACATTCTTAGAGCTATTTGTTTTAATGTATAATGTACCTGAGTAAGAAAACTTCTGTACGTCATTGATAATACGACGAAGATCAGGAGCATTACGACGCACATACTCAATAAGCTTTGGCTTCTCCTCTTCAGGTACTGTTATGTCCTGATCTTTTAAAACGTGTACAACTCTACCGAGAATACCGTTAAATGGAGGTATAAGATTAAAAATCTGACAACGGGATTGAAGTGCAGGTATAATCTTAAACAGATAGTTACACGTAAAAATAAAACGAGTATTATCTGGATACTCTTCAATTACATTACGAAGAGCTTTCTGTGAATCAAGAGTTAAAGCATCACACTCGTCAAATAGAATAACCTTAAGCTTACCGTCGAGGGACTTAGTTTGTGCAAAGCTAATTACTTTTGTACGAATTGTATCAATACCGTTTTCGTCAGAAGCGTTAATATACAAATACTGACAATCAAGTATATCATTAACAATGATCTTCGATAGAGAGGTCTTACCTGTACCCGGAGAACCTGCAAAGAGCAAATTAGGTATCTCTTCTCTTTCTTTTAAAGACTTAAAAAAGTCGTGCTCGTCCTTTGACAGGACAAGCTCTTCTAAAGTCTTAGGACGATATTTCTCTACAAATAGACCTTGAAACATAAAGCGATTATACGCTTAATTTCCAGAAGATCCAAAGCCATTTTCGCCTCTTGTAGAATCAGTAGCTTCTGTTACAAACTGAACATTTTCTTCAGTTACTACAATAAGAGGGTAGAGAACAAGCTGGGCAATACGATCACCTTTCTTAACCTGGTAATCAGTATTAGAGCTATTAATAAGCCTTACACCCATATCCCCACGATAGCCGTTATCAATAATACCGTTAAAAGCAGAGATGTTATGCTTAAACTGAAGACCGGAACGGCTCTCAATACGAATCCAGAAACCAGGAGGAACCTGGGCAAGTTTTAAACCTACAGGAACAATATTAGCACCTCTTGCAGGAATTAGTGTATCTTCTACTGCAGTAACATCATAACCTGAATCACCAAAAACAGGATCCTTATGGTTACGTACAGGTAGTACTGCATCAGGATGAGTTTTAACGAATAGAAGTCTATAGAGTTCCTGAAGTTCTTCCTTAGACTTACCTTGTAGTTCTTGTACTGTGTTACTCATTGATTAATTGTCTCCCGGTATAGTTATCTTCTTTGATTTCACCGATTGGTTCCTGACCTGCTTTTACAGCATTAGTCTGGAGCCATTGAATTAATTGATCTTGCTTCTCATCAGGTACAATAAAAGTACCGTAGAGAGTGTTGACTGTAATACTCATATCTATTAAATTAATATACTATTATAAATAATCAACAATGTCGGACAATTTAAATACATTACTTGACGAGCTTTCTAGTTTTAGTTTTGAACCTACAACAGCTTTAGTACCTGCACCGGTAACAGATCTATCTGAAGATAAGGTTACTGAATTCGTTCTTAAAAAATCAGGAGAGCTTATTGATGCAAGTATTCATTCTATTAACAGTGTAAAAGATCTTATTATACAAGGTCAAGATCCAGAAGAAATAGCTTCTCTTGCTTCATTAATAAATTCAGCAACAGGTGCGATTGAAATTCTCAATAAAACGATGCTTCAAAAGAAAAAAATTGAAGCAACAAAAGAAATTGAACAATTAAAAATAGAAGGTAAAAAACAAATAGCAGCTTCTACTGTACAAACACCTACCCAAAACATAACAGGTAACACTATTACAAATAATAATACACAAGTTGTCTTAGCTTCTAGAGAAGAAATTATGAAGCATATTTTAAGCGGTAAAACATTACCTGATCCAAATGTTATTGAAGCAGAGCTTGTACAAGGTAAAGAACCTGTACCTGTTAAAATAAAGGCAAGCGATATTTTAGCTCGAAATAGTTAAAAACAGTAATAAATATTTTACAATAGTATATGGCTACACTTTTTAATCCTCCAGGTGGTTCCCCGCCAGTTATAACCTGCCCAGGAACAGGTCCTTGGTCAATTAGTCTAGATGATTGTATGGGCGATTCTCTGCAGTATATAAATGCCAATACAAATTATCTTACATGTCAAATAAGTGCTGCTAAAATACAAGAACAAATAGATTATAACTATTTACTTTCTTTGATACACGGATTAAGTAGTAATGTGAACAATATTGGAAATTACCCTTACACAAGACTTGTTGAAGTTGCTAGTTCAGTTGAAGCACCAAGATTACTAAAAACAGTTACTAGTTCAACTGGTGCTGTAAACGGCTCAGCTGTTAATTTATTTGCAGGTAGTACTCCAACAAGAACACTCAAAATTAGTAGTACACCTGTAAATCAACTTAATAATATCGGTATAACTATAAACAGCGACAATACATTTCAATTTCCTTCAGTTGGAATATATAGGGTTGAATTAGACGGTCCAGGAATTGCTGTACCGTATGCTGACTTAAACGTTGCTTTAGATGCTTATCTTGTAGATGATAGCAATAATGTTATACTGCAAGGGCCCGTAACTGTTGCTATTGATGCATGGGGAAGTAATTCGCCGCAAATAAGTATTAAAGGTCAATTTCAAGTTACTTCTTTAACAACAAAGTATAAGTTCGTCGTTAGACGAGATGCTTCGACTGCGTTCGTAGTAGCGGCTCCAGTTGCAGTACCGTCTGCAATATTATTTGATATTAATATCTGGAAAGTAGGTTAAAACCAATTAGGTTTATTACGCTTTGTCCAAGCAGCAAAAAGTTTATCGTACTTAATATAAAGTCTGTATTGCTCGATAACAGATAGTTTATCAAAGTCTTTAATTTTACGACAGTTACTATCTTGACTGATAGCTACGGTAAAAGGTGTTAATGTATTAGTCGTATGAATAGTTTTATTCATATTGTCTTTGCACCAGAGAATAAATTCCTTAGTAAAATGCTCTGAGGAATCAGGCCAACGGTAATTACGTTCATTAAACATTTCTAGAGCATGTTCAACGAGCCATTCAAAATTAGCTCTAGATTCTTTAACCCAGATAGTACATTGATGTTTTGAATAACCTTTACCTGATGAACGAACCTTACCTGTTTTAGTTCTAGGACAATCAGATGAACTTAATTGCTCATTGGTAAACGCGTTTTGAAGCATAATAGCAGACTCTATCTGCATCTTAGAACGAACGTGTTTATCACAAAGCTCCCTAGCAGAAACAATAGGATCGCTGTCGGTTACAAATATATTCATGCCACCATAATAGATGGCATTTTATAAACAGGCAAGCTTAAAGCTTAAGCCTCACACGATGCACAAGTAAGAATTGAACGAGCAAGCTCTTGCGCAGGATTTGCTGAACGCTGATAATAAAGTGATTTAATACCTTGTTCCCAGGCAAAGATAAGAAGCTCATTAACATCCTTCGGTTTTGTATTAGGTGGAATCATTACGTTTAATGATTGACCTTGATCGATATACTTCTGTCTAGCAGCAGCTTGAATAATAATCTCTTTTTGTGAAATCTCACCAAATGTCTTGAATACGTCCTTCTCTTCCTGAGTTAGAAAATCAAGATGCTGCACTGAACCGCCCTTAATAAGAATTGACTTCCAAGTATCATCATCATCTTTACCCTTCTCTTTAAGAAGCTTTTTAAGATAAGGATTTCTAAATGTAAACTTACCCTTAGCTAAATCCTTAACAAAGTAATTACTATTAAGAGGTTCGATAGAAGGACTGACCTGTCCGAGAATAAAAGAAGAAGATGTTGTAGGAGCAACTGCTAATGTAGTTGTATTACGACGACCGTACCCTTTAAGAAGAGGTGCTTCGCCGTATTCTTTAGCTAATGCTTCAGAAGCAAGATCTGCTTTTTCTCTAATAAATTTCCAAATCTGATTGTTAAGCATTTTAGCGCCCATTGATTCAAACCCAATCATCTTAAGCTGAAGAAGAGAATGCCAACCAAGAATACCAACACCTAGAGCTCGCTGATTAATAGCAAAGTTTCTAGGATGCTCCATAAACTTCATACCTTCTGTCTTATTAATAAATTCAGTCATTACTGAATCTAAGAAATATACTAAAGTTTCTACAGCATCTGTATCCTTCCATTCATCCCAACGCTCAAGATTAAGAGAAGAAAGATCACAGACAAATGACTCTTCAATACCGTTTGAAAGCATAATCTCAGTACAAAGATTACTATGATTAATCTTCAGACCTTTATCTTTATAAACTTTAGGTGCCTGGTTATTAGCATTATCTGTAAAGAAGATATAAGGATAACCGGACTCAAAACGCTTCTTAATAACTAATCCCCAAATAGCACGCTTATCTTTATCACCTGCAATCATGGATTTCATCCATTCGTCAGATACGCATACACCTATTGATAAGTTCTGAATATCATCGCCTTCTCCGCGAATCTTTAAGAACTCTTCAATATCTGGATGATCAATAGGAAGATAAGCAGCAAATGAACCACGACGAACATTACCTTGGGAGATATAATTTGTAAGAGATTCAAAAACTGATAACTGATGATGTACACCAGTTGCCTCACCGCCAGAAGAGATAGGAGCACCACGATGGCGAATAGCCCCAAAGTACCCAGATGTACCTCCACCAACTTTAGACATAACACCTACTTCAGCAACTTTATATAGAATATCATCCATGTCGTCATTGACATACGAACCAAAACAGGAGATAGGAAGACCACGAACACGGCCAAAGTTAGACCAGATAGGAGATGCTAGAGAATAGAAACCTCTGTGCATATAATCTTCAAACTTATCTGCAAAACCAGGAAGATTAAGATAATGCTCAGCTTTTTCAGCAATATCTCTTATACGTTGTTCGGCGGTTTCTCCTTCTACAAGGTAACCTCGACTGAGAAATTTTCTCGAGTCTTTATTAAGCCAATAGATGTCTTTGTTCATGTTGTATCTATTATTTTAATCTAAAAATCTTAGACAACAACTAGAATAAATCATCTTCAGAGAAAGATTGTGATTTCTTGGAGTACTCTACCGGACGACTATGAAAAAAGTCAGTCATGTTGTTACCCAATAACTCTTCGTTAAACCACATTGTCTTTTTAACAAGCTCTTTATCAGTCTCAAAGGTTTCAGGGAAACCAATACCCTTTAAAGATTCGTTAATTCGATCTTTAATAAACTCTTTGAGAACAGGCGCAGTGAGTCCATCTTCTTGAATACCGTTAACCATCCAGTCAACAATCTTAGCCTCGGACTTATAAGCTTCTTGAGCTTCATGAAGAATACGCTCTGTAAGCTCTTCATCAAACAATTCAGGGTATTCTTCTCTGATGGTATTAATAATCTTTGTACCAACAAGTCCATGAATATTCTCTTCGTTACGAGTGTACTTTACTTGTTGATCAGTATCCTTGAGAACGTTTTTATGACGAGCAAACCAATTGATAACATAGAATTGACTCATTAGAGAAACATTCTCAACGAGAAGCGTAAACAAAATAATAGCATATAGATACTGCTTCTTTGAGTCCTTGTAAAACTTGTGAGTATACTTGCGAAGATACTTCACACGACCTTCAATCCAGTCGAGCTTTAGATTCTCTTCAAATACATCCTCTAAACCAAGAACGGAAAGAAGTCTTTCATAAGCATTGTTATGAATAACTTCTGTATTAGCCATAACATAACCAAGATCCTGAAAACAAGGCTGAGGAAGATTCTCTCCTAACTTAGCCCAAAAAGTTTTAACAGCAATTTCAATCTGCCCGATAGCTGAAAGTGTACGAATAATAATCTCTCTTTCTTGTTCAGTTAGATTTACTTTGAATTGTTGAACATCAGACTTAAAAGAGAATTCTTTATCAGTCCAGAATCCATTATGCATCGACTCAATGAATTCGTCGGTCCATTTATAATTGTTGGGTTTACGGGAGATTTGTTCGTCGAATATCATAAAATTTTAAAAGTACTTATAGGTTGCAAGACATAGTCCGAGTGTGTTTATACATTGTATTTTCATTTTGCTAAGTTTCTACTTAGACTTAGCGTTTCTTCTTAGGTTTATTACCTCCACCTGGTTTACTGTCATCCCATTTATTACCACCAGGTAGCTTTACGTTTGTATTCTTAAGATTAACTTCAGCCTTAAGATCGTTCGTTTCTTTGGTTTTTATTTCCTTAGGACCGTGAATATCACTCTTTCTCTTTAAACTATTAGGTACTGGTCCGCGGTTGATACCGTCTTCCATAAGTTCAAGTACTTCAATAGGTACTGTCATAGGTGTACGATAGAGACCAGGAGCGTATTCAACAATAATATCAGCAAAAATCTTATCAGGTGATTCAGTACCTCCACGATAATTTTGTGTAGTTGTTGGATATACACTCTTTAACGAAGAAATTCTTAAATTTAAATCAAAATTTTCATTCGAACAGGATTTTACAAGCTCAACAAAGCTAGCTGCCTTATCTTTAAAGAATTCATGACGAAGAGCATCGTTACGAAATCTAACTCTATCGCCAATTAGGTAACCACCTTGCTGATATCTCTCTAGAAGATTTTCAAATAAAATATTAAATTTAGGATCCATAATTGCTGTTGTTATATTATTTATGGTCTTCTTAACTAAATAATAGTGTAGAAATGGCCATAAAGATAAAAACTTTAGAACAAGTCGCAAGTACTTATACCGATCAGCAAGGCTATAATGGTGGTTCGTATGTGTACAGCGATTTAGCGCTAGATATGGAACAACACATATCTTTAAGTAACGGTTACCCGTATAAAACAGGCTCTGATATAAAAGTTGACTACGATACCCTAGCTATTCGTAATTCTATAACAAATCTCTTCAATACCCTGCCAGGACAGAGATTTTTATTCCCTGATTATGGTTTAGATTTAAGACAACATCTTTTTACACAAATCACACAATCTAACGCTTTAGCTATTGGCAGCCAAATACTAAATGTAATTACAAAATACGAACCTAGAGTTAGTGTCGTTAACGTTAATGTTGAAGCTGATCCTGATCACAATCGTTATAATATTAGTATAATCTTAAATTTCCCAACATTAAATACTACTGATACAGTAAATTACATTCTTAATACTAAGAATCAAAACTTTACAATCATACCATCTAAAAACTTATAATAAATGGCAACTACACCGCAAAACCCTTACGATATACCAGCTGGAGGCTATATGGCCTTCGACGCAATGTCTCTAAGACAGCTTATTATCGATCGATTAAACGAACAAGGAACATTTACTGATCAAAACTTTGTCGGTAGTAATCTTGCATCAATTATAGATATAGTAGCATACTCGTACAATACTCTAATTTACTATCTCAATAAGACAAGTACTGAATCTATGTTTAGTGAAGCACAGCTTTACGAAAACATGAACCGCATTGTTAAGCTTATTGATTACAAACCTATCGGTTATCAAACATCAACATTAACGTTTAATGCATCAGCAAATTCCTCAAACGGGCTCGATATAGGTCTATACACTATACCAAGATATTCATCAATTAAAACAAGTAATATTGCTTTTTCATTTACACAGGATGTAACATTTGCCAAAACAAACAATTCAAATGAATTGCTTACCCAGCTCTCTCAAGACGTATTTTTATATCAAGGTAGTTATCAAGAATATCCTACATACACAGCTGCAGGGGACGATAACGAAATTGTATTATTAGATACAGCAGGTGTATTAGTAGATCACTTTAACATTGACGTATACGTTTATTCTAATCTAAACGGTACATGGAGTCAATATACACCTACAAATAGTTTATATCTCGAAACAGGTACTGCTAAAAAATACGAAATTAGATTAAATGAAAATCAACGATATGAAATTAAATTTGGTAATGATATTAACGGATTAAAACTTCGTAGCGGTGATTTAGTTGCAGTATACTACCTACAGAGCGATGGAACTAGCGGTATAGTAGGTCCGTTATCATTTAACGGTAGCAACGGTATCGTAAAACTTAATACACCTCAATTCAAAAATATATTAAGCGATATTGTAGGTAACCAGTACAATTTTTTAACAGATACACAAATTAGTCAAAATATCTTTATAACAAATAATTCAAGCTCGACTAATATACGCGCATCCCAAACAACAGATAACATCCGTGATATTGCACCTTCGAATTTTAGAAGTCAGTATCGCCTTGTAACTACCAAAGATTTTCAAACGTTTATACAAACAAACTTTGCAAATCTTATTACCGACGTTAGAGTTGTAAACAATACCGATTACGTATCTCAATATTTACAATATTTTTATAAGCTTGGTGTTAATAACCCTAACCTAACAGATAGAGCTTTAATAAATCAGGTATTATACGCTGATAGTTGTAACTTTAACAATATATATCTAGTTGTTGCACCTCGCGCTACCAACACAACATTTAACTATTTAGCACCTGCACAAAAACAGTTAATAAAATCATCATTATCTGATACTGCTTTAACAACAGCTGAGATTGTCTTTATTGACCCTGTTTACAAAGCTGTTAGTATCGGTATAGCAAATCCCGGTAAGCTGTTATACCCTGCAGGAGATCAATCCTGTATTCAATTACAAGTTAAGCAGTTACCTAATTCTTTACGTAATAAGCAAGCCATTGCAAACGACATTCTAAATATTTTTACAAATTATTTTAGCAATCTAAGATTATCATTAGGTATGACACTCGATGTTAGAGGCTTAACACAAGAAATTTTAGCTGTAGATGGTGTACAAACATTTTACACGGCCCGTACAGACGTTCCTGATGTTAAAGTTGAAGGACTATCTATATATGTCTGGAACCCTAACTATCCTTATCAGGATGCCATATCAACATCAAACAACGTCTCGTTAAATTATTTTGAATTTCCTTACTATAATAATCTCAATAATATAACTAATTACATTGTTATAAATTAATACTTTATATGGTTACGCCTCCTATTAGTATATACTCAACATCACTTACAGGTGTTCCTCAATTATCAGGAGACGTATATGGTACTGTTTTTTATTTTAACGGTCCTACATATACGAGTATTTCCGCGTATGACCCTAATGTAAAACAAGTTATATGGAATTTCGGTGACGGTAATATTGCATACGATACATTGTTCCCGTCTCATGTATATAAATTTCCAGGTATATATACGGTTACATTATCTGCTTTTGGGTATGATAATACCTATAGTACTAATACTGCGAGTATTTCTGTTGACTACGTTTATAGAGATTATATATCGTTTGCAAATTACCCGAAACAGTTCGGTACACCCGGAGAAATTTCTCCTGAACCGTTTACTGTTAACATAATATCTGCTCAAATAAATGAACCCATTAAAGTAAAATTATTTGCGGCAAACTCTCCTTCTATACCGCTTGATTTTGCTACTGGTAAATGGAAATTCTTAACACCTACTTGGAGTTTTTACGATTTAAGTGGTAACGCCATTGATACTCTAAATATTGAAACTGTTAATCTGTATAATAAAGACGGTAACGTTGTAGCTGTTTCAGGTTCCGGTCAATTCAAATTTAGAGATGATCAAAGTATAGGTAACCCTACAGAAAATTGCCCGTTAGTTATTATCGCTACATTGCAGACATCAGCACTACCTGTACCGCTTGAAACCAATACATACAAATATTTTAGTTATAGTAATACAACAGTAACCCGTGCTACTATTGCCTGGCAGTTCTATGATTATAAGCCTGATTATTTTAAAGTAACAGGTAATTATATTGACGGTATATCAACAAGTAAATGGGCTGGTTACCCCATACCGGTATTAATAACCGGTCATTCAAATCTTGCAAATCGTTTTTGTTATACTGGTGTACCGACAACAAGTAGTGGTATAATTTACAATTTCCCTGTAGATAATCCTACAGGGTTATCAACAGTCTTAAATTTAGATATAATAGATCAAGATGGTAATATAGTACCTTCTGTGATTAATGTTTCTGCTACAACACCCTACACTACTGATCCTGACGCTATACATTTTCAACGTACCGATGTCAACGGGTTTGATACAGGCGGTTACGTATTTACAACAATTACACCTGCAGCTACCGCTACTGCTGAAAACGCTACTATAGTTGCGTATACTGTTCCGAACGAAAATCCTTATTTAGCTGAATGGGATTTTCCCTACGCGGGTGGTTACGGTCCAACACCAATAGCTTGGATTTCAAATGCTGAAAATAAAAACTTATATCAAATATTATCAATGCCTTATCCTGAAGGATGTACAACTATTGATATTTACAAGAGCAACGGAACGTTAATTGATACAACAATAACTATTACAGATACTCCTTGGGTAGATACACCAGGTAATACGTTTAACTACGGAATGTCTGGTTATTCGGGTATCTATAGTATATCGTTATTTCCGGGTGATCATACCGTTGTTGCTGCTGATGCTGAATTAGACAGATTATATCGTATAGACACAACCGGTACAATTTTATGCTCAGTTTCACTTTCAAGTATAACAGGTATTAATAATCTCACAGCAGGTTGTACCCCAGCTTATACAAGTATTGATAGATGCGGTAATACATGGATTACATTATTTGATACAGCATCTGTAATTAAGCTTGACTATCATTTCAATTTATCTGCTATTGCTGCTCCCTCAGGTATACCTATAAACTATACATTTGATGCCCCTTATAATAACTTTACCGGTGACGAATTATTAAGACCGTCTATTGTTGAAACAGATTCAAATAGTAACGCTTGGGTTACATACACTCACCCTGTTTGTAGTTTACTAGTACAATATAGTCCAACAGGGGATGTACTCAACCAAATTAATCTCGGTAATACAAGTACAACACTAGGTATAGCTATTAACAAAAAAAATCAGGTATGGGTAATGGACGAAATGCATGACACGGATTTCGGTGGTTGTTTTAGACTATACGGTGACCCTAATGTTTATTACAGTAAAGGTAGTGTTAAAGGATACGTTAATACAAAGTACACACTCTTAAGCACAGTAAGTAGCGGTCCGCCTCTAACACCTACTTGGTTTTCAAGACCTAATAATATGTGCCTTGACAAACACAATAATATTTGGTTTACACATGGTATACGAAATATAGGTTTTATTGATAGAGCAACAGCAGCTGTATCCTCCTGGTATATACCGCCTAAAGAAACATACCCCACAGTTTACAATAATGATTTAAAATTGAGTTACCTTGACGTTAGTAAGGCGTTTTTATCATTTAATAATATAGACTCTAGTAATAATATTTTCTATTATGATAATGCTGGTGATGATGATTTTACAAATAAAGAATTAAATCCTGATTTTGCAAAAGGTTATGATGAAGAATTAGGCGGTATAGCTGTTGACCCTTATAATCGTCTTTGGGTTATTGATTCGAAGATGAATAATGTATTTTTATTATCAGCTACACCATCTTTAGAAAAGTCAATTCGCCCTCGTTATTTTAAAATACAACCATGGACAAGTATCGGGTATCTTAATAACCTCGAAAACACTTTTACATACACCCAGACAGCCCCTCCTTACAAATCTGCTCAAGCTACTGGAGACTGGACAGGTAATAAATGGTTTCAGAAATATGCTAATTTTACAGATACAATAAGCGGTGCATCTAACAACTTTAACATCTATAACTTTAATAAATCGTTTGGTTTAAGAAGACTTAATGAAAGTTTTAGTACAGCAGATTATTATAAATCTCTTGCTTTACCGGATATTTTATCTCAAAATGACAAACTTTTTGATAGCTATTTAGGCGCTATGGTAGGTACTGCAGCCCCTAGCGGTTACGAAGATATAGGTCAAAAGACATACGAACGAATTGCGAATTTCGTACCCAATCACAGCGATGTTGATACATGTAATATAACACAATTAATGTCTCTAGCACGCTCAATGGATGTTTCAGCTATTAATTTTAGCAATGTATATCCTGCTGAAGTACAAAACATGATTGATATTGCTTCAATACCTCGTACAAAATTATGGGGTATATTAGATAGTACTCCTTTATCATCTGAAAGTATAAACGAAAGTATGAAATATCCGTTAGATGTTAATACTGCTTTTGTAACAGCGGGTCAAAGAATATACATACAAAGTATTTACGATTCTAGACCTGTTTTAAATGTAGTACCTGTTAATACATTCTTACCCGAAGAACATCAACAACACTACCCGTTAAACCTATACCCTTCCTTTGGTTTATTGCAAAATATATCAGACCCTACAAAATACCGTTTTTATGAGTATCATCCTGTCTATTACCCTAACCCGTTACTAACGCTTAATACATTATATCCTAATTTAACAGGTGCAGCGCTATATGCTAAATTATCTGATGTAAGCTTTAATGAACGTTTTATTGAAAGTGTTATAGATTGGAATAGTCCTTTTACAACTATTAATAGAACGCTATCTACAGCTGATGATTTATATGCTGATGGAGGTATTATAGAAAGTATGTTTAGTTACTATCTAACTAAGAATCTTATCATTAATTAATAATAGACAACCGTGGAAACTAGTAGTACCCAGCAGCTAAACCGTTACTCAGCCCCTACAAGTATAGCAGGGTATACTTCTGATTTAGCTAGTCCGTTATCGTATCAAGATTGGTATGCAGCGTATCGTAATTTAATACCAGGTCAAGAATACAGACAGTATAATGACTATCTAACTAATTGGTATAAAAATAAAACAACTGATCGTGTTACTACAGCTGATCAAATACGTCAAAATTATTTACTGTTACTAAAGCAATTACATCTTTTTATACCTAATCAAGAACTAGAAGAATGGTATAACCAGGTTAATATATATGATGAAAAAGAATTGCTGTTAGCAATTCCGTATTACGCAAAAAAATTACGCGATATTGCACTTTATTACTGTCAGTTAAGAGACAAACTCCAAAAAACAAAACTACAGTACAACCTTGTTGGTTCAAATATAGGCTTATATCAAAATATCATCACAGATATTTTAACAAACTACACACAAAGACCAAATAGCTCAATTACAGTACCTGCTTCAGTGTGGAATGCTATACCTCAGCTAAGTGCTATTAAAGATACAATATCTTTAACTATTGAAGATTTATATGATTTTCAAACTTATCTCGGACAAAGCCCGACAGTATCTGTAAGTAGTTACTTTAATCTGACTGATGAAGCAACTACTAACTATTTTGCTGATTTAGGTTTATCTTTAAGCTCTAGTGAATGGATTTATAGTGCAGGTAATCTTGACTTAAGCGCTGATCCAATATACATTGATACGTTAGGTCTGAATATAGCACAAGTACAAAATTTCATTACATCAAAATATTTAGGTGAAAATAAATATTCATCTTCTGTACCTCCAGTTTCTACGAATACCGATTATTATAGTTTATCGGTTTTAAAAGGTAATAATTTCTTCTACTGGCCAGGTAGCACATATTACGATCAAGCGTTAAACACGCCGTATTACAACCCGATACCTCTATCAAGCGCAGGACTACAAGACGCTACTGCAGGTAGTGATATTACGACAGCAGATACAATTTTTATAAAACATGCATTAGGTATTGAAGGTGCTTGGTATAAACGCACAGACTATACAACAGGTCAAGGTACAATGAATGCTGTGTTCAACTCTAACAGTCAAACCGTTTTTAGATATCCTTTTCCGGGTTACGGGCTGTCAGGAGAAGACGTCGAATGGACTGGTTATAGTACATCAACAACACAAGGTTATAACTATCTTGAAGAAGTATATAAAAACGCTGTACAGCGTGCGTATTGGAGTAATACAACTTTACTCTCTTATGTAAATCCGGTTAATATAAATGACACACAGCTTATTTACAATAACGGTAACGGTGCAGCGTATGCTAGTAAAGATTATAACGCAGCAGATAAAATAAAAGTACAAACAAAAGTACCGGCATACACGGATAATATTTTTTCAGGAGATGTACAAGAAGCATGGCTGTACAGTATGTATAATACTGATATACCTATTGCAGGTAATAATACAGTTAGTACTGTTTTATGGCCATATCAACGAATAGTACCTACAAGTACATTTCCTACAAATATACCTAGCGATATAACTAAATCATGCTCACCAGTTAGGTTATCAGATATTAATATACGTCATGCAACTGCTTCGAATGATATAAAAACAGCTGATAAAATTTTTAAATTAGCTAACTACACAAGCGATTCTACACAGGCTACTGAGTGTGCTTGGTTATCAGGTGCTCCTTTCGACACAGGAGATGTTACAGGTTGCTATCAACCAGGTTTAAATTGCTATTTTCAAGCAGGTTTTAATACACAGTTTATTTGGCAGGACACAACATATCCATCTGCTAATAAAGTTTTTCCATCTATAAATCATCAATCGAATTGTAGTTATATTACTTCAAACTTGACATATCTTAGCGGTAATGCATGTACTTGCAGATCAGTTTTATTTACACCGTTCGGTCATCCTGGAGATAATTTAACTGATAATAATCAGTTAGCTGATTTTATAGCGCTTGCAAACACCGATCAGCATAATAGTTTCGATTTAAACACATGGGTAGACGACGACGGTAATGACTATACAACCAGTCCAGATTTTACTTGGTTTAGAACAAACAATACAATAGGTTGGGGAGACGGATATTGGGTAAACCCGTACTTCGGTTTTAAGCCAAACAGAGTCTATGTCTATGGCCGTGCAAATGTTTTCAATGTCGATCCTAGTAAGATAACTTTACCTGCTTTAGTCACACGCTACCCATACAGTAATAATAAAACTGTTTGGTTAAAAGGTACTAAACAGCCTGACGGTACTTGGATTAATTCTAATTTACCGTCTGATATGATCATCAGAGCTGGAGATGTTCTACGATTTGAACGACCCGGTCTTTCTACATTTACAAAATATACTTATCATATCGTACCATCTCAAATAACTAACAATATTAACGGTACGTCATGGATGACATATGACTATGTCGATGCAAAGCAAACCGTATATGTATCTTACCCGTACGATAGTAATATTATTGTAAATCAGTTTATACAATGGACTGTTACAAATAACGAAACATCTGAAACAACAACATATAATAATGTCCCGAGCTTTTCATTTAGCCCTACCGTTACAGGGCATTATACAATAACATTACACGCCCTTACAGGTACGACTTATAATGCAAATGTTTCCGCTGTAACAACAACAACAAAAACTGTTAATAACGGTGTTACATCTTACAACACAACAACAGATATTGTAAATACAGTACCAAACGCACTGTTTACAAACATACCTGTATTGTCTGTTGTTTCACCATACACTAATACAACAACTCTCACGACGTATCTCGTACCAACACCAGGGTATGTTTTAAATGTACCTCTCAATGGTTGGAATTACAATACAAGTAACTACGATACTAATGGAAGCATAAATCAAGGTGCACGTCCTTTCTGGGCTATAGGTAACAACTCTAAAGATGCAAAAACCCAATATAAAGGTTTTATTAGTTACGGTACACCACAAAAATTCGTCGATGGCCATAACCTTATAACTCAGCCAGATATAAGCACAATAGTGCTCAGTGCAGGTAATTATATTAGGTATGAGAGAAATTATAATCAACCATTTACTTGGTCAGAGCCTTTACCGTTATCTTACTATGTAAACAGCAAAGCTTGGTGTACATTATTGTTTAATACAACTGCTATTCCGACATTATCGGGATTATCAAAAAATATTAATACAACATTAATAACAACACCGCTAACAACACCATCAACAATGTTGTTACGCAACCATATTAATAATCAACCCGTTGAGGTTTATTATAACTCTGTTAATAATTTTATATGGAATATTACTGCAGTACCTGAATTACTAATAAATGAGTATGCAACACCTGCTGTTAAAACCGAAATTACCGTAGCGAATCCTTGGACTAATTTAACCAATACCTTTTATCCTACTTTTGCAGTACTACCTTTTGTAGGTTCATTATCTAGTATTTCCCAATTCGGTGGCTTCTTTTGCCCTTCTAATCTAGGAGCGTCATATTACATAAACAAAGACTACACCGCTTCAATTGTAACATCATCTACAAGCTTAACAGGCCTGTTTAATAACCCTTATATCCATATTGGAGGCAGAGGGTTAACAATGCAGGACCAGATTTCACCGTACATTATAACAGAAGAAAATAACGCTTGGTTAAAGGAACCTGTAACATCAGGCTCTGCAGCAGGTAATATTAAAAAAAGTATTACTAAAAAATATCAAAAGTTTATACCGTATCAGTCTAGTAACGAAACAACATCATATTACGAATTAGGATTAATAACCCCTACAAGTAGAATGTCTCCCTGGGGAGGCGTAAACGACGCCGAGTGGACAGATTACTACAATAAACCTGTAAGCTTTACAGGTCAGGTAAACGTCGATAACTGGACAAATACACAAATTTTAAAAGAAACAAATAAGCAATTAGATTGCTGGGCATCAGATATTTTTGGCAACCAGTACGGTTTATATAAAAAACTAGATGGTGTTTACCCTAGTGACCGTAATAAAGTAACTGGTGATATTTGGATAAAGAAAAATTCACGTTTTGTTTCACCGGCCTATATTGCTTTATCAAGCACCTTTAAATCGTATGAAAGTACATTTTTATATAACTACCTCACAGGTGGTATAACAAAAATTGATATATTCTTTGATACGTTGTTAATACAAACACCAGGTGTTGTTTATCTCGAGAAACTACAATACGATTATAATAATGATATTATAACAAGTATTGCAGATAATTCTCGCCACATATCTCTCGCAACACCTATTACACCATCTATAACAAGAGAGTTAGCAACCGTACCAATTAATAACGAAAATAACTTTAAACAGCTCTACCCATTTAGGGGTAATGCAGGTGAGACTTGGTTCCTACCTCAGGAAAAAATCATCGTGTTGTCATTTAATGACGTTAAAGATTATATTATTGCACCTGAATTATATCAGTATAATATTAATACTATCTCCTTAACAAAAACATTTCCAACACTACAGCAGGATTTTGATATTCTTCAAAGCTTATCATTCTTACAGATTATTTCTGTTGATCCGCCTATTATTAGTCACAATTCTGTTGCTAGAGAGTATGTACTTGCGTTCTTAGGAACGAGCATTACACACGTAAAGTACTTGTTTGAGTTAAAAATTAGCGATACCTCAACACCTACAATAATTAACTTTAACGTCTATCAGCCTACATAAAACTATTTGTTTTATCAAAACTTCAAATTAAATATCTTAAGTGATTTACAATCAGCAAACATATAACAACGCTATCCCGGGAAGTTCTACAGGTCCTGTTCAGGATCAGGCCTATCCGTCAACATCTCTCCTAGGCGCGTTTATATCGAGACTCCCTTACGCATACCAGATCATTGATTCGATGATTCAGCGTAATCCTAAGTTTTATGACTTTAAGGGTGTAGCTCCTAAGAGAGAAGAGTTTATACAAGCACAGTCCGTCTTTTTACAAGACCCTGCAGGTGCAGGTATCGGTGATAGTTCTGCTCCAGGTAACATCTTAATTAACAAAGATTATCAGGCCTTTATCTATGCAAGTGTTGATAAAGACAAAACACGCCGCTTGCAAGATTATAGACGTATGGCTGCATACGCTGAACTTGCAGATTGTTTAGATGAAATTTGCGATGAATGTGTTGTAAAAGACGAAAATGATATTATTGTCAACTTCCAATTAAGAGGTGAATATACAAAAGAAGTTAAAGATTTAATCGAAAAAGAATTCCAAAAACACGTAGTTATCTATGATCTAGAAGACTCTGGTTGGGAGTATTTTAGACAGTTCTTAATTGACGGTGAACTGTTCTGGGAAAATATTATAGATAACGATAAACCTGAACTAGGTATAATTGGTTTAGTTAGCATACCATCTGAAATTATTAACCCTGTTTATTCTAACGTACAGAACGAACTTGTAAAGGGGTTCTTATTAAGAAAGACAGTCAAAGCACCCGCTTCATCAATTAATAAGAAAGACCAGGAAGAGCTTTTCTTTATGCAGAAAGCTCAGGTAACATATGTTCACTCTGGTATTTGGAATGAGTTTAAGACAATTCGTTTACCTTATATTGAGAACTCAAAACGTGCTTATCGTCAGTTATCATTACTTGAGGATTCTATTATTATCTATCGTTTAGTTAGAGCACCTGAACGTCTTAAGTTTAAAGTATATACAGGTACAATGCCTGCACCTAAAGCAGAAGCATACGTTAAGAGATTAATGCAGCAGTACTGGTCAAAGAAAAACTTTGACACATCTCACGGAGAAAAAGGCTCAATGACTAACGTTTACGATCCACAGTCGATGTTAGATTCATATTGGTTCCCTGTAGACGCCCAAGGAAAAGGTACAGATGTTGAAATGATGCAAGGTGGTGCTAATTTAGGTCAGTTAGATGATTTAAATTATTTCTTAAAGAAGCTTTATAACTCTCTAAAGATACCTGTAAGTAGATTCCTTGTAGCTGATTCACCATTTAAAGACGGTACTGAAATAACAAGAGATGAATTAAGATTTGCTAGATTCGTTATTCGTCTTCAGCGCCAGTTTGCCACTAGCATTAGAGATACATTTATAGCGCATCTCAAGTTAAAAGGTCTTTGGAAGCAATTTAAGTTACGTGAACGTTCAATGCATGTAGAGTTTAATATACCTACATCGTTCATGGCGATGAGAGAGCAACAGCTGCTTGATCTCAAGTTTGATAATTTCCTTAAGATTACAGGCAACGAGTCTATATCTAAGTCATATGCTCAAAAATATTATCTAGGTTTATCTGACGATTTAATGAAAGAAAATAGAGAGTGGCAGAAGAAAGATGCCGCACTCTTATGGGAATTAACACAAATACAAACTTCAGGACCTAACTTCAGAGAGCAATTAGCAGCTCAAGCCGGTCTCGGTACAGGGGAAGAAGGAGCTGGTGGTCTACCACCTCTAACCTCTGGAGGTGGTGGTGGCGGTGGAGGTTCCGCAATACCTGAATTTGGAGGATCGTCGCCATCTCCAGGCGGTGAAGAAGGTAGTGCTAACGTAGGTACAGCTAGTCCTCCTCCTCCAGGCGCAGGAGCACCATCTGAGACTCCAGGTTTAGCACCTACACAAGGTTCTTCTCCAGCAGTAGGTTCTCCAGGAGCAGCATAATTTAGCTTAAATAAGCTATATGGCTTTATATAATATACCTACACACCGTCGAGGTGATACATGGGATGGTATATCTTCTATCTCTATCAGTAGAAACGATTTACCTTTTAATCTTGCTGATAAAACAGCAAAAATGCAATTAAGAGAAGATATTGACTCTCCTGTTGTATTAGAACTCTCGATTGAGAATGGTAAAATATTATACAACGATAATAATAATTCCTTACAAATACCACCACAAATTATAAACATACTACCTGGTACATACAAATATGATTTACAAGTAACCTCTTTTGACGGTACGTTTAATAAAACATATATTGAAGGTAGTTGGACAATTATAGCTGATATTACTGAATAATGAGCGACTCAATTACAGTTGTAACAAGCGCAGTTAATGAAACTGTCACAATCGCAACAAGTGCAATTAATGAAACAATCACACTAACAGTAAGCACTGATAACGTTAATATTACAATTAATGAAGCAGGTACCCCTACTCTTTGGGGTAATATTATTGGTAACATAAACTTACAAACCGATTTAAAAAACGCTCTAACAGCTAAAGCGCAACAAACTGATTTATTATCTGTCTCATCTACTACAAACAGACATAATACATTATTAAATAGCAATTCAGGTAATTGGAATAGTGCTTACACTAATTTATTAACAAACAGCGCCGCTTACCTATCATCAGTCGATCTTAGTTTTTTAAGTGTTAGTGGTAATTGGAATAGTGCTTATTCAACTGTTCGGTCTAATTCTGCTACAGCGTGGAACTATCAAGGTACAGATTTAAAATCTTTAACTTCAGGATGGGTTGGTGGTCATACAGCTTATACAAACCTAGTAACTAATAGTGCTGCTTACTTATCTTCAGTAGATCTTAGCTTTTTAAGTGTTAGTGGTAATTGGAATACTGCTTATAGTAATTTAATTAGTAATTCAGCAGCGTTCGTATCAAGCGAATTTCTTATCATCACACCAGCTCTTGTATAGTTTGTATCGTTTAGATAAAGTGAATTTAATTTTGCTATAACTGTACAATCTCCTTTTATAGGAAGATAGAAGAAACTAAAGTTTTGAGTTTGCCAAATATTTGTACCACCAGCTGATAGAGTCCAAGTTTGGGAAGTGTTATTGTATGTAGCAACACCAGCTGGTGCAGATCCACCAATATTTGCAACTGATAAACTTTTTGTAACAGATGATGTAGACGGATAAGGAACAGGTTTTCGAGTTTTAGCTGTTCTACCATCATTAGCTGACAACCTGTACATAAAGCTTGATCGTCCTTCAGGTCGTGTATCTCTATAAAGGCTTGTCCAAGGTGCAGGTAATCCTTTTCTTGTAACATAGTGACTATAAACCATGTTTAACATATCAGGAGGTTGGGGAGAACTATTTGGTGCACCTCCCCAACCAGAATAATACCCCATCTGTTGACCGTAACCAGAAAAGGGCCAGATTGTATTTTGCCCGTAATTGTATCTACTAAACATTTCACATGTTGCAAGAATTCTATTATCAAGTTCAGAATAAACATCAACCCCTTGAGTATATAAAACTTCAGCAATCCATGCCATCAATAGTACGTGATCATAGTGGTGACCTTGATCTCTTCCTGCTTCGCCATCAAAACCAACTGACGAGTTCTCACCTATCCCGGCATTAAGATCCATTCTAAATTGCTGAACGCATTGATCAAATTTATTTCTATCATTACAAAAGATTGCTATGCCTAATGCAGCTGCAAGACAAGCTAAACCTTGATTACCGCCACGAAGCGGGCTTGTTGAATCAATTATACCATTACCTCCTTTACCCCAAAATACAGTAAGAAAATAATTCTCCACGATTTTAGAATCCGCATCAGTCCATCCAGGCCATGTATATCTAAGAATTTCAGCTCCTCCAAATATATTCCATGATGTAAAACCAATTGCAAGATATGGTTCAGCACCGCCCATAGAAGTATTAGTAGTCGCCCATCTTATAAGAGCGTCTCGAGCGGCTTGAGCCCATGTATCATTACCTGTAAAGTACCACTGTAAAGCATACAAGTAAATAGCTAACATTTCAGAATAAAACTGATTCAAATACGAATCAGGGTTTCTACTCCATGTAGTAGGTACTGTTTTAAATAGATAAGTTGGTGAAGCTTCATACGTAGCTGTTAATGCAGCATACCCGGTTCTCCAAGGTTCGGCTGTTAAATTAACTTTAAGCGTATTAAGCTGTTGTATGGTATGAGGAATACCTGGATGAACAAATGAAAAATTAGAAGGCTGGGTAACAGGAGTCTGTGCTAATACGATACCGTTTTTACCTGTTAAAACGCTTGACATGTATAATATTTATCAGTGTACTGTATTAAATAATACGTAATGAGCACACTCCCTAGAAACGTAAGAGGTTCAACAAGCCTTAATAGTACTATTGATAGTTATGATGCTTTAGCTCAGCGCATTCGTAGACAGTTAGGTGAACCACTCATCAATGTTGAAATAGCTAACGAACAAATTTATGACAACATTAATACTGCTATAGAAATTTTTACAAAGTGGGCAGGATTCTCAGAAGAATATCTTGTATTTCAATCTAGTTTATATAAACCTAATTACGGTTTAGATGTATCTTTACTAGTTAACCAAACACCAGAACTTAATACAACTAACTCAGCAGGTCTATCAGCTGATTTTGATTATGATTTAAATGATTACAGAAGAGTAATAGATTGCTTTGAATTTAATTACGGTGAGTCAACCGGTATTAATACACTCTTTACACTTGAACAGTCAATGGCTCAGCAAATTTACTCATCGTATATGATCGGTAATTTTGGTTTCGATTTAACATCCTGGGAAGTATTAAAAGAGTTTATTAAAGTTAGAGATGTTGTTCTTGCAATGAGACCTCGTTTTAGATTTGATCCTAAGACTCAAGTCTTAAAGATTATACCTGAACCAATTCCTGAAAATCAATACGTAGGTGTTGTAGGTTGTTACATTGAAAGACCTATTAGAGAGCTAATCGACGAACGTTGGATTTACAAATATACACTTGCGTTATGTAAGATAACCGTAGCAAATGTTCGTGGTAAATATTCAGGTACTTCTCTCTTTGGAGGTGGTAATGTTAACTATTCTGATTTAATGGGACAGGGTATAAAAGAAAGAGATGATCTTGAAGTAGAACTTGAAACAAGTTATATTGATGCACAGCCTCCTATGTTCTTTAGAGGTTAATGAACCCCGCGGGTATAACTAAGTCTAGAAAGTTTAAACAGGGGCTCTTCACACCTACAAACCCTGACAAGTATAAAGGTACTCATCCTATCATCTATCGTTCATCGTACGAGTTAAAATTATTTCGTTGGTGTGATCATAACCCGAGTGTAGTTACATGGGGTTCAGAATCGATTATAATACCGTATCAAAACCCTTTAACAGGTAACCTTAGTAGATATTTTGTCGATAATAATATTACTATAAAAAACAAAGAAGGTAAACTACAAAAATTTTTAATAGAGGTGAAACCGTCTATACAAACAAGACCGCCTGTAGCAAAAAGACATACAAAAGGTTTGCTACGAAAGCAGGCAGAGTATATTAAGAATCAGGCAAAATGGAAAGCAGCTAATGAGTGGGCTAAAAAGCACAACTACACATTCACTATACTAACCGAAAAAGAACTCGGTATATAGTTACTTACTTTTAATTTTACCTATACCTACAAAACCTTTATTGTTAGGTTCTTCTGTTTTAGGTTCTTTTAACATACCACCAGTTAATGCTATATTAAGTGCTAAAACTAAACTAACCGATAACGGATCAAATACCGATACAAGTATTAAGATAAAAATCTTAACAACGCTATCAAGAGGTGCATTAAAAGATTTAGCAATAAACTTAAATGTACCGATATCATTAGCTTTACCAGAATCAGTTTTAATGGTTATAAGTTCATTATCTTTTTCAAACTTAGTTGTTTGAAGTGTTTGTAGGCGTTCAGTAAGTGTTTTTATTTCACTGCTTGATTGTTTAATATCCTCATAAACAATTCTAGCATTACGGGATGTCATACTAGGTAGTCTTGCTTCTTGTGCTTTACGAGCTTCATTAAGGGTATTAATACGTCCTTGTATTTGTTGTATCTCGCTATCAACAGATGCTTTTTGAGATTCAATTAAAGTAATTTTATTATCCCCTAACGTGCTTAATGAAGCATTCTTTTCGTATGCTGCAGACAAGTAACCGAAAATACCTGCAGATGTAATTACCATAAGAACGGCAACAGCTATTAATAGATATGTTCTTAATAATACATTTGTTTTATTCCAATAACGATAAAGAAAAGATGTTGCTATTAGTTTACCAAATTCAAGAGCACCAGCCATTACCATTACTTGATAGTAACTACCAGAAAAGAGAGTAGCTATACCTAATACTGAAAACAGCGCAGCAGTACCTGCAACCAGTAAAGATGATAGTGATAATAAAAATATAAACATAACATAAGTATTTATTAATCTACAGGTGAAATTGTGACTAACCGGTATAAATAATGTTATCAATCTATGGGACTTAAATTCTTAGTAGAAGACTATCACGAAGGCCTCGACTTTTTAGTTGAGGAGCAGAAGCGCGGCGCCGATCGTAATGTTTACATTACAGGCCCTTTCATGATGGCTGAACAAAAAAATCAAAACGGTCGTATCTACAAACTTGACGAAATGGTTAAGGAAGTAGAACGTTACACAAAGGACATGGTTGTAACAAACCGTGCTATCGGTGAGATGAATCACCCTCAGTCAACAGAAGTTAATCCAATTAACGCCTGTCATATTGTTACTGAATTAAAACAAAACGGTAACTACTTCGTAGGTAAGTCTAAAGTATTAGATACACCCATGGGTAAACTTCTCAAGTCTCTCATCACCGATGGTGTAAGAATGGGTATCTCTTCTCGTGCTCTTGGTAACGTTACAGAGTCATCTGATGCTAAGCACGTATCTAATTTCCATCTTATCTGTCTTGACGTTGTTCATCAACCTTCTGTTCAGAATGCAATGCTTGAATCCGTCATGGAGTCAAAAGAATGGATGATCGGTAACGACGGTAGAATTGTTGAGTACATTAAGAATGCATACAATAAATTAGAAAAGAGTTTATCACATTTACCTAAGCACGAAACAGATGCTTTCTTAAAAGAGTCATTACTCAACTTTATTAATCTAATAAAAAGAGCTTAATTTATGTCAAACGAAAAACAAGCAATCCAAACATTTATTAACAGTTTAGTTAGTAAAGATTACTCCCAGGCTCGTACTAACTTAGAAAGTGCAGTAGCTGAAAAATTAAAATCAAGAATTCGTTCAAGTATTAGTAACGAACAGGTGAAAAAGTAACCAATTAGATTAAATAAATATACAACACTTATGAACTTTAAGGAAATTCTAAAAGATCAATTTAAAGATCTTATTACCGAAGAAACACTCTCAGCCGTTCACGAAGCTTTCGAAACAGCTGTTAAAGAAAAAGCCAATCTTCAAACCGAAGCAGCCATCGCTAAAATTGACGATGATCATGCTGAGAAACTTAAAGCCTTAGTTGAAGCTATTGATGAGGATCACACCGCCAAGCTCCAGAAGCTCGTCGAGACAATTGATTTTGATCACTCCAATAAGCTTCAAAAAGTACTTGCTAAAATTGACGAAAACCACACAGGCATGCTTCAGCAGATCATCGAGTCTTATGAAGCCAAGCTTGCCGATGCTAAGGTTGAATTATCTGAAAGTGCTGAAGCTTTCAGTAACCGTATCGTTGATGAGGTTTCCAATTACCTAGATCTTTACCTTGATAAGACAGTACCTGTCGATCAAGTCAATGAAGCTGTTGAAAACATCAAGGCTCGTAAGACTCTTGACGCCATTCGTCAGCTTGTTGCAGTTAATGAAGAGTACATTGATAATGAAATCAAAGAAGCTCTTCTTGACGGCAAGAGAACAATCGATTCCTTAAAGAAGGAGTTAAACGAAGCAATAGAAGCTAACACCGATCTTAACCACAAGTTAAGCCGTACAGAAGCTTCCTTATTGCTTGAAAGCAAGACAAAGGATTTACCTGGGTCTGCTAAAGCTTATGTAACTAAGCTTCTCAAGGGTAAGACCCCTGAGTATATTAATGAGAACTATCAGTACGTAGTTGAGATGTTCGAGAAAGAAGTTTCCGAACTGGAAGAAACCGCCAAAGAAGGTCTGACCGCTCGCATTGTTGAATCAATCGACCGTCCAGAAACCGAGGTTCTTTCAGAAGAAATTTCTGCTCCAAGACCTGTATCAAGTACAGGAGTAGGCGGATATCTGAATGAGATGAAAAAGATTGACGGATCTAGTATCCGTTTCAATCACTAAAATTTTTCATACTCAACAAGGTCGAAAATCTTTTAACAAAAAGGAAAATTTATAACTATGGAACTTCTGCATATCGATAAATCCAAGGCTACATCTTTAGTTGAAAAGTGGGCTCCAGTTCTGGACTACTCTTCTGACAAGGTAGCTGCTATCGAAAATGATAACACACGTCTCAATACCGCCATCCTTCTGGAAAACCAGGAGAAGTGGTGCTTTGAGTCTTCCAACACTGCTAGTGGTGGTGTCTTTGGTGGTAATGCCTATCAGGTTAACCCTGGTACCATTCCTAACAGCGACACATACGCAAACGGTGATGCTCGTCTTCCTAAGGTTCTGATCCCCATGATCCGCCGTACATTCCCCGAACTCATCACAAATGAGATCGTTGGTGTACAGCCCATGACAGGACCCGTTGGTCTGGCATTCGCCATGCGTTACCGCTACGAGGCATCTTCCCTCGGTAATAGCACATACGGTGATGGCCGTAATGATCTCACCCTCGGTGGGGCTCAGGCAACATCAATGTATGGACCTGCTAGTGCTAGCAAGGGTAAGGAAATCGGTTACAACTATCTGAATACCGCCTTCACAGGCGTTACCAGTGGTAACTTAACCGGTAACGATGATTGGGCCATTCTGCCTGAAGACGCCGGCGTAGCCGCGATCCTCAGCCAGTTTGAACTCAGCTCCAACATCCCTCAGGTAACAGTATCATTTGAGAAGACCGCTGTCGAGGCCGGCACACGCCGTCTCGCCGCTAAGTGGTCTGTCGAATTAGAGCAGGATCTTAAGAATATGAATGGTATCGACATCGATGCCGAGCTCACAAACGCCATGTCCTACGAAATTCAGGCTGAAATTGACCGTGAAATGATTTCACGTATGATTCAGACCTGCTTAACCGCAGGCGCCGGTGTTGGTTACAGCACATGGTCAGCAATTTCTGCTGACGGTCGCTGGTCCGGTGAGCGCGCTCGTGACTTCTACAACAGAATTGTTGTTGAGGCCAATCGTGTCGCTATCCGCAACCGCCGTGGTGCAGCCAATTTCATTATTGCTACACCTCGTATTTGCGCTATTCTTGAGTCACTGCCCACATTCACATGGCAGCCCGTTACTGGCTCAGTAAATACCACACCCGTTGGTATTGCTAAAGTTGGTGCCGTTGGTGGTCGTTTCCAGATCTATCGTGATACTCGTACAGAGGCACAAGTCAACGCTGGGTACAATCCCGCAGGCGCTGGCTACAGTGCTGGTGGTAACAAGCGTCCCGTCGGACAGGTCGATTACGCCCTGCTCGGCTATAAGGGCCCTGAGTATTATGATACCGGTATCGTATACTGCCCTTACATCCCTGTAATGGTTCAGCGTACAATCGGTCCGAATGACTTCAGTCCTCGTGTTGGTCTCTTAACCCGTTACGGTGTTGTTGACCACATTTTCGGTGCTAACCTTTACTATCACTTAGTAATCTGCACCGGTCTGGGCCAGTCCTTCACACCTGGATCCGCCGCTGTCTATCTCTAATACTGAGATCGCAAACAATCAAAAGAGACCCCATTCGAAAGAATGGGGTTTTCTTTTTGTATTAAACACTAAAAATACTACTGAGTAGAATAAATATATGTACATATGGCAATTGTATATCAATACGAAGACGCAGTAGGTAGCCCTGCAACAAACGGTGTTAACTTACTTTCCGCAACTAACGCAACAAGAGTTCTCTTCAATGACTCTGGTACACTTAACAATGTTGCTTTAACATCAACATTCGTTAATACAGCTGGTGCAACTCTCTCCTCTGGAGCTGGTAAACTTGTTTATGATACTGCTTACGCAGGCGACGTTGTATATTTTATTTTAAATGACCGTACATCCTTTGCTGGTACATTACCTGGTACCAGTAGTACAATTACATTAACTGCTAACGGGTTTAATGCATGGGGTCCTACAGAGCGTAGACTTCGCCACTTAGAGCAGTTCTAAAATATACTAATAAATTAATACTGATTAGAGCCAACCTCAAAAGTTGGCTCTTTTCTTTTTTATGTATAAATAACTTACAATGATTGATTGTAATTTTGTTAACACCTTTGATATTAGAACATGTTTAGGTGATTCTCTAACAACACTTAACAATAATTTTTCAGCATTGGATGCTGGTATTGCACTAGCTCAAGATATGTTTAATAAACTTCAAAGAGATTTTGGAGCATTTACACCCGGTTTAGTAAGTATCGATAAAAGTATATTATATTATGCGCGTTTTACAGAAGCTTACGACCCATTTGATAATTCAAAGTTAGGTTTAACAGGAGGTGCAACAAACAACCGCATTTTAAATCATGTTGATTATAACTGCGATACAGACGGTAATCAAATACTTACAGGTGACGCTTCACAAGGATATTATAAGCTTAATACAACTACAGGTGTTATAACAGTGCCTCCAGGTATTTATGATATCGATGCAGAAGCTTCTGCAATGAGAACAGAATCCCATTGTGCAAATCTTGTTTATAACCGTGTACAAAATTCACCTGATGATGTTATATTACAAGGTTCATCAGAATATACTGAGCAAGGTGTATTACCAAGGCACACAGGAGAATGGGCACCTATTTGGTGTAAAATGAGAGGTAGAGTAAAATTTACAGATTACACTGATATGCATATAGTACATTATATTAATGCAGGTGTTAATCTAGCTGCAAAAGGTAGATGTTTTACAGCAGGTACATCATATACAAGAGATAATATTAATAACTCTCTACCAGGATTTACAGATGATATACCGTTAATGTATTATGCTTTTTTCAACATACAAAAAATTAAAGACGTATGAGTGTTACTAATATTAACCCGCAACAGTATATAGGGGATACGCTACCGATTATTAATGGTAATTTTAATAATCTTTATAGTAGTCTTCAATTTCTCGAAACAGCTGCTGCTGCATTAAGTGCTGCATTCAGTACCCGTATAGTCGGTATTACAAGCATTGATAACTGCGGTCCTTATGGAGCTTTTTTTACAGAGACATACCCGGCTACTATTTCCCAAAGTAGTCTCGCGATTGATACTTTATATGGTACTAATCCTATTATAAGAAATCTTAATACTGTAAATTACAATGTAGATATAAACGGTCAAGCAACTACAAATAATAATACTTCATATTACAAACTTAATAACAGTAAAATCTTTATACCTAAAGGTATTTACGATATTAATGCAGGATGTTCAGGGTATTATTGTTTTGCTCATACTGCAAATATAATGTATACAACTGCATCTATCACAACACCTTTACCACTTTTATATGGTTCATCTGAGTATTCTTCAACAGGTGATTCATTCGGTTCATCCAATAATGTTAAAATAAGAGGTAGAGTTGTATTTAACCAAGACACAACTGTATTTATTAAGCATTATTTTGCGCAAAAAGGATATGTAGGTGTTTCACCTAACACAACACCTCCAACTAATTTTGATAAATTTTATCTCGCGTATTTAGGTATACAAAAAATTAAGAGTATATAATATGACAACTATACAAACTATTTCAGCTACTGAATATATAGGAGATTCTTATTCAAAAATTTTTAATAATTTTGGAAACATAAGCGGAGAATTATGTAATATATTAACGTTTTTAGATACATTAAGTAGTGCGTTTGGTTCACGCGCTATTGGTATTACTAGTCTTGATCATAGTGTATACTTTTCAGCAAGATTTGTTGAAAATCGATCTGCGTTAGCTAGTGATTATGGTATATCGTTTGCTAACATATACCCACCTACAGGATCAAACCCTCTTAGACCTACCACGAATCTTATATATAGACAGCTTAATGCTGCCGATTATAATTGTAAAGCAGACGGTACTCTCACAACAGGTAATAACGGTTTTTATACACTCGACCCGTCCACGGGTATTGTAACTGTACCAGCAGGTATCTATAGAGTAGATAGTGAAGTATCAGCATACTATACAGATACTCATATTTCTAATTTAGTTAATGCAGTAACCGATGATGTATTATTATATGGTACCGCTGAGTATTCTGACACAGCTTATTATCCTACTACAACGACGTATTCAAAAATGCATGGTAGGTTAGTGTTTCCGACAGAAACGAAAATACGTATTAAACAATACATAAAAACTGTTGTTAATAATAAAGATGCGAGTCTTTACACCGGGTTAGGTTATACATTCTCCCATGCTTCAGCAAACGGTATGAGTAGCGTTTTAACTAAGACAACCCCTAATTTATATTTTGCTTTTATTAATATACAAAAAATACAGGACTACACTCCACCCTCCTAATAAATAATAAACAATATGTCAACGCTTTGTAATTTAACAACTGCCATTTCAGGTAATCAATGTATAGGTGATACATTACCGGTTATTAATGCTAACTTTAATAATTTAGACGTAGCTGTTTGTAATTTATCGACACACCCTTTTACGTTACAGGTTATTGATTCACCTACAATTAATTTAACATTATCACAAACTGCAAATGTAGCTAAATTATCTGCTGATTATATTGGAGGTGATATAAGTAATTTATACTCTTTAGTACGAAAATTAACAAGCGATATGCAAAACATTGGAAATTATCCTTATCTTGAGTACGGCTGGGTTACTGCACTGAACGCAGCACCTCAAAACATCCGTAACACAGTAACCACTCTAAGCTGTACAACAAAAATTGTTGATACGCAAGGTATAGGATATGACCCCGTTAATAGCACAATAACTGTTGATCCAGGTACTTATTCTTATGAAGCAGGTGCGGAGACCGGATCATTACACAACTACGATGCAAAATTATTACTTTATAATGGTAGTACGTTGATAGGTAATCAAGACGGTACTGTAGCCGGTTCAACTTTTAATTCAGGAACCTGTTCAATGAAGGGCGTAGTAACATTCAATACTCAGGCGTCATTGACTTTGAGAATGGTAGGTCAAGATTTTGCAGACCCCGCAGGATATGTCTTTATTAAATCTGGTGATCAGTACGGCAACCAAATAAACAATAGCACAACCACACTCGATAAGCGTGTTTGGATAAAACTCTGGAAAGTAGGTTAATATGGCTAATTATAGTCAAAGAAAGTACAGAACTGTTCATGTACAAACAGCCAGTAAAAAGAAAACTTTCCTACAGAAAGTAACAGCTTATATAAAGCGTTTTATTTAAGGTATCCAAAGCCTTTCTGGTACCATTGAAAGGTATTATCAATCCAAGTACAAACTGGTTCTCCCAGGATCTCCCTTGAATCATCCTTAAGTGCTTTTACCTCTCTGCGTATTGTGTGAAGAGTATCTGTTAAACCATAAACAGAGTCATCTTCCTTAATAGACTGCTCGACGTTTTTAAAGTCGTGTTCGAAATTAGGTAGATCAAGATAACTATAAATTCGTTCCATTTGCTCGGAAGGATTAGAAGAAAGATCTTCTGCTCGTACATAAAGTATATTCTTATTAATACCTTCGTGTACGCATTGCTGTAAACGTTCTAATGCTAAACCAACAGGTGGGGAGGCAAACCAAGCATCTACTCTCTTTGCTGTAGATGTACCTTTCATATCTCTATGATTTTGTATCTCCTGATGATGTTCTTGATTTGCTCTATAGAGCTTTTCCATAGAAGCAATTATACCTTTAAGGTCTCTTACCATACAGATCATTTTAGGCTGATAGGGCATAAAAGCATTAAACCAAGAATAATGAATTGAAGCGCCTCTCGTCTTAATACAAAGATTAGGTTTATCGGTATAAGCATCAGCATATCCTTGAAGACCACCCCAACAGAACCCACGCCAGGTATTCAAAGCTAGATCTTTATCCATAGCTTTAACCTCTGGTGTACTCGTATAATTCATCCTAGCACCATAAAGATATTCAAGTACAGGGTCGGTTTGTGTAGCTTGAATCTCCGGATGCTGATTAAAAATGCACTGAAGAAGGGTAGAACAACTTCTAGGCATTGATGAATTAAAGAATATATTTTTCATTAGTTTAAAAGCAGACCATTATTATCTACTAACTTTGTACCAGGTTCAAGCAAAGAATTAGCTAATTCTTTAATATCAAAAATACTATTTACATCAGTATAAGGACATTCATGGAATCGACTACCTACCCAGTCATACTCTTCTAAATACGATTCAACGTAATGCTTAAACTCAGTACTACCTTTTGCAATTATATTATTATGCAACTTATAACCAAACACAGTTGGCGAATTAGCAATCCATCCTACGGTAGCAGGCTTATTAAGAGCAGCACAAGCATGCTGCATAAGTGAATCAATACCTAAAAACTTATCAGATAATGCAATAACACTAATAATGTCTCGAAGATTACCTGTTAATTGTTCCGTACCATCGATTACAATCTGATTATCTCGTCTTATTTGATATACCTTACTAAATTGTGATTTAACAAGATTTACGGTTTCTTGAGCTACCTGAGGTGGTAGGTCTCTAGCCCATGAATAGGGGTATCCTTGACCATCTGCACCACCTGAGGACTGAACAACAAGTATAGGTCCTTGCTTTTTAACCAGAGCGTTTGCAGCCATTAATTCCCTGTTACTTAGATAAATTCTAGGCTGTACGCTATCACAGGGAATATCATAAAGATCACACCAAACCTCTGCAAGATGCTTTCTCTTTAGAAGAAGATCTTCAGAATGATAAGGCTCAAGACGCATTATTTTAGTCTTTTTATCCTTAATGTAATCCTCGTAAAAATATAGCAAAGTACCAAACTTATAAACCCTATGTACGTCTGGATTATGTATCCATACTTCAGGCCATGCTGTAACAATAATTAACTTACTTACAAAATGTTGTTTTTTAATTGCATGCGCAACAGCAGTTGCAGCAACGTTTTTACCCATACCTCCATCAATATGTAGTATAATATATTCATATTCGTTCACGTATTAATTTTATATTAGAACAGTATATATTCAACTTTAATTTTTAAAATTAACGGTTAAATATTTATTAACCAATGTCTGTACAAAAACTAACTGGAGATGCTGCTAGAGCGCAGTTTGATCAACTTGCTGCTCGGAACGCTGCTTCAAGTGCTGGAGCAAACCAATTTCTTGGCAATAGCAGCGCACCATCAAGTACAGGAGCGAACCAATTTCTTGGCAATAGTAGCGCTCCTTCGAGTGCTGGAGCAGATCAGTTCTTAGGAGAAAGTAGTACACCATCATCTGCTAGCGGTAAAGGTACTACTTACTTAAACGGGCCTGATACTTGGTTAACCGGTATACTAGACCCTGCTAAAAAGGATAAAGTTATACCTCATTTAGGTCTTTTTGATAATGCATTTAACATGCTAAATCAAGCACAAGCAACAAATTCCGGTATGGAAGCTGCGTTGATGCAATCAAATGCAATGTTAAACGGTGCTGGTATTCAAGCCGCACCTGGTGCTTTAACCCAGGATGTACACGCTATTGTACGTAATCAATACGCTAATCTATTTGTTAATACCGCTAATAATTCTATAAATTGTGCAGTAGGTAGTATTGCTAACGGGTTAGCTGGTGCTGAAGCAGGTATTGCATCATCACTTGGTCAAGCAGTACAGATAATGCATGACAAGTTTAAACCTGTTAATAAGTTTATCGGTTCAACTTTATACGGTTTAACTGGTATGCTAAGAGATCCTTTAGGTGCCCATGGTATTATACCTACAATAGGCGGGGTTATTAACAAGGTAAATCCAAAATTTGCTCAATCCCATGAAGCTTCTTTTCTAGCTATTAAGATGGAGGAGATATCCCATCTACCAGGTAATATATACGGTAGTATTCAACACTTACAAAGCGCTATGGCAGGAGGTAAGTTATTCGGACCTGTACAGTTTATTAAGGACATGTATCTAGGTGCTATGAATATTATCAAAAGCATCGGTAAATTTATTAATGATTTATTTTACATGTTACAAAAATTTGTATTCATGATTATAAATGAATTGATACCTCTTAATATGGTATTAGGCTTTTTACAAGCTGTTACCCAGATCGCAGGTAGTGTAGGTTCTATAGCAAGCGCATTTGGAGGTTTAAACCAAATAACACAATTTACAAGCCAATTAACAAATGTTACAGGACAGCTAGGGTCTATTATTTCCAACCCTGCTGCATTAGCTGCTCGTTTCCTACCACCGCAAGTTCAACAAGGAATGGCGTTTTTAAATAATCCTGAAGCTTTGGTAAGCGCATTACCACCGCCGTTTAGTACGATACTATGTATTCTTAATAAGATATCCGGATACGGTTATAACTACAATATGGGGTATGGTCTCACTACTGCTTTAGACCAAATTAAAGGTGGTGTACTTGCAGGCATAATAGGCGCTTTTAGTAGTCAATTTCAAATTTTAAATTCTATTTTTAAACCTACTGCTCCTCCTGTTCCACCGGCTTTTAGCTACAAATACAATAACGTATCTGCCCCTGGTCGTCCTAATTATAACACAGATAGAAGTGGACAGGTTGTTAAGGATCCCTGTCTCGGTGCACCTAAAGCACCTTACTCACTTGATCCTGCTACATCTACAGCAAATGCTCCGAGTAATGCAGCTGATGCTCAAAAAACATACGGAGATGCTTCCGCAGCTGCAACTGCTGCAGCAGACAAACCTTTCAATCTAGATTACAGCAATGTAACAAGCCCGATTGAAGCTGCAACATTATCACCTGTTGAGTTAGCTATGGCTGATAACGGTCAAGAAACATTCAACAATCAAGAAAGAATTTATAATAATATGTCTGATGCTGCATTCAATATGACAGATCTTGCTTCTCCCGGTAGTATGGATGTAGCTCAACCCGAACCCACATCTGCTGCTAATGATTTAGCGGGTGAAGAATCACCTATAACATATGCTGACACTGAAGAATCGTTAGGTACAGGAGCAAGTGCAACAAGTTCAGGCATTTACAATGATGATAATGCTGATACTACCCCTACACCGAGTACACAATCCGCAGATCAATTTTTAGGTAATGAGAGCGCTCCTTCGAGTGCAGGAGCAGATCAGTTCCTCGGTAACAGTAGTGCACCGTCAAGTGCAGGAGCAGATCAGTTCTTAGGAAATAGTAGTACACCTTCTAGTGCGGCAGCAGAACAATTCTTAGGTAACAGTAATAGTACACCAACACCAACAAATCCTGCTACAGATGAGTTCTTAGGTAATAGTACTGCATCGTCAAATGCAGCAGCTGATCAGTTCTTAGGTAATAGTAGCGCACAAGCCCCTCAACCAGCAGGTAGCGCTAGCCAAGAACCTGCAACATTCGATAAAGCAACCGCTGCTCAGTACCAACAAAAAATGAATGCACGTAAACAATTCCTTGGAGAATAATTGATAACAAAATTAAGTAACTAACATGATGAAAGAATATTACGGTAATTATTTGGGAGTTTGTGTTTATAACAAAGACCCTGAATTTAGAGGTCGTGTTAAGGTATTCATTCCTCATATCATGCCTGCTCTATATGAAAAATGGAATCAAGCAGGTACTGATATTAATATAAAATCATTAGGTGCAAATTTAAACGGAGCATTAGATGACAATGTTTTAAAAACATTACAGAAAATTCTTCCCTGGTGCGAAGCAGCTTCACCGATTATTGGTTCATGTACTGCAGGGCACAGAGATTCCAGTACAGGTAATTGGCTACAAAGTGCAAAAGATGTACTAGGTAGAGCAGTAGCAGGTGCAACAAATCTTGCTTCTGGTGCTCTTGCAGCAGGTAAATCATTACTAGATTCTTCGTCAGCTTCTTCGTTAGGTCAAAAAATTATAGCTGCAACCAACTACCCAAAGCATTATAACCCTAAAACAGGTACAACAGGTGCTAGTACGTATTGTGCAGCTATTAGTACAAACGCTCTTAATAAGACATTCGGTGTTAATATTGCACCAACAGCATCTGCTAAAGATTTTGGTCCAAATTTAGTCAAAGCAGGTTTTCAGCCTGTAGCATATGATCCTAATGCAACATATCCTCCTGGTGCTGTAAAGGTTTCTAATGGCGGTGAAAACGGCCATATGGAATTATCAGATGGTACCGGTAAATGGGTTTGGAGTGAAGCAGGGCCAGGTAATGCGTATAACGGTAATGCTTCAAACATTCAGGTATACCTACCTTCACAGGAAATGTATCAACGAGCTGAACCTGGTGCTCAAATTGATCCTACAGCTGTTACGAATAACTCAACTGCAACAGATCAAGCCCCTACAACAGCTAATGCTACAACTGCTGCTCCAGATGGTAGTGCCCAAGGGCTAAGACCTGCTGCAATGCCTTTTAAAAACCCTGAGGGTGCACCTGCTTTACAAGGTCAAGAAGGACAAGACGCTAAACCAGATACAAAAGGTGTTACACCTCAATTTCCTAATTCATCTCTTGAACCTTGTAGCGGTACAACCTACGGAGGACCAGAAACCGATCTTACCACTCTTCTTGATATTAAACCGTCTCAGCGACCTCCTGAAATTTTAGCAAAATATTCACCTGAATTTATTGCAAGACAGGAAGCTAGTATGAACGCCCGAGGTATGAGAACAGGTACCCTGAACCTTGCAGACGCTTACAACGGTTGTTACGGACCATTAAATGCAGATCACACTGTAGGCTCAACTCACTACCCCGGAGGTACTGTTTTAAGTATATTCAATAACGATAAATCACCGTTTAATCCTTCAGGTAATAATCCTGCAGGTACATACACTGTTACTGATACCGGTAACGCTGAGCGTTGTTATTTCCATTTTGACTTCTTTACTAATACACCTGCAGCGTATGAAGGTAAATTGAGTAATCTATTTTGTGCTGTTCAGAGTTTAGGGTCTAAAACAAATAGTCAGTATAGAAAAGCGCAAGCCGCTTATGGCGGACAGCCAATGTCTGATAAGACCGTTGGTGACGGCGGAGGCGGTTCAAAGGGCACAGGTGGTAAAGCACCGAGTTCAAATGTAATTCAAACAACAACAGGTAAAGGACCTTCTCCGACAGATACTAACGGTATGGCACAAGGTATGTTTGCAGTACCCAATGAAGGAGCGTTTTTATGGGTATTCTTCCAAGAAGGTAATCCGTTATTCCCAGTTTATTTTGCAGCAAGCTTCGGGCCTACTGAATGGGCGAGTGCATATCATGGTAGCTCGCCACCACTTTACTACCCTAACGCAAACGATAGTAGTGATAATAAAGTATATACGCAGTCTTCTGTCTTTAGACCGAACGGTTCAGGAGCTATTTTATTCAATGATTCGTCAGGAGATTCTATTGGTGATCAACGAGGCATTAAAATTGCTAATCATAATGGTGCCCACTTAGCATTTCAAAATGATCACACCGTATTATATTCACCAGATGATTTTTATAAACAATCTGATGGACATTCTTTTGATGCTGCCTTAGGTAATAGAGAACATTACACACAAGGAGATCACAATATGGTAACTATGGGCGATCACTTTGTTAAAGTTGGTAATATAACACAAAAAGCGTTTGATGCTGTTAAAGGTATACAAGATATTCTTAATCAAGCAAACGAAATAATGAAACAAAACTAATAATATAAAATGGACATTAGTAACAATTATACAGCGTTTGAAGATCAAAATATAAACGCTTCACTTTTAAACTCAACCGATATTACAGGAACGTTTAATGTAGCGTTATCTGTAGAACCGTGTGCAACAGGTAATACTGCAGCTCCGGTTATACCGGTTACACAAGCTGCATCTAATTTAGCAGGTAACTATAGTAACTTAGGACCTTCAGGTATATCAGTAGAGAGTGTATCTACTCCTTCTCCGAATGTAGGTAATGACATAATACGTACAAAAATAGCAGATATTTCTCAGACACCTGTACCGGTTTTTGATCAAAATTTACATACAACGATACCTAGCCCGTCTTCAACTGTTAGTGTATACGATGTACCTAGAACACAAACAGGTTCAAGATCAGGTACGTACGCTGCTTATTATCGTTTTGGTCCTCCTATTGATGACCCTAATATACCATCATTTGGTCCTAACGATCCTCTAAACAACCCCAATAGAAAACATAGCGTTAATAGTAACTTATGCGATACTTTTCCTTGGGAACTTCTAACAATTCCTTGCCCAACTTGTGATGGCGGTAAGAAGAAAACACTAGAAAATAAAGCAGGTAAAAAGTATATCGATTTAACAGCTTTCTTTCCTCGTGCGCCTCTTGCAATAAGATCTGTTGTAGGTGGTATTGATGATTTCATTAACGGTACAATACACGCAGTAGATGTTACTTCACTATTTAAAAAAGGTAAGTGTCCTACATGCGAAGGTAAAAATAAGGTTAAAGATTCGTCTGGTCAATCAGGTATAAATGCTAAAAAAGCCGCTCAGCATTTAGATAGTAAAAAAGATGAGATAATGAAACATGAAGCTAATGCTGGTGCTCCATCAGGTTGCGGTAACCGTTATTCTATTATTGCAGGTCATGATTGCTTGGAAGTAGGACTAGGTATGAATAACGCTACCTCTTATCGTGTTGATCCTGAAGGTACTCAGGCTCCAGGATATCACGGTACTGATGTTGCGCAAGTTACTGTTAATAAGAAGTCACCAGCTGTTTATGGTACAAATCCTCCTTCAACTCCCGGAGGCCATTACGTTATTAAATGCAGTAATAAATTTACTGCTTTTAGTGGAGCACAAGGTATTGAACTTGTTACTCACGGTCCTGTTAATATTGCAGGAGGTATAACTAAGATTACAGGGCCAGAAGTAACAATAGGTTCGCAGTCAGGGCCTGTTACAGTTTCAGGTCATCATTTACAATTAACAGGTAAAACACTTGCATTAAATGCAACTGACGGCGACAGTCAAGTTGTTGTTCAGGGTACGTTAGGAGTAGCAAGTAATATGGTTGTAGGTGGCGGCGCTCACGTTGAAGGAGACTTGTCGTTTATATCCGCATCAGCTCCTTCAACTATTAAGCGTACAAAATTTTCTGGTCCACCTGATATGAATTCAGGTATGGCTGCCTGGGGAGGTATAGCTGTAAAAGCAATATCTAAACATATCGAAAATATGCAGAGAGATGTTGCTATATGGGCTACAGATCCTTCCTTATCTCTTGCATCTCCTAAGGGTCAACAGAAGTTAAATGATCATATGAAGCATTTATCATATCTGTGTAATCCTTATGAACAGGAACCTACAGGCTGGATTATACCGGGTACTACATGGTCAGTATTAATAGATGGTTACCCTGCTACTATTGAAGCAGTTGGACCATGTGATTTAAACAACTTCCCTCACCAGCATCAGTTACCTGATATGTTCCATACTCACGAATTTGAAGCACCTAATATTAAGTTATTAGATGACGCTAAATCAGTTCGAGAAAATTCATCTGCTAAGAAAGAGAAAATACCTGCAACAGCAAACCCAGATCAAGACAGACCAGGGTTCTTAGAGCCTATCTTACAGCCTCTCAAGATAGTTGTAGCAAAAGCTACAGATACATACGCAGTTTAAACACTAAACCCGGATGTATAGTGATGTATTAATTTTTTAGCTACCGTGTGAGGATCTGCTTTAATATCAGCTGTTTCAATAGAACGTAATGTCTCTATAAACCCGATATAGTTACGATGTACATCAGGATGGTAAACATGTTCATCTGCCGAAAGAACCGTATAATGTACATTAGATAGTTTATTAGTATCAAGTAACCCTCCTTCAGCATTTTGTATCTCGTCCATTAAGACATTATGATACTTCGTTGAAATATTATTCATTATTTTAATATGCTCGTGCGGTTTAAAGTCTTCCGGTACTTCAAGACTTGAAAGAGCAGGAGGAGTCCAATCAGGGCCTAGATGTTGATACTTTAACGCTTCCCATGGATGTTCAGGTATACCTCTGAAACTCGACAGAAAGGACTGGATAGTTGTTAAATGATCAAAGAAGTTATTAGCAGTAAGTGCAGAATGTAAAGCACTTGTAAGTTCTGGGGAGTAGGTAAATACTTCCTCCCCAAATACTGTTGATAAATGAGGTACAAACGTCAGGTCATCGTTTAACATAGTACTACTACTTATGTTAAAAAATAACAGATGCTAGTGGTGTTTAATTACTACCTGAGGAAGCTCTTTAAACTTCTTAACAACAAACTTACATAGTTCAGATCTAACTACATCTAGTTCTGTTAATTCAATACAATGTATTCCCATTTCTTTTGCTTCTTCGCAATCAAATAAGTTATACACTTCTTTAAAGCCTGATCTACCTGTAGGTAAGTCAGACTGATCAGGATCCCCACAAATAATTGTTTTTGTAAATAAACCTAAACGTGTTAACACAGTTAATAGTTCTTTACGTGTTAAGTTTTGAGCTTCATCACAGCAAACGAACTTAGCTGAGAAGTGCAACCCTCTAGCAAAATTAACCGGGCACATTGTTAATCTATTATCTTTTTCAAGTTTATCGATAATAGGTTTTGGTAAAAGCTCAGAGAACTTTTCGTTAAAAGGTGTCAAATAGACGTTAAACTTATCTACAAGATCTCCTGGTAAGAAACCAAGTTTTGAATCAGCAGATTCAACAGCTGAACGAACTAAAACAATATCTGATACCTTTCTAGTATTTAAAAGCTGTAATCCGAGATACATTGATAACAATGTCTTGGAAGAACCAGCCACACCTTTTAAAAACAATACTTTACAGGATTTGTCTAAAAACAGGTTTATTATCTCTCTCTGTTTTTCCGTCCAGGGTAGTTCTCTTATAATGAGGTCGAAGTTTATCTTATCGCGTTGGAACACGTAAGGGGAGTGATCACCACCAGATACTGTTACCATCTGGGTAGACCCGTCTTGCTTATTCGTCTTTCGACGAGAGCTTTTTTTGCTCATCTATTAATATTTATTCAAAGTTAGAGTAACTTTTGGACTTGCACATCACAGCATTTTCCTTTATATTCGACCTTAAATACTATACACAAATGTCACAAAATCATTTTTTAACACAGACATACGAAAAAGTTATTGGTGACACCAATTACAAATCTCAATATCGTACCCTCAATGAAGCATATACCTCTATACACGAAGAGGCTCAAGAAGGTATTCGTATAGATGTAACAAAACCAATACTAAATGTTGTACCCTGGACACCAGTACAGCAAAATCTGTACAATCTTACAGCTAGTAAACAGATAGAAACAACAAGTGATTACCCAGAACTCGAAGAGGAAAAGTCAGGCGCAGGTCCGGGTGAATTAGCTGTTGCATCTGTTATTACAGGTATAACAGATCCTAATCAGTGTTTGAAGCTTATTTCAGGACAGAACAAATCTTATGATGTTTCTTGGCCTACAAAAGAACATCCTGAATATACTTTCGAGGTTAAAATGATTGAAGAAGGGTCTGTACGTATTGCGAAACATGGCGCCAATTTTACAAAGAAATTTTTTAGTGAAGTTAAGCATGTTTTAAACGATATTTTAGATGAATATGATCTATTAAGCGAGGAAGATAAGACCTATATCAACAACTATATTGTTTCTCATTTACCAGAAGTTAAAGAACCCGGTAAAAGAGCAGTTAAAGGACGTGCACAGTACGATAAACTAATGCTTAGAAGAACAAGCTGGTCTATTGAAAAATGGGTTAAAGGTATTTTATCTGACACAAAAGAGTTTCCTTTTTCACTTATTTACTCTGATAAAGAACCTGCACTTACTAGAGGCGGTATTAGAGTTTTAATGTCTGTTAAAACGTTCGGTACAATTATTAACAATATAGAAGAAAATGAACAAGTAGAAGCAGGTGAAGAACCTAGTGATCATAAATCTCAAGAAGATAATCCTAGAGTCGCTGCTCTTAAAAAGACCTTTAAGAGCTATTACAGTGCACCAAATTCCGAAAAAGCTTCAGCTTTAGATCAAGAAATTGAAAAGACAGCTAAAATAGTTGACAAAAAACTTTCAAAAGCTAAAGTACATATTACAGGTGAAGGAGAATCTAGTTGGAGAGAATTTTTTAAATCCGTTTCAAAACTAAACATACTTGATAAAGTAAATGATATTCAGGAAATGATTAAGAGTCCTGAAAGCATTAAGAGTTTATTTCCTTCTCATCTTACAGGTCTATTCGTTGTATCGCCAGCAGGTTATATTTACGTACCTCATAATGATTTAGAAAAATATATTACTATCGCAACTATATCACTCGGTGGACCGAAAATAGCTATTAAACATCCAAATGCAAACGTTCAAACAATACCTACTGGAAAAGAATATTAATGACCCAGTAAGACCAGGTATACTCAAGCGTAGAGTATCTGGTAAGGTTACTTGTTCAAAAGCTCGTTCTATTAAAGCAGGGCAAAAGAATAAAGGTAGTAATGTTGCAAAAGCCGCTCAACGCTTTATAAATTATCACTGCAACAAATAATGTATGGTGTAAGAATAGCATCAGTATGGGTAGAGGATATCAAACAATGGGTACCCTTGACACAAGTTATCTTTATTCAAAGATATACACAAGACGGTAAAGAGTGTCTTCAATTTAAGTTTGAAGACAAGATTTTAGAGAGCTATATAGAGTACAAAGAATTATATTAATATGAAAATATTGTACTTCACAAAAGGTGATCATCTTGATTATCAAAACGATTGTCTTTTAATAGGGTTAAAAGAGTTGTACGGGGCTAATGTTGTAGATATACAAAAGCAACAACACAGCTATCTAAGCTACAGCGAGAACGTTGCTAAACAAATGTACGGTAAAGGTATGACCGTAACAAGAGTACTAGAGGATTTAGAAGTAGATAGAACGGATATAACAAATAAAATTAAAAACAAATACTTCGATTTAATAGTATACGGCTCTATTTGGAGATGTAACGACTATATAGAAAATATTCTAGAGTATTATTCAAAAGATAAAATTATTTGTGTAGACGGTGAAGATGAAGTTAATATACACCCTGTATATGATTTAGGAATTTGCTATTTTAAGAGAGAATTAATATACACAAAAGAACGACTACTACCGATTTCGTTTGGATTACCAACTAGTAAAGTAAACTTTAATAAGAAGAAAATAAAAGATACATCATACATAACACCGCTAGACAAAACAACATACATTTATAATAATGAAACAGATTATTATAAAGACTATAATGATGCTCGGTTCGGAGTTACATGTAAAAAAGCAGGCTGGGATTGTATGAGGCATTACGAAATTTTAGGTAATGGTTGTATACCGTTGTTTAAAAATATCGAACTATGTCCTACTAACACAATGACTTCTTTTCCTAAAGAACTATGTATTAATGTAAATAAAGATATTCTAAACGAGAAATACGAAACAGTATATGAAAAATATATTGAACGTTTTGAGAATCATTTCTTAAACAACAATACAACTTCTCAAACAGCTAAAAAGTTTATTTCCGATATATTGAATATTAAATAATACTATGACACCTTTTCAACTCATAGGTCATGTCACTATGGCTCTCTTTGCTCTAGGAATGCTTGGGTTCTTTTGGATGATCTTTAAAGGGGTTAAGAAAGTAAAAAAGAAAGGCAGAAAAGCTGGAAAGAGATTTAAGAAGTATACTCTATGGAAAAAAAAGTTTGAAGAGTTTAAGAAGAATTGGTTCTATGAAATTTGATTAAGTAATAACACACTATGTCTTTTAAGGATTTTTATAAGAGCAACGAAGATTCAGTTAATAAAGTACAAGCAGCTTTAGATCTTGTCGGTGCGGTTCCAGAAGTAGGAGCTCCTGCTGATATCGCTAACACAGTTATTTCTACATTTCGAGCTGCTGCTGCAGATACTTCTGATGAAAGAAAGAAGCATATTATAAATGCCGGTATTAGTGCTATTGCAATAATACCTTTTGCTTCATTAATTAATTTATTAAAATTACGTAAAGTAAAACCTGTTGCTAAAGCTGCAATTTCAGGAGCAAGAGAACTTAAAACATTTGGTAAAGGTGTGCAGGCTGCAGGTAGGTTCAACAACGACGATACAACTGCTTAAATCTCTTTCAAAGTAACCTTACCTTCCTTGTCAATTATTAGATAGTGACAAGGTTCATCACAAAAAGAGCCTGAGTTGTGATACTCTTTTCCTGATTCTAGGCATACAAAGCTTTCGGCAAAATGGATATGTCCTCCAAAAATGGCATCATAGTTTTTGTCTTTGATATAGTTTAGAGCCTTGTCTCTTATATTGGTTTTGATTTTTAAGAACCTTTTAGATGTTCTCTTTAACCATCTACTGAATCTCTTTGATCTATCTATGCTCTGGAAAAAATAATAAATCTGTTCTGCTATATCTGTTATCCAAGGGTGTTTAAAGATAAAAGGATCGAACTGATGAAAATGAATAAACAGCATCTTCTTTCCATTTACTTCTAGTTCTAATCTTTCAACAAACTCCAGGCCTAGAATCTTGATAATGTTCTTTGACTTTATATCGTGATTACCGAGAATAAAAGTTACCCTTTTCTTCTTTGATATCTTTCTTAACAAACTCAGAATATTCCAGTGTCTTTTCTTATATCTATGAATATGCTTGTTATCGAATATATCTCCGTTAAGAATTAAATGATTATACTTCTCATTCTTAAGAACTTTAACTAACGATTTAACTTTAGAAATAGGGCTTCCGAGATGAATGTCTGAAATGACTAGAATATTGGACATCTATACTATTTATTTGACTTACCTTTCTTTTGCTCTATAATCAAGCTTATGTTCAATCTATTCGGATCTAATAAAAACGAACAAGAAATTATTGATGATGCTCTAGGTACTAATCCATTTGGTTGGCAATATGTACCTATCGAGACAGCAGAGTACTTTAAAGGAGAGTCTGAGAAGTTCTATAAAGAGAATCGAGAACTAAAAGATGAAATTCTTGAATATAAAAAGGGCAATAAAAATTGGATGAATCTTTATCAAGAAGTAGTAGACAAAAACAATGAACTCTTAAAAGAAGTTATTAATTTGAGACATCTTAAAGAAGAGAATGTCAGGCTAATAGAAGAAATTGCAAAGTTAAAGAATCATATTGTTAATAACACCGTAGAAAAAGAACCTAAACCTTATCATTCTTCATACCCTATTCATTGGGGAGGATGGACTAGGGAGGAAGAAGAATGGAAGTGCCCTTGTAATATTTGTAAAAAGAATAACCTTGAATCTCGTAGAGAATGGGATAATTTGTAATATATGCCAAAAGCAACCATAACCTACGACCTACCAGAAGAACAAGACGACTTTGACTTTGCCAACAATGGCGGAAAGTTCTATTCTGTTCTTTGGGAACTAGATCAATATCTTAGAAACAAAGTCAAGTATCCAGCAGAGGATGCTCATGAAGAGTATACTAATGCTATGGAAGCAGCGAGACAAGAACTTTGGAACTTGTTAGAGTCTTACCATCTCGACTTAAATCGATGAAACCTACTGTTGTTTGGATTACAGGTTTATCTGGAGCTGGCAAAACAACCGTTGCAAATGCTTTGTATAACAAGTGTATATTTCAATTCCGGACAGGTCTTATTGATGGTGATGCTTTGAGAGCTAGTTATGATATACCAAAAGGCTTTGATATGAAGAGTAGACAGAGAATGGTATCTGAAGCTATTTATTGTGCTAAAAATATGCTTACTTTTCAAAAGGCTAATCTTGTTATTGTAGCTATGATTTCCCCTCTCCGATCAATGCGAGATGAAGCTCGAGATATGCTAGAGAAATACGCTAGCGCTAGATTTATTGAAGTGTATATGGATACACCTTTACGTACTTGCGAGTTAAGAGATCCTAAAGGTTTGTATAAAAAAGCACGTGCAGGGGAGATAAAAGACTTTACAGGTATCGATTCTCCTTACGAGCCACCAGAGTTTCCAGAAGTACGAATACATCCAAGATCTACACTTTTTGGTGAAATGACCGTTGAACGAGCCAGAGATATTATCTATAATACCATACTTGATATATCCAAACCTATTTTATAAATAAAAAAATGAAAAAGATTATACTAACAGCAGTGCTATTAATAGCAGGTTGTACATTGTACACCGAAAAACAATCTCAAGCAGTTAGCCAGAATGTTTATGCTACTAATGATTCTCTTGCAAAAGCAAGAGTTGATTTAGCGTTCTTCTATTCAAACGAAACTACAAAGTTTATTAAGCCTCCTAAACAACCTATTAAAATTAGTGCAATCTACGAAGCAGGTCAAGTCGTTAAGAATTCAAAAAACACTGACAAGACAAGAGTAGTTATTGTACCCGATGTTTATAAAAACGACAAGGTAGTTGTAGTAGGTTCTACCGAATATCAAACACTTCTAAAAGATAGAGAGATTAAAAAGCAGCTGGAGACAGATAATAAAAATATGGCTAATCAGTTGATTGTAAATCAAAACGAATTAGTTAAGCAAAAAGAAATGAGTGATAAGATGGTAGCAGATCTCAATCATCTGCAGTCAGAAATTTATAAGAAAGACGCTGCTATCTGGAAGCGTAATGTAATTATCCTTGCTCTATCTGCTCTTATCGGTGGTTATATCTGGTTGAGAGCCAGTAGGTTCCTGCTTTTATAGTGGTTTCTGTTTAATTTATCCATAAATAATAATATGGATAAATTAAAACAAATAATTTCATCTGCTTTCAATACTACGTTTTCGTGGATTGAAACCCATCCTAAAGCCGCATTAGTTATTCTTATTTTCGTGCTCGGCTTTATTGCTGGTCTTTTATTCTAATCTTTAAGTTTAAGATTATGACGGACGAATACCGACCACACTCTTCCTATCCTCCTATCTGGATCTGTATCTATAGCTTATTATTCGGCTATGGTATGGCTCATGTTATGTATTATTATTTGAGATAAATAATTTTAAATGGCGTATCAACAGAGAAGAAAGTTATTTACTAAAGAACGATTTCTTGAAGGCAATCGTCAGAAATGGCTTGTTGTTTTTTTGTGTTTTGGTTTATTAGTTCTTATTGTTGATGCCTTAAATGTTCTTAAAGATCCGACACCCTATCTTACGTTCTTAACCTTCTGTGCTGGTTCGTTTATTCTCGGTTATTCAGGTACAGAAACAATGAAGCTGTTTAGAGCGGATTCTACGACAGAGAATCAAAATACTAATGAACGTAGCTATGAAAGAAAAGATATCAATATTAAGGAAGAGAGATTAACAAATAACGCAAAAGAAGAAGATTATCATATATCGGAGATAGAAGTATGAAACAGCCATCACCAAAAGCATTAGACTTAATTTTAGAATACGAAGTCGGTGGCGGTAAATCTTATTACGAAAGACATTTAACAAAGCCGGAGTGGCCAGGCGGGGCATCAGGCTTTACATTAGGTATCGGTGTTGATTGTGGTTACTATACACCAACCGAACTCGAAAAGCTATTTTACTTTCTACCTAAAGAACAATTAGATATTGTTAAAGGAGCATCTGGTAAGACAGGTCAAGCAGGTAAAGCATATACACAACAACATAAAAACAGCGGTATAGTTGTTACTTGGGATCAAGCAATTGAAATGTTTAATAAGCTCATCTGGGCTAAGTTTGCTAAATTAGCAGAAAAAGCATTCCCTGGTTTAGATCAATTATGCGATGATGCTTACGGCGCTATTGTATCGTTGGTATTCAATAGAGGATCTAGCTTATCAGGTCCTAGTAGATCAGAAATGAGAGTAATAAGAGAGCTTGTACCTAAGAAAGATTATAAAGGAATTGCTGAAGAACTCCGTTCTATGAAACGTATCTGGGAAGGCAAAGGTCTCGATGGTTTACTAGCTAGACGAGAAGCAGAAGCAAAACTAGTAGAAAGCTGTGCTTAATATGAATTTAGAAGACGTTTATACTAAGTGTGTCCCTAAGGAGACCATTCATCTCCCCAGTTTAAGTCATGGAAGACACTCTCCTACCATAATAAGAGATCCTGAAGCTAATGCATTTGAAAGAGGTGTATTTGAACGGTTAAGATCTGTTATACCTGTAGAAGAGCAAACTAAACTAGATACTAAAACAAACAATGTTGATGTTGTTTCATTTGAAGACGCATTAAGAGAATTAGCAGCTATTATATAATGATATGAATTTTACATTATTAGTAGAACAATTACTGGAAGAAAAAAACGGACCTAGTCTTTCTGTAAAAAGAGGAGAAAAGCTTTCTGTAAACCGTGGAGGTGGTTTAACTGCAAAAGGTAGAGCAAAATATAACCGTGCTACAGGATCCCATCTCAAAGCTCCAGTTACCGGTAAAGTTAAAAAAGGCTCTAAAGCTTCTAAACGTAGAAAGAGTTTTTGTGCTAGAAGTAAAGCTTGGATTCCAGCAGGGGGCTGTGCTGGTAAAAATACAAGAGGGTGTGCTGCTAGAAGACGCTGGAAGTGCTAATCTTCAAAAAGGCTCTGAATAAAGAGTAAAATATAAAGATACTCTCTGTAAATTAATAAACAAATTAACTCTGGAGCTCTCTTAATAAAAAAATATACTAACCAGAAATAATATAAGAAGCCTTTCACTATTTTATTTAATAAATAATACACAATGAGCCGATTTGATTACTACGTAGAGAAATTCCTTACTGAAGATAATACAGGTGTTATACCGTCTATGGTTAACAGAGCAAGTACAAGTGCGTATGATTTCACTGTAGAGTTAGTTAAAAAGTTAATTGATACAGGCTTAATGAAGCCTGTTGATGTAAGAGAGCTTATTGCAGGAGACGATATCAATAAGAACTTTTACTTTATATGGGATAACCCGACATATAAACTTTCCTACCTAGTAAAGGTAATTCCTACAGCTGATGGTAACTTTGAGGTAAGAATTATCAATACAAAAGATAAAACAGATATTACTACAATAGATCAGCATGACGAAGAGACATTCGACGCCGTTGTTGATAAGTTTAACGAGGTAGTTAAAAAGGCTAAAGGTGACAGTGAAAAACCTCTACAAACAAGCCAAGAACCTTCCGCTCTTCCCGGAGGAACAGCTCCAGCCGGTACACCAGGTACTACTAATACAAGTAACTACCTGAAAGGTCTTCAGTAATCAATTAAGTGATCGAAATCGCTAGCATCAAGATTATCAATCTTATGCTTTAAAATACGTAAACCGTATTCAACTTCTTCTTCGTTACTTAGGTTACCGTCAAAAATTTCAAAAATTAAAGCTTCAATAGCTTGATCGACAATAACTTCTATTTCTTGTTTTTTACTAGGAGTCATAATATTTTTTTATTTAAGGTAATTTACCAACAAAATTAATCTCTGAGTTAAAAGGTTTATCGTTTAAGAATATAGCATATGCTATTCTAAAATCTCCTTTATTACCTTCTAATAAAGGATCAGTAAATTCGTACTCTTCGTCGAAGATAAATTTATACCCTAAAACCAATTGTACTATTTTAGTTATTTCATTATTCGATAATGAACTAGGTATATCAATTATAGTTTCGTAAAACGTTTCCGGTATTATAGGTACACCTTTTTTATAAAAAGTAGTAACAGCTTTACTAGCACCTAACTTTACACAACGCTCTTTTAGTTCTTCGTTTAGTTCAAAAGCTGTCACCAAACTATTTAGCTCTTATCTACAGAAATTGCAGCTACGTAACCGCTTAAAAGTTTAGCTTCATCTGCTACTTCTCTGTACACGTCAGGAGATAACTCACCATCTCTTTTAACAAACTCGACACCTAGTACTGCAATAAACAAACCATCTAAGCTTTTTATAGGGAATAGATAAACTGTATTTGCACCTTTTGTTTCCCAATAACTCTTTAAAGCGTAATCTTCTTCCTTATATACATCCACCATTATACCGCTACCTGTATTATCTGTATTAAGTTTTTGTAAGTAACTACTAAAAAATGAAATAGGTAAATTTTGCATTTTTAGTATGTCTGCTGCTACACCTGGTGCTGTAGATTCAAAAGCTACAGACATCTTTTTCATAGATTTATTACCTGGGTAATAATTACCTCCATTGTGAAAGAGTGATATCCATAATCTATCTAAATCAAAACGTGCTTGTAGTTTATTAAATGAATCGTTAATACTTTGCTGGATAACAAGAGCATGATCGAAGTCTTCCTTTTTACGTCTAATAGCAGATGTTTTACGATATAGCCAATGTTTATAATATACAACACCAACAGGCCCTAGTATACCTATTAGTACGGCAGAAATTAAAGGAAGGAGCTTTATTATTTCACTCTCTATAGTAAACCACAAACTCATATATTATGTAATGTTATTTATTCTCTTTGAGGCATAAATATATTAAAGATGTCCTCAAGATTACATAATAAATTCCACAGACATAATCACCACACTTATGGAAGTTTAGATCCTAGATATCCTGATAGTAGTCACGATCCAATTGCTTCAAAGGAATCTCCCTTCTTTGGTGATTTTGTGTTACTAGGGCCCTTATCTTGCTTCTCACCGTTAAGTTCTTACGCTGCATACTTTTTCAACCTATCTACAGCTGTAATAATCAGCAATCCGAATTTTGACTTACAAAATATGAATCTGTCTTCCTTTGCTGTATCATCAGTAGGGAATATAGTCAGTGTAGGTAGTATTTCATCAACAGGTAATTTTTACGGAGCAGGTGATATTTTAAATTACGGTAGTGTATTCCTACAAGGTCCTCCTAACTACCTAGGACATATTCTCGGTAACACTACTACTCTCACTATATACGGTGATGTAAGCTCAGATGGCAATTTTCTTCAAGAAGGCACGTTTACTGCGCACGGTACAAACGCTTTAACGGGTATCAATACTATATACGGTAACAACACAATTACTGGTTGGGGTGAATTATCATCCTATGGTACAAACACCCTTAGAGGTACAAACACTATTAACGGTAACAACACAATTACCGGTTGGGGTACACTATCTGCTTATGGTACTAACACTCTTAACGGTACAAATACCATAACAGGTACAAACGTAATTGTAGGTACTAATACTATTAGTGGCGGGTTTACCGATTACGGTGATGTCACCATTTACGGTAATCTAAACGTTATAGGTTCCGCAACAAGATTACAATCATTCGAAAAGGTATTAAGTTCAGTAAGTATTGACGTAACAAATTACGGTTGGGGTGTCGCATTAGCTGTTAATCAAGCAGGAGACGCTGATGTAATTAATTTCAAAGATGACGGTGTAACTAAACTGTTTATCGCAGGTGATTCAACAAAAACAAACGACGGTTATGTTGGTATCAATACAAACAACCCTACCAATCAGTTAACTGTTATAGGACAGGTCACAAGCGGTAATGATGCTGTTGTTTACGTTAAAAGTAACACTACACAATCAGGGTATGTAAAAGTGCAATCTACAAATAACGGTGTTTCAGCTTCTGCTGATTTCACCGCAACAAACAATTTAGGAGACTTTTTTGATATAGGTATTAACAGCTCTGGCTGGGTTGGTGCCAGTTACGGACCAGCTTTTACAATAGCAGGTCCTAGAGATGCTTATGCATATAGCAGTTCAACAGCTAATGATTTAGCTTTAGGTACTTCAAGTAGTTCAGGTGACTTAATACTTTTCGCAGGAGGTACGTTAAGCGGTACGTCTATTAACAGCGGCAATGAACGTATTAGAGTTAAGTCAACAGGTAATGTAGGGGTTAATACAGCATATCCTAATAAGCAATTAACAGTTTACGGTGATATTAGTGCTTCTAATACAGGTACAATTTACAGTAGATACGGAGTTATAGATAGCTCATATGGTAAGAGTGTCAATATAAACGGTAACGATAAAACACTTAACATACAAAGTAGTAGTACAGCTTCTGGATATGTAAGTATACAAAATCAATATACAGGTATATCCGCTTCAACAGATCTTTCTATATACAATAGTGCTAATGCCTATATTGATGTAGGTATTAATAGTGATGCGTATAACGGAAATTCGTATAGCCCTACATTTAATATTACAAATGCTAATGACGGGTACATCTATACAAATTCAACAGCAAATAACTTTGTTTTAGGTACACAATCTACAACAGGTGATTTAGTATTATTCACAGGAGGTGCGTTGAGCGGTACAACAACAGGGTCTCCTGCTGCAACACCTAATGAACGCTTAAGAATTAAATCAGGTGGTAATGTCGGTATTAATACATCTAATCCGAACAACACATTAACAGTTGTAGGTACAATTAGTTCAACAAATACTGCTACACTAAGTAATGTAGTATTTACAGGAGCTCAAGTACAAACATTTGCTGATCCGATTACAGCAACAGGAGATTTCTTAGTACTGACGATCAACGGTAAGCAAAGAGCTATTCAACTCTGGAACTTCTAATAAAAGAATCTAAATTTATTAGATGTTCAACTTCTTTAAAAAGAAGATAAAAGTACCTATTGTTCTACCTCAGGAAAGAGGTATGTACGCTTTTACTAAGCATAGAAGAGGAGAGTTTCTTTTATTTCTAAAACGGGATAATGATGTTTTAGAGTTTATGCAGATACCGGATAGATATAAATTATCTCTTTCTAAAGAAGAATATACAGCAGCTATATCTACAAAGTTACTCGATTTTGTGGAACAGGTACCGGTAGATGTTTTCTCTGTTTGTGCTGCAAATATCAATGAACTAGAAAAAATTTAATTTTTTTCTTGACTGTAAAAGTAGTTTTTTGTATATTGGTGTTGTATGAAAACACATAACAATAAACGATTGCCAAAAGTCTCCGATGTTGATATCACAAAGTTGTCTCTTTATGAGCTATGTCGATGGACAGCGCTTGAAGAAGCAGTTAATCTAATCGGTGAAAAATGCGAGGAAAGAAATATCGATTTCGAAACAGTTGAACTTAAACCTCTTGATATCCTAAAGTACGTAGACAATGCAACCGATATTATCTACGAGAAAATTTCTACAACCTAATATAATTACTATATGTTTAATAAACTCAAAGCAATTCTAGAAAACCCTCTCATTAGAGTTATTGCTATATCATTGCTAATAACCTGCACTGTATCGTTAGTTTTTGGATTAGCATTCTACCTTTACAACAACCACTTCTGGACAGGGTTTGTTTCAGGTTTTGGAATACAGTTTATTATCTTTGCAATAGTTAATACGTTTCTTCTAAGAAAAGACGCTATTACGAGTTCTCAGATTGTACAACAGCAACTAGAAGCTATCTCGAAGTTTACAATAAGCTTAACGTGCGCGTATTGTAAACAAACAAACCCTGTACCGATTCAATTGAATCAGGAAAATAGATTTACCTGCGAACATTGTAAACAAGTAAATGGCGTCAAGATGCAGTTTATTTCAACACAAATAACTACCCCTCTTGAAAGACTAACGTTTCCTATTGACGAGAGCGTACCTCTTAAGTCTACTTTGGATTAAATCCAAAAATCATCAAGATCTCTCGTTAATGTCTTAATAACAGACATTGCAGTATTAATCTTATACTGCATCTTACGTAAACGCTTAATACGTTCTTTTGTAAGATTGGTAACGTTGTTACGTTTAGTAACTTCAATGCGTTTACGTATTAAGTCGAGATCAAAGTATACATCTGCAAGTTGTTCCTCTATGTTTTCAAGAGGAAACGGTAAACGCTTCTTTTGCTGCGGTGTTAACCCAGCTTGGCTTAACATTTGATGATCAAAACCGATACCTTCTATTGACATATATTATCTATTATTTATACGTTCTATACCTGTTAAACAAATAAATATTAGTATAGATATGCAAAAGCTAACAAAAAAACAGACAGCTGTTGTATATCAGCAATGCTTTAAGCTTGTTAAACGTAAACCTCCAGAGTTCTTTACGTTTAAAAAGATGCGTAGAAGTCAAGGTATATGCGACTACGAAAACGACATTCTAGAATTTGATCCTAGAAGAGAATTTGTTAGAACTGCGTTTCATGAATGTGTGCATTACATATACCCAGACTGGTCTGAAACAAAAGTTCTCTACGTAGAATCAAGAATTATTAACGTATGTACTTCTTTTGAGATAGCACGATTCTTAAAGGAGTTTACCTCGAAGCTTTATAAAGCAGAGCTTATACGTAACTCCCTCAAGAAATCAAAGAAGCGAAAGAAGATCAACTAAAGCATTCGTACGAGTAAAACTTTGCTTCCATTTATCAATATCTCTAGCGAAGGAATTTAATTCATATTCCTCACATAGTGCTTCAAACGCTTTAATATCTGACTTTAGTGTAGAAAGTTCATTATATTGTTTATCGTAACATTCTACCTCTCCCTGTTCTTTATTATACGAACCAAATAAGTTCATCATAGTAATGTTATGATTAAACACTGCTTGTTCCTCTTCTGTTAAAGTCTCGATAATTTTATCGTGACCTTGTTCAGCAAGCTTCTTACTCTTCTGTACACCGTAACCGGGTATACCGTCTAGGTTATCGGATTTATCACCGAGTAGCGCTTTATAATAAACAAAGTGTTCTACCTTAATATTTGTTTCAGTCTCAAAATTATTAACATCAATAATCTTCTTCTTTATAGGGTTAAAGAATTTTGTACTCTCATCAACCAATTGAAGCAAATCTTTATCAACAGATACGATAACAGAGTTAGAAAGCTTCTCACGTACAAGCCAGCTAATAATATCATCAGCTTCAAGTACCCAAGGGTAAATTTGCTTTACACCAAGTACGGTAAGAAACTTAGATATGATATCGTGCTGTTCGTGCACTCGTAAGATCTTTTCTTGATCTCTATTCTGTTTGTAGTTATCAGGTGACAACTGTTTACGGAAATTAGTTGAAGGGTAATTAAGTCTCTTGTCCCAAGTTACCCAGATATTGTCAGGTTTAAACTGATCAACATTTGACTTCAATGACTTAAGAAAGATAAACAAAGGACCTGTCCATACATTCTTAGTATTAACAAGCGGTGATCGAGTTTCTGCAACCCAAAATGCTCGATGAAGAGCGTTGCTGCCGTCTATAATTAAATTCATAAAAGCATTATACCTGCAAAAAAATAAAAAACAAGCTTGATATATCTATCTTTTATTTTAATATCTAATTCTAATCTTATGCATATCTGGCCATCTAAACAAATGTTAAAAACAAGCAAGATCTGGAATCTACAGCCTCCAAAGGGTCTCGGAGGTAAGGATCTTGAGAACTGGTACAATGAAACACGTGACTTTAAGCATACTATGCTCGGTCTTATTAAGAAGGAAAAGAAAGAGGTTGCTAATAAAAACAAGAAGAACTAAATAGAATCATGACTACACCTACTATCTTTCAAGTAAAGCCACATCAAGTACAAGGTACTGATATTAATCAGTTCTTAAATGCAGCTATTGCAGCTGAGTTCGGTACTAATTACAACATTGTAAGTGAATCTACTTTAGACAGAGTAGTACCTTATTCTAAGACTCCACGTAAGATTAAAGCTTACGCAGTGGAGGCAGGAGGCACCACTCATAGTCTATATTTTGACATTACTGAAGTAACATCCGCTAATACTATCGACTGGCTCGGTAACCGATAATGGCTAACGAATTTATTTCTTCTGCAACCAATACTCTTAAAGAGGTTGCAAAGACAATGCAAGAACGAGGCGATCAATACGCTGATACCTGGGGCAAGGATGGCTGTTGGCATCTTACAAAGTCATTATTGAAGCAATATCAAAATGCTGAAATTACTGATGACGTGTGTAAAGTGATAGCGCTTGCTACCTTTATCGATCAAAAGTATTCACGGTTTGCAGGCGGGTATCGTAAAGATACAGCTATTGATCTAGTAAACTATATTGCTGCGCTTGCAGATAAAGTTGATTAATAGTTACCGTAAGGGTTACTAAGATCACCATACTCAAATATCTTTCCGGCTTCAGCATCAGCGCTATCAGGTTCTGATACTGTAAGCTCGGCAGGGTTAACACCTTCTGGTAATCTGCCATATCCGCCACTATCATCAGGTTGGGTATTAACAGGTTCAGCGTGAACGCCAGGCTCTGATGAGTACTCGAAGCGCTTGCACTTGATATACCAAACATAATGACCCATAAGGTGATTAGTTAAAGGTAAGTATTGATCATCACGCTCGGTTATTTGATAGATAGGAGCTCCTCTCCCGCCTGGTCTATCACCAAAACCTCCGTATTCTTTTAATTCAATAAGATCACCAGATTTAGGTTCAGCCCCGAAACCAAACGTTTCATAGAAAGAAGATATATGTATAACGGCTGTCATATCACAATCAGCCATAATACCAAACTTAGATAATAAAATAGAATCGTTAGTAATATCTGTAACCATAATTACAGGTCCAGAACTAAGATATGTTGATGTAGGATCTTCTCCGTAAATTAAATCTTGGGAGGTTAAACCAAAACCGTTTGTATAGTAGGTCGTAGAAACACCGTAGTGTTCAATCTGCTCTTTCCACCATTTAGAGTAATTTTCTCTTTCGTTGGCGTTAAGACTTTTATTTAAATAACGAACTTTGTTCATTAGTGTTTAGTTTGATGTAGATGTTTACGTAATTGACCACGAACTAAAGCGTGCTTCTTTTTCTTTTTAGCAGGGTCTTTTGCTAACCCTTCAAGTGAGCTAACACCTTCACCTAATGATCTAACTTTCTTAACCCATTTATCTGTATAAGGGTGATAGGCAGAATCATAATCATCTGGGTTTAAAGGTCTAACTGTCGGTATATACATAACAGGATGTTGGGTACCGGTAGCTAATCTACCGTCAATATCCTTCATACAATTTAAAATCTTTTCTTTTAGTACATCTGTTAGATTATTCTCTTCAAGCTGTACTTTAATAAAAATAGGACAGCGATCAGAAGCACCGGGTTTAAGTATAGGTCCTATTAGATAATACTCTTTAACTCTTGTTGTCCCAAAGTCTCCCTCAAGAGTATTGAATCTAGCGATATCTGTTAATACTTGTAATTTAATTTCAGGGTGTAATACAGGGTCTCCGCCTTCAGGAGGATAATAGAATGTTCTAGGATCTAAACTATTAGGCACAATATAATTGTTATGGTATTTTAAATAGCCGTCTTTATAAGAGTTTTCGAACAAATTCATAATAGTATTTATGCCGTTTAGGTATACAAAAATAGCTCCTATTTCTAGGAGCTATTTCTATTTTAACTTTTATTAAGTCTTATTTGAAGAAATCGCCAACCTTAACGGAGGAGTTAGCAGCAAACTTCTTTGTGCTTCTTAGAGCAGCAGACTTGTCAGCGAGAGGCTTGAGTTCAGGCTCTTCGGAGATATCTCCATGAGAGGCCTTACCACCATGAGGCTTGACATTGGAAGTTGTGAACTTCTTGGTGCTCTTTAAAGAGGCTGTCTTATCACCGAGAGGCTTTAATTCAGGCTCAGAAACGGCTTCACCGAGTTCGGTTTCCATGTCTTCATCGTGTTCACCTTCTGTGTGATCAACACCACCGACCTTGTCAAGAATTGCTTCTAGCTTGTCAATGATATCGCGAAGATCACTAGCAAGATCACCGACCTCATCATGAGTGTCTTCGATCTCTTCGTGAGAATCTTCAGGGGTTGTTGGTACTTCAGGCTCAACAGCGGAAGCAGCGTCTTCGGCTACGTCTTCTGTGAGCGTGGCTTTGAAGAGCTTTTCGAACGTACCTTCGAAGGCGCTCTTTGTTGTTGGGGTGTTCATAGAATCTTTAAGTTCCTCGAGTTCGCCATCCTCAACCTTGCCTTCTTCAGGCTTGTTGAGGTTCTTCTTGGCCTTCTCATCTCCGCCGTCCTTGATAAGAGGTTCTTTACCTCCCTTGGCGATTTCTAATTTGCCAGCAGGTACTACGACATTGGATTCGGTTTCGTTTAAAAGGATTTTGGAGTAGATGTCCGATAGAGGATTGCTCATATATGTATTTATATTTATGCTAATTTGTTAGAATTTTAACTATTTAATACGTCAGGCCAGGTATTTTTTATACCTTCAAGATCATCAGGTAGTGGCGTGTCAGTAACACCTCTTAGTGCTATTTTCTTAGCTACAACACGCTGTAACGCTGCTGTTTCACCTGACTCTTGTGCTCTTTGAAATTCTATATCGAGTTGTTGTAGAAGCGGTGTTCTAGCAGCTCTCCATCTATTACGCTGTATTTCTTTAGCTTTTTCAAAATTAACTACAGCTCCTAGTTCTTCGTCATATTCGTAAGCATCAAAAAAGTAATGATCAACATTAAGTGTATCAACAACTTTATAGGATGTATCAGGAGGAACAGTTTGTACAATAACTTCTTCAATAGAAAGAATGCCTGTAGGTGTTACTACTGCTAATTGTTTATTAACTTGTGGATATAATATAAATGACATAACATTAATTAACTACCAAAAACCTGTATACAAAAAACTGCAGGGTTATACATAGAACCAGAAGTTTGAGAAAATATTTCAAATCCACTAGCTGATAAAGATCCCAAACTAACATATATACCGGTATCACTTGTATGAGTCGCGTTGCCCCATTGAGCTGTTACGGTATAATTTGCATCAGCTAAATTATTTGCAAAATGTACTGTCCAGTCTCCGGACCCGTTTTTTGTAATGCCTGAAACGTTATATGGTGTACCTCTATACACACCTGTTGTACCGTCAAAATTCACCCAAGCTTTAGCAACCCCTGGGCTTAAATTATTAACTACATTTAAAACATTTTGAGCACTTAAGCCAACTTGTGTTAACGCTTGAACTTGAGCGTATTTGATACAAGGAAGAAGTGCTACGTTTTTGGGGCGAGTCTCGGTATCACCTTCAGCGCCTGTTGTTCTACCGTAATCGTTTATTCTAGTATATGTGCTTGCATAAGCGTCACCACCACCAACGGTTCCATCTGGAAGCGAAAATCCGTGAGCGTGAGATTTAAACGCATCATCTTGCGAACTACCAAAAGCTCTTCCACTATCAACACCAGCTCCATGGTCCCAGCCTCTTACGAATTGACCTCTTAAATCAGGAAGATTAAAATTGTTTCCAGAACCACCATATGTATAACCGATAACATCAAAGAGTGGTTTATAAAGTGTTTTATCTAAAGATTGTCCGTAACACTCAAACCAACCGACAGGAGCAGCAGAAGCAGCAAAATAAACGACAGTACCGATTGGTGTTGCATCATAAACATTATCAATGTCAATTCCTGCAATACTACCGATCGCAGCACTTAATGAACATACGCTAACGTCTAGTGCACTGAAATTACTATTAATAGTAGTTAACGAATCACCTATGCAGTCGGTTTCGGGTATTTGAGATGTGTATGTTGTTCCGTCACAAGACATATATAAGATTATTTATATTAAAGAGTTCGTTTTGCCTTCAAATAAGTTACTAAAGTGTTATAGAAATCATATTTAATAGGTGCGTTTAAGCCGTATTTTTCTCTCTCAGTAACATTTTGCTGTTCTGCTCCAGTTTGATCCATAAAGTAGTAACCGTCTGTTGCTTCAATCATCATAGAATAAGCAGTAGGTGTAGATATCTGTACACCATTTAGAAAATCATACGTATGTACGTCGTAGTAATCTGCATTCCATCCTCTATCATGATAATCATATAGTTTTTTATTAGTAATAACTACAGTATGAAATTCATTACCTTGACCATGTAAGTAATGTTCGTCTGGATCGGTGAGTGTTATATACGGTGTAGGATCTACACTTGTATGACGACCTACACTATCTGTTGTTAATCTGTAAAGTTTTCTTTTATCACTACTATAACAGATAAAAGCCCCCCAAGGATTATCTGCTATAGTTGAAAAATAGATATCCTGTACGTTCAGCCCTACAACCTGACAAACACCTGATGCTTGCCCGCTGTTTCTATTACCACCACTATTTTTAAGCCAAGCATGCCAGACTTCACCGTTATTTTTTGCTACTAAGATATCACAAGCATGTGAAGGGTTTCTACATAAAATATTATTAACATCTGATAATAATAAAGTTTTTGTTTTCGTATTACAATTAACTTCATATAATTCACCAGTCTTCATAAGAAAAAACTGTGTATAATACGCAGCGTAATTCGACGGACAAAAAATATCTGCAAAATTATATAGATTATCTGCTATCCAAGGAAATTTTGTTCTCTTACCCCCGATATCAATACTACCGTCTTGATATATCATTACTTTATTTGCATTACCAGAGGCAATTTTTAATATGTTTTCAACATAATAATAGGTATACGAACCAAGTGTTAAAGTTTTTATTAGATTTTGGTTACTAATTATATCACTAATATATCCGTTTTTTTCTTGGGCACTAAAATAGCAAGTACCTCTATCAACAAAAGTGTATGCGTATGATTGATACCCTCCTTCCCCTTGTAAGGTAAACTTATTAAGAGGGTCAGGCATTACAAACGTATTGTTTGATGTCGCTCTTAAAGTATATACCCCAAACATAATTAGACAATATCACCAGATATCCAAGCTACATCCGCACGGACTACTGCTAAGTTTAATTGAGCGTATTGCTTACGTGTAGCTAGAGCATTATTTACGTTAATAATTGCTGCAGAGCCTGTTGTACCCATTTTTATTGTACCTACTCCCATCTGTATTAAAACTAAATTAAAACCAACAGATAAAACACCTTGAGGGAATGTAACAGTTACAGTAGCACCACTATCAACTAAAATTATTGCTCCGTTATGAGTTGCATCAAGTATAAAATCTGATGCTTTTGTAATAACATTAGCGGAAAATCGTTGTATTTGTTGACCATCAAAGTTTAAAGGCCCCGTTAAAGTATCGCCTGCGCGGTCCACTTTACTACAAACATCTGTATGTAACGAAGTAAAATTACCGTTAATAGTAGCTAACGAATTACCTATACATTCTGTTGCAGGTATATTTGAAATAGCAGTACAAGACATATGTGTGTAAATTATTTATACTATAAATTAGCTTTTACAATTCGGATCAAAGTAATTTATTAGTGTTTCGTAATTTGCCCAAAGCTTATCAATACAACGGTTTATAACAGTAGATGTAACAATTTCGTTTTGCCCTACTGTAACCTCCTCTTTACTGTAAATAGGTGGCACGTATGTATTGCATTTATTAGTATTTTTATAGAATATGGTATGTCTCATAAATTCTATATCATCCCATAAGCGTTGAAACGATTTATTATAGACCCAATTCTGTACATACTCTTCCTTATTAATTAGTAACTGTTCTTTTGACCAGAAATTATCCGGTAGAACGCCTTTATTATGTTTTAATATCATTAAGTCAATATCTTTGTAGATATTATCTTGAAATGTAACCAATAAATTTCTATGCTCATCATGATATAGAGCTTGTATACCGCTTAACCCTGGTACTGTGTTAATTATCTTACTAGCAAAAACACCTGTTCTAAAATACTTTAAAACTATGTCATCAAACACTATATACATCATTTCTCTTTTATAGTTATTTGTTATTTTTTTAGGTGTTTGGGTTGTATATTGACTAAACTTATAACTATAAATAGGTGTACCTGTTAGTGTGATAGATGATGTACTACTATTATAAACGTAGACACCGTTATTAGTTAATACGTGACAGTTACCACTTACATCGACTGACATACTAATAGGTGGATTACTATACCCCATATTTACATCATCGATAATTGTTTGCGCCCAAGCACCTGTATTTGTATATCTCTTTATACAAGCGTTACCTGTATCTGCGACCCATATATAATCAATATTATCAATATGTAAATCACTCGGTTGATTAAATCTTGTAGATGATCTTCTACCTCCAAACCCGCCCCATGTAGTAAACGGTTGTTCGTTATTAAGCGGTATTGCCTTACTGTTTAAGTAACACGCTATTTTATTTAACCCTTTATCTAAAACGTAAATTTTATTTTTACTATCAATACCTATACCTTGTATATTAACATAGTTAAAACCAGTACTGAAAAATAATCTACCGTCAAAAAGTGTTGCTTCATAATTAGATGAAAGAACCTTAATTTGCGTAGATGTTGTTAGATATATAATATTATCCTTACTAACTACACCAGTATAATAGCAATCTTGTGTTACAGGTGTTGTAATAAGATTATTCCAGTTATCGTCAATATTAGGTATATTTACATGCCAGATACCAGTCGAACAAGGAGCACCTACAACAACATCAGGGCAATCCGCCAATCGAGGAATCCATGTAGCAGCATACTTATGACCGTTTTTAGTATCAGCCCATGTAATAGGATCTTTTGCGTTAACCGATTTTCGAGATCTCCAACTCCAAGATTCACAATATTTACCTACACAATTAGGATTAATACGAGCATTCGTACATGTAAAATCATCCCACTGTTTATTAGAAATAGACATATTGTTAAAAAATATTTATGAGGTACCTCCAGTTACAGTACCTGCTAATGGTGAATTTAGAACATGACTAATACCTACAATAGCACTACCGACCTGACTTGCACCTCCTCCAGCAGCACCACCTTTAATAGAACCATTTTTATTGTTAATTGTAGTATTTTCGTCAAGTAGTATTGCGGTACCACCGTTGTAGTAATAGCTGAGTGTTACCGAACCGTTACCACCACTAGCACCAGACCAATATAACGGTCCGGTTCTATCAAAAGCCGAAGCGCCTTGACCGCCATTACCACCACCACGACCACCTGTACTACTTGAATGGTCACCTGTACCTGCACCACCAGGGGAACCATCAGCACCTTTAGTAACGTTACCAGATCCACCACCGCCACCGCGTCCTCCAGAATAATCACTACCACCACCACCGCCGCCACCGCCTCCGGCGACTAATGTTGTGGTACCGTATTTTACATATGTAGAACCACCTGAACCGCCATTATTTACAGAACCTCTTTTTCCTCCAAGGCATGTACCACCAGATCCTACCGTAATAGTTACTGTTTCACCTGGTGTAACCTCAATAGTACCTGATGATGTACCACCGCCACCACCACCGCCACCAGCACCACCAGCATCCACTTCTTCAGCAGAACCACCAGCACCGCCAGCTCCAACAAGCGTTACAGAAATACTACCTACATTTTTAAGTACCTTCCATGTTGTACTGTTAGCGTATGTTGTAGTAGAAGAGGCTCCTTGCGCTCCAACAATCGTGCCGCTATTGTTTAAGGTAAGAGTGGATATTGAAGGTAAAGGTTGAAGGTTCATAGCAGGGCTTGATGTGTCCTGACTCGCAACAGTTACACCCGGCCACACATTTACTATTACATCAATAGCGATCACCTGATCCCAGTCTCTCAGAATAAGCTCATTCATGAGACTGAAGTTGTAAGTGTCTTGTTTTACATCAATTATATATACCGGCTTTGCAAAAACATTTACGTGTGTAACAGTTTCAACTACCGGTGCTTGAACCGGTTTAGGAGCTACAACAATAGGAACATTATTTGTTGCACACGATAGTTCTGTCCATGTTAGTCCAAAAGGATTAGTTGTACAATCTTGAGACTGCCAGGTAAGACCTGTTGCAGGAGCTGCTGTTGTATATAATGCAGTACCTAACCAACCAAATGATTCTGCTGTAGTGTTAGGGTATACGTAACCTCTACCTTCTAAGTACAATAAATTGTCGTATATTTTAGTTAGTATACTATTAATATTATCCGCTACAACATTATCGTTTGGAGCTATTAATGGTTCATCAGGGTATGGTATAGTAAGAGCAGAGTCTTGTGTTATGAATTTAGATTCATCAATTTGATCGTACTCATTAACTATAGTTACTATATTTGTAAATGTTTGAGTTACAGAACCTATAACACCATAACCGTAATCAATAGTACCTGTAACAGTAATTGTTTTAGGTCCTGTAGATTTATACTGCACAGTGAAGTTATTAACAACATTCTTACCGGTATAAATTGTTGTAGGTATATCTGAATCTCCAAAATCAATAGTTAATTGAGTAAGGAAATTAGCACCTTCTATTAAGTTCTGAAAGAATATACTTTCACCTAATTTAACATACCTATTAGGAGTGTAGATTCTTATTAACGGTGTACCGTAAATATTAAAAGATGTTGTAGCTTGTAATAAGGTTGTTTTATTTTGCCAATCGTTTGTAAATGTACCTAAATTGTTAACGTTACATGTTACACTTTTAGTTACGGTTAAATTAGCATGGGTTACGGTTCCTGGAGGAACTGTGTAGTAAGCCTGAGGTAGATTTCTATCGACTCTAAGGTTGTATTTATAAACATCCGTTACACCATAAACCACGCCCGGCCATACGGATGTTGAAAGCGTCCAGAAATTCGTATCACCTAAACACTGAATAGGAGATGAATTTTGACTGCCATCAACAAGAACTGCGCCTTCTTTTCTCCACTTCTTAGGGAACGCTCCCGATCTCATTGTTGTTCTCCAAGAAGAAGGATGATTTACAAATGAAGAATAATTAGTATCACAGTTTGTAAAATTACCCCACTTCCATACTAAACCATACTTGTCATAACAAGGGTCAGTAGTTATCTCGCCACATAGCCCTGCTGTAAATGTAGCAGTAAAATACGATATACTACCATCAGGGCTTAAGAAGACATTTTGCGATGTTATACCAGGATTAAATATTGTTATAGTCGCATCGTACGGTACTACACTAATACTATTTCTAAATGTTGTATTAGTAGGTAATAGGTTACCGCTAAAATCAACAGTAGTTATATAATACGGGTAATAAAAAGGCGTACCGTTATAATCGTTATACCCAATAATAGGAGCCGATGACGGTATTGTAGTGTTACATACTTGTAGTGTTATAGGTATAACAGGGTAGTTGTATAACGCTGAAGTAATAGATACACTATTAGTATTACTTTGTAAATTACCTGCTACGTTGAATATACCAGTATTGTTATTACCTACACTCCAGATGTAGTTAGTCATACTATCGACATAACGAGCAGATAAGTTTATAACTTCTGTATGACCTTCACCGTAAAAACATACACCAGGGCTGTTAGTGTAATTTGTTGCATCAAGTACTTCATAACTTACACTATTTTTAAAATGATATGTCGGGTATGCAGCGAAATCAGCAACAGGAAACGCATTTATGAAATGCGCATCCATCCTCTGAAGGTTTATAATATGCGGCGTAAAAAAGCCTGTTAAAGCACCTACACAGGATACAGCAGATACAAATACTTGTAACGAACAAACAGTAGGAGTACTACAGTTAAAATTAGGATAAGCGAGATTAAATTCAGCTATTGAGTTATATTTAAGATGAGATCTATTTAAAACAATGTCTGTTGTGAAATACCAATCTTTTAGTTTTGTTTTTAAAGGAAAATAACCTGAACTTAAATTTACTGTGATAGGAAATGGTGTTGTACTTACTAACCGATAGAAACTAGTATTACGGGTTGTACTTTCGTAATTTACTAAAAAATCAGCATTTAATCCTGGAAAATTGTCATACGTAACGGTTATAGAAGAACTCGAACCTCCTAAGTACCAATTACCGCAAACACCTGTTAGCGATAGATTGTATAATGTACGGGTAGGTATAGTATCTTCATTAGGGCCTTCAAGAGGTACGTACGTAGGGTCATATGTATCAGTAGAAAACTCTACGACAATAGGTGTAATACTATCAATAGATAGCTGTTGATCGAATGTATAAGGTGTACGGTTTGCCCCTACATAAGCTGAAAGAGCACCAGGCGCTGTTGTTATATCAATAGCCCACTGACCTGTATATACATTAGTTATATTAGTTGCCTTAAAAGGTAAAAATACATCAGGGCTACCTACAATCGGATTCCAAACAAGTGCAGCCGTTAATGAACGTACAAACGGTTCATTGTTAAATGCAATCGCTGAAACTAATACACTGCTTAATGCTATAGACATTCTTAGTAATTATTTAAACTAAAATTATACCCATTCAATAGAAAGAAGTTCAGTATGACCGGGTTTTGTTTGTTTTGCTACTGATCTTATATAATTCTCAATAATAGCACGTGTGTTAGGATCTTGAATCTGGGTACCGGTTATTTTTAAATTAAAGTAATTACTCTTACTACCGGGCATTTTATGCTTAAAGAATCGATCAATCTTTTCAACGTATTGTAAATTAGCTGTATTTATATCCCATGTTAGATTTTGACCTACAACTTTTGAACGTAAGAAATACTGAATAAACTCACTAGGTAAAGCGTAATCGTATATTTTTATATTACTAATCTGACCGTTAAAGATAATTGCAGTTGAATTAATTTCTTTATTAATGTTTGTAGCTTTACCGTTAGGACAACCGATGTATATATCGTTTTCACGTTTATACGTTATATCAACATTATAAGGTATATGGAGGATATCTCTTAATGTTTTATCTACATATAATGATAATGTATGATTATTATATATACCTGTTATTAAATACCAAGAGTTATCAATAAAGTATTGTACAGGTATAGATAACGTATACCACTTATAAAAACTCTTATAAGGTGTTTCAGGTGTGATATCAGCCGTAGCTATTTTAAACTGTATTTGAGGATTGTTGTCGTACACAACAGGGTTACATATACGGCTCCATTCATACCCTGTGAAGTCACCTTCACCGGTGTAACTTAACCGATTAACATCAATAGGGTTAGGACTATTAGGTACTATATCAACACTATCATTTAAAAATATAGTTCGAACAATATTACCTTTTAGAGTAGTTACAAATAATATTTTATCAAAATTTTGATATATTAATGAATACCAAGTAAATGCATTTTTAGAACGATCATAGTTACGTATAAAGCTTACGTTTCTCTCCGTAGATCCATCTATATGTGAACTACCAACAGCAAATGTATTAATAGTATTATAGGTAACAGGGTCAACAACTACTACCTGATTAGTACCGTTTAGTACCCAGATATTACTATCAGGATCTACAGCTAATTTAGTAGCTGAAGTAGGTAATACAGAATAATAAACACCGTTAACGCGTAAAGTTCCGTCTAACTGTATAACCCACTTTTGACCGCTATTATCGTATAATACGTCAAGACAGTTATACTCCCGATGTATGATACCTTCATTATTCAAACAGAGCTTTTGATGTGCAACGTATGCATTACCAGTTATAAAACTAACAAAAGTGAGATCCTTATCGAATACATACTGCCCTTGAGTTGTATACATAAAGATATTATTATCTCTATCTACAGCAAAATGTTTCGGTATACCACTTAACGGTACATAGGCGTTTTGATCATCATGAGGAAAACTAATAATATCACCATACGAATTAAACTTAGCAAAATATTTACCTTTATTGTTATCGACAGAACCGTCAAGTACAAGTATTTCTCTTTCACCGTTTAGTGATATCTGAATAGGACTCGCTGTAAGTAAAGGATTTGATGCAATAGGTTGATCAAGAAATGAATATGCTTCGTTATTAAAATATAATATATGACCGTATGTATTTTCAGGTATTACAAAATAGGGGTAGTTGTGTAGGTTATTATAAAATATACCAAAACCGCTTTCATAATAGTTACCAACTAATTGACTACTTTGTGCATTAGCCCAATCATTATGTTTAACAAAAAAGTTAAATGTAAAATTACCAGTTAAGTTATAGTTATCACTATACAATATTCTAGCGTTAATAAGATCTTGGTTTTCAAAATCAAGATACACACCTGACACGTAGTTAGTATCTGTGTTATAACCTTGCCAATCAGGGTTATAGTTATCAATATAACCTACATTATTATAAATAGATTTATCTAAAATCGTAGATGTAAACGTATCTACTTGTAGTCTTAATTTATCTTTATTATCTCCTGCTAACGTATCAACAATAAAACTAGAGGTATTTTCACCCATGTGGTAGTACTGATATAGTACACCAGGTTCAAGTGTCATTTGAGAAGGTATATCAACAAACGCTGGGTTAGAGTTAATATACGAAAGAGAATCCATAATAGACGTAATACCGTTTAAAGCTTCGTCGTACGCTAATCTACCCGGATTATAATAACGATCTAACCAACGAGGTGTCTCACCGGTTAGTGAACATAACCAGCTACATAACCATGTGCCGTCTTGAATACCTGTATTGTACCCCCAATTGGTATGTTGACCATAATTGCCTTGCTTTTTAAGAATACGGTCGGATGCTGCAGGAATAACACCCGGTTCAGCACCATCTGCAAATAAAGTACTTTCAGATAATTTTGCAACTGTAGTAAAAAACGGTACGTGAAAATATGTGTATTGATCTCTCGTAAAAGTTATTTCAGTAGTACTAGCACTATATCCTAAATGGATATTCTCATAACCATCGGCTTGATTTGTACCAGAAAAAATTCTGTAGTAGTTACGCTGTTGAAGATTATCCATTGTTGTTATTTAATTTTAAGCAATATTAAAGCTAGTTGTTACTGTTGGTGCAGCTGTGTATAAAGCACTACCTGCTTGATTAGCTGCTAGTACAACTCTACCTGTACCTGTCATAGTAATAGTATTACCACTAATGGTCGCCGGGCCTGATTGTACAGTAACGACGACAGGTAAATTAGAAGTAGCTACCGGTATTGTAATGTTAAACGGTATTACAGTATACAGTTGATCATCTACACTAAAAGGTGCTATAGCCTGGCTAGCCTGTAAGATATCGAATGAAGTAGAGTATGGTGCAGCAGGATAAAAGTCAAGATTACCATCTTGTGTTGCGATTATTGTAACTGTACCAACCCCTAACGTATGTATTGTTGTACCGCGTACGTAAACGGGTCCTATAGCGCTTAACGATACAGGTAGTTCTGATGTAGAGGTAGGGGTAGGTATAGTGAATGGAGATGTACTAAATTCTCTACTTGTTATTCTAAAAGGATTAATCAATTGAGGTATTTGAGTAGTTCCAGGTGCTGTTACAGGTACAACAAAATTCGACGTAACAGTAGTAGGTATATATGAATTATCAACAGGAGCAGGTCCTCCGCCTGGTGTATAATCAGTTTTTAAGTTAGCTATATTAATATTTGCAACCCCTGTGTTAATAGCAGTATCGTATGGAAAATCGACAAGAAAGTTAATTGCGTTATCGTTAATAGTTTTATTAACTTCAATACTTTTATTACCTGCAGCACTTTCATTATCCATATAATACGTAATCCATTTATTATTAGGTAAATGTCCGTAACTTATTTGGTTTACAGTTAGATCTGTTACAAGAAAAATATAATCATTTACAACACTATTATTCAATATCACTCCTGTTGCTCTTAATGTGTTATCAATTGTATTAATTGATAGATATCTCTTTTCTCCTGTAACGATATAATTGTATATAGTTGCGGTTCCGTTTGTAAAATTACAATAAAACTGTTGTCTATAAGCGTTATCACCTACAAGAGGTATACTATTTGCTCTTACTGTATAAGGGTAATAATCATCAACCTGTAAATAGTTACCGTTAATAACTATTTCCGAATAACCTGTACCACGTACAGGGTTTATATAAACTAAATTAGGTGTAGCAGATAATTTAACTGTATCAGTAGAACCATCATGCACTAAATAGTAGCTTTGACTATAACTAGATTGTAGATAAACAGTACCAGGTATTTGATTTATATCAATGCTTTGATTCGTTGAAAAAAAGGTACTAAGACTAATAGCTGTTGTTAAAGCAAAACACGAACCTTTATTAATAGAGACGTCCTGATAGTTTTGTAACCCGTTAAGTTTCTTAAAACTTAAACCGTCATCATAACTCACAACTTCAGAGTTTAACGGTTCATTAACGTTATACTGGTACTTTAGCTCAACTGGTTGAAGAGCTGTAAAAGGTATAAAATTAACACTAGCCATATGCTAGTATTATTTAATTCTAAATTCTACGGCTTACTAGGTAATACAATATTAAAAGGATCAGTATTATTTTGAGGTAATTCTCTTAAAGCTTGTCTATAAGCAGTATAAGCTGCTTTAGTAGCATCATCTAGCTGTACGTCAGGTAATTGTGTCCAGTCTGTTTGCTTCAAAAGATCATCTCGTAGTTGTCTAATTTCAGCCCATTTAGAATCAACAGTTACTGTATTTGTAAAATAATTTAAGTTCATATTAGTAATATGTCGGCTTTGTATAAGCTGTATTGTTATACGGTGATGTTAATGTGTATAAATCTGTGAGATTTAAGAATGTGTTACCCGCATATGGTGCTGAACCACCTCTAGCCGTACCTAAATTTGCAACCGAACTTCTAGCAGGCTGCTGCGCGTAAGTAGGTATACTAATATTCGAGCTGTTTACTACGTTTGAATTATATGTTACTATTCCTCCATTTACAACAGCAGAATTTAGTGCAGTATTATTAGCAGTTGTTGAACACCAGAGTGTACACGGATAAAATATCGAAGGCTGGGTATAACTTGTAACACTCGGTCCTTTATTAATGTGGTATGTCCAGTTAGAAATGTAATCACTTATTTGCGCAACCTGGGCAGTTTGATCAAGAATAATAGCAGGTATGTTTTGTTTATTATTACTGTAACCAAGCGCAGAGCTTTGATCAAGTGCGCTTGTTGAAATTGTTAAGTTATCTTGTAATACGATACCGCCGGTTGTTAATTGGTTACTACGACTAACAGAAAACACACCATACGGTAAGTTAATTTTACCAGCTAATATAAGATTACCTTGAAGACCGGAACCTCCACCCGTTGTGTAGACGAAAGCGTCATATGACCAGTTAGAGAAAAAAGCACTACCTCCGTCGTTGTCAAGCTTTACACCGTGACCAACATTAGAAGGTGTTACTGTATTAATACCATATAACACAAAGCCGTATCCAGGAAATGACATAACAGGAGAACTATCGTTAGTACTTCCTGGATCTCTTAAAGGTGAACCACTCGCGTAAACTCTAGCTTTTTGATCAATATTTAAAAATCCCCAATTAAAGCATCCGCTTCCACCTACTGCAACTGTACAGTTACGGAATGATATACCAGCCTGTGAGTTAAACTCTATAGCTGTACAATCAGCGCCATTTGTTATTACCTCAAAACATATATTGTATACACTAGCGTTAGGTGTGTTAAAGTTAAAACTTCTTACACCTTGATAGGCACCTCTACCTGTAGGATAATTATCAGGTAAAAATTTTAACCAGTTATTTGCGTTTGTACCTAAATTTCCACCTGACCAAACCCCGGTAGTACCGTTATATGTTGGAGGTGTTAATACAGCAGATGTATCATGGTAATGTCTTCTTGAAATCCTTCTTGGAGCTTCGTTATAATAGCGTTCTGTTTTCCACTGATTAATACTAGACCTATAATATCGTGCAAAAACGTTTGTTGCACCTTGCGTATAGAGAGATGTTCCCCAAGGAAACCCACTATAAGGTGAATTAGCAACATTGTATTGATTATTAAAACAGTAAATACCCGCTAAAAGACCGCTACCGGCACCAAAGGCTGCATCAACTTGGGCTTGGGTAAAAAACTGACCTGTTAATTGATTACCAAAATTACCTGCAAGCTGAGACTGCCCGTTAGGAGACGGGGTACCTTCTATAGTATTTTCGTCAATATAAATTGTACAATTACTTGAAAAATTATTATTCGCGTAATTAGCAGCTCCTGTAAATGTTTTAAAATACGGCTGTAATGTGTCTTGATCATTACCGGTTGTTACCTTAACTCTTGTTACCCATTGATCATCTGTTGCAGCGCCTGCAGGGGAGCTAGTATCACTAGGACGGACAGCTATAACAGCCGCTGGAGCTGATTGAGTTGCAAGCTTAACACCTCCTGCTCCTAGCTCTAGACCACCACCTGTAGAAAAATTTATACCTAATTGTCCGTTTGTTACAGTTAACGAACTATCGTAAGGTAAGTCATATGAAATTGTATTACCTGAATCCGTTAATACGATAGGTGAGTTAGCAGATAAGGTTTTAACTTGTGTATTATACCCTGTATTTGAAGCGTATGTTTGAGATTTAACAAGAGAGGTTCCTTGTGAAGTAGCGTTTGTTACAGTATTTATAAACGCACCACCAGGTACTTGATATGTCGTACCTGATCTTGCCATAGGGATAGCATCACCTATGTCTATTTTATTATCAGGAGAAGGTGTAAGATCAGAAATTTTTACGCCAGGCATATTATATATTATTTATACTAAGGTACAAAAATTAGATCACCTTCGTATTGACCACCAAAGTCTTCTGCGAGAACAGCTGTTAAAGGCTGAACACCTGTATACTCTTCTACAAGATATCTTTCAGCAATATCCGGCGGTGGTGCTGGAGGTATATAAACACAATTAGGACTGTAAGCAGGCGGATACCCTACCCCGTTATTACCCCGATAGATAGGCATCGCTAATGCTGTCGTATCTTTTAAAGGATTACTAGGTGTATTTGTATGTGTAGCATTAGTAGTTGCATCAGACTTAAATCTGTTAAATGCAATACCACCATCTACTTCAAAAGCATATAATACACCGTTAGGTGTGTTTCTAGCTTTTAATAATTTAATATCTGCCGAACCTGTAGATCTAAACAGCACCGGGCCTATTTTAACAGAGACAGAATCAGTTGTACCTGTAGAACTTGCATACGCTGTTATAGACGGGTAAAACACATTAGCATTATTAATATTATGAACATATGCGTGTAACGCATCAAAATTACGAGGGTCTAAAGGATCGTCACTAAAAATGTTATTATTTGTAAATATAGTTGAATTAGGAGGTGTGTACCGTTCAACAGTAACAACGCCTGTACCGTCTCCGAAATCCCAATCAATTCTATCTATTGGAAAACTACCAGGTATACACGACCGTGGCGATAAATGCACGTTAAACGGTGATGTACCTGAAACAGTATTATAAATGTTATTATTGTTTATACAGACGAGGCCTGCTTTAGGAGGTAATTCAAATACTTGTATTATAACATTACTTACTGCTGTACCGTGATCGGTGTTTATAACTGTATTAACTTTTGCATCTGTATCTGTTGTACATGTAGCTGCTTTAACTTGTCCTTCCTGACCGTACCATTTTTTAGGATATTTACCGGTACCGCTCGTATCTTCCCATGTATAAGGATTGCCACCACCGTTTGATACTGATTGTAGATCATACCAATCCCAAAGACTACAATAACGATCAAAGCATCCTGTTTCACTTGCCCAGTGTTTAATGTAGCGTTGTTGACCAGCAGGTAGAGTCGTATTACAACCAAGTTGATCCCACGTTAGAGCAGTTGCAAATCCCTTTTTAAGATTATCCCAATACCATTGAAAACCGTAGATACCTTGACAGTATGTTAGAGTAGGATCGATAACCTGTAAAGTTTGTGTTCGGGTATGGTTTAAATTAACAACATATATACCAGGCATAATATATGTATGCTCTACATTCATAGGGCAGTTTATAGTGAGAGAGTTAGACCGTATATTATAATAATCTCCAAAATTCCACGAATAACTATCCTGATAAGTTGTATCGGATCCTGCATCATAACTTGAATTGTTACTAAATATAACTTTTAACCCTGGTGCGTAACCTGTTATAACATTTGTGAAGCTTGTTACATAGGTAGATGTTCCTGCTTTACCTCCAAAAGGTACTCCCTTATCCCAGGAATAATTTAAAGGTACAGTTTGACCCGAAACCACTGAAAAAGCTGTATTCATTAGTGCTATATTTACTTAAGGCCTAAATATATTAGGTTCTCTTTAATTAGTTATAAAAATATCTTAAATATATTTAGAATGTCTGCCTCTTTTAATACATTATTAACTAGCGATCCGAATAACCCTACATATAATTTCGGTATAGCTGAGACGTATTCATATGTACCTGTACATGGTGAAAGCTTAAACAGACCACTTTACGCTCGGGCCTCTTATTTAGTTAACCCAGGAGATATAAATTCTAACCCTCCTATCCCGGGTTTTGCTATTCCTACATACGATACTATAGTACCTACATATTACCCTGGTACTACTAACTACCGTCAAATAAATTATTCATATCATGGAACTCTTGTAGCGTCTTTAAGTTTTAGTTATTTGGATGCTTCCACTAATGGTTCACCTTTCTCTGGAGCTGTAAGACTCGTTTAATATCATGCCTTATACCTTTAATCCATTTACAGGTAATTTTGATGTAACAACATCTGATACACCTTCTGTACCGTTAAGCAGTTATTTACCTCTCAGCGGTGGTATTGTAAGAGGTAACTTATCAATTGCAGGCAATCTATCTGCTTCAGGTGTAACAACATTCTTTTCTACAACCTATACAACAACAACATCTCTATCTGTTAACTCAACAGGTCCCGGTACTGCTGTTTATGTATATAAAGGTCCTATAGGAGGACCTGTAGCAGTTTTTAATTCTTCTACAGGTAGTAATTTACTTTATATCGATAATAACGCTACTTCGTCTAATACTGGTATTGTTGGTATTAACACAAATATACCGAATAAAGCTTTAACAGTTGTTGGTGATATTAGTGCTACAGGTAGTATCAATGCTAGCACGATAAGTGTTAGTGGTAGTAGAGCAGCACAAGGTGCTCCAAATAACTACGATAGTTCAACCAACGGTTATTCTTTCGGTACAGATGGAGATACAGGTATCTTTAGTCCTATTATTAACCCAACTATTAATAACAATAGTGGTAACGGTGTTGTTTCTATATTTGGTAATGAGCAGGAATTATTACGCGCTGACGCTCCAAACGCTTTAGTTACTATCTTTAGAAAGATATCAGGTACTAACGCTCTGTTTAATACAGTTACAGGTACACACTACGGTGATGGTTCTAATTTAACAGGAACATATCCTGCTAATCAGTTAAGCGTAAACTCACTCGTTACTAATACAAGTGGTAGCTGGAATAGTGCTTATACTTCTACAACTGCTATTAATCTCAGTACAGGCAACTGGAATAATACAACTAATCAAGTTAATGCAAGTTCCTCAAAATGGAACGCTGCTTACAATTCAACAGTAGCTATTAACCTTAGTACAGGTCTTTGGAATAATGCTGTATCTAATCTTGATAATACATATACAAAAATTATCAATTCACCTATAGTGTACGGTTCTGGTACAAGTTCAATACAACCTACTAACGGTACAAATAATTCTTCAGGTTATTTTACAACTATTAATGGTGGTATACAAAACGCTGCATCAAATAACTTTTCAGTAGTTGGTGGTGGTACCACTAATAAAGCCTTAAATGATTATGCTGTAGTAGCAGGTGGTGGTAGTAATTGTGCTACAGGGCCTTCTTCATCTGTTCTTGGTGGTCAAAGCAATACAGCATCTGGTCGTTATACTTCAATTGGTGGTGGATGTAGTAACGTAGCAGGAGCTGATAATTCTTATATTGTAGGCGGGCAAAATAACATTACAAGTTATAATAACACATTTATTATAGGTTCGAACATAGCTACACCAGCTGCAAATTACACATATGTTAATAACATATCCTCTCAGGGGATAGTAGCTGCAAATGGCGGTAATAGTAACAATTGGAATAGCGCTTATTCAGCTACCTTAAGTTCAGGTACTTGGAACAATACAACTAATCAAGTCAATACAAGTGCTTCAAACTGGAATAATGCTTACGTTCTTGCAACAAGCTATCAAAATACATCTGGTTCTTTTGCTACAAATAGTTTAGTAAATTCTGCTTCTAGTAATTTAACAACAACAATAAACAGTGTTTCTGGTTCACTGTTTACAATAGTTAATAATGTTTCAGGTAACCTTAATACAACAATTAGTAATACATCTTCTCAGCTTGTATTAACAACAACTCTTCGTAACGTATCAAGCTCTCTTGTTACAGCAATTAATAATGTTTCAAGTAATCTTAATACAACAATTAGTAATACATCTTCTCAGCTTGTATTAACTACCACATTCGTAAATACTACAGGGTCGCTTATCTCAACTATTAATAGTGTTTCAGGTAGCCTTAATACAGCTATTAATAGTGCGTCCTCGCAATTACTATTAACAACAATATATCAAAACGCTTCCGGTTCGTTTGCAACAAATAGTAATGTAAGATCTATTTCAAGCTCTATACTTTCAACAGTTAATAGTGTTTCAGGTAATCTCACATCTATTATCAATAGTGCCTCGTCGCTACTATTACCTATAACAACATATCAAAACACATCTAGTAATTACGTTCAATACACAGACATTAATAGTGTTTCAGGTAATTGGGATGCCGCTTATAGCGTAGCTACAGACTATCAAAGTGCATCTAGCAATTACGTACAGTATACAGACATTAATAGTGTTTCAGGTAATTGGGATGCTGCTTATAATAGATTATCAACTATTCCGTATACAACTTCTACAACTTCGATATTACCTGTTAGCGGTAGCAATACTGCTTCTGGTGGTTATAGTAACATACTTGGAGGTGTAGGTAACTACATTGAAGCAGATTGCGCATTTATCGGCGGCGGTCAAAACAACTGCATTGACGGTGCTCGTTCTGTTATCGTCGGTGGTGGTGGTGTTAATCCTGCTAATAACAACCCTCGAGGGGATGGTAACTATGCCGGTGGTACATATTCGGTAATTGTCGGTGGTGTAGGTAATTCTGTTCTCGGTGACGGTGGTATTATTGTTGGTGGTATTCAAAATACAGCATGTAACCATGCTTTTGTCGGAGGCGGTTTCAACAATACAGCTTCAGGTGACTACTCTTCAATTATAGGTGGTAGTAATAACTGCACTAACGGTCAAGCAAATACCTTTATTGTTGGTTCAAATATTACCGCTACTGCAAATGATTATACGTATGTAAATAACTTATCGAGTCAAGGTGTTGTATCTGCAGCGTATTTCTACGGTGACGGAAGCAACCTTATCGGTGCATCATTACCGGGTCAATCAGCTGTTAATACTGTTGTTAGAGAAAGCAGTGGTAACTGGAACAGCGCTTACACGTACTTGAACAGTGCTACAGCAAATACACTAACACTTAATAATTTATCTATCGGTGGTTCAATATATCTGCAAGGGTCAGCGTATGCTGTATCAACAAGTCAGTTAGTTGTAGGTAACCCTATCATATATCTATCACAAGATAACCCAGGAGACAGTTACGATATTGGTTTTGTAGGGCATAACGTTGTTAATAACACCTACAGTCATACAGGTCTGTTAAGAACTCACGGAGCAGGTAACCCAGGTACGTGGTATCTGTTTAGTAGTATGGTTACTGAACCAAGCAGTAACAACGTAGCAGGTAATAATAAAGTTATCGATACGCTCGTTGCTAATGTTTCAGGTGATGGCTCGAAACTCTTTAATTTAGACTCAACAAAGCTAACAGGTCTATCAGCTAATAATTGGAATAGTATTACTACCGCTTACCAGAATACTTCTGGTAATTTCTTAACTAATACTAACTTCTTAACCGCTTACACAAACAATACAACACTTAACACTTTAACAGGTAGTTTATTGCCAACTAGTACATATCAAAATACTTCAGGTGTGTTTGTAAAGAGTGATACAACAACCACAACATCGTCAAGCGCTGTTAAAAATATGGTTATATTACCTTATACTGTTTATACAGCTCCAGGCTTTACTGCAGACCCTAATACGGTTTATATATTAGTATAAATAAGATAAAAATATGCCTACATTTACTCCTACTTTAACGTGTAATCCTAATTATCCTTCTTATAATGTAGGACAAGCAGAAACAAATTCTTGGATACCACAGAGTAGCCCGGATGCTAATAGAGCTATTTTTGCGCGAGCAACTTATCTAGTAAATCCTCAAGATATTAAAGTATCCCTTTCTGCTGATAATATTAATGTTGATTTAAACAGTGTGGTATCTGAAATTAATACACTCAACGGTATATCAACTCAAATACCAGGGTTTGCGTTACCTACATTTACAAAATTTACACCTACATATTACGGTTCTACGAACAATTTTCAAACTGTTCAGTATTTTAATAACGGTACATTAGTAGCTACTCTGAGTTTTACATATGTCGGGGGTGTGCCTAATACAAACGACGCTCTTATTGAAAGCGCTACAAGAATAGTTTAATTATGCCGTATAAGTTCAATCCATTTACAGGTAACTTTGATTATACTACTGGTAGCGGTACACTGTCATTGCCTTTAACAGGGGGTATATTAACTGGTAGTTTATCAGTTAGCAGTGACTTAACAGTAGGTGGTTCTCTTTATTTGCAAGGATCATCATATACTGTTACAACAAGCTATTTGAGTGTTGCCAATCCTGTTATATATCTTTCACAGAGTAATCCCGGAGACAACTTTGATATAGGCTTTGTCGGTCACAATGTAGTTAACAGCGTCTACGGTCATACAGGTCTCCTGAGAACTCATAACATTGGTAACCCAGGGGTATGGTATCTGTTTAGTAGTATGGCTACTGAACCGAGCGCTAATTCAGTAGCTTCTAATAATAAGGTTATTGATACACTTGTTGCTAATGTTTCCGGTGATGGGTCAAAACTCTTTAATTTAGACTCAACAAAGCTAACAGGTCTATCAGCTAATTACTGGAATAGTACATATAATAATACAGTAGTTAGTAAACCTGAACTTGTTAATACTACCGGTGTCGGTACTGTTAAAAACATAGTAACAATACCGTATGTAACTTATAATGCAGGAGGTTTTGCAATTGACCCTAATACGGTTTATATATTAATATAATATGATTACCGATAATATTGTTAACGCTTTTGTTGGTACGTCTCCTATATCTGCAATATACGCAGGTAATACACTTGTATGGCCTTGTAATTTTATTAATGTTACAGCTCCTGCTACTGTTTCTACTCTATACACTGGTAAGTATGGGTTGAATATAGGAGGTACAGGTAGTTACGTAGTAACTAATACCTCTAATACATATAGATGTGGTACTAATATACTCAGTGGTGTTACACTAACAGTATCAGGAAGTAGTACGTCATTTACATCTACTGGGACATTAACAGCTGGTCCTTTAGGTATCGGTACATTAACAATGAGTAATAGTAGCGGGTTATCAGGTACTCATGGTATAACTACTACTCTCTATAATAAAATAAACATACCTACTGGTAATACGGTTAATTTTTACACCGGTGGAAATACTAACTCAGTATTTATTGTAGCAGGTAATCTATATGGCGGAGGAACTATAAACCATATAGTACCGAACGGTTTACCCGCTAGTAGTTACCCTAATCTATATCTTTCAGGTAATAATTCTTCTTTTACTGGAGTATTTAGTAGCTCAAATATATCTTACTCAAGATTAAAATTTACTAGTTTGAATGCAGGTAGTTCAGCCGCACGTTGGGTTTTTAATAACTCTGACCGTACTAATAATACCAATGAAGATTCAGTCGGGTTTGCCTTTAATACAGGTACTACTGGTACTATACGGTTAGGAACTTTAGAAGGAACAGGTAGTTTAAGAGGTGATACAACTAACGGTAATATTACGCTTGCTGTTGGTGAGTACAATACTAACTTTATTTTTAAAGGTCTTTTATCCAATAAAGGTGCTAGATTAAGCCTACTAAAAGTAGGAACTAGTACTATGACAATATCTAGTAATAATAACTACATCGGTGGCACAACGGTTGCTTCAGGTACTTTATCAGCTGCTTCAGGATATTCAACCGCTTTCGGTACAGGTACGATATTTGTAAGTGCTGGTGCTTATCTTTTCCAGGGAAGCACTACAAACACAGTAAGTGCAGCACCCGGAGCTATAGTAAACGGAGCTTTAATTATATAAAACCGTACCCAGCAGGGTTTGATACAATAACCTTTGTATCTGATGAAACATTATACGGTAAATCTATTAAGATGTTAGTTTCACTTGTTACGTTATAAGCTGAAGTCGGTAACAAAGTAGCATTAAAAGCAGGGTTACCTGCAGATAGTGAATGAGACGCTGAGAAGGGATTATAAAGAGTTGATATATCTGCAACACTATCACCTGATAGATATACAGCGTCGACATTAAAGAATGATTTACCTAAAACATCAAATGAGTTATTGAAGTAATTGTATATAACTCTCTTAGGCTGAGGTATAGCCGATATCATAAACTCATCAGTTATATTTGGATCAGCTGTATATAGAGTAGCAAGCTTCTTAGTGAGATTGTAGTCTGTATGTATCTTAAAGATGTTACCGTCAGATTCAGGCATTGCCTTAAATAGCCATCCTTTAAATGTAAAAGAAGTATCTCCCTGAACACGAGCTATTTGACTAGAAGGACCATCGGTAGGGTATTGGGAATTAATTGTACCAGACCAATAGACAGAACTTCTAATTTCATAATCAGGTACATTCGGTACACGCCAAGATATCTCGATATAAGGATCAAAATAAGGAGCAAAGTTTGTAATAATTTGATCGAAATCTTTTTGATAGCGAGTAAGAATTGACATATTAATAGTCAAATCAATAGGTACAGGCTGTAATAAACGATTGGAGAATCTACGATCTTGTCCTGCAATATAGGAACCTTTAATCTTATTAAAGACTCTGCTCTGATCTCTTGTTATACCTCCGTTAGAAACAGATACAACAGGTAGCTGAATGTTTTGTGCTTTATCGAGAAGATCTAGTAATACACGCTGTTTAGGTGCATATAGAAAACGTACCTTAATTTGATCTTGTACATCTTTTTGATTGTTAAACCTCTTAACAATAATATTATCCATGGCAGACATGAACATGGTAAACATTGTTTCAAGTTCAAAATCAAAGGTATAATTTTCCATTTATATTATTTAAGAAGAATTCCATTGCATTTATTCATTCAAGACTGTAATATCGTGGCATGACATTTAATCCTAGAGATCACGCCCTTAAGCTAGCAGAAGAAAATGACAAGTATTCTCTTAAGAGAGCTATTAATAAGTTTCTTAGAGATAAATTCGATATCTATCACTATAAGGATCTTATACCTTTTCGTTACTGGATGCTCTATACTGAAAAGATCCGTCCTATTTGGTCACCATCTCATTCACGTATCCGTAAAGCAATTCCTCGTTCATGGATGGATGTTTCAACACTTATTGAAAATGTTAATTTTGAGTTTATTAAGTCGTTCTACGAAGAAGAATATAAAGCAGATACAGTAGACTGGGAAGCTTCTAGTGAAAAGCATGCCGAGTTTGCTCGCTGGCTTGAAGCATCGTACAAATATATTACTGATATACGTCCAACGCTTGAAAAGCAGATGTGGGATTCTTATCCACCAACTCGCTCTATTAGTGACTGTTTTTCAGATCTTAAAGAAGATAACTACGGACGTAAGTATTACGAGTGGATTCCTTCAAATGCAGATTACTCTGAGGTAAATCGACTTGAGAAGCTTATCGAAGATACTGATACGAAGCTACTTACTGAGTTTATTCAATACAGACAGTTCTTTTGGACTTGATATTACAGCGCTTCGATAGCGTTTATCGATCCAACGATTGTTGAAGGATCTGTTCCAGCAGCTACGAGTTTGGCTGTAAGAACAACTTTATCGGCATCTGTATAATTGATATTTGAACCCATGTTTAAGAAGTTCAAAGATGTCTTAACATCAATTGGGGAATTAGATGTGGCAAATCCAGACATAAGTTCAATACCCTGTGATGTAATAGATGTTGTAGCTGTATAAGCCCATTGTCTCGAGGACTTACCTATGTCAGTTGAAGCTGGTACACCAGAGAGACCTGGATTTAATAATAACTTCCATTGAACAAGAGATGAAGTAATCTTAGCATTACCTCCGGTATTGAGGTTAGCAGTATCAATAATATTCATCTGCTGAACTTGTAAATCAGATCTTTGATAAGGTTCACCTACTCTTAAACCAACACCAAGAATGGGTTGTTCTTTTCCAGCTGTTAGAGTAATTGGTGTAGTATTATAAGCAGCAACAAACGCAGGGTTTAATGATGATTCTGCTTCAATGTTAATTGATGTACCATCCAATGTCATTGTTGGGTTATATGACATTGCACTATAATTGAGGATTTCTTTTCTATCCATCAACGCTGGTGCACTTTCATATTGTAATCCTATTTGATTGGAGAAATCAAATTGATGTAGATAGGCTGGACCATTTGATCCATTGATGCCGAAATTAACTTTAGCTGTTCTACCACCATTAAACTCAAACCAAAGGGTATGAGCATTGTGGTAAGGAGTTGTAATAAATCTAGCATTGCTAACACTACTATAAACACCTGGGTCGATAACATATGTAGCAGTTAATGTACTAGTTGCTGTATTATTAGCTGCGATAAAGACAGCACCATTATAACCAGAAGGAGATACACCCGATATTGTTCCTCTTGTTCCAGGCTTTAATGCAGAGAGCGAACCATTTGAATAGGTAAATGAAGCATTGTAGACATTTCCATCACCAGTAATTGCAACAGGCCATCTATTTGTTCCACCAGTTATAGAACCAGAGAGGGATGTATACCAATTTTGTTTAGATGGACCATTTCCATCTAACTTATCAACATTGAAATTAGTTTGATTGACTCTTTCTTCAACTAATGTTCCATCAGCTAATCTTCTGCGAACAACAACATTGAAGTCTGTTCCAGATAACTCAAAGAACATACCATTGTAATTTGTAAATGTACCAACTCTCTTTATTGCCCCGGCATCCTGTCCATCAAAATTAACTGTACCAAGCCATTCGTGAGAAACACCAGGTCTTACCTTAAATCTTCTTCTTGATGCCCTTATTGCTGAACCTGTTAAACTTGGTCCAGATGTCATAGTAACAGAAGCTATATTCTGAACAAAGATGCTCGATGCACCAGTTGTAAATGATTCAATTATTCTTAAATCACCATCCTTATCGACAGATGATATATACCACCAAGATTGAGAAGGTGTTGCAACTTTAAGTCTGTTATTTGTATCAAGCTGAGGGCCACGATCAAATGTTACCAGCTGTGTACCAACTGGTGTTGTAGAAATTGAATTAGTAATAGTAACTGTTCCGGAAACAGGAAGAGTTACATTACAAGCAACTATATCAAAAGCACTTACTGGATTTGTAACAGAGACTGCTGTAATTTGATTTGTTAAACTAAACGAACTTACAGGGTTTAAAACTGTTACACTCGTACTTGTTAACTGATTAACAATCGACACAGCACTTACTGGGTTTAGAACCTGTACAGCAGTAATAGGATTATTAACTGTAAAAGAAGAAAGTTGATTAACTACACTAACAGAAGATACTGTATTGAGAATAGTAATACCGGTCAATTGATTAGTAACACTAACGGCTGTTAACTGAGTTGGAAAGTTTGTTACAGAAACAGCTGTAATTGGATTTGTTAAGCTAAATGAACTTACAGGGTTTAAAACAGTTACGGCTGTTACAGAATTCGTAACAGATATAGCACTAACCGGGTTTGTATTAAAAACATTTAACGCGCTATTTGTTACTGAAGTTAAATTACCTCTTGAATCTCCTATTGTAATATTATCAATAGTTGATTCAAAATCTTGTGTGTGCACATACATTGCGCCGACTGTTGTATTACCAACTGTTGTAATAGGTATAACCCCGACACTTAAACCTGTATCTAGAGGATCACTAATATGTATATTACCGATATTAAGATTGTTAGCAGTAAGACTAACAGCAATATCACCTAAGTTAGTAATATAGCCTAGCTTTGCAAACATCGGTCTACCCTGATTATTATCAATCGGTACCCATGAATAAGTCTCTGCTAAACCTGGGTTATAAGTAGGTGTACCGTTGCCACCAGTTAATATCGGGGTTAATATCGCCATCTACTTATATTTATGAGTAAAAGAATAAATATTAAACTATGACACTCATTGTTCCCTGCACAGGTACTAACGTTGCCCCGACATACGATTTAAACAAAATTACCTGGTCAGGTTTTCATAGTACGTCTGAGGAAGCAGAAAAGCATCTACAACATCAGCTTGATAAACTCTCAAACGAACACATAATAATAAGTGCTAAGAGCCAGTTCGTTAACAGACACTTTAAAGGTTATTTCCTTTATCGTTATCATGTTATAGTAGCACCTCTTAGTGCTTAATATGAACCCTATTTGCTATCTTGATATGGACGGTTTGCTTGCAAACTTGTTCGATACAATAGCGCATAAGTTATATCATAAAGATTATAAAGATATTACACCAGAAGAGAAGCAAGAAGCTAGAAAGATCTGGAAAGATAAACAAGAGTTTCACAATCATCTAGGTGATGTTTACGAGGTATTTGCAAACCTTGAACCATACCCTACTAATGACGCTTTAATAAGAAAAGTTATAGAGAAGTTTGGTTCTTTTAAGATTTGTTCTCATCCTGCGAGTATTGATATAGAAGAATGCAAGAAGGGAAAAAGTGAATGGATTAAGAAGCATATTATACCGAAGTACGGAAAGTATTTTAAAGGTGTTGAGTATCCTCAAAACAAATCAATTTACGCTATAAACGAAGATGGTACACCGAATGTTCTTATCGATGATTTCCCTCCTTATGTAGATGCTTGGAACAATAAAGGTGGTATAGCTATTAGATTACAATCTAGTCTTTTTAAATCAGATGAAGAAATAAGTAATTATCTAGATCAAGAGTTTAGCAAGATACCTATGAAAGAAAGCTTTAACAGTATAGTCGGTTCAATTCTTGTAGAAAATTCTGTAAGCGATGCAGTGTTTAAGCTAGCTATAGAAGATGCTATAGTATGTATGATTGACGATTACAAAGAAGACGATGACGAAGACAATTTTGATGTCTGGGATCGAATACTAGATAATATGCAGACAGATAAGAAGCTTTTAGATGATGTATATAATAACTCGTTAAACGTTTTAAAAATAGAAAAAGAAAAAGGACAAATAAGAGATTATTCAGAGGATGACTTCTGTAAATACTTTGCTAAACATTACACTTATAAAGAACCTATGAAGAGATATGTTCTAAAGAAGTCCATTATTAACAAATTAACACCGAAGACAAAAAATACTTTTAAGGGGTTAATAGATATAATCTAGTTGCCGTTCATTTAAAAGCCTCTAATATAAAAATTATGGGTATGTTCGATACAGTCTATGTGGAGCGCAAGCTCCCTTTAACTAAAGAAATTAAAAAAGCCTTTCCTAATAAGGATTGGACTAAAGTAGACTTCCAAACTAAAGATTTGGATAATACAATGACTGCTTACCATATTAAGAAGAATGGTTACCTCTACACTGAAAAGGTAGAAGGAGAGCATATCCGTACAGTAACAGAAGAGGAAGAAGCAAAACTTAAAAAGCAAGGTAAGTGGTGCTGGCCTTATAAGTTTGTAGAAACTAGCAGAACCTCAGTAAAGAAACTAATCACCGACACAATCAACTTCTATGATTATAGAGAAGATGAAGAAGGTAATACCTGGGATATCGAGTTTGATGCTGAGTTTATTAAAGGTAAGCTTGTTTCTCTTGAACTCGTAAAAGGAGAGATTTCTATTACAGCAGAAGAAAACCAAGCTCGAGAGGTAAAATGGCAGAATGAATGGCTTGCTTATGAAAATCATCCCTGGACTAAAACTAAGAAGTTTCTGAATAAGATTACTTTTAATCGTTGGTCTAAGTTTTGGTTCAAGGTTTCTAGAGGAATTTATTGGGCTCAGCAAAAGCTCTCTAAGCTTCAAATTTGGGTTAACCGTAACGTTGCTTAATGAAGCAGCCACCTATTGATATAATTGTTCAGGAGATAACTGATAATATTTTTCATATTATTATTAAAGATCAATATGATCTTACAATGACGTTTTGTAGAGCGCAGGAGTTTTACGAATCACCTTTAAAAGCAATTCGTGGTAAGAAATTCACCATGATTGAGTTCATGCGTATGTACGCCAGACATAATGGTTATACAACGTTTACGTATCCAGATGACTGGGCAGGGTTTAATATTCCGGGTAAAGTACTTACCGAACACTTTCGTTTAGGTATTGATGATCCGAATACTTACGATAAGGTATTGAACGATATATACTTCCGTGCAAAAGAAAAAGTAGGTAGTGATAACTTCTATTTTATTGGTTCAAATGGATTAAGCGAAAGCACTCTAGATCATGAGTTATGTCACGCTTTTTATTATCTAGATAAAAATTATAAGAAGAAAGTTAATAATATACTCAAAAAGCTAGATAAGAATGTTAAAGATACAATTTATAAACATCTTATTGAAATGGGGTATTGTAAAAAAGTTCTTTTAGATGAACTCAATGCTTATATGACAATTGATTCAAAAGATATTTTGAACTTAAAATTTAATAAATCTGAAGTAAAATCTATAAAACAAACTTCGAAAGCTCTTAAAGAGATTTTTCTATCGTATTTTAATGAAAATAATTGATAATATTTTACCCGAAGAGGAATTCGCAATACTTGAACACAAAGTAATGGGTAAGTTTCCTTGGTACTTCGGAAGAAAGGGTAACGGCTCAGAAGAAGACAATTTGTTTCTGTATAGCTGGTTTCATATTATAACCGGAGGTCTTACCTGGGTAGAAGGTGAACAAGGTATATTTGCTAGAACAGTTTATAGGATTTTACAGCTTGCTGGAGAAAACGTTAAAGATGTTTTTAGGGTGCGTATGATTTTAAACACTGCAACAGATAAACCATACAATGCAGGAGCTCATGTTGATAGGGACGGTAACCATCGTACTGCTCTTTTATACATAAATGATTCTGACGGTCCAACTATAATCTACAATGAAAGAGAAAGTGCTATAACGCCTACAGATTTCACTGTACAGGCAGAAGTACTACCTAAAAGGAATAGACTGTTATGCTTTGACGGTCAACAGTATCATGCAGGTACTACACCTACAACAGTGCCTAGAAGAGTTATAATGAACATTAACTATTCAGTTGAATAAATATAGTTAGAATATAAACTATACATAGTTCTTTGAAATTATGGGGGCGTACTGGATTCGACTTATAATCGAACTTTGTATTGCACGCAGTGGTTGATCTGATGGCCACTATAAAATCAGATTAAAAAAACTAAACGCAGAAGACAACACTGATGCGCTCTTAGCTGAAGCTGAGTATTGTATTAATCACGCCGACGAGATCCTCGCCGGTGTTGAGGACGAATACCTCCTCGCAGCCTAAAAACTAAGATTGGATCCTATTAAAAATCTTAGGAGCTTAAACAATAGGTTTGGTGGGTCATCTGAGCCAATAAAATAAACGGTGTCTGGAACTGAGTCCTAAGTACAACTCAGTAGGTAAGGAAACAAACATAAGGCCGGTAAGCCACGACAACCTATTTCAACCAAATGTCAAAATTACCTAAGCGTGTAGAAGTACAGACTTAACATTATAAACACAGGGGTTCGACTCCCCTCGCCTCCACCAATTTAAAGTACTTTGAACATAAGTACTTACATGGCTTCGACACGTTTAAATCATACACTAGATGTAGCTAAAGGAAAAATACCTGCAGGAGGACCTAAGCGTTCTCCTAAATGGACCGCTACACGTAAAGAACATCTTAAGAATAACCCAAAATGTGCTATATGTGAAGGTACAAAACAATTAAACGTACATCATATCAAACCATTTCACTTACATCCTGATTTAGAATTAGACCCTGATAATCTTATTACATTATGTGAATGTGCTAGTTACGGAATTATCTGCCATTTACTTGTAGGGCATTTAGGTGATTATAAAAATATAAATCCAAACTCTGTAGAGGATGCTAAGATTTGGAATGCTAAATTAAAAGAAGAACATTTTGAAAAATAACTTGACTTAAGGTTATTAATTAGATAATATATTAGACCAATAACGCCTGAGTCCCTTAGTGGCCAATAGGATCGGTTTTGTAAACCGACGCGCAAGCTCCGTGAGTTCGAATCTCACCTCAGGCTCCATTTTTTGTTGATTTATTCTATAAAGATAGAATAATTATATTTGCTCAGGTGCTCAATCAGACCTAAAGCAAACATATTAACTCGCTTAATAAAGGAGAAAAAATATGACAACAACAATAACACCATACACAGTCGGCAGGCTCGTTCCTGCCCAGGGCGCGGGGTACAGCCACCTCCCAGCTCTGTTTAATGAAAGCTGGCTAAGTGATGTCTTTAAGGACTTCGATAAAGCATTTGATATTCCAAATGCAGTCTATCCTTATAACATCGTATCAGAAACCGATCCAGACGGTAATCCGGTCACCTACTACATCGAAGTAGCATTGGCTGGCGTAGGAAAGGAAAATATTAACGTAACAGTCAAGGAAGGTAAACTCTTGATTGCAGTTAATAAGGAAGAGGTCGAACATGATGAGACTATACACTTCCATCGTAAAGGCATTAGCCGTAGGAAGGGACAATTGTCCTTCACGCTTAATGACAATACGGACGTTAAGAACATCTCATCAACATACACAGACGGGTTACTACGAGTTAAGGTACCTGTTGTGAAACCGGAGGTACACAATATTAGTATTGAGGTTAAATAAAGTTTAATTTAGCGCCTAGATTGAGCACCTGGTGCAATATAATTAGATTTTATGAAACGAATACTAGTAACAGGTAGTGCAGGTTTTGTTGGAGCAAACTTTGTAGAATACCTTTTAGAAAAAGATCCGACAGTAGAAGTAATTGGTTTAGACTCACTCAGACATATGGGCGACTCTCAGAGAATTACAAAGAACGAAAGATTCAGTCATTTCACTCACGATCTCAATACACCTATTTCACCGGTTCTTTCTACTAAGATAGGTGATGTTGATATTATCGTTAATATAGCAAGTGAGTCAGCTATTGATCGTTCAATTTCAAATCCTGATTCAGTTGTTCTTAACAATGTAAATCTTATTCTTAATATATTAGACTTCGCAAAGAGAAAGAATGTAGAGAAGTTTATTCATCTTTCTACGGATGAAGTCTATGGTCAGTACTATGATGTACCTCATAAGGAATGGGCTAAGATTGTCCCATCTAATCCTTATTCAGCTTCCAAGGCATGTCAGGAAGCTATTGCTATCTCTTATTGGAGAACCTATGGAACACCTTTAGCGATTATTAATTGTCAAAATATGTTTGGTAAGATGCAAAATGTAGAGAAGATGATTCCGAAGACAATCAAATACATCTACGAAGGTAAGACGATTCCTATCTATTCTAGTAATGGTAAGTCTGGTGCGAGAAAATATATTCACGTTCGTAATCTTTGCTCGGCAATTAATTTTGTAATGCAGAGATGGGTAGCTCCTTATACAAGTGCAGACTTTGAAGAGCTCCCTGATCGTTATCATGTTGGAGGTCATGATGAAATTAGTAACGTTGATCTAGTAGATAAGATCTCTCACATTATGAACATACCTGCTAAGATTGAACTCGTAGAAGAGACAGCAATTCGACCAGGTTATGATAAGAAATACGCTCTGGATGATTCAAAGCTAAAATCTCTTGGTTGGAAACCTGAATTAGACTTTGAAGATTCTTTAAGAGATGTAATTGCCTGGACACTCAAAAACAGGGCCTGGATGCAATGATAGTCAAAGAAACAAAAGTAAAAGGGGCTTGGGTTATTGAGCCAAAAGTGTATGAAGATGATAGAGGTTCATTTTCTGAAACTTGGAATTTGCAAGACTTTAGTACAGTATTAGGTATTGATACAAAGTTTGTTCAGATGAATCGTAGTGTTTCAAAACAAAATGTTTTAAGAGGTCTACATTACCAATCTGAACATCCTCAAGCAAAATTAGTTTGGGTTAGTTCTGGTACTGTATTAGATGTTTTTGTTGATCTAAGAAAAGACTCTCCAACATTTGGTCAATGGGACTCGCAGTTACTCAGAGGAGATACTTTGATTTATGTCCCTGAAGGTTGTGCTCATGGCTTTCATGTAAAATCTGAAAAAGCAGTGTTTCAGTATCTTGTATCTGATTTTAGATATCCTGAATATGAAAAAACTTTAATGTGGAATGATCCGGATTTGAATATAAGCTGGGATGTACCATATCCTGTATTATCTGAAAAGGATAAGCAAGGACATTATTTTAAAGATTTAGTATAAAGTATTTGGAAGTGTGGCAGAGCTGGCCTATTGCAGCAGTTTACTAAACTGCAGAGGTTTTATCGCCTCCGAGGGTTCGAATCCCTCCGCTTCCTCCATAAATACTTACATGCTCACCGCTGATGAGGGTGTAGGTTTCGGCCTAATGATCTTACCTTTTCTTGCATTAGGGCTATTTGTATATACTGTTAAAATTTTAGCATTGATTATTTCTAAAATTCTTCATAAAATTATAAAATAATGCATCGGAAGCTAACTGGCCAGGCAAGGGTCTGCAAAACCCTTTATAGTGAGTTCGATTCTCACCCGATGCTCCAGCTTTTTTAATAAATAATATATTCATGTACTATAGAAAAGAAGACAAACAGCTTTCGAGTGTCTATTCTAGATTGATTTTTGAAGCTAGATTACCTCAAAGTAGGCTATTAACCGAGGTTAACGAAAATCCTAACCCTAGAAAGCCTGGTGAGCCTTATAAGATGTCTGATAAGCAGAGAAAGGAATTAAAGAAACAAGGGATGTCTGATGAGCAGATTGATGAAATTGAAAGACAGCTCGATGTCGCGCTTAACTCTCAAGAGAATCAGTATCAAGAACTTTCTACAGATGAGCTTACAAGACTCGATAACCTTCTAACAAGAGCACGTTACGAACTTTATAAGCGCGCTCCTTACTATGGTATTCTATTACAGAATCTTAAAACAGTAGTTACATACGATGTACCTACAATGGGTGTAGATGATTACGGGAATATCTATATTAATCCCAATTTTGCTTTAAAGCAGCTTTCTTACGAAGAAGTTATTGGTGTTCTATTACACGAGACTCTTCACATTGCTAATAATACATTCTTTAGAAAAGGTCGCAAAGATCATACACTCTGGAACGTTGCTACTGACTTCGTCATGAATAGAGATATTCTTGAGTCTGGTTATAAACTTCCTTCTATTGGCTGTCTACCGCTACAGGAAGGTGGTCGTTGGGTACTACCTCCTATGGAACATGCTATGGAGGTAGCAGGTACAGACATTACCGACATGACAGCTGAAGAGCTTTACAAGGTATTTGAGAAGCTCGACAACGAACAAGAGAAGAAGAAAGGTAACCAGAATCAGAATCAACAAGGCAACTCTCAACAAGGTCAAGGTCAAAGCGGGCAACCACAGCCTGGTCAAGGTCAAAGCGGGCAACCACAGCCTGGGCAAGGTGATCAACAAGCTCAAGGTCAACAAGGCAACGAACAAGAAGGTCAGGGCCAAGGACAAGACGATCAACAGCAACAACAAGGTAAAGGTCAGGGACAAGGCGGTCAACAAAAAGAAGACCAAGGCTTAAAAGACGATACTACATTCAAAGAATCACTAGCAGGTAAACAAGAACAACTCGATAAGCATATTACAGCAGGTAAGGGATCTCCGGGACAAGTTAATATGCCTTCAGATAACCCTATCTACAATAAGAACCAGCCTGCACCAGGGACAACTGAAGCTCAAAAGAAAGCCGATATGAGGAATAAGGTTGATCGAGCTAAGCAACAGGCCTCTAACAGAGGTAATGCTGAAGGCGGTTTTCGTAATAAGTTCGGTGAAGAAAAGGTTAAAGTAGATTGGAGACAAATCTTAAAGGATGTTATTAAACCTTCTAATCAGCTAAGATCTGATATGTCCAAGCCTAATATTAGAATGGCTGCTGCTACAGGTAGTAGAGGAGCATCTAATCTTGTTTATCAAGGACGCACTATAAAAGAGCAAGAGAAGGTTAAAACCATTATTGCTATCGATACAAGTGGTTCTATTAACGATGAAGTGCTTAGCATCTATATTGGTTATATTTTCCAGTTATTAAAACAGTTTAAGGAAGTAGAATTAATGCTCATTCTTTGGAATGTTAATGCTTATTATCACGAGATTGTAAATAGTAAAAAATCATCTGTACCTGCTATTATGGCCAAGGTTAAACAGCTCCCTGTTAAGGAAGGCGGCACTTTAATGTCAAGTGTTAAGAAATTACTAGATCATTTAAAAATAACAAAGGTCGATAATATCATTTACTTCACTGACGGTTACGTTGAAGATAATCCTCAATTACCTGAAGTTAAGAACCCTCAAAAGAATCTAATTTTCATGGTTAATGGTGATGGTAGATACGACATTTTAGAGAAAAAGGGCAAAGTATTCCCTGTCGACGTATAAATAATATACGATTAATATGAAACTTTTTAAGGATATTATGTCTTTACAGGAAGCTTATAGTAACATACTAAATGAAGCTCCTAAACCAAAAGCAGCTGCTGCAGCTCCTGCTCCTTCAAATCCACAAGCAGCACAAACTGCTCAACAAGGAGCCGGTTTAGTACAGAGCTTAAATCAAAATCCTCCTAAGCTACCTGTTGATAATCCTGATCTCGACAATATTCGTGCGATGGATGACCCTGCTATCCGTCCTTATATGGAGACAGATCTCCCTGAGATGGATTATAAGACCTTCTACATGATGGTCAATTTATCCTACGATACAAAAGAACCATTACTTATATACGGTGAACCTGGTATCGGTAAGAGTGCTATTATTAAGAATATCGGTGATGCTATATCTAAGCAAAAAGGTAAAAAGTTCGCTGAATGGAATAGATCAAGTGCAGCTCAAAAGGCTGAGTATATCAAGAACCCTACACAATATTTCGTACTTGTTGACGTAAGAACAAAGCGTCTGGAACCTTCTGACTTCTCAGGTATTCCTAATCTAACATCACCTGAAGACTTCTTACAGTATAAAAAGATGGACTGGATTGCTTTTGTAACTCGTCCTGAAGCTGATGGTATTCTTTTCTTTGACGAAATTAATCAAGGTCGTCAAGACGTACGTCAGTCTCTTTATTCCGTTGTTAACTCTGAAGAACGTCAAATCGGTGACGAACAATTAGGTAGTGAAATCGCTGTAATGGGTGCTGGTAACCTAACAGATAGAGATGATGAACTTGAAGAAGCTTTAACATCTCGTTTTACAGCCGGTGTACTAGTAGCTGATCCACATGAATGGCTTAAGTGGGCCGAACACGCTAAGATTGATCCTCGTATTGTTGCTTTCGTTAAATCAGCTCCTGAAGAGAATTTCATCTATAAGCCAAAAGCTAATAGTGGCGCTCCTTCACCTCGTAGCTTTAAAGCTTTAACAAAGATCTTAAAGAAGATTTACGAGAAGTATTACGAAGATGAGCAAAACGGTAGAGCTAATGAAGTAGGTCTCTACAAGCTTATCAATACATATGCTTCTGCTAAGTGTGGTTGGAAGTGGGGTGCTAAGTTCGTTGAATTCATTCAGCATCTTCGTTCATTTGATATTAAGCATATGTTAGCTAATCCTGATTCATATGTTGATAAGTCTAACATTAACAAGCTTAATGCTCTCGTATCTTTCTTCATTAATAAGGTTAGAGTTGTTACAAATGATGTAGCAGGAGGTAAAGAACCTACACAGGATGACCTGGATATACTCGCAGGATTAGCTACACTTAGTAATCATCTACACCCTGAATGGGTAACCATTCTTTGGACTAACCTTAGAACAGATCTACCTACAAAGCAATTTGCAGGTACTATGGAATTCCTCCAACACTGGAATTACGATCCTGCTATTAAGGAGAAGTTCTTAAAGACTACACTACCTAAGGTCGTTAAGATCATGAAGGGAGGAGAATAATCATATGAATAAAAAAGAACTCAAAAGACTTGCTGAAGACTATTTCCTAAAAGGAAAGAAGCTTACTGATGAAGAGCGTAATATTCTTAAGGAATCTAAGTACGCCAAGATCCTAAAGGAAAATACACCTAGCTTTAACGCTGTACTTGAAACAGCACTTCCTACAGCTACAGTTGAAGACTACGAAGATGAAGCTCCTTACAGACCTTTTAAGTCTGAAAAGAAGTTATATTCTCATTTTAATACAGGTCTTCAACGTAACATTATTCGTGATTTAGGAGACGAGATTGATGATGCATTCAATCTTGATATCACAAACTTCTCACCTTCTAAGTTCCGTGAAATAGATGTCAACTCTTTAAAGCAATTTATTAAGGACTACGCCGACAAGCATGCCTTTGACAAGTTTACAAAGCAACATCTACACGAAATTGCTGAAGATAAGTCAGAGGATCCTGTTAGAATTCTTTATCGGATTTATTCTGTAAAGTAAGCTAAATAATGTATGTCCTTTAAGGAGTACATCGAAGAAGCAGTACCGGTTTTTAAGGTCGATGATTACATCGCGCCTCCTCCTCGTGCTAAGTTTAATAACGGTAATATAGTTGTCGTTAGAGATGCTCCTGGAATGGGGTATCTATCTTATCACTCTAAGAAAGCTCTTCCCTATCTTAACCAAGTAGGTGAAGTTGTAGGTTATAAAAATGTACCAGGAGCTTATTCCAAGTTTGCAATTAAGTTCGGAGATGGAGCTGTTGTACCTATTCATAGTCAATTCATCTTCGGTCCTTTTAAAGACTTACAAGTAGCTAAGAAGTATACCGATCCTACAGTAGATATTGATCCACATGATTATGGATTCAAACAAGCAGCTAATAATGCTAACGTACCTACTGACTATGAATCTAAACCTGATATAGAAGAAGCTGTTAAACAGGTTATAACAAACCCTATTATAGGTTTTAAATGGCTTGATCAACCTTTAGAAGTAAAAGCTAAAAACGGTCAATGGGTTAATATAATTCTAGCTACAAAAGATTACACAATAGACGATAGCATTAAGAATAAAACTGGGTTTGAACCTATACTGCCAGGTAAGCTAGTCTTCATGAGAAGAAATAGGTTACCTGAAAAGACTCTTAAACCAAAAGGTACTTTAAAAATTACTAGATATATTGGAGATTACGGAGATACAAATACACCTTATCTTTTAGAATCTTTAGTACCTATAAAATATGTAATACGTTTTCCGGTTGTTAATAGAACTGATGAACTATTTGCTCCAGAAGATTTAGGTGTAACAAAACAAAGTATCGCTAAAGTAAAAGATACGATGTTAAAAGTATACGCTTCGTATAATCAACATACAAAAATAAATAGAACAAAAGTTACAGATGAGTATCTAATTGAAAATGTCTTCCGTGTAGTTGAAGAAAGAGGTAATAAAGTTATTAAAGGTGATGTAAGATACTTTGAAGTAGGACTTAGTAATCCGTATTCGTTTAAAAATTATATTGTTGATGGTAGTTTTATTTTTGATGTTAATGATGCTAAAGATGGCTATAGAGAAAATTCTAAAATTGTTACACAAACACCTTTTCAACAATTAAATGATTTATCGTTCTTACCTATGGCTGTTACCGGTACTATAGATATAGACGGTAAAGAAACAAATATAACTAGCTTAAAAGGAATGCCTGCAACTTGTGCTGAAGCAGAACCTGATAGTGCTTATAGTACTCATAGACTTGAATTAAGAAATTTAAAGATAACAGATTTAAAAGGAGCTTCTGTTCCTGTTAAAGGTAGTATTTTTATAGCTGATTGCATGAGATTAAAAAGTTTAGAAGGTTTACCTCAGTCTTGTTTAGGTAGCGTACGACTAGACAATTTAGGTATATTTGACTTAACAGGTATAACTCAAGAAATTAGAGTACGTGGCAGGAATGATACAAAATATATTATTGGTAACTGTAAAAACCTTGCAAGTTTAAAAGGTCTACCTGCTACTATACCTGGTATATATATTGATGATTGTATTAGTTTACAAAGCCTAGAAGGTTGTCCATCAACAATTACAGGTGATCTAGTAGTAAGAAAGTGTAAATCATTAACAAGCGTAAAAGGTGCACCAAGTACAATTGGCGGTAATATAGCTTTAACAAATAACCATTTAAGATCTTTAGAAGGGTTACCAGAAGAGATAGGCGGTTCGATGATAGATATAGCTAACAATCAACTCTCCAGTCTTGTAGGTTCTCCTAAAAAACTTCTCAATAATGATAAATCATATCGTGTTTATTATGATTTTAGTAATAACCCTCTTACAACACTGAGAGGCATTGCACGTCAAGAAGGATTAAAATATGACGGGGATAGTACTAAGTTTGATTCAGACGAAAAGATAAAGAAAGAGTTAGAAGACTTAGACATACTAGATAATATGTCTGACGAAACAAAAGGATCTTTTGAAGACCTTTTAGGTATTTTATAAAACAATATAGCATAATTACATTTATATGCTGTATGTATTAGCAATAATATTATTAATTGTTGCATACGGTGCGTTTCGTTATTACTGTCCTACTACTGATGAGCTTGTCGAAAACAGTTATCAGTACTTTATGGAAGAAAAGAAAATGTATAAACCAGGCAAGATGGAGTTTATGCCTAAGAGTTACGAAAAGAGATTACGATGGTATGTAAGAGGTGTTAATAAAAGAAACTCAAAACGTATTGTTTCTCTTCTTATTAAGAAGCTAGAACATCAAAAAATAATACAACAAGTAGAGAATTTACCAATTGATTACTATAAGACGACACTATAATAGTTTAGATGAAATGTAAGAAATTATTCAGTGCATGGAGTATTCGTTCAAGGGTTAAGAAGCTAGGAAAGCAAATTAGTAAAGATTACGACGAAAAGGGAGTTATTGTTGTACCTGTATTAGAGGGCGGCGCAATGTTCGCCATGGATCTTATTAGAGAGCTAACAATACCTATTACTGTACAATCTACTAGAGCGTCGAGCTATAAAGGCGGAACAACTTCAACAGGTAAAGTAGATGTAGAAGGTACATTGAATGTAAAGGATAAGAACGTATTACTCGTTGATGATATATACGACACCGGGTTAACATTTCAAACTATAATAAAAAAGCTAAAAGATTTAGGAGCAAACGAAATAAAAACGTGCGTGCTACTAAATAAAGAAGTACCACGTGAAAGCTCTATTGAACCAGACTATTACTGTTTTAAAATCCAAGATCAATTTGTCATTGGTTATGGACTTGATTACCAGGGCTACTATCGCAATCTACCATATATTGGGATACTAAAATGAGTTTACTGGACAGGGAAACGGTTTTAGTACTAAACCGTAATTGGCAGGCTATTCATGTCAAGTCAGTAGCAGATGCTTTATCTATGATGTACTCTGGCTCTGCAACAGGGCTGCATATTCTTGGCAAGGACGATATGTATCCTTGTAAATGGAATGAATGGATTAACCTCGATATAAATGAAGACGAAGAATGCATAAAGACTGTTCGAGGTAATATTAAAGTACCTAAAATAATTGTACTCTGTAAATATAATCAAGTACCGAAGAAGAGACCGAAGTTCTCTATGAAAGGTATTTGGGCCAGAGATGGTGGTAAATGTGCTTATACGGGTGTTAAGGTTAATTCAAAAACAGGTAACGTTGATCATATTATACCTCGTTCAAGAGGTGGTAAGACTGATTGGAAGAATTGTGTACTAACTCATAGAGACATTAATGCTATGAAAGCTAATAGAACACCGGAGGAAGCTAATCTTAAACTCCTAAAGGAACCTACCGAGCCAAAGTACTTACCGCTGACAAGCTATATTAAGAACAGATATAAAATAGAGGAGTGGAATATTTTCTTGCAACATAATACTGAAGCAGTTACACTTACCGGTAATGCTTGATTATAAACGATTAGAAGAAATTGCTTTGTCTCTTGTTGAAGATAACGGTAATCGTTGTCAGCATATCTCTTTTATTCTTAATAAGAATCGTTTAATTTCTATTGGTACGAACTCTAGAAAGACCCACCCTGTTAATCTAGTTAACAGAAAGATATCTAAGATTACAGGTGAGGATTATTCAGATCAGAAGTTTAGATGTTCAGAGTTTAATGCTATCTTAAAGCTTAAACGTAAGACAAATATAGATACAAAGAAATGTACTTTAGTTAATATTCGTTATGATCGTAATGGTAACATAGCGATGGCTAAACCTTGTATGTCTTGCGAGAATCTTCTTCGATATTTTGAGTTTAAGAAGGTTATTTGGTCTGGAGGTGACGGCACGTATTATGATAAATAAACGTATGAGAACTGAAAGACTTAGCTGGGAAGAGTATGCTCTTCGTTTAGCTGAAGTTGCTGCTCTACGTTCAGAAGATCCTCGAACTAAAGTAGGTTGTTGTCTTCTTCGTCATGATCATACCGTAGCAAGCCTAGGTTATAACGGAGCTCCTCCGGGCGTTGAGATTGAATGGAGCAATAGAGAAGAGAAGCATAAAAGAGTTATTCATGCTGAAATTAATTGCTTCCGAATGGTTAAGCCTGGTGAATGTTACCTAGCTGCTGTTACTCATACCCCTTGTAATGATTGTCTAAAGACAATAGCAAGTTACGGAGTTAAGAAGATAGTTTATAGAAAACTATACAAAGCTACTGAGGACTATGATCCTTATGCTATAGCTAAAGACTTCGGTATTGAATTGGTACAGGTATTAGATCCTGATACCCTGACTTGGTAATCTTAACCGAAGTCTACTCCGTGGTCATAACCACCACCGGACTTTTGATAATCATCTAGAGCACCGGTACCTTTGAGGTAGTTCTTAATCCATTCCTTATCGTCACTCTTAACTGGTCCTTCAGGAGCTTCAGCACCTCCACCAGCTGGACTATCTGTACGTACTAGTGCACGGTTGCGAATAAGTGTGTTAATAACACTACCAATCTTGCTTACTGTAATACCTGCTCTCTTAAGAACGTCAGAGATTTCAGATCCTTCAGCGCCATCAGAGGCACCAGCACGTGAAAGGGCTTGATATGCGTCATTAGCTTCTCCCTTTAGAAGACCAGCTTTAACATCTTGAAGCTCATATGTTCCCTCTGAACTAAAAGGACGTGTAGGTTCTTCAGCAACATCAGGTGCTTGCCCTGCTACAATCTCTTCATCATCAGATGTGATGGGAAGCTCTTCGTTTTCAGTACCATCAGCATCATCACCTTGTTCACCGCGCTCTTCATCTTCTTCACCAGAAGCGTCTGTAACGGCTTGATGTATGTCATCTTCAGATGCTTGACCGGAGAAGTCACGAGTTACCTGACCGAGCTTAGCAACAATACGTGCTGTATAGCCTGCAATAGCCTTAGCACCAGGTACCTTGAGATCAGGGTTCTTTGACTTAAGCTCTTTTACGATATCAGAAATAGCATTGGCAATAGCGTCTCTATACTCTTCTTCAGAATTAGCAGGGTTAACACCTTCGTCACCGAATACTTTCTTATAGAGATCATCTGCGATTAGATCAATAATTTCGACCTTAGACTTACCGAGAGCGTTTGCTAGGTCACCGATTAGATATGCATTACCTGGTGAGCTTTCAATACCGGACTTAAGACCGCCAGAAAAACCTTCTAGGTCTCCTACTACAGGTGTTGCTTCTTGAAGAAGCTTCTTATAAAGATCGTCAAAACGTTGTGTTGCCATATGTATTATATTTATTGTTTAATGCCGTTGTTTGTTAAATTAATGTAGTTGAAAACTATAGATCTAGTATAATCTGGATGTACATTTTTTACAACACATTTCGGGCAAAGTTCATAGATTTTTTTAGAACTATCGTAACCTACGTACCCTCTACCAAAGCATGCCTTACAGCTTGTATTTGGCTTTCTCTGTAAAGGAATCTCACCTTCAAGTATATTCTTGAGCTGGTAGTTAGGTAGGTAATAAACCTCACCAGTATATGCGTTGTATATTAATGTTTTCATTTTACTACTATTTCTAAAATTTTATTGAGATATTGACTCGGTGATGCATCTTTTACTTTAACGTTATTGAATCTATCTTCAAACTCTTTATTGTTACCTGCAAGCGAGGTAACTCTATAATCAAAGTAAACAGTTTTATCTTCTGGATAATATTCTATTTTAAAAGGTAAAGGAATCTCAAAACTCTCTTTATTGTTTCTACTATTAAGCATTGTTAATACGAGATGGAAATGTGCTCGTTTAAATAGTAAAAGTCTTCCCTGCTTGACTATCTTTTTACCTAATTGAAAAGTTAAATGTGATTGTAACGATTGTACAAAAAATTTCTCACTTGGTATATAATCTATAGTATATTTTTCTTTCATTTTATTTGTCCATGAATGCTGCCTTATCACCTGCTGCCATAGGCGCTATGCTTTGATTAAAGTAATCCCACCACTTATCAGCGTTTGGAGATGTTTCTATAACTGCAATAACATCCACATCATTACAGTTAACCATTCTATAAGCTTGCATAAAAATATCCCAAGCAGGAACTAAATTCTTAGAAGCAGGATCATAAGGCATATGACCTCCTTTTGGCGGATCGTAATTTAAAATGTTCCTGCCTCCTGGTGATGAGAGAAGTATCCGGTCGTTAGTACAGAGCATTCGTCGATAGCCGCTAAAGCCTGGCTTTTCAATACGTCTTCTGAACTTTAATTCAACAACACTTCTAGCAAGAAGCATCATTAAAGCTGACCGACCTAATCTCATTTCTTAGCCTTACGTGTTAACTTACCTTGAGGTTCACAGATACCAAAGATACGATCTTCGGATAGGAAGATAACTATTTCATTACCTTGACGGAGACCTTGAAGCCCTTTATCTCCAGGGAAGATAACCTTTGATCCTTTCTTAACTTGTCGACAATCAGGACCAGCTAAGACAACTTCACCTACACGCCATGCTCGTTGATCAACAACCTGATTAGGTAGAATAATACCGTTACGTACTAATGACTTACCATCTTCAGCGACATCAAGGTATCGACACATAATGACGTTTGATAAGAGTTCTACGATCTCGTAGTCCTCTGGTAGTGGAAGATCTTTATAATCTTCTGGTGAGATGCCTTGGTTTTCAGCTGGTAGTGGAGGTGGATGTTGCATGTGTTGTTTAATTTATGTTAATTGTTCTTTTAATTCAAGTAATTGATTTATCTCTCTTTTAGATAGTTCTAAACCTTTACATAGAAGATTAATCTTATTATCTTCTTCTGTCTTTTCTTGCTTAACTTTTTTAATATAGTTAATGCGTGGTTGGTAATCGAACTTAGGTAAGCAGGTTAAAAGAAGCTTATAGTGTTGTTCTTTCTCTATATTACCTATACTATTAATAGTCTCGTTTAAAGCTATGGTAGCCTTAGGGACCCCAAAGGATATCCACCGTGTTATAAGAAAGGGTATATAATCCTGTAAAGGTAAATTACCTTTCTTACTAACGAAGATATCCTTTAGGTAATCAAATAGCATTAGCTAATGAGCTTAGTAGAAGCGATAAAGATATCCTTTGTCATATGATTGAAGATACCAATAGCTTCTTCAATAAATGAATTCGTCTCCTCAAGGCCGAGCTTAGTAGAGAATGCGAAAGAAGGAGCTCGATCACCGGCTTCAATATTAATACCGGTATGAATAAGAACAGCACCGTTATCAGCCTTAGCGATACTAACTGAAGCTTTCTTTTCAGAACCATCCTCAACCAGTACCATAATATCATCACCGTCTACGTGAATAGGGTTATGGATATACTTGTCTGTAAGTAGAGAGCCAAGAGCTGTATTATACAAACGCTGGAAACAAATACCTGCTTCAATCGAATAGCCGGGTAGTTCCATAATAAAGCTAATAGCATTATCTGAATAGATAAAGTCCTTTGCTAAAGCATCTTCAAGATCTACAAGATTGTCTGTAACTACCATAGGAGCTACAAAAGCAATAATGTTACCGAGCTTACTAACTTCCTTTCTAAGAAACTTATAAGCAAATCTTGATTTAAGGACGGCACCATCGTAGTAGTCACATCCAGTTACTTCGTTTAGTTGTTCGCGTGTAATGAGCATATGTTTATATATTAAATTGTTTCTATTTGTTTGCAATAGTAGCCTTTGAATCTTTTATTAGATTCTTCCCAATCTTGTGTAAGCATTGAATCACCTAGTCCGTAGTGAATGATACTAATAGGTAGTACACCAACACTTACATTATGTGTTTCGCATTCCAGGCAGAAAGCGATATCATAATGATGCCAATTAAACGCTTCGTTAAACCGTGCATTTGTCTTTAGTACCTCTTCAACATTAACTGCAATAAAGACTCCATCAATAAGCTTACAGCGTCCTTGAGTAGGACCAAACACTGTAGTCCAAATCGCACCTTCTTTAGTATGTGCTACTTCACCGAGAAAATCCTCTCTGCTTGTTGACATTAAGTGCCAAGCTGTCTTTTCAACACTCTTGTTATATTTTTTTGTACCTGCCAGACCTGTAACAACGTACGGTGACTTACGAAGATGTTCTACTAGAAACAAATCATTAATAATTACGTCATCATGTACAAAGAGTACAATATCGTTTTTATGCTCTTCAGTTAGATAACGATTATATACAGTTGAGAGTCCTTCCTTGTTGTCTTTTACTACCTCAAATTCAAACTCCCAGCGATCATACATATTGTATAGCTTCTTAAGAGACTTATATATTGGTCTCTTTTGAAACTCTTCTTCTGTTTTAGCTTTTGAAGCTGTTACAAGGTATACTCTCTTCGGTTTCATAATTCGTAAGGATTGTCATATTTAAATCTCTGACCTTTCAATTCAACTAGTTTATCTTTATAGAGAGTAAAGACAACACCATCTTCATCTACAGGTTTACTACCCTCAAATTCAACTGATGAGAAACTATCTTCATCCACATGAAGTGATGAGCCAGCCTTTACGACATGTAGACTGTCATCTACTAAATTGTATATCCAACTAGTAAGTAACCCTTCATATTGCTCGTATGTCTTGGGTATACTATCATTGTTCTTTGTTAGATGAAAAGGTATAATAGAGCTATCAACATCAAACTCAGCTGACTCTGGAAACGATTTAAAGTTAGTTATAATGCCGTTATGCGCTACATAATACTTACCAAAGTAAAACGGATGTGTTGTTTCCTCGGAGTAAGGAGCTTTACTATTAGTAGGAGCTCTAGAATGAAATAAACAATAAAGAGGTTCCCCGTAAAGCTTATCAACGAGATACTTTAACGTATCTTCACTAAAGACGTCCTTCTGTTTAACAGAAAGGTAATTACCTTTAGCAAAGGCTAAAAAGCCTGATGAGAAATAACCTCGCTTAAGATTCTCCTTATAGAGATAATAAGCCTTAGATAGATTGACAGATCCTGAAATGCCACACATTACCAATTAATATTAATAGCGTATTCTAAAGGATCAACTATTCCTGCCTTTTTAAATCCTGCTACTCTCGCAGCACACGACGGACACGTACCACAGCTTACTTCTTCGCCTTTATAGCAAGTCCAGGTTCTAGTGAAGTCAACACCGAGTTCGGCTCCCATCTCAATAATCTCTTTCTTAGACTTAAACAGAAGAGGAGCCTGAACTGTGATACGATTCATTCGATTAAGAGCTAATAGATTATTAATACTATCTACGAACTCGCTAGTGCAGTCCCAGTACCCGCTTAGATTATCTACAGCTACAGCTCCGTAATAAACATCAGATGCACCTACTGTTTCAGCATATGAACAAGCAATAGAAAGCATCATCATATTCCTATTCGGTACATATGTAACACTTTGAGCTTCACCGATGATGTCTTTCATCTTCGGTACTTCAATAGTTTGATCGGTAATAGCAGACTTAGCAATTGCAGCAAAGAAAGACAAATCGACAATCTTATGCTCTTTAACTTTAGATCCCTGATAGCTGTGGTGCTGATACATATAACCTTCAGCTACATGAACTTCTTTCTTATGACGCTGATTATAATCAAACGTTAATACATAAACTTCATCATGGTTCTTAATACAATGTTCAAGTAGAACAGTACTATCCATCCCACCGGAATAAACAACTACAGCTTTAGACATATACAGAAGTATATACTCTACTTCTTTTTATTCTACTCTTAAATTACGGTTTTACCGGCCAAACAACTAACGAAGGTTCTAGATAATGCTGAGGTATATTTCTCAATGCTTGTCTGTAATCTAACCAAGCTTGTTTATTTGTAAGAGGTGTATTAGGAAGATCTGTCCAGTCACTAGCAGCAAGTAGAGCATCTCTTTCCCCTCTAACTATATCCCAAGTAACATCGTTAATAACATCTCTTGTGCTTGGTGTACCGTCTTGTTGAGGGTATATTTGCTGACCTGCACTTTGTGCACTAAGTAGCGCACTATGTTGTTCTTTACTAATATCAATAGCATCTACAGGTATTACTGTATTGATATCTGTATCGTAAAACGCATTAGCAGAAGGTGAATATTTTATACTCATATAATATATAATTAATAACCGATAGCGTACCAATACCAGTACATCGCAGCAGCACCTGTTCCTGTTATTTGCCATTTAAACCAGCTATTAGTTAAACAGTTTGTAGTTGTATCGTTCGGTGCTGTTAAAGCAGCGTTATATAGTTGTACGTTAGTTGCACCTACCTGAATCGGTGAGAAGTGAACACCGACACAAGCAGTCGGGAAAGCTATAGGGAAATTTGTCTGATTTTGTTTTACGGCTCCTCCTCCGACATACCCCCATTGTAGGATTAAACCGCTAGGTAATTTTTGATACCCGTTTGTGCTAAATGAATTTGTAAAGCCTAGATCTCCATAAACACTACCTGAGGCGCTAATATTACCAACAACTGTTAAAGCATTATTAGGTGTAGTAGTACCTATACCTACTCTTTGCCCGCTTAAACATAATGTTGCTGTTTTGGGTGAAATTATAACCGTGGAGACTGTATTGTTAACATAAGGCCCTTGAGGCATAACTGTGCCAGTATACACAACATTAAATACAGCAGCAGGTGGTGTTATGTATCCTGTACCAGGATTGGTTATTGTAACCCCTGTTACGTAGTTTTGAGTAAATTGTACTGTACCGGTAGCCCCTGTTCCTCCACCACCGACAAACTGTACACTAGCTGATGTAATGTATCTGTCATAAGAACTATATGTAATATTAACACCTATAACGTGTCCTGCATCATTTATTATACCGTTATTGAATATTAAACCGTCTATAAAAGATACATCTCCGTTTACAGTTAAGGCACTAGACGGGTTGATATCTTTAGTACCAATACCAACTGCCCCTGTCGGATCAACCCAAAAATTAGTTTGTATATTTGAGAGTGCAAAATTTGTTGTATAGTTTGCAGTTGGTATAGTACGAATAGCAAAACCTTGACCTGCACTACTATTCATATTATCGTACATATCAAACGATAGGATATATGAATCACTACCTCCTATTTGACGTAATAGACATGTATCTGTTTGACCTGAAATTCCCTCTGCTGGAAATTCTATATATACACCGGATAATAAAATTGCTGAAACAGAAGCTATTGCTGAAAGATTAGCTGTAGGTATACCAAATAAACCTGTACCATTGTAGTTATCGGCCCTGGTAATTATGGAACCGTTAACATCAAGTTGTGCTTTTGGAGTAATTGTATTAATGCCTACATTACCATCGTCATTAATGGTCATTCTTGTTATCGGGCTATCTGACCGTGCAGAACTCGCCGGGCATGTCAAGAAATCTATACGTGTACCTCCTGCGGTAGGTGTTTGATCGGTAGTAGCTATATAATTCATGGAGGCTCCTCCTCCGTTTCCGTAGTGGTTGAAGTCACTACCATTATAACCAAAACCTCTAAAAGCTGCTATTGTATCGTTTGCAGATAGAGCTAGAGGTGTGTCGTATGTACCTCTTGAGGAGTATGATCTAAACGTAGGATCTCCACCGGTTTCATTCGATGCCCAAACAGCTATAGGAGATTTACCTGACGATGCAACTGCAAACAACGAAAAACTAGCACTTTTAAGTATAGAGGTATTAGGAAAATTACCATTAATCTGTATATTCGCAGGTATACTATTTCCGCCAGTACCTGCTTTAATACTATGTACGTTTAAATCGTCTAATTTAAAATAAGGATCGTTAAAATTAACTGTAATACCTGGTTCAGTTGTAAGCCCGCTAAATAGGGACCAAGTATTATCAGAATGGTTTCTTATTAAACCAGTGTGTTGGTATCGAGGAGTATTACTAGAATCATAAAAATGACCCACAATACCGATATCCCAAGGATCATTTGGATCTGTATTATTGTTAGCAAAATATATAATAGGATCACCAACAGTTAAATTAGTAGAACTTATTTGTGTTGAACCACCGTATGTATATAAGTTACCGTAAACAGCTAAGTCACCTTGAGTTGTAATTTTACCGGAAGCAGAAATACCACCTACAACTGTTAAACCTGGATCAACTAGCAAGTTATCGGTATTAATACCGATTGCTGATGCTAAAGAGAAACTGTTAATGTAAGTAGGCATATATTGTATTTATTCTTTTTAACCTGTAAACGTAAAGGTTGTGCCGCCACCAGCGACAAATTTATGCGTACTTGTTGTTCCGTCATAAACGTAAGTTCCTCCTGTAGCTCTCTGAGGTCCAGCGTATGATATATTTACAAACCCGTCAATACCTGCACTACCATAGTAACCTCCACCGCCGCCTGATCCTGATAGCGGTGTAACTATACCTGAGTAAACACATCCACCGAGGCCTCCTGAACCCGTTACATATGTGGTAACATTTGAACTTGTACCGTTACCACCGTATTGGGTTGTACCTATTCCTCCTTGACCGGGTGTGTTGTTTGAAGCTCCTTGCCCACCATTTGCAACTACAATATTAACGATCGGGGTAAGTGAGCTTGTTACATATGTTAAACCACCTGTTTGACCAATATTTCCATTGGCGCCGGTTCCTGGTGCCCCTCCTGTACCTACTGTAACAGTAAGTATCTCTCCTGTTTGCACAGAGCTATTTTGTATAGAAAAACCACCTCCGCCACCGCCTGCGCCATCATATTGTTGCGATGGGCCGTAGTAACCTGCCCCGCCTCCACCACCTGCTTGAGATGCAATGGTTATTGCCATCGTTGCTGTACCTGTATTAACAATAATAGGTGTTGCAGCTACTTGTATACTACACCAGCTTTCAGGATTTGTTACAATCCAGTTAACAGCAGATAAGGAATTACTGTTAAATTTTATTATACCGTCTGATTCTGCTCCTGATAGTAGATAGTAGGTATTACCGTTTAGTGTTGCTGTAACCCGGTTTAACTGCGTACCGAAATTCCAACGTGCATCAGATGCAGCTGTAGCAGTACTAACAACAGTAAAGTCTTGATCAAAGTAATAGTTAGTTGTACTATAAGTAGCACCTAACGACATAAACGCCACACAGACGTTAGAAACAGGCGTACTAAATGAAAGTTTGTTTGCTGTTGATAAACCTACGTTTAACGAGACTGCACTTCTTTGCCCTGATGTGATTGGGTATATAGTGTTGTTTTGATTTGTATACGCTTTGCAAGGCTTATTATTAGTATCTACCCAGTAATTTGTAAAACGGTCGCCGGTGGAAGGCATACCACCGTATAACGTACTAGTAGTATCTTGATTACTTGTTACAAAGTAGAATGGTGCACTCGTTGATAACGAGATATATAACGTATTTTGGAAAGAAGATAAAACACCCTGAGCGGTTCGAGTAGAAGAAATAGCCCCGAACGCCGTCATATTACCGTTAACAGTTGATACAGAATACCAATTAGTCCAAGTTTCAGCATTTGTACCTGAAATATACGTATTACCTCCAACCTGTATAGGGGTAGTAGCACCTCCTCCCGCTTGGGTTTGCATTGTTATTGTTGAATTACTAGAATTATATGTAGCCGATAATGAACTATTAACGAGTGTTATACTCGAAACTGGGTATGTATTACTTGTTGCACCTGCAAATACTTGATATATATCTCCTGGACCTGGTGCACCTATAAACGTAGCAGAGAGGTTATTATTTGTAAATTCGATAGAACCTATTGTATTACCTGGAGCTGAATAAGCTTTACCAATTCTTAATAAACCACTTGATATGGCTGTATTACCTGTATAATAACACGGACCGCTTAATGTAAGTGTACCGGTTCCGTCTTTCGTTATACCACGAACACCTGCACTTGATACTAGTCCTCCGAATGTTAGAGTTGCAGCACCGTTAACAGTAATTGTACGGTATAAACTACTCGGTCCGCCACTTAAGTGTGTAAAGCTTGTACCAAGATTTAAGCTATTTGCGCTTGTACTTGTATTATCACCAAAAGAAAAATCACCCTCAATACGAGTCTGTGGGTTTGTAGTCATTGTAATAGCTGCTCCACTATTATTGTTTAAGGTACCTGAAATAAGACGTAATGCGTATATATTATTGTTAAAGTTACTTGAAATAACTCCTGGCTTATTAATATTTAAATTACCTCCGCTTAGGTAAGCAAAGAATGCAGTATTTGTACCACCAGCAAGACTAAGTGTATTATTAAGATTTACAGTACTACCTAGACCTGCTCTTATAAATATCGTTCTATTGGTGTTAGTTATAACTTTACCGCTAAGAGTGAGCGTATTATTGGTAGGGCTTACAACAGCGATACCAGCATCTAAATTTGTATCTGTTTCTGAAATACCCCCGCTTAATATAACGTTAGCGTTTGTTAAAACAAAAGTAGTAAACGGAGTTGTAACACCTGTAGCATCTCCACCAACACCGCCGGTACCGGTGCTACCTAGTTGAAACGGTTGCTGAAATTGTAAGGTATCCCCGGTTGTACTATTTACGTTTATAGTAGTAAACGCTGTTGTTGATGAGGTCCCGTTTTGTCTACCAATAGTGAGTATTCGGTTATCTCCTGCAGGAGAATTTAAACTATTAACATTTATATTATAGGCAGCAGGAGAAGCAGTAAATGCAAAACTACCTACACCAGGGGTAAATATTGTATCGCTATCTGCTCGAAGGTTAAGAGTTGTAGCCGGTAGCATTGCAACTTTTGAACCATTACTCATAGATGCAGCTCCTTGATATGTAATATTACCTGAACTAATAGTAGTTGAACCTGTATGGGTATTAGTACCGCTTAAAATTAAAGTACCTATTCCTGTCTTTATAACGCTACCAGACCCTGAAAGTGTATTATAAAAATCAACACCTTCTATAACTGTATCCGAGCGATTAAAAATAAGTGTACCAGCATTGTTTATAACGCTTGCAGGGTTAAGTGAGCCTGTTGTACCTCCGGTACCAAGCTGTAAAGATCCAGCACTAATATTTGTTGTACCTGTATATGTATTGGCGCTTGTTAAAATCAATACATCAGTACCAAACTTATACACATTACGACCTGTACCTGTTAAAGCACGAGCAAGAGTTAACGGTCTATAAGTCCAAAAATGAGACTCAGAAGCAGTCTCAAAACATGCTGTAGACGGAGTACCACCTACATATAAACCAATTGCATCATCTAATTTCATTACGACGAAATAATGTAAAGAGTATTAGGGTCTGGTGGAGATAGTTGGTTGTAATTAGCTTGTGTAATAGAAGTAACATTTGCTATACCTCCACCGTTTTTTACGAAACCGTTTGCACCAGATGCATTTTGATAAGTTGAATAAACAGTATTCCAATTACCTGAAGTATTAGCAACAGATGAATAAACAGTATTCCAATTACCTGAAGTATTAGCAACAGATGAATAAACGCTATTCCATTGATCGGAATTACCTGTACCAACTGTAACATAATTACCTGATAGATTACCTAGTACGTTTGCACTTAATGTATCAACTTGAAGATAAGGATCTGTCCAAGTAATACCAGAGCTATTAGAACCGGGTTCAGATGTAAGACCTGAAAATAATGTCCAAATACCAGGCGAGTTTTGACCTGCTTGTCTTGCTAAACCTGTATGCTGGTAGCGAGGTGTACCGTTATTAAGATTTCCTGTAAGATGGGCAACAAGAGCTAAATCTAAAACATTACCGGTGTTACCTTCACCGAAGTAAATAATATTACTGCTAACATTTAAATTAGTAGTGTTATAAAAATTAGCAGTACCCGGTACATTAAAAGTGCCTGCAACATTAAGATTTTGTAATTTAACAGTAGTAGGTAAATCAATAGTAACTGCTCCATTAGTTGTAGTAGCTGTTATGCGATCATCATTGTTACTCTTAACAGCTGTGATGGCACCTGTTAAGCTTCCTCCACCTACATTACCACCAGCACTATATATATTACCTGTAGCAGATATATCACCTACAACCGTTAATGCTTTATTAGGGTTATAAGTACCGATACCAATCGGAGAAGCTATTGAATAACTATTAATGAGAGTAGTCATATTATTTGTATAGGTATTTATGCACTAACATCTCCGAAGAGAACCCAGCCTGTTGTTGCACCTGTATAGAGGAGAGTAGCAGCAGAGTATAACTTAGATGTTTTATAGTAACCGTTAGCCTGATTAATTGTTGGTGAACCTGAAGCTGATAATGATAATCTGCTGCTTCCTAGCTGTAATAACGCTACCTGGAATCCTGCAGGATATGTTATACTACTTGAGGGTGTTGCCGATAAACCGGTTGTATTGTTATTAGAAGCAATTACTGTACCGCTATCGCTTAATGCAATAGTATAAGTCGTACTTGTTATTAAATTAAAGTATGTGTTACCGTAAATACTACCTGTAGCGGATATATCTCCTACAACCGTTAAAGCTTTACCGGGATTTGAAGTACCGATACCGACATTACCTGTTGATTTTATTCTTAATCTTTCGTTAGTAGAAGCTGTACCACCTGTAAATAGTAATAAGTCACCAGATGAATTCTGTGTACCAATAGCTAGGTTATTAGCACCTGTATTACTGTAGATGTATGTATCTTTAGCATTAGCAATAGTGAAAGGAGGACCGTAATTAGCACCGACCCAACCGTTACTATTGACACCTATATCAATAAACGCAGTAGCGTCATCGTTATAAAGTGCAAGATCTGTTGAAGCAGATGCACCACTATATGTATTTTGCCCGTATATGTAACCGGACATTGTACTCTTACTCTTAAACGAAACAGCTTTTATGTTACCATTAGATGTAAAAGAAGATGTATCACTATTGATATAACCGACGTTTAGATTATCGTATTGAAAATACGGATCAGTCCAACTTATTGTTGTACCGGTCGGTTCGGTTGTAAGACCACTAAAGAGAGTCCAAAAAGCTGGTGAACTTTGACCGTTTTGTCTTACTAAACCGGTATGTTGATAAGCTTTTACCCCGTTGTTAAGATTACCTGAAAGATGTGCAACAATACCTAAATCGTACGCGTTTGTTGTATTACCTGTACCGAAATATATTAACGGATCCGATACTGTTAAGTTAGTTGAGCTTAACTGCGTCGAACCACCATTTGTATATAAAGTACCATTAACAGTTAAGTCTTGTACTGTTAATGCAGTACCTGTAGCGTATTGATATGTCGTTAACGGTAGTAGGCTGCCAGTAGCATTCTGTACATATGTACTTGTTGCTAGACCTGCTGTAGCGCCTTGAACATATGTTGTTGTTGCTAAGCCTGCTCCAGTAGCTAAGTTAGATGTAGCCTGTTGGACATATGTTGTTGTAGCTAAGCCTGCTGTAGCGCCTTGAACATATGTTGTTGTTGCTAAATTAGCAGTAGCATTCTGTACATATGTACTTGTAGCTAAGCCTGCTGTAGCGCCTTGAACATACGTATTAAGCGCCCATGTACTACTTGTGCTCCATACTGTTGAATATACACTCTGCCAGTTACTGCTTAATGATTGCGGTACACCTGTTGAATAGCTGTTGTATACATTGGTATTATTAATATTACTGGTAGCCCATGTTGTAGGTACGTTTACAATAACTGATAATGTACTGCCAAGTGGTGGAGGCGATGTTGTAACAATTTTATTTGAACTAACACCGGTCGTTACCTGAGTATAAGCTGCTGTATAATCAACTCCTGGTACCTGTGAAGCACCGTTTAATGTGACGATATAGTTAGCAGCTGATGTTACACTAATACCTGTTATACTCGTATCAAATGTACTATTACTACCGTCACCTGTAAATACTTTTGATACGGGAGCTATATACTGTCCAGAAACATTATACGCTGTTGTATTTGTAATCGGTCCGTAATTATTAATTGTGCCTGTATTTGTTAAATTACTATATGAAGCGCTGGCATTATTAGTAACTGTTTGTGTTAAATTGCCATAAACGAGCGTATTTAAAGATATTATCGATACTACACTACCATTACGAGGTACGAACGTTAACGCTACTTTATTTGTACTAAGACCGGGTGTATTCTGTGTATACAGAATAGTGTAGTCATTATTAGGTACTTGAGAAGCGCCGTTTAATGTAACAATATAATTAGCCGCTTGAGTATTAGGTGAGGTAGCCCCCGTATCAAACGTACTCAATGTACCGTTACATGTAGAAAGAGTTGCTGTAGGTATCGTTAATTGAGCTACTTTACCGTAATACCAACCTGTAGCACTAATATCTCCTACAACGGTTAATTCTTTATTTGGATTATTTGTACCGATTGCTAAATTATTTGTGTAAGTGTAATTCGGTACATTTGCACTTAAATTAGAACCTAATATAAATGTGTTAGGTTGATTAGTTACGTTAGCGTTACCACCAACAATATTAGCGAAGTTGTTAGCTACTATATTACAAGCGCCGCCGTTAATACCGGAGAACCAACCTGATACGTTATTGCAGTAACCACCTCCAATATATGAAACGCCACCTGTTACACTATTTCTATGACCACCAGCAACAGTAGAGTTAACACCGCATGTTGTATTGAAGTCGCCACCTGCAACTGTAGCTGAATAACCAGAAGCTGTATTACTAGCACCACCATTAACAGCAGCCCAGGACTGTGAGGCGGTATTATACGAACCACCTGCAATAGATGTATAAGTTCCAGAAGCTGTATTACAGGCGCCACCCGCTATAGAAGCATAAGCGCTATTTGTACCAATAGCATTATTACAACCACCGACTATAGTTGCATTAGCACTATATGAGGAAAGTGCATTATTTGTACCTCCAAGTATTACGTTACCGGAGTTAAAGACAGCGATGTTGTTATTACATCCTCCACCAATTATAGCGTAGTTAGCAGCATTATAATTGTTACAGCCGCCTAAAATAACTGAATAAGCACCTGGTGAGGTATTATTAAGAGCGTACGCTGCAACAGGCTGAATAGAATTTGTACCTACACTCCAGCAATAAGGATTGCACGAAGAAGGAGGATTTACGTTTGTTAGATAATATGCATTACCGAATATGTAGCCTTGTGAGTTCTGACCTAATGCACCATTACCTATTACAGGTAAGCAAATATTATTAGCATATAATGTATTAGCACTTAAAGCTGTTAACCCACTACCGACAATAAAGGAACCACTAGCGTTTGCAGTAATTGTATTATTACTGCCTCCTAAAATACCTGAGCAATTACCGCTATTTTTATTATTATAGCCGTTACCAATGAACGCATAATTACCGGAAACTATATTACCGGAACCGTTAGCAACAAATGAATAAAGACCAGATGCTGTATTATAACAGCCATCAACAACTACCGATCTAGTTGCACTTGCAGTATTATTAACACCTCCAAGAACTATTGAATCTGTTGCTTGGGCATTATTACCTGTACCAGTACCTATAAAAGCACTAGAACCAGATGCTGTATTTGTTCTACCTGCAATAACAGCAGCACCGGTATTTGAAGCTGTATTACTGCAACCGCTTCCAACAAAAGCACGATTACCAGAAGCTGTATTACCTATACCTCCTGCTACTAAGGAATAATTGCCTGAAGCTGTACTCCCACCTCTTACTGGTTGTATTGAAGATGTTGCATCTACTAAAGTATGAGCAATATTACCTGCTATAACACATGTAGTATGATCACCGCTAATACAGCTATTAGGCTGTAATGATAATTTATTATTTAAATAAGCGTAGCTTGTGCATAAATTATCAGCTGTTAGGTTAATAATGCATGTACATGCTTGTGTTATCCAATAACTAGGTTGGGTATTTGTTTGTAATCCCATAGGAGGCTTGTCTGTATTATTTATTTAAGCCTCCGTAATAACTAGTATATCTTGGTCTTTTTACCCTTTTTTACTTTATCCCAAGTAATATCTTCTTTTGATTTCTTGATTAAATCGAAGTTTTCGTTGTATTTTTTACCATAGACACCAGGTCTTGGTTTATCGCCTTTGCCAGCACTCATATTTTGTTTAATTTAATCTATCTCTGCATCAGAATCAATAAAGCCTTCTGCTCTTAGGTAGTAATATAATTTATATATTAGCCCGTCAGATACCTCTCCTTTAAAACCATAAGGCTTTGACATTAGAGCAACTTCTAATGTATTGTCGTCGTTATCTTCAAGTATTTTGAATGTAAACCCCTGAAACGTTATGTCGAATGGAAATTCCACTAACAATATTTATTTAAAAAGTCTACATAAACAGTAGGTCTAGAAGGAGTTGTATTTCTATATAAAATCGACATAAATATTAAATATGCTTTGGATTGTTGATATAGGTACGACCGCTTGTATACAGATTTCTTCAGTATCTTTATTACCAAGTTTGTTTATACCACTAAGTACTTTTAACCCTAGTGCATATACGTATTACGCTAGCACCTATGCCGGTCCTTTTGCAGCAGGTAATGGAACTTTTGTATCACTAGCACAAGTACTGCCGGTCGCACCTGGACCTGATACAAACGGTTCCGGGTACAAAGTATACGAATACCCTATCTATTCAACAAATGGTGTAAATTGGTTATCAGCTTCTAATAAGGCTGGTGTTTATATATTTGGTTATAATACTTGTAGCTTAACGTTTTTTAAAGGTTTATTTGTATTTTATAATAGTAAAACTCATTACGGTAATACGCTACCTTACTATCAGCCTGATTTCTATCTAACATCTATCGATGGTAATGTATGGACAACACGTTCTTTACCAGCTACAGCACCTACCGGTTATACAACAGATGATTCCCACATCAACACACTTATAACCGGTACAGATACACTACTATGTATTAATAATTACAAGCAAACAGCATCCCCGTTTGCAACTACCTGTAAGGTTTCAAGAAGTATGGATGGTATTTCTTATACAACCGTCGCAACATTAAGTGTTAATACCGGTACTGGGGAATATGATTCTTTAGGTTTTGTTAACGGTAGGTTCTTTTTACTGCAATACAGTACCAGTAATATGCTTTACTCTCAAGACGGAACTACCTGGGCAACAGTCTCTGCTCCTTTTACTTTCCCGAATCCTACTTTTTACAAGTTTAGTTTTGGCTACGCAAACGGAATATACATAATAAGTAGTTCTCATACCGGTGGTACCGGTGCTACATATTATAGCACGGATCTTTCAACGTGGTACCCGATTACAAAAACGCAATATAACGGTTGTTATTTTGCTACTGTTAATAATCAATTTTTGCTTGTTTCAAATACAGGTGTTTTTAATGCTAAGAAAACCATGACTGTAACAAGCGATTTTATTACCTATAATGATACGACTCCTCCTATTATAGACAGTAATAGCGGTATTCTTAATATGAATAATACCACTGTAACGAATAATACTTTTTATTATATGGATGGTAATCTTATCCAGTATATACCGTTACCTGCTGCCGCTGCTACTTCCTTACAAGGGTTAAATGTTCTTGCTTTTAGCGGTGTAAACGGTGGACGAAGTAGCACAAATCCTCTAGCACATACACTTACAGCTATTCCATATCCTGGGTTTACTCCTATAACAACTACCCGTCTACTTTATACCCAAGCCGATGACGGTACACCAGCTTCTATTGCAAATAACTCAACTTTCTTTACACCTGCAATTAATACAGGTGGTACTTATTATCCCGCTTTATCGGTACTACAAAACTTTTTTACAACTAAATTTGAGGGGTATTTTTATGCTCCTGTTTCAGGCACGTACACTTTTTACGGCGGAGCAGACGATTCAATATATGTTTGGATAGACACACTACCTATTAACCGTACGCTAAGTAACGTAATTCTTTCTTATAACCGATATAGCCCTATAACTTATACTGGTCCTGTTACGGTTACATTATCAGCGGGCTGTCATCCATTTTGTGTTATATCTGATAATCAAAGTAGCGGTGGTGGTGGATATAGTTTAGATCTTCAGTTTTGGGGACCGAATATAACAGCAAATAATAGAGACGGTACGGGTTATTATTATACTCAACCTTTTTCAGTAATACCTGGTCAGTTTGTAACAAGCGGTATACCTGGTAGTACTTGGACTAATTGGGTTAGTTCTAACCCTGTTAACAATACTGCATATGCATCTATTTCAGGTGTTTATTCATTACAAACAAATAGTATTATACCATATACAACTCCGTTGTATGTGCAGATTTCATCAAATAATTCATTTGATTCAATTACAAATATGTCAGGTACTGTTATAGCTGGAAATACCGGCGATGGTGTTTATTGGACTAATGGTGTAACCCCATACGGTGCCTATACAAACGGTAACTCGTCAATCTACCCTATACAGACAACACAGCAAGCACAGATTTGCCCTAACTCTAAATACGATAGTATTAATAAAATAATTTTTAGTAAACCGGTTACAAATGTACATATAGCTATTGCTTCAATGGGTGGTTCACCTGTAAATACTCAATATCTTTTTGATCAACCTTTTACGATTGTTAGTACTATAACCGGCACTAAGGATGCATACTGGAATTCAGATACCGCAGTTCCTCTATCGCCATATGTAACAACTTATAACGGTACTACTTATTATGGTGTTTCAGGTGTAGAATCAGACGGTATTATTAAATTTAGTAATACACTACAAAATATTAATTGGGTTGTCTTAACACCTGAATGGTATAGTGCTATACAAATAGCTGCAACACCAGTTTACATATAAACTATTTTCTCTTCTTAGGCTGAAGATAGTATTCCATCTCGTCAATTATTGTCTCTAAGACATCGATACGTGCTAAAGCTATTTCCTCTTCTCGTTCGGTATTAGAGTTTTCATACTCTTCGAACAAATCATCAGCAAGTATAGAGAGAGATTGACAAAAAAGATCAAACTCGCTTCGATTACCAGATAACGCTATAGCCATATTAGTACCAGTATCTAGTATACCCTCCGTAATAATAACTATAAGGGTAGTAGTAATATGACGGATAAGAATAGTAAGGGTAATAATAAGAAGAATAATACGGATATGTATATACTGGCGTATAACAACCGTCAACAACACACCCTGTCAATAACAGAGCAAATATAATAGCGAGCAATGTTTTCATTTTTTTATTGAATAGGGAGTATTATGTATTTATAATACTGGCATGGAAAAGCAAAAAACAATACAGCAACGAATTGAACACTATATTCAATTCACCGATGAAGAGGTAGCAGAATGTGGGTGGCAACCTAATCAAAAGCTCTCCTGTCAGCTTCTTGAAGATGGTTCTATTTCTATTAAACCTTACGTCTCTGTAGATCTTGGTGATGTTTCTGAATATCCTCGAGAAGTTCTTGAGATGTTTGTGCTTGAGTCGCTAGAAAAAGATATTACTATCAACGAAGTTATTAACAACCTGCTTAAAGAATCACTTAAAAACCATGATCTGTAAAATCTGCTGTAATAATATTGAACAAGAGAGACTTGAAGTACTTCCTAGTACAGTCTTTTGCTCATCGTGTGCTCATAAGCATAATGTAGTTAAGCCTCGTAAAGGGGTCATGGTTTACGGTCATAAGACAGCTGGTGAGATTCAGATTATGAATGCTGATCTCTTTGAAGAGACTCGTAAGTACTATGTACCGAACGGAGCAAGATCGGTGATGAAGAACTTTAGTAAGAATGTTTGCGACTAAGTTTATCTACCTATAGTTGTTACATACAAACTAGTTAACGCACTGACATTTGTTACACTAACTGCTGAATTGTATTGAAGTATACCTGTTACTAATCCGTTCCAGGTGCTTCCAACCGGTACAGTTGTTGTATTACCTGTACCAAATACTATATTTGTTAGGTATGTAGAAGATACTGATAATAATCGACTATTATTAAAGAGTAAACCACTCAGTGTTGAAAACGTATTAGGTGTTTTTACTGAACTTAATGCGTTTATTCCTCCTAAACTGTAAATAGTATTACTGTTAATACTATTTTGGCCAAACTTCATTGGCCAACAAACTATATTATACCATATACCTAAATCGTAACAGCCTTTAATAAAATTAAAAAGGTTCTTATTATCAGTAATATTGTTACCGCAATGTTGAATATGGGAGTTTAAAATATCAGTAGGCGTCTCAGTATATACAGATGTAAGTGTAAATGTGTTTGTAGAAGTAAAGGCATGAGACCATGTACTACCGCTATTTTTAATAATACCGTCTCTGCTTAACGGTTTCGGGGAAACATATGATATAACAACAGCTCCTGAGCCGCCTTGGCCGCCATAAGACGATACACCTGCGCCACCACCGCCACCACCTGTATACGATAAACCTGAAGAGGCTCCTCCGCCGTTTAGCCCTCCACCGCCTCCTAGTCCTCCAGGACCGGTAGCATACCCATTTCCTCCAGCTCCTCCACCAGCTATCCAATAATTACCTGCTGATAGTTGCCCGATAGTAGATCCTGGTACAGGGTTAATTATACCTATACCTCCAGGACCGAAACCTGAATAGCTTGATCCAGGACCTCCTGCGCCTCCTCCACCACCACCGGTATTAAAAGAATTATGACCGCCAGAAAATCCCTGTGTTAAAGTACCTAGCCCTATAGTCGGGTTAATAACGAGAGCTGCTTGACCTCCACCTGAACCTCCTGTAAGTCCCTCTCCGCCGCCGCCATAAGCTATGCTGGTAACAGAGGTATTATATGTATAATATATAAAACTATCTCCACCGTTCACTGCAGATGTTGATGGTGTAGCGCCTGATCCTCCCAATCCAACATTAACATTAATAACAGTACCTGCCGATATAGAGAACGATGTTGTTAATACGCCGCCTGCACCGCCTCCGCCACCGTCTTGTTTACCTCCTCCGCCACCACCTGCAATAATAAGGCTATTAATATTCATTGTAGGTGTAACTGTAACTGTTACTGTTACGGGCTGTATAGGGTAAGGTATACCTCCTGCTAGAGCAGTAGAAAAAGCAGAATCAATAGCATTACTAATATTATTAAGATCTGCTTGTGTTGCCATATTAAAGCTCCGAAGGTAGAGTTAATGTTTGTAATATACTGTTAGGAAGAGAAACATTATAATATTCAAGTTGTCCTAACCAGCCATTTATATTACCTGTCCCGTCGTTATTACCACCTATATTAACTGCTGTAACTGCAACATTATTAAACGGAGCAGCAGTATCGAATAATACATTTCCGTTAATTGCTATTGCTCTCCCACTAAGGCTTCCACCAGTTGTATAACTAAAAGCAGTTCTATTGATATTATCAATACCTGGTAGAGGTTTAAAAGTTGAATTAATACTTGTATCGGTATTATAAGTTGTAACAAACCCTCCAGTAAGGTTTATCATGGTGCCGTTTACGCTATTATAATCAATAACTGTACATGCACTAGGCGGTGTACCAGGGGTAGTAAACTCAGCAACCCAGGTACCTGCTCCTTGATTTAAAAACGAGGATAAACTATTTTGTGTTGTAAGTGTTACAATATCATATGTACGTGTTGCTGTTGTACTACCTGTGGGTATATATGATGTAGGGTATAAACTATTATCACTGCTATATGATGTAGGAATTACTTCTAATTGAGGTCCCCAGAAGTACATACCGTCAACACCATTTGTACCGGTACCTCCTGTACCACCACTACCGTAAAGAGCCCCCATAGACGAAAGAAGGCTGACATATACTTGAGTAAATGCAAGATTAGTTCCTGATAGTGTTATCGATGCGCGGTACCAGCCACTTGCATAAGGTTGTATTGTTGTATTTGTTATTCTGCCTGTTGGCGGGTAACACGATAACGCTAAAGGATTGACATTAAATCGAGCACTACCTACGAAATTACCGTTAGCAGTATCTGAAAAACCTATACCAAAGGAAGAATAACCACTTGCTTTTGCAAAAACCGAGAATGTAATATTTTGAAATTGCGGAATACCTGAAGAAAACGATTTTGTAAAACGTTTAATACCGTACCCGTAAAGAGGTACTATATAGTACGCTGTGTTGGTACCATCAGGCGCAATTCCTGAATTAGCAACACCTGTTGCAGATAATAGATACCCCCAGTTACATAACGTACCTCCGGATCCTAAACTACCACCAGCGTTATATACTGTAATAGGGTTTGTAGATTGTGTAAATAAATTTGTACGTGTATTCTCTATTAAAAGACCTCTACTTTGAAGAGTTACAGGGTCGTAATCAATTCTAGGTACATTTGGGTTTACATATTCAATTAACCCGTTTGAATTTACTCTTGTTGCACTTGTTGATCTTGAAAAAGGTAAAGTGGGTAGTGATTGTAAAGGAGCGATGCCTCCAAAAGCGCTACTCAAAGACGCATTAGATGCTACTGGCCAAATAACGGAATTATTATAAATTCCGAGATCATTGCGTAACTTTATAACTAAAAAATCGTTCTGAGTTACATTAAAACCGCTAAGACTATATTGATAGCTTGTATCAAGAGCGAATCCTACACTAGCTAAATCGTATATTGTAGACATGATTAGGTACCAATTATTTATGGTACCTAAATCGATTAATAAACGTCTCCGTTAATAAGAGCCTTTTTATCTTCGTAGGGACCTACTAATCTACGATAGAATTCAAGTTTACAGCCCTCTAAGGCACCGATAATATCATTATATGTCTGATAACAAGTACCGTTATCTTCAATATAATCTTTACAAATCATTGTAATAGCATAGTTTAGCTCACCTGCTGTCTTAATTTCAGGTATAGCGCAGAACATATCTGTGAACTTTGGTCGATCTTCTTGATGAATATATGGCATATTATTTGGGTTGTTTAAATTTTTCTATTTGTTCTTTAACTTCTTTGTAAGTTAATTTGTCTGGAAACTTCTTTTGATTTTGTTGAACTATTTCTTGTATATCTTTTAAACACATATCGTCTGGAAGCTCGTTTATGAGTTTAAAAAGATCTAAATGATTCACAGTTTTCTCTTTCTCCTCTTAGCAGCAAATGCTTTTTTAATTCCGAACTCTCTTTGATATATCTTAAGAGTAACTTCTTTCATGAACTTAGATAATACAAACGTATCAACTGTATTGATTATTCTACGTTCAGCGTACTCAACCTGTGTCTCGCACCACTCAGGGAAGAGATAATGAACACATTCATGAATAGCTGTAGACATAAGCTTGTCACGGTAATCGAGTTCAATAAAGTCTTCCCCAGGGGTATCATCCCAGATGCACCAACCAGAGTAACCTCTCATCTTCCTAATCTGGAAGAAAGATGGAGGCTTTCTTTTAACTAAGCGAAGTATATCCCGAAAGATAAGATTCGCTCTGCTATCAGAAAGCTTCTGCATCAGCGACTAGCTTTAACAAATCGTCCTAGCTTGTCCCTTTTAGGCTTATAAGCCTTAGCCTTCTTCTTAACCTTCTTAGGCTTCTTGATATCCTTCTTTACAACCTCTACCTTTGTCTTTGACTTCTTGGATTCGGTCTTATCAAGCTTCTCAATAGCCTTTGTTTGAATAGAAGATACATCAATACCTTCGCTGATAAGATAGTTCAAACGTCCGTGGAAGTATCCATGATGATGGAAATGATCTCCTTCGATAAGCTTCTTAAGCTCAATGAAGATATTCTCAGCGTCGTTTGTACTACCGTTGTAGTAATCGGCGTAGATGAATTGCTCAGGGCAGTTATTTACTGCGACCCATGCACGAACTTTGTTAATGATACTATCGATGTTTGTTTTGAACGTTGACATAATTCAGAATATAGATGCTTTTTTTTAAAGGTCAAGTATATCTCTTAAATCTCTTACAAGTCTATAAGAAGCTCCAATAGAAAGGTTCCAGATAATACCATCATCAGCTTTTAGCTTTACAATAGTGCTCTCGTTTACTTCACCTGACTCATCTAGTATCTCTACAGCCTCTATCTTTTTAATGATATAAGGCTTGATAGGCTTCTTAGTTGTGTCCTTTTTGTTCTTTGGGTCTGTCATGACTGTGTCCATAGTATTTATTTGTTTTAGTTCCAAGTTGCGTCGGTTCCACGACCGTTCTTCTTGATGATACCTTGCAGTGTCAGATCTCGAAGAATGGTTTGAGCTTTAACTGAGCATCCAAGTAGGTTAGATGCTTTCTGAAGATTAATAGATCCATCAGCTTTGATAACACCCATTACTTGATCTCGAGCCTGATCCATCTTACCTTTTTTCTTCGGTGCATTATCATCGTCTTCGACTTCTACTTTCTGAAAGTCAAAGCCGGTCTCAGTCATCATAAAGGCACTAAACCCGCTAACACCGAACCGGTTTTTTGTAACCTCGATCTCTCGAACACTCGGGTTTTCTTCCGACTTCGACATAATGATATTACAATCAACCGAATGCGGAAGCAGAGTAGAGCCTTTATACGTACCGGTTTTTGTAAAGTGGAGAATAACACCGACAACCACTTCAAGTTCTTTAGCCTTAGTAACAATATAGTTACTGAGGTATTCCTCAAGCAGGCGACCACGCAGTTTTTCTCGCGTAGTAAAAGCAGGAAGTGAATCGAGAATAACGATATCACATTTTGCTTCCTTAATCGCATCGAATACATCTTCGATAACAGACATATTCGCAACTGATACATTCGTCACTCCAAGACGCTTACAAGTAAAAGCAAGCTGATGGATAGACTCTTCACCGGAAACATACGCGGTTTTTTTACCGGTACGCTCAAGCTGCTCGAGCATCTGAATCAGCATCGTTGTCTTACCGGTACCTGGACCGGCTGCCATTGTAAAAGACATACCAGGGAGAAATCCCTGACCACCGAAGACGGCGTCGAGATCTTCCTTGCCAGTCTTGAAGCGTCGATTGTAGATCGACGGGATCTTGATATCGGATACTTTGCAGAATCCTGTTTGAGATGTAGTTACAACGTTCATTATGCTATTATAATAAAGGCAATAGCATGGAACCGCAATTGGAAAATAAAATAAATTCCAGCTTGCAGTTCCTTTAAGAAGCTTCTAGTACTAATATATCGTTTAATGATTAGTTATTGATAATACTTTTGTTACAATCTCTTCCAGTTCATCTCTACTATAGGTTGGATGTTCATCATGGCATCCCATAGTTTCCGGCTTAGGTAGATTTATGTACCAAGTTGCTTCTTCTATGATTCCCTTCTTAAGAACTTGTTCAATAAGATAGTTCTGAGCGTCTTCTAGGGTACCGAACTCTACAACATCAATATCCCTTAGAATGTAACCATGATGTTCTACTTCATATTCAACATGATCACCATAAAAGTAATGAGTGTTAATCCTGAAATGACAGTCTCTATCTTTGTGATGGTCTCCTGCAATAAGCCTGTACCAGATCTTATTCAGTTCAATTATCTTTTCGTGGTTAGTCATTATATGTTCTTATAAATGTCATCGTAAGCTCCGAGAGAAGAATACTTCTGTTTTAAAATTTTCTGTTGCTCCTCTCGAAGCTTCCTTTCTGATTCATTATAAAAATTATCAAAGCTGGTTTTGATTATGTTATAGGAACCATCTTCGTTGATTTCAAGCACTTCTTCAAGGCCACAGTCAACGTCGATGTTAATACCTCCGTTATCTTCGTAGATATCAATACCTTTACGTACAGGTGTATGTCCATATACCTGCTTAATATCTCTCATAGGGATAGCTTCTTGTTGATGATCCATCCACAAGATACCTCCTGCACGAGCCGACCCACCACGACAGCGTCCGGCAGTACCTAGAATAGCAGAAAACGTTTTATCTTCAAGCTCGTGCTGGGCCTTCTCCATCAGAGATTGGATATGTTCAATCTTTGTACCAAGTATAGGATGCTCAATCCAGAATGGATGAAACCCCCCGTGACTAAAAAGCCATCCATTCTCGTAATGATAGATCTTAATCCTCCTCCAATCCTCATCAGTAAGTACAGTCGAAATGATATCATCCTTCGCAGGAGAATATCCTGAACAACTATAAAGCTGATGAGTATTTGTTCTACTCTTTACTGTACTGTAGGGAGAATAATGGATATCGTGGTTACCCATAAGAGCAATAACGTTATCAGTATGAATAGTTTCCTTAAGCCAGGTAGCTGTTTGCTTAGCATCTAAAGCTGTATCACCAAAGTTATCGAAGTAGTCTCCGATCAGGATAATCTTATGGGTATCCTTGTACTTATCAATAATCGATTGAGCATGTACCCAATGATTATGGACATCTCCTATGATTAAAAGTTTTGACATGACACTATAGTATATTGGAACGTCTGCAAAAGCAATTAAATAATGTATGAATCTTGATCATGCATTGAAACTTCTACTGACGGAGTCTTTAGACTCTGTTGTTTATGTTACATTGTATATCAATGAAGAAGAAGCTGAGAGGCAAAAGAAAACAAATCTAGATATATTTGAGCGTTTTGAGTATATTGTTAGATCTGGTCCGGAGGGTTACGGTAATAATATCAAAGGAATTGATGTTGTGAATAATATAGACATGGATGAGATAGGCAATGGAAAAATGATTATAAAAATAAAGCTTGACAGCAAAAGCGATAGCACTACATTTATGAATATGATTACCCGCTTTGTAGCTCCTGAAGAGTACAGAGACTTAATGAACGGGTTAGTAGATGAAGATTATAAAATAGAACCAGAGAGTGAATACCTAAAGAGAACACTCTCAAAAGATACAAGAAATTCATTTGGAGGTTTAATCGATGTCATTTAAGAAATTCTTTGAATCAAAAGAAAGAGTGTACGATATACAAATTAAGAGTGATGTCTACTACAACGAAGACTCACCTAATCAGGCTTACTCCGATGATATGCTTGTCGATATTGTAGTTGATGGATTGAAGATGACTTGGAACAAAACTAGAGAATGGCCTTGGACTACTGATTCAAAATATCAAAACGGAGAATGGAGAAACGTTTTAGGAATGAAAGATGAGGGTGATGGTTATATTGGTGCATTGGATGAATTATCCTCTCAAATTGACAAAGCTATTGAAAAATATAAAATAGAGAAACATCTGTCTAAGAAAACTAAAGATTCATTTGGAGGACTACTTGACGTTATATGAGTAATATTTACAAAACAACATACCCAACAGATCGTTATGGCGGCAATCATGTTGTTGGTATTACTATAGAATTTGTTGATCTTAAAAAGCATCGCGATGGTCCTGAGAACATGCACTGGGCTTGGTATCTAATCTTAGACGGTAAACGAGATATAGTCATATGGAAAGATGAAGATGACAGAGGTCGCAGATATGACGGAGGCTGTTACAATTTAGAAAAAGATGAGTTCGGTAATAGAGTTCTAGGTAAACCTATAGACTATGAAGAAAGAGAGATAATTGAAGAATATCTCGATAAAGAGTGGCCGTTAGCAAAAAGAGAGAATTATATACTAAAGAAGTCTCTTTCAAAAGATACTGAAGAAACATTTGGAGGTTTATTAGATGTCCTCTAACAATATAAATTACGATATTAAGAGTCATTACTATCAAGGCACAATTGATAGTATTATGAGTATTGCTGTTTGGTCATCAGATACCGAACAAGCGTTTAAGCCGTTTACTGAACATAAATCTTTAGATGCATTAAAAGCAGTACTAATCTATAGATTAGTTACACAGCTGCAATTTGAGCAGGTACGTATGAGAGATCCAAAACATAAGGATTACGAAGATTACGATAAGAATACTCCTATCTATAGACATGATTGGAAGTTCTTACAATTAAAATTATGGCCTATTGTTAAGGTCAGAGGTATTGAAAAAACAAAAGTACCAACAGTAGCTTTCCTAGCTGTAGTAAAAGATCTTGAAACGAACATTGAATACTTTACAGGTGGTAACTTTATAAACTATCATGATGCTCTATACTTCTTTGAACCTATTCATACAAGGCATTTTAACATAAATAGCTTCCCAGTTGACATACAAAAGAAGACAAGCTGGAACCATACATTGTTCCCTAATGGTAAAACAGATAATTTTAGATACATCTACCCTATGACTGATAAAAGTTATAAAGATGAATTAAGTGATCCTACTGCTAAAGCATTTGGAGGTTTACTAGACGTACTTGACTAATGAAAGACCCTATCCTATTAACTATTACATTTGATGATGATGTATCACTTGACAAAGACAAGTATGGCGATGTTAAAGTTAAAGCTCTATTCTATCATAAGATTGTTTTAGCGTTACATTATAGTAATCAACCTAAGTGTAACTTTAAAGATGCTGTACATTCGGATTACGAAGATTCTTTAAAGAAAGAAGACAATGTTCTACAAATGGTATTTAAAGATGGTACATACGGTTCATATGATGATATACTCTGGGCTATCTTTAATAGATTTAAAGCTACAAATGAAGCTCTATCACCTGTTCAGAATATAACTGCGCAATCTTTTCTTGAGAAGATGCTTTCTCCTGAAACAAGAGACAGCTTTAAAGGTCTACTTGACGTGATTTAAAAAATTGGCTGAAGCTTTCGCCATTTAACTTTCTTCTCATTTCAGCAAATCCTGCTGCTACCTCATCTGGTGTAAGGTTACGTTCGCCTTCTTCAATTTCAGCTACTTTCTCTCTAGCGTCTTCTATAGACATAGGTCCGTATTCCTTCCCTTTGTGAAGGACTTTGTAATCTTGTCCGCCAAAATGCTTAATTGTAGCCATTACATATTACTTATTCTGTAATGTAAACAAACAAGTAAATCAAACCTTTAATTGCAAAGTACCAAAGTAGTAAACTTAGTATAATTGCAGTTGTGTAGGAAATCAAAGATATGTACTTTTTCATTGTTCCTTGATGATAGAAATATCAAAAAATGAATCAAGCAGAAAATTTTGCTTGTGGTTCCTTTGCCCAGAATCCATAATAGACGTATGAAGAATAAAGAAATGCTAGAGTACTTCAACAAGAACGGCAAACTTCCTTCCCCGAAGGTTGCTTGTTCTAAATGCAACGAGGGTGTCACGATGTTCGGGACAAACCTCGAGAATCGTATTAAGAAGTTCGGAGGTCTTTCCAATCTTCTGGAGACTTTTGTCTGCAGAAACTGCAAGGGAGCTTCCAAGCCAGCAAAGAAAGCTTCTACCCCTCGCATTAAGAAAGAGAAGGAAGAGGTTATCTACGAGATTCCTAAGATGAAGATGAGCATCCCTCGTGATGTTTATCTTAAGGATGCTCCTGATATCATTCAGTCGATTACAGCTTTTAGCTGTGCGGCTCCTAGCCTCTATCTTGATAACGGACGAAACTGCTATGGCTGTTCGTTCTTTAGTAACTGCCTCTGCCATCTCAAGAAGGAGGTCGCATAATATGAAACAACTATCCATCATTCGTCCTACCCTTGAAGGTTATAACCCGAAAGGAGATAAGAACAATTGTACCGTTGTTACTCTAGCCGCTGTAACGGGTATTCCTTATCCAGAAGCCTACGAGATCTGTAAGAAGGCTGGTAGGAAGGACGGTAAGGGAATGTACTCTCACGAACTTATTGCCTACTTTAATAGGAATCATTCCGATAAAGGTAAGTTTAAAGAGATCGATCTTAACGGACGGAGTAGGATGTCTTTGAACAAGTTTCTGTACAATTACCCTCGAGGGCACTTCTACGTTCGTAAACGTAGTCATGTCTTTACAGTCTCAAATGGAGTTGTTCTTGATATGATTTGTGATGTAGGTAAGAAGACTCAAGTAACAAAAGCCTGGCTGTATGAAAGCAACGAACGGATTAATCGTTTGAAAAAAATCGTAAAAGAGCTTGAAGTGCCTGCCAATAGCTAATAGAATTCTATTATGATAAATGAACGATACGTATCCCGGTCAGAGTTTCGAAAAGCTCTGAACATTCGTCTCAATAAAGAGTTCGGAATGGGTCTAAACGATCTACCTGATATTATCTGTCTGGATGATGTCTGGTGGGAGCATATGAACGAGAAGGAAGCCGTTCAAATGATTGGTGGATGTATTGATGACTTCCGCGAAGAACTTCAACCTAACTATCAAGTAACCTATACCTCTATCGATGAATAATATGAATACAAATGACCTTATTGCCGAGCTTCAAGCTCAAGGCCAAGATATTAAAGATCTTAAGCTTGAGATCGAAACACTCAAAGAGATTCTTACATTTACTTTGAACAATGCTGTACTAAAGCCAGTTCAAAACCAATGCGGTAGTGACGACCGTCCTTGTACCTGCTCCCATGACTGATCTTAAACCTACTACTGTAGCATATTCAAAGTTCGACTCTACTGTTCTTGCAAAAGACTTTTACTTCTATCTTCTAACAGAAGATCAAGAATTTGTATCACACCTCATTAGTAATAATGACTGGGAGGTAACCCTTGATGGGGTAAAGTTCTTCCATCTAAACGAACGAGACACTGGTATCATACACCATAATGCTCTAACGTTTGGAATGCTGCAAGAGGGAGAAACAGAAAATACAACAACAGAACAACCACAGTAACATATGGACACTGAGACAGAGCTGAAACTAGCACAAGAGAAGATTAGGGAGCTTCAAGCTTCCCTTAGAGATCGCGATCAACGCATCATGGAGCTAGAAGAAGAACTCTTTCAAGCTTCTCATTGATTGAAGCTTGCTTATTCATCTATTCTTCTTTAGAATAGAAAAATCATGCATAACGCCTTTCTAATTGCCGATCCTCATTTTAGTCATGAGGGAGTTTGTAAGTTCCTTCGCGATGATGGAACCAAGCTTCGCCCCTGGGACAATGCTGCTGAGATGGATGAGGCTATGATCGAGAACTGGAACAAGGTCGTACGACCAGTAGACAAAGTCTATGTCTGTGGAGACCTTGTAATGAAGGCAAAGAAGCAGATTCATATCATGGAGAGACTAAATGGAAGAAAAGTACTCATTAAGGGTAACCATGATATTGGAGAACTTAAAGTCTATCTTCCATACTTCTATGACATTAGAGCTTTTCATGTACTAGATGGCTTCTGTATTACCCATATACCTATTCACCCGGATTGTTTGGGTAGGTTCAAGGGTAACATTCACGGACATATTCATCAGAGAACAGTTATGATGCTTGATGGAGATGAGTTTAGAATACCAGATCCAAGGTATTATTGCATCTCAGCTGAGCAGATTGATTATACACCTATTGAGTGGAATGATCTGAGAAAGAAGTTCTACGCACAGCTCGGCTTGGAGATTCATAATTAGAATCTTCTTGCCGAGCCTTGCAAAAGCATTCATAATACTTGTATGAAAAATGAAGACACCTACAATCAAATCATAAACGGTTACAACAATCAGCTCCTTCATTGGGATGCTAAGAAGAAAGTACTAGAGCAAATGATTAAAGATCTTAATGCTCAATACTCCACAGCTTGTGACTCTTGGGAGGGAGCTTGGAGAGAACGTCAACAATATATCAATCAACATGAAGAACAAACTACTACCGTTTAAAATGAGTTTTAAATTAGCATACCTTATCATTTGGCTTCGTCGCCTCTTTGTAGGTAGTAACGCATTCGATTATTATCGTTATACTACTATTCTGGAGGATATTACAAATGAAGAGTATAACTATAAAATCTCAAAACAAATGAATAGACACTGGTATTAAGCTTGTGTTGCCTTCTTAAAACCTCTATATTGATTGTATGAAAAATATGAAAGATCTAACCGAACCTCTTCTCAAGAATACAGCTACCTCTAGCTACTCTACCCTACAAAAGGCTACTGAAGCAATGTGTAAGCATAGGAGTGCAAAGGGTAATGTTGGTATTACCTTCTCAATATTTGAAACTAGTAAGAAGGATAAAGGAGATATCGACGGAGATTGGATTGTTGATCATCCTGATATTTGGTCTGATGAACCAGTCTTTGAGGGTAATTGTATTTTCTTTTCAGACTATTGGAGGATTGCTGAAAATCCGGTATATAGTGAAACGATGTCTAATCCTCGATGGGAAGAGATTATCTCCGAAGCCGGTCGACAGCTAATTGATCCAGAGGATGGAAGCTGTGCGTGCCTATTCCTAGAAGGATTTTACGAGCTTGATCCTAAGGACGACGGTACACGTGTACTTGAGCTTGTATGGGGAAGCTAATATGCATAAATTTTCATCCAGCAATAACGAAATCAAAGAGATTACCTTTAAGGGAGTTGATTACTTCTTTATACTCGATCCGAAAGGTGTAGGTATTCGACGGCAAGACGGTAGGAACCCTAAAGCAAATGAGATACAAGCATTGACTGATTATATCTTTGAAGAAGGTTGGGCTGATCGAGAAGACTTTGAAGAGCGAGAGAGCTGGCAAGATGATGCTTGAGCTGTCCTAAAGAACCCTATAATATTAAATCATGCTCAAGAGAGACAATTGGACAAACGATGAGGTCATCAACATCCTAGAGAGTCGAAAGATCTCTATTAAGATGGATGATGCTAAGAACTGGGATGATGCATCATACAAACATGCTGTAAGGCACAATGAAGCTATTGATCAATGCATTTATCAGTTCTGTGACTTCAAAGCAGATCCAGAAGAGTCCTATAGTGCAATGGCCTATGAGACAGACAATGATCAGATCTATGTAATATCTACACCTATGCCCCAATAATATGACTAAGAACATTTGGAAAGAAGCTATTGAAGAGCAGTTAGAGATTACTGGTCTCGATGCTATGGAGTATAAAGATCCAAAGGAGGCTCTGTATCATCTTATTCGATATCAGATGGAAGGAGCTTATAATGAAGGTCAAAGAGAGACTAAATGGAAGGATGCAGTTATTGATGAACTGATGTGCTGGTACATTTATAGAAAGGAGCATGAAAACAATCCTAAGAAGGCTGTACATGATTTAATTGTATTGCATTCTGAAGTAGCTGTTGATCTGTATAAGAGAGATCGATGGCATAGAAGGCTTTGGGACAAGATTCGAGATATTTGGTACAGCACACCATTCCCATATTGGATTTATAAGATTGGAAGGATTCAGCCTCCTTTTTAATGAGACTTGGTTACCATGGAACATCTTTAGAGGGTGCTCAAGGTATTCTCAAAGAAGGATACAGGAGTGGAACAACTATGTTCTGGTCTGTATCAACTGGTAATATGCATGTCTTTGATTCAGGGTTTGACTATGCTATGGAGAAGGCAACAAATCAGGCTGTATCAGCAGCAGTTGTTGCACCATCTTTGAAGAGAGCTATAGTTGTTGTAGACATATCTAAAAAGAAACTAAATGAGGATAGGTTTTGTAACAATTATCCAGGTGCATTTGAAATCAAGGAGAAAGTAAAACCTGAAGACATTGTAGCAGTCTATGCTGATATGAAGCCATTGAATCCTTTTATAAGAGTGATTCATAAGGTAGCCTTAAAGAAGATGCATAAGAGGGATGTATTCAATTATGATGTTCTTAATTTGACTGAAGAGGAAGAAGAGATCTATAATCTGTTACATGAAGTAAAGACAGAACCAAATTATAGAAAGCTTATGGAGATCATTTATAAAAGAGATAATAATAGCTTGATGGATAAGATTATTACAACTACACTATAAGAATATGAACAAGAAAGGTTTCTCTTTAATTGAGGTCATCATAGCTATTGGCATTCTAGGCTTTTGTATCATTCCTATGATTGGATTGATACCAGTGAGCTTGAATATGGTTAGGGATACAGTAAAGAGAACTGAAGCTGTAGGTATTCTAGGAGAGGTTAATGTTGATCTAAAGTGTACAGCATCTGATGCAACATCTAGTCCAATTTATGGTATTGCTTTTCCTAGTGGAACCAATCCATCTATGTCAACAATCTATGTCAATGAACTAGGTGTTGTTGTTCCTTTAAGGGATGCAAAGTTTGGAGTATCAATTATGCTTATCAATTCATCAACAGCCTCTACAGCAGCATCAGTAAGGGTGTGGTGGCCTCCAACTGCTCCATCAACAGGAGGATATGGAATGCAGGAAGGCTTTACAACAATTCTGAGAAATTAATTGACACCTCCTCCTAAAGCATATAGACTGTAAGAATCATGAAAAACAAACTTCTAAAATGTACTTGGTGTTTTAAAGACACTAAAACTACTCCTTGTGAACACTGTGGTAAAACAACTGTGTGGGATCCTTATGAAGAACACATTCCACAATGGAGTGCTTATTCTCTAGTTGAATGTGAATGTGCTGTTTGTGGGAGAACCACAACTTATGACAAACAAACAAATCATCCTTGTCCTCCAAAATCTTCTTGACAAGTCCTCTTAAAGCATATAGACTATAAGATAAATATATCTATATGAAATTCAATAAACTTGTAGAAAATATTCTTGCAGAGTCCAACAAAGATCTATATACTGAAGGTATGAAAAATGAAAACAACGAAATTCTAATCAAAGCTATTAATCATATGGTAAAAGAAATTGAATCTTTTGCTAAAAATAAACATGAACTTTCTTTTATTACTAAAAGTTACCTTTATCAAGTTGCTGGTGTAGGTAAAGAAGCAGTAGAAAAATTTAATATTCTTAACCAAGAACAAGATTTGGGCACTACACTCGACACTTATTAAGAGTATGAATGAAATTCTAACAAACATAAAAAAACAATCAATATTAAAATTAACTGACATTGCTTTAACTGAATTTGAAGAATACTTTAAAAAAGCTGTTAAGTTTAAAGACTTCAATTTTATAATTGTACCAATCAATAACAAATATAATTATAGCTCAGAGCAATATCTTAATTTGTTAGAGTATTATCATACATATGTAAAAAAAATGAGTTAGGCATATAGAATATAAAAACCATGAATGAAAAATTTACAAAAGTGTTTGATAATGTTAGGTTTCAGATTGAAGATGCTATAGCTCCTGTTTATGAGCTTTTTGCAAATGAAAAAATTACAAGTAAAGAATATGTAGATTTTTTAACTTTACAAGTAGAATGGTTGAATGAAGAGATTGAAAAACATCAATAGAACTCTATTAAAATAATATGACTAAAAAATCAGTCTATGTGACAATTAAATTTTCTGAAAGTAAACCACTCAAAATTATGAAATTTCTTTTAAATGGAATATTTGAAGTCTTTAAAGGCATTGGGTTAATTTTTACATATAATTCAAAATAATTTTCTTGCATTGTCCTAAAATTTCTAATATACTGATAGTATGAAAATTAAAGCTGTAATCAACTACCCACTTATCACCGAAGATTCAAAGGGAAATGTAGTCTATCGTAAGGAATCTGATGGATATGAAACTTGGCAAGAGTATGATAAGAATAATAATAGAATTCATTGCAAGGACTCAAATGGGTTTGAAATTTGGTGTGAATATGATGAGAATCATAATATAATTTATCGCAAGGACTCTGAAGGATTTGAAGATTGGTATGATTCAGAAGGATATAAAATTCCTAATCCGAACCTAGTAACAGAAGTCACTTTTGAGGACATTGCTAAGAAGTTTGGTGTTGATGTAAAAAATTTGAAGATTAAGAAGTAGCTTGACACCTCCTCCTAGAGCATATAGAATAAGATTATGAAAATAAATTATAGTGGACTCATTGCTGAAGAACAATGTATGAAAGCAAGTTCTTGGGAAGCTAATGAACCTGTAGCACATATTAATGTTGTGCAGAGTTTAATTGATAGATTAAATGATGCAGAAGAAAGCAATCAGAAGCTTAAGGAAGATATTGAAAAGCTAGAAAGTCAAATAAGATTTAAACAAGCAGAGTTAAATGAAGCTAGAAATATATCAGATAATTTTGCATACTCTATAAAAAATCTTGGGCATTATGCTGATAAGGCAATAAGTGATTACAATTCTAGTCTTTGGA